CTTTCCTAAAGCTAGTGGCCCTGCTGATGAAGAATCTGTTAAAGCATTATTCGAGGAACTACAAAATCGTAAACGTGAAGGCCAGGGTAAATACTCTAGTGTTCGAATTGGTCCAGGTAAATTATCAGGACAAATTAGTTTTGCATTTATGTCCGCTGAACTACATATCAGAAATGAACGTTGGGACCAAGCGAAAGCTAAGCTCGATAAGATTAAAGCTGGTATGGATAAAGTGGATAGTAGAGCTGATGAGAACGATGCTATACATGCTAAGTATAAAGAACTGGGTGGTAAGTATATCCCAGATCCAAATGGTATTGATGATGATGACACTATGGTTGATACTGAAAGCCCTGAATGGAAAGAAGCCAATGACGTTGTCAAAAATGGTGGAGCCAAGAAGGAAGAAGCTGATACATTAACTGGTAAAGTTGGTGGTAAAGGTAGTAAGCTTAAGAAAGCTGCTATGTTCGCTGCTAAAGGTGGAGTCATTGGTGCTGCAATTAGAAACCGTGGAAAAATTGGTAAGTTTATCAAAGGCGGTGGATTAATTGGAATGGGTGCTAGGAAACTTGCAAATTCTAAATTAGGTAAATCTAAAGTAGGTGAGTTTGTCAAAGGTGGTGGATTAGCTGGCATGGCCGCTAGAGGCATCAAAGGCAAATATACTAAATGGAAAAACTCTGACTTAGGTAAACTACAACGTGAAGCTGTTCGGGAAACTGGTAAAGCTATTTTTAATCGTGCTAAGAAAACTAAACTTGGGCAGAAAGTAATTGGTGGTATTAATGCTGTCAAAGATAAATATGGTAACATCAAGGATAAGATCACTGGTGGAATCGATGCTGTTAAAGATAAGTATAGTGATATTAAGCAAGGTATTAAAGATAAGATAACTGGTGTTCGAGATAAAATCACTGGTAAATACAATGATATTAAAACTGGCATATCCGATAAGGTCAATGCTGTTAAAGATAAAATTGGTGATACTAGAGATAAGATCGTTGGTAAGATATCTGATACTAAAGATGCAATTAAAGCCAAAGCTAAAAGCATGTGGGACAACTCTCTTATTATGAAAGGTGTTCGTGGTGTTAAAAACATACATGGTAAAGTTACGGATAAGATTGCTGATGTTAAAGCTGGGATCAAAGATAAGATAGCTGCCTCTAAGAAAGCCGCAAGAGATAAGTTCGACAAGTCCTTTATGGGGAAAATGTTAAATAAAGGTAAAGCGGGTCTTGAGAAGTATCGTAAGTCTGATCTAGGTAATCTCCAGGAAAGAGCAATACGAGCTACTGCTAAAGCAGCTGGTAAAACTACTGCTGGTAAAATAGCTGGTGCTACGGTGCCTGGTATTATGGCTAAAGGTGGTATTAAAGTTGGTAAGAAACTTTATGGTGCTCTAAGTGGTGAGAGAGGTCTTGGTGATCCTTCTGTAACTGTAGCTGATAAATCTAAGAAAGTTAAAGGTAAAGGTAAACCTCTTACACGAGCTGGTGGATCTGGTAAAAAAACTGGAGAAGTTGGTGATGATGGTAAGGCTAAAGGTCCTCGTAAAATGGGTTGGGGCATAACTGATAATGATGAAGAATATGAATTCCCATTATATACAGATATAGAACTCAAGCCAATGATCGAAGCTTTAGAGAAGCGTGTTACTGCTAAGAAAGGTATGCCTGGTTTTGATAAATTGGATGGTAAAATTGATAAATTATATAAGAGTCAACAGGATGACTTCTATATGGCTAATGAATTTCCTAAAAGATGGGATGATCCATTCAAAGCATTTGAACCAACTTCAGACCTTTATTCTCAAATACTTAAAGATGTTGACAATGCTGATCGTAGAGAAGCTGGTGGTGTAACTGGGCCTAAACGCGCTGGTATGATTAAGCAAGTGCCAAAAGGTTCTAAGCAACAATCATTAACGGAATTCAAAATTGCTAACAAAGGTGTATCAGTCAGAGATTACTTTAATAAGAATAAGGGTGAACCATCTAGTGGAATCCTTAAGTCTGGTAAAGTATCTATGCGCGACCTTCAAGGTGATAAGAAAGCCGGTGTGATGAAGAAGTTGGCAGGCACTATCAAAGATAAGAAAGTTGAAGACGTTAAGTCGAAGAAACAAAATGATACAGGACCTCAGCAATTGGAATCACTTGAGAAGATAGCTGGTGAAATGGAAACCATGAATAATCACATGGGTAAAGTTTCTGAAAATACTGGTAAGTTAGAGGATGTCAATATCTCCCTTGGAAAAGGATTTAATGAGATGCAACAGACTACCGTTGAAGCTGCTAGTATAGCTGGCAATAGACCTATTAAAGTAGAGCAGGCTGCACCACAACGTGTTCCTACTATAGATCTATCAAAGTCTAGGAGAAGATAATTATGAGTCTCAATAATGAACTACGAGACAATGGTGATTGGATCAAAGCCCCCTTTGGGGGGTGGTCCATCGGTGAACCATTTGTCGATATTGCAAAACAATCTTGGTGGGAGTCTGGTGAAGATGTAGACTCGGCTGTAGAGGAAGGCGGATTATCTGAAACCGGTAGAGTTAACTATACACGTACATTATCAGAAGAACGTTCTGCTAACATGCAGGGAAGGTTTGGAAAGACTGATACTTCTATTGGAGGCAATGATGCTCTAAATCCATTATGGCAATTTAATATTGATGATGATATTATTTGGCCTGGTGATGAGGTAGCTCCCAATAGAGGGTTAGGTCGTGTGTATAAAGAAACATACCAAGAAGCCCAACATATTCTATGGTTAAGTTTTGGTGTACCAAAGTTTGCCAAATTAGATGAATTCTATAAAGAAGCAGGGGATACAAAACTATCGGCTATTATGATGGGTGATGAGAGATCAGCTGGTTATAAATTAGGATACTTAACAGCATCTGCTGTCGTACTAGCTGTAAAACTTCCACTGCTACCACTTATAGGTTTATACAAAGGTATTGTTTCAATTAAGAATGCATTAACAGAAATTAAGATTAATAAGTATTATGAGATGGTCCCGAAAATGGATCTCTATTATAAATCTGTTACTACTATCTTATCTCACTTAACTGTTAATATGGGATTATCTATTAATGGTCCTGATGCACAAGATCCTGTTGATGAGTTTCCTGGTGATGATTTAACATTCACACCTGGTGAAGTTGCTCATATTCAGAGTCAGGCACCTGAGATCTTAAAGAGTGGTCCTGATATTTTATTTATCCTATCCAAACGGGAACGTTGGGAAAGACCTGATAGATCTAATATCTCTACTTATCTTTTCTTAGATGCTATTCAAACAGTTGGAAGTTATGCTGCTGATACATTCACAAAGTTTACTCATCAAGTATTTAAGAGATATCAATATGTTGGGTTTAGAATTGAACGAGGTACAGATGTTGCTGAGTCATTATCTAACTCAACTGGTGCTCCTGAGATTGCTGGTAAATTAAATGGTAAAGTATCTGAAGCTAAAGAGAAACAGTTTACATTTGCTAGAGGTAACTTCGGAGACAGTGCTATGGCCAAGATTGCCACAGGTGTCAAAGGAGCTATTGAAGGTATTGCAACAGGGTTGGGTAAAGTCGCTTCTATGGAAGGAGCTATTTCACTTGCTACTCAAGGTAGTGGGTTCTTTGATATACCAGATGTCTGGCAATCAAGTTCCTTCTCTAAGAGTTACTCATTTGATATTCAACTTAGAGCTAGATATGGTGATCCATTAACTATCTACAGTTCCATCTATGTTCCACTAGCTATGTTAATGGCAGGTGCGTTCCCAGTTGGTATTGGTAAGAATACATATACATCACCTTTCTTATGCCAAGCTTATTGTCGTGGTATGTTTAGTATACCTACTGGTATCATTGAAAGCATGACTATTAAGCGTGGACTTCCTGAGCATGGATGGACTTATGATAAGCTTCCTACAGCTGTTGACGTTAGTATTAGTATTAAGGATATGAGCCCTGCTATGTTCCTTAGTCTAGTTGACGCGGATGCTAGAAAACTCTTGAATGGTAATGATAGTATGAAGATGTACTTATCAACATTGGCTGGTATGGAAATTGCTGATATGACTAATAAGTTTAAAATGTTTAACCGTCGTAGAAAAGCACTGATGATGATCAATAGACAGACTAACTTTAACATGAGATACTGGAATAGTAAAGTAGCCCAGGACTCCACAGTTAGAGCAGCTGTTCAAATGTTACCTGGTCTTTGGAAGACACCTAATACGTAATAAAAAAATAAACACACTCCTTAATTGGAGTGTGTTTATTTTACTTTCAGTTAAGCACGAAATGAAGCTTCGTATTCCTTTTCCATCAGCGCTCTTCCCTCAGCGGTAAACATTAGCTTGAACCATGCAAGAGGACAATGTTCTTCAATGTACTTTACAGCACATGTGTCGAATGTCATACAAGCAATATTCAACATTACCTTAGGGTAATTGTCAACAGTTTCATTCAGTCGATATCCCTGATGGGTTTCTTCCTGAACCATTTTAGCCACCTCATCAGCTTGGCCTTCTGACATACCACGATCAGTACCGTAGTCCTGCAATGCTTCCATAAACGTTTGCATAATTATTCCCCTTTTAATTTCTTAACTGTTTTAAACTCTCCATCTTCTTCTGATACAAGTATACTACCATTGTGGAACAGTAGAGAAGTACCACCTTCCACATCATAGTAATCCATAAAACCACGTTCATATGTTATGGCTTTAGATACTGCAGCCATAAACCTATCCCTTGTACCAGTGTATGCTGTAAGTTCACATATGGCAGCGTGCAGTTCCCACGGTATAGTTAATGTTTCCAACATAATAATCTCCTTTATTTTAAAATTAGTTCATCTATATAAGTAATATATACCTATATCAGATTGATATACAAAAAAGAACAACGAAGTTCTTTTTATTTCTAGGGGCTGGTTAAACCCCCATTACCTTTTAGTAATAATCCTCATCTTCCTCATCACCATAGAGGAATTGACGAGTTGCACCAATTGCTTGGCGAGATTCATCTGTCAGTTCACCATCAAAATCCACCCACTGGGTGCTTGGTGTACCACAACCCGCTAACAGATGTGTCATGGGATCTCCACCCAGCAACAGCTTACCTTCCTTGTGGTCTAATATTAACCACCCTCGCGAGGTAGCGTGCATTGGGTAATCCTCTGGTCCACCACCAGATGCATCAGTCCCAACCATGATTTCACCAGCTTTAACAATATTCAAGATATCCATTTCATCTCTCCTTTATTTATTTAAATCAGTTTAACTATACATGTAATATATATATCTGTATGAGATTGAACTACGATATATATAAAAACAACAATCATCCATTGTATGTATAAAATAAAATATAAATGAAAGGTATAACGATGACCGATATCAATATGGGTAATATAGACATCTCAGAAGAGATGATCACATATCCAATGTTTTACAGATCTTATGTTGTTCGGCGGCCAGGTGATTTTTCTAAGATACATGATTTAAAAGATCTTAAAGAATTACCAGTTGGCTCAGTGTTACACACTAACTTTGGTATTGATGGGAACTACGGCAAGACCGCTACCCCAACACCAAACATGAAACATTATACGCATTATCTCGGAAAGAAGAAACTAAACTTATTCTTCGTACGCAGATACCCTAATAAGAATGATGCTGTTCAACCTAACCTTACTGCTATGCGACAGGTATTAGCAGGAGTGGATCAAAAGATCAGAGAGTTTAGAAATACTAACTTATCTAGATTCTTTTTAAAGAACGATCTTAATGAGTTTACAAATTCTAACATGTTCCAGAATGTGATTTGTCATGATCCTATTTACAGATCTATTGTCACAGGTATCCTAAGACATAGACGTGTGTTTGATCTTGGTCTTGCATCTGTAATGAACCATGCTATTACACTTCCTGAGTCTCAACATTTTGTAGTATTCAATACTAGTGAAATGAAATTATCTAAACCGGACTTCTTAAGAACATTTAAAGAATATTCTCGTGTTACTATTAAACATCAAGACTCTACGTATTACTTAGCAGTAATGCATCTATTAGGATTTATGCATGAGCATCCTACAGAGAGTTTATTTGAACAGGTTCCTGAGAACATGTTAAGCAACATGAATATTGTGTTTCAAAATAATGGTAAGTTTATTATTTATAACTTAGCTACATTGAAAGATATGTATACACGTACTCCTGCAGTTGCTTTACAATTCTTGTTCCAATTAAATCATCTAGCATTAACTCCAGCACAAGTAAAGGTTCTTGAAAAAGAACATGCTAAAGAACTTGTTCCTGAAGAAACTGGGAATCCAGTTGAAGCTAAAGAAATTGTTGTTAAGAAAGAACCTGAAATATCTGTTATCAAAAAAGATAAACATAATGCAACTGAATTCAGAGAAACTGTTAAACCTGAAGAAGAAGTTAAACATGCTAAAGAAAAGATAATCGAGCAAGATAAAGCTATTGATGAAAAGCTTGCTGAAGATACTACTAAAACTGAAGCTAAGAAAAAGTATACTAAAGAAATCACAACTAAATATAAAGAGGTTGTTGTAGATAATAAACCAGTAGAAAAGATCTTAGTTGAGAAAGTAGATAAGAACCTAAAGAAGAATGAGGTTGCTGAACAAGTAACTAAAGATCTTCCTGATAAGTCTATCACTGTTTCCAGTGTTGCTAAATTCTCTAATGAATATATGGAGAAGACTTATAAGAAGGATATGGTTAGTAATCTAGTGAGTCTTAGAAAAGGTGGAATGTATCTTCAGGATATTAAAGAAGAAGACACCAGTGATTCACTTACACGTAAGATCACTTACACATCTGTATTTAAAGATGAGAATGGTAGACAACATACTGTTAAGTTTACTTTACCTAAAGTAGATGAAAGCGGTAATTGCTTTATCAATGGTTCACATAAGAGAATGAACCTACAGCGTATCAATACTCCGATATGTAAAGTAAGTCCTACTCGTGTATCATTAAGTTCTAACTTCAATAAAACTATTGTTCAGAGAAACGAATCCTTTTCTAACACATTACCTATCTATGTTAAAAAGATGTTAGTGAAAGCTGGAGATCAAGTAACACTAGATATCGGTCGTAATAATTATAAGGATGTTAAACTCCCATATGACTACACAGCAATCGCAAGTGTGTTCAATGGAATCAAACATAAAAAGTTTAATTGGACTTATAAATTAGAAGAGCGATTAGATGGAATGTCTGAAGAAGAGCAGAAGGCCGTTAGAAAGCTTGAAGCTAAATATGGTGTTTACTTCGGTTTAACGGAAAAGAAGAAAACTTTCGTTAATTTTACAGGGGTTGTGACTGTTTATACTAATGATAAAGATACTTTCAGTACAACTGTACTGGATCTATTAAAACAGTATGTAGATGCTCCTTTCCCACCATTCAAAGAATGGGTCAATTTCCATATCTTAAATATTAAATTACCAGTCATCTTTGTACTGTGTTATAAATATGGATTAACTGAAATGTTGGACTACTTACATGTTAAGTATGAATTCGTTGATGGGAATATTAAAGGACCTGTTCCTCTATCTGACATAACTGTTAAATTTAAAGATGGTACTCTTAGACTTAGAAACATGACAACCTTCGGACGGCTCATGTTCTCCGGTCTTAATGATATCAAACATCGTGAGATTGAATTTAAAGATATGGATGTTAAGGATACTTATTTTGATCTTATTCAATCTAAGAAACTATCTATCAATTATCTTAAAGGTATTGATGATATGTTTGATCTGTTTGTTGATCCAATCACAGAAGATGTATTGAAACAAATGGGTGAACCTACTAATCTTAGAGATCTTCTTATTAGAGCTGTAGTACTATTGACAACTGATGACTGTAAGGAAGCTTCTTCCTCTACTAACTTCAGATACCGATCGTATGAACAATTTAATGCTGTTGTGTATAAACAACTAACACGTGCATTATCTAACTATAAGAATAAACCAAAAGGTGGTATTCATAAATTTAGTATTAGTGAATTTGAAATCTATGGTGCAATCTCTACTGATCCATTATTGACAAATATTGATATTCTTAATCCTATTGGTGACATTGGTGCTAAGCACAGATTCTCTCATATTGGAGATGGTGGACGTACTGGTGAATCAATGACTATTGCAGATAGACGTTATGCTGATGACAGTGTTGGTATTCTAAGTGAAGCATCTGTAGCTAGTGGTGGTATTGGTATTGACGGTACATTATCAGTTGATTCAAATGTGGTAAACGTTCGTGGTATGACAGTTAATAAGAAACATGAGGACTTAACTCCTGCTGAAATCTTATCACCTGTTTCTATGTTATTACCTGGTTTGGATTTTGACGATGGTAAACGTATGAACTTTGTATCTATGCAGATTTCACAATATGTTCCAACTCAACATAAAGATATGGCTAGACTGAGAACTGGTTATGAGCGAGTAGTTGCTCAACGATCACAACCTCCGTTTGCTTATATAGCTACCGATGATGGCAAAGTATTAGATGTAAATCTTGATACTGAAACATTAACTGTCCAATACAAGAAAGCTGGTCTGTATACCGTTTCATTCAGACAAGAATTTTCTAAGAATGGTGGAGGTGGTTTCTATGTAACACAGAACATGGCTCTTAATACTTCTCCTGGAAGTATATTTAAAAAGGGTGATGTGTTGGTTTACAATAGCGACTTCTTTATCAAGGATGTTAATGATGGAGCTATCGACTTAAGCATTGGTGTGTTTGCTAATGTAGCATTCTTAGAAGGTGCTGGACAAAATGAAGACGGTAGTGTTATCTCTGAAGATCTGGCTAAGAAACTTAGTTTCAATCCAGTCCAAGTTAGAAAGCTTTCTATTAAGCGTAACACTGTTATTCATAAAGTAGCTAAGCCTGGAACATTTGTAAAGTCTATTGATCCAATCATGATCTTCGATGAGAGTGATATCTCTAGTATGGAATATAAAGATAAGGACATGTTGGATATTATCTCTGCATTAAACAAGTCAACTCCTAAAGCTAAATATAGTGGTACTATCGTTAAGATAGAAGCGTTCTATAAGAGTGAAATTAGTGAGATGAATGATAGTGTACGTAAGTTCATTAATAGTATTAATAGAGTTAATAAAGCTAGACATACACATGCTAGTAATTCTAAAAATTCTTATGAGTTCAATAAACCTGGTTCAATAACTAATGATAAGATTGATGGACAACTATTAGATGAAGAAACTATCATGCTCAAGTTCTACATACAACAAGATCTATCTATGATTGCTGGTGATAAGCTAGTTTATGATGGAGCGTTGAAAAGTATTATTTCTACAGTTATGGAAAAAGAATCCACATCTGAAGATGGTACTGTTGTAGTAGATGCTATGATGAGTGCGATGGCTATTAATAATCGAATGGTGTTAAGTCCATTGTTCAGTGGTGCATTTGAAAACATATTAAAAGGCGTTGAAGATAACGCTGTTGATATGTACTTTAATTAAATAAAGGATAACAGGTATACTCTTGCGAGTATACCTGTTATCTTATTCTTTTAGAATTAACTGTTGTTCTTAATGATAGTAGTACGACGGAATAATATCTTAGAGTAGATATTATAGCTCTGTTGTACAACAGCTACAGCTTGTTTCACTGTCTGCTTAACCAATGCTGTGTCTTCAGGTGACATGCCTTCGTGGTATACATTCTTACCAGCTTTTTTAGCACGCTTTAAGTTACCATAGAGTTTATTGATATTACCCGATAGTAATTTATGTAGTAAGTTAATATTGTTAGCATTACCCCAACCTTTTTGTGCAAGACGGGTTGGTTTAAATGAAAAGTTCCAGAGTTTAGGATTCTTCTGGAATAATGTAATATCTAATTGCTTACTCAATACTTTAAACTTAACCATATCTAACTTACCAGTAGAGACTGCATCGAGAGACATATTCAATACTGCAATTGCAGGAGTGAAATATTTCTTAACATAATCAAATGATATACCAGGTATGCGTTTATGTCCAACTTTGGTAATATCTTCTGGGGTTAACAATAGTGATGGTTTTGCTAGAACTTGTTTTACTTCACTAGTATGTAGTATGTGTTCAAGTAATGTAATCAATGCAATCATGAAACCTGTCCCACCAAACAATATCAGCAATACTGACTGACGCATTATGCCTTCAGTTGCAACTTTACAACCGGTGAGATGTTCAATAATTTTATTAACAGGCATAGATGTATCAACACCATTGTCACGTAATTCTTGACCGAATAAATGTTCAATAGTAGGATTGTAACCTTCTACTGCAAGTACATCACATAAGTCATTAACACGATTAATAGTATCAGATTGTTTTTCAAGTGCAATCAATCCTTCACCGAATTGTTCCATTGATTCCGAAATATCTATATCTTTATGTTGTTCAATATGTTGTTCAATTCCAATTTTCATATCAGTATCCTATTCTATTTTAATAAATTTATATTAGTATACAATGATTAAACAAAAACACAAGCAGTTACCCTAAGGTAACCACTTGTGTTTCGTTTATAAAATTATATAAAAAATATAATCTTATTTAGCGTCAGACTTAACGTTTCTCCAAACCTGGAGATCCCATTTAAGACCGGACATAAGATCTTTAGCAACTCCAGAGAGGATCTTAGATGTCTTGCGAGTATACCTATTATCTTATTTCTTTAATATTTATTTTTAAAAATATTATTTCTTTTTAGCAGGACCGATGTTACGCAAGACCGAAATGGACCCATGAAGGTCACGAACGATATAGCGCATACCGGAGCTAATACATTTAGATGCCGCTGACGACATTTTCTTAGGATCGCCAATCGCGCCTTCAGTAACTTCCAATTTGGAAATCTTGTGACTGCGGATCTTACCTGGAAGAGCTTTGTATTTGTTAATAACAGCTTTGTACTCAGTTAAGTTTTTACGATACCCAGCGAATGCTTGAGTAGTAGTACCAACAACTGTGGTAACAAAGTCAGGCTGTTTGTCATCTTTACCTTCTTTAGCAAACTGCTCAACATAAGTGTTGATAGTTTCATAGGAAGCATTTCCAGCCCATTTACCACTACCGATTTCATTTTCAATCTTTTCGGCAAGCTCAAATGATTTCGCAGCCATTTTCAGGCGAATCGACATCGTTTCAGGCTTGTAGTAATAAGGTACTTTCTTTTCAGATTTCAAGCTACCTTTATAAGCAGCACCGCCACCAAGTTTCTGTACACGATCAAGTTCTTTTTCATAGATCTTAAGAGCGAGTCCAGTCGCACTGAAGGTCTTAGCAAAGAATTCTTTAATTTTAGCCCAGATCTTTTTGATCCAGTCAATAACAGCAGTACCAGCGTCTTTAAGAACACCTTCGAGTGCAACAGTTACACCTTTGGCATCTTTAGACTTGAACGTAGGAGCAATGCCACTAAGTTCATTGCCGAACAATGCGATTAATCCGTTGTCAATACCATGAGCTTCAACAGTCGCTTTGATGTGACTGATGTTCTCTCTGGTTTCAATAGTGTTATCCAATTGGCCTACCATAGACTCAATCCCAATATAAGATTCAAGCATATCTACTTCAGCTCTGTAAAAAGCCGCCATAGAGATAGAACTCTTTTGGTCCACATGCGTTAATGATTCTAGTCCTAATTTCATATTCATTCCTTAATTAAGGTTATATATCATTTATATATATATATATTATGTGTGTGTGTGTTAATATACATACAATAGTAGTCTTGATTTTATATTTTTATTAAATTTATATAGTCTAATCTAATGCTATTATAGGTAAATAATTATAAACAAAGAACATTTTATGAATAGAAAATAATACAAGGAGATTTTTATGAGTAAGCCAACTATGTTTGATGTGCTAAATCAGCAAATAGCTGATATTGTTGATTATGGTGCAAAAGTATTTGAAAAGGTAACTAGACGTGACAATCATACATGTGTGATGTGTAATGACAAATGCAATAGTGAGAATGTTAGAGCACATACTCTTGGAGATGAAAATACAATACCATCTTTACATGATACTGTCACTGTTTGTAGTACATGTTTAGTACGAGTTATTAATAAGAATGGTTCACCTAAACGTTTTAATAAGATTTTCTTACCCTACTTGAGAAAAGTAGATATTATTAAATTTAATAAAGCGGAAGAAATTACTGATGAGTGATCCATTAAAAATCCACATAATGAATGTTGATGAGTTTGTTGAGAAGAAAGATTTACTTGAAGTAACATCTTCTTTCATTAAGAACCCGTCGACTGGTACATTTGATGAGAATGGATTATTCTCTGAATCAATCTTTGGTGAGATGGCATCCTCAGAACGTATTAGTAATCGTGGATACATTTCTCTAAATACTAAGATTCTACATCCTAGGATCTACAATACACTTCTCAAGATTAAATCAGTATATAAAGATATTATGTTTGGTAACGAATATGCTGTCTTTAATGAAAAGACAAAAGATTTTGAATTAGTAGATATGGAACATGAAGAAGCTGATACTGGATTCAGTTTCTTTGTTGAACATGTTGCTAAACTAGAACCAAAGTTAACAGGTGCTGTTAGAAAAGATACCAGTATTAAATTACTATTACAGAATAAAGATAAAATGTTTATTGATAAGCAGATTGTCATACCGGCTGGACTAAGAGATATTAAAACTATTGGTGGTCGTGATGAGATAGGTGATATCAATAAAGTATATATGTCTATTCTAAGTTTGGCTAGAACTCTTAAAGTCACATATGGTGATAGTAAGATCTTTGATCCAGTAATGGTTGCACTTCAATCTAAGTGTAATGAATTATTTGATTTTATCTTAAACATCTTAGATGGTAAGACTGGTTTCCTACAAGAGAAATATGGTTCCAGAGGGATTGCCTTGGGTACTAGAAATGTCATCTCTGCTGCTGACACAACTGCTGTCTCAGCAACGTCTGGAGCACTGCTAAAATCTAGTGAGGTGTTAATACCGTTATTCCAAGTTATACATATGTTCAGACCTTTAGTGGTTTATAACTTAAAGACGATGTTCTTTAATAATATTTTTAGTAGAGATTCATTGCAAGCTAGTTTGATCGATCCTAAAACATATAATCTTAATTACCACACTATCCCTTTATCTGAAAAGAATAAATTTACACAATCCGATAAAGTTATTGATGGGATGCATTCATTCCAAGATAATACTATTAAGCATGATTACGTTTCTTGTTATGCGGATGATGGTAAACAGTACTATCTATATCTTACATATAGAGAAGGTGATAGAGTATTCTTATTTAGAGGTATTGGTGATTTAGAATTACTAGTTTCATCTAATCAGATTAAAGAAATTGATAAAACTAAAATCAGACCGCTTACATATTTTGAAATGTATTATATGGCTGCTATTTACTTAGGTGAAAAACATGCTACTATAACTCGCTTCCCTGTAGCTGGTCCTGATAGTATCTTCCCTGCTAGAGTTCATATTGCAACTACTGCTAGATTTGAAGAAGTCATGGTAACCTTTGCTGCTAATCCAATGGTGCAAAAAGAGTTATCTAGATTTCCAATATATAGATCTGAGGATATTGGTAGTGTGGCATTACATCCTTCACAATTAAAACCCTTGACAGCTGACCATGATGGTGATACTATCTCATGTCTTGGTGTGATATCTGAAGAAGCCAATCAAGAAGTTAAAAAATATATTGAAAGTGCTGAATCTATATTGAATACTACAGGTGTGCCTATCATTAAGATGGATACAGATATGGCTGTATTGACAATGTACAACTTAACACGTGATCTTGATAAATAAAAATATATATAAGTGTATGCACATTACGTGCATACACTTATATATTTAACATTCCGGACAGCATACATGCTTGACCGCTTCATTGTAATAGATTTCATCTGTAGATTTATTTATGATTTTAGTTGTTAATTTATCAGAAGAATTTTGTGAAAGTATAAACCTACAATCTTTATAAACACATTTTTTTACCGATAAGAAATCCCCTTTAATATCCTCTACATAAATAGTGAATATATTAGGTTTATTAATATCATCACCTACATGTTCTATATCAATCATATCACAACGTCGTTCAACAATAAACCAATTCCTTATAGAAAATATACAAGTATGTTTACTCTTAGATTCTACAATACATTCTAATGCTACATTTCTCATAGTTATTCACTATAGTTCAATCGAAGTTTACAAATAAAATGAGCTTGTTCAATAATAAGAGCATGTACCATAACTGTTCTCCAGATATAAGTACTAATAGCCCTATTGATTTTCTTAATCTCTTTCTTATCACCAGTTACTTCAATTGTAGTAAACCCATTTGTTTTCTGATCTAATTTTCTAATTGGATTAATCAATACGTTAGCTATTTTCAAAACTTCAGCGCAGTGTTTTAACAGAGACGCTGGTGTAGCATTGGTACGTTTTTCCATAGTGGAGTAATTTTCAGTTTTAACAAAGAGTAATTTAAAAACAGCCTTTTGATTATACTTATCCATGGCCTTCTTAACGTATGCATCATTGGCTATATTATTATCCTTTAACAATGCTTCAACACATCCAGCTGCTATAGTAGTAGCGTTTGCTATGTCTCTTAAGTTAGACCATATACCTTCTCCAGGTGCTACGATAGTAGGTCTTGAATCTATTGTAAATGTACCACGTGCATTTAACACATCATTGATATAAGCATATTTATTACCATTACCAACCATTTTCTTTTTTATGGTTTTATAAATACCAGAGCTTAATTTAACAGTTAATTCTTCCAGTCCTAATACAACACTAGTGTTAGATGATAGATCTATACCTTGGTTCTTAAGTTCTTCTCCAAATAAACATTCTAATTGTGGACACCATCCTTGTGATTCAACAGTATCAAGTAGATCAATAATGTTATTATATACTTCAATCTCTTTTATTAATTTATCCATGTGATTTCCTTTAAAATTTTAAAGATATTTTCTTTAATGTGTATCTATCATCCGATGTATCGCCATCAACAGATACGGCTAATGCAAGCTTACCATTACTATTAGTAATTATATATATTACTGTTATATCACCAGGTATATTAATTTCACCACATAAAATATCAATACCAAAATGATCATTTGAATGACTCTTATAATGATTACCTTCTCTATCGTACATGACTACATATACTTTAGATACCATTTCTAATTTTATTCTATTACTATCAGCTAATGAAGTATCTAGATTAGTAGACATCTTTGGTATGTCATTTAAAGAGTAATCACCTATCCACATATCATATCCAGATTTACCACATAATGTACTATATACATGATGTGAATCTTCCTGTTTATAATTCCATACATCACCTGTAGGCAAAATGACTTTATCACAATACGTTAAAGGAGTAGTGTCATAACAGACTGGTAATAATGATAGCTTATTTGTAAATGAAGATAATTCTACATTGATATTATCAGTCTCAAATTCACCATTACTATATCCTAGTTGTAATACGCATCCACTATATTCATTATATTTACCGTCTTCATATTTACCATTCCATACTAACCGTAGTTTAACTAGGTTATTATTAATATGCTTAAAAGACTTATAGTTATCAATATTGAATACATTATGCTTAGGGTTTTCATTTATGACAACAACACTCATTTTATTATAGCTCAATATATTAATTGCTATAGCTATATGATAACCCCATCCGTAGATAGGTGAGTATATGTTTAAATTAAAATTACCACAGATCTGACTATCTAGGCCGAACTCAGCAATGTTGAACCACTGCGATGAAGTAGTTTCACCTCGAATAGGTAGAGTTACATGACCTAATAATTGTTTTTCAATCATAGATACTCTAGCATTTTTATTCTTAGCTTTACAATTACATCGCACACTATCAACATGCGAGGTGTTTCCACCTACTGCTTGGTATGATAATACTAAAGATCTATAGTGTTCTTCCAATAAATAAATATAATCATATATTGGATTGATTGAATCTTTAACTGGTAGTATATTGCATTGACCACATCCTAAAATATAATCAACACCTTCTTCTAATAATCTACCACTGTAGTTTATTAATAGAGTGTTACCAAAAAAAGATCCTGCCATAGGTCTAATAATATTAGAGTTTGTATCTTTAGATACATGATGTATTTCATTTGTGATTTTATTATTCGGATTTGTTCCAGATAAATCTAATTCTATTTTTTCACTACATGTTCCAGATTTTAAGATAGTATCTGTGGTGTTGCGTCCACCAGCCATAAGGTTATCAACAATGTGTTCCATAGACGAGAGCGTCTCATTTGAATTATTGTTAGTTTTTTTCATGGTATATTAGGGATTAAATAGTTTATCTTCTAAAGCTTCTATTCTACCATTAGCAATAACTAGTTCCCTTGAAACATCTGTATATTTGGTAAAATAATCAACGATTGCTGGATTAAGCCATACTTCAGTATTTCTACTTCTTCTAGAAGCATATTCTACATACTGATCTTGAGTCATCCATTCCGTCCCATAAACTGAAACGGTAGTCAGTGGTTCTACTTGTTCTATAGAGTGTACTTCATATACACAGATTGGATCAAAGACATTACCAGGTGAGACATAAGTACCAACTGGGTTTCTAATATCAGTAGACTTAGTCCAATATATAACATCGGAAGTATCGGATGCATCTACAAATGAAATGACCTCACCACTATCTGGTGTGACACTATCTATATATGGTCCAAGCTTTGTATCACTAATAAATATTTTATCATTACCAACATTTACATCATCTTTCACTTCCCAACGCAACTCTGAAGTATTATAAGACACAGTGTAATCAGTAGCGCCAGTTGTATTAGCAAATGTTAGAACCTTAGTAATATCTTGTGTGAATATTATACTAGATAATTCTCCAGCTAAAAGTGGATCAGGTATAGGATCTTCTGTAGCTGCAATATGAATAGCCTTTAAATTATTATCAGTTAATGCAGTTCCAATTGCTCTAATAAATCCACCTGCATTATCAGAAATAAGCTTATTGTACCAATTACCACTCTTGGATATACCAGATGGATCTTCAACACTCTTATGTACTGGATCTTTGTAGAACGGATCTCCTACATCAGGAATATCTGTAGTGACTACTTCAATAGTCTTATACATTTTCAAGTTATCCAGTGGTCCAACAGTGTTAGTAGTATAAGCTATTGTTTCACTATTAGTCCAACCAACATCCTTACGTGGGATATGCGTATCGCCATCTGCATCTGGAGTATTAGCTATAACAATTGGATTAGCTGGTAACAAACCGTTATTTAAAACTAACCATCTGTTAGAAGCAATATCCCATCTAATACTTTTATTAGTATCTGTAGCGACTATCCAAAAATGCTTACCATTAAATAACAGATCTGTTTGTAATGCATAGTCATCACCATCATAAGTTATCGTAGTTGGCGGTTCCACTCCTAACTGTAGATATTTCACATGACCAGATCCAAGGTTAGCTTTAATAGTATCTGCAATGATATTCTGTATTGCTAGTAAAGTATCTGGGTCATCAAATGTTCCTAGGTTAGTAAGTAGTTGAACTTTAGAGTATTCAAATACGTTAGGATTAGGATAGCCTAGAATAATAGATTCTGGAACCCATAGTACTTTATGAGTATTCGAATCTCTAAGCTTATAGAACACATCGTTAATATATCGTGATAGTTCACTTTCATATGTAGGTTGTGACATACCAATTAAAGCATATAATCCTTCAAAGAGATCGATCTCTTCATTGACAAGATCATTATAAGTCAAAACTCTTTCGACAAAATAGATACTATTTAAAATAGAAAATCTATCATCAAATTCAAAATGATAATTTGTATTAATTGCGATCTGCATAATACGTCCTTTACTTTGTTTATAAATTTATATACATATCATGATGAATAAGCATGATTCGTAAATAAAAAAAGAAACCCCCTCATTTAAGAGGGGATTGATTTTCAATACTACTATCAATCATGTAATCTATTGAGTATGTTAAGTTTAACATTACACATGTAAGATACAGATTTATAGTAATACATCTTGATATTCAATATGCTCATGTCATATTTATAACTAATCATCTCAGTTAACATAGCGAACCTATTTTTACATACAAACATGAAACGTAGTAGTATGATATTTGCTCTCATGGCATTCAAAACGATATTCATAATATTTATCCTTTATTTATTTAACAACTGTATAGTTTTATTATCTTGAAAATCTGGATGATCTTTATAAATCTCCGCGAGTTGCGGTACTCTATTTATCAAATCATTTATAGATTTATGATCCTCGGCTTTTTTCTGAGATTTAATAACTGTCTCAACTTCAATCTCTTCAGTATCCACGATCGGTTCTCTATATCCAGCTGTATGGATAGTTGGTATGCCGATAACTGGGCGACTCCGTGGACGGAGTGGTCTATTTGGATATTTGTTTATAGTCTTCATGTCATACTCCTCTATTTATTTAAATCAGTTTAACTATTAATGTAATATATATCTATAAAACAATGAACTACAAAAAAATAACATCTACCCCGAAAGGTAGATGTTATTCGATTTATAATCTATATTCTTTATATTGTAGACTACAATCTTTAACAATAGTAGACCTGTCTTTAAAGTGTCGTACATGACTTGACATATTCATATCAACCATATCAACATAATCCACTTGTGTACCATCATCTAGTTTTCTAAGACGACCAATGACCTGCTTAGATGTAGTGATAGCTTTAAATGATATTGTGTTGATCAATACAGCTAAGTTCTTAATGTCTCGACCTGTACCAGATCCTTTAACAGTTGATACGATAATGTCAGCCTTAACATATACATCTTCATCATCATCCGCTAGTTTAGATAATGTTATATACTCAGGATGTCTATCATGAAAGAACTGTGCAACCATATGGACCATATCTGCTCTTGCACAAAGTATCATGAGTTTCTTACCCTTAAGCTTATCACCTTTATTAAAGTAATGTATATTAGCCAAGGGTTCAATAATACGACATAACCAATCCATTAACAATCTAGGATTACGTAACAGCTGTTCCTCAAACTTAGGATGACTATAACCTTTATGGGTAAGACATCGTCTTTCGTGAACAGAACCGTTATATAAATAGAATGTAGAATGTGCGTATTTATCATAAGCAACTTCATCATAGATCATATGATTAGGGAAGTACGTTGTGAAGATACGTCTTACTGATTGATTAGCTGATTCAAAGGTAGCTGTTAAATAAATGTTGTTGTTGATAGCACCTGATAGATCCATCATACAAGATGCGTGGAAACATAAATGGGCCTCATCAACAATCTTTGTTCCTATCCCATACTTCTCAACAAATTCTTGGAAGGTAGGGAATTGCTTATACTTCTCTTTCTGTTTGATCCAAGGACGCATAGTTCCTACAGAGCAAATAAAAATTTCTGGTTGAAGTTTAGGATTATCAAATAACTTTTTAATAGATCCAATACCCTGAATTACATAGACTTTATTGTCAGGTATCTTTAGGAACTTCTTTACTTCAAGGTACCACTGTTGGATCAATCCTCCTACCACAATAATAGTAGGTTCATTAAGTTGTTTAATGACCTGGGTTGCAATAAATGTCTTGCCTTTACCTGTCTGTAATTCAAGACCACGTTTGCTAGTGGATTTATCACATAAGTATTCAATAGGTTTCTTCTGTATCGGCCTTGGTGTAAACTCTGGATTGAGTTCACATGTTAAACCACGGTCGCCTATTGTACGGACCAACTCTTTCTGATACATTACAAAGTGTTCACTTAAGAATTGTTCCAACTGATGTATGAAGGCAGATGGTATTCGCATTACCATTCCTACCTCATCATGTTTAAAGTACTCTTTATCTTTTACAAAACGATTAACTCGTTTCACATATTCAAATGAAGTCAATTTCTTTTTACAGAAATCCTCCAATATTCGTCTAGCATAGAATCTACAAGATGTATCTAATTTACCATAAGGTAATCGAATACATGTAGGTTCTACGATCATCATTAATTTATCATTCGTTGACATTTTAAAATCCTGTAGGTTAGGGTTGTCTAGTTCTCCACAAGAAACCCTGCAGATTATTTATTTTTATTCATATAATAATCATCTTACATTATTAAATATTTGTAGATTATCCGAATAGATATATGATTCAAATATACATTGCATACCGCTTTCATAAAATATCGTATTCCCTTTATGATTACCTATTAGATATATTGGAACATAGTCTTCTATTAGATTAGACATAATTAATGAATCAATAAAACTATCATTAGATTTAAATGCCACTGTTTTAATTGAGTCATCTATTCCAAATAATATAGTATCTTTAGATTCATAGTTTATTAATCCCATAAGGATATGTGTATACTCTTTAGCTATATGGTACATCATACCTATAGCTGTTAAAAACATCATAGCATCAGTATCATGTGAATATGGGATAATATCACACATGTTAAATATTATACTAGTATTAACTCTACCGGGCTTTATTGTAAAATTAAAATAAGGTTCTCCATACTCAAATAAATTTAAATATAAACTATTATTCTGAGACCTTTTTATTACAACATATAATCCTTCTTTGTTCATAGTTGCACCTTTTGTTAAATTGATATTACTATGTAAATAATATATGTTTATAAGTATAATGAAAAAAAAGAAACCCCTCATTTAAGAGGGGGTCTTTTACCTGATCGATTAATAATCAGTATCAAACGCCAATACATTAAATGGCATTCCTCCATCACATTCAATATGTTGGTATGCAGTTTGTACTTCATAAGCATCGAGATTTAACAATGCCCACATAACACCACCAAATACATTCTTATCTTTATACACCATAGGTATATAACTCTTAAGGTATGCAGTAGCGTATGCCACTAGATTTGGATCATCACATGAAAACACATTACCAAGCTCAATATCGAATAACTTAGCAACACTTATAACTAGTGTCCTAAGTTCTTCAATATCTGGAGCAATAGATATATCTTTTTCAATATGATTCTGTTTTAATCGGAATCTCCAACATCCATCAATGTATGATGTAACATATAATCCGAACCCGGTTCCATTGTACTCGGTGAGAGAATCCTTTACCTCATCAGTGTCGGAAAGATATTGACCATGATCATCATGATCTGATTTCCACCAATCTGGTAAAGTCTGATTCAATACACCATTAAATGCTTCCACAATTGCGTCATCTTCCTTGACTTCAATAATTGTAGGTAACGTACCACTTTCCATGAGGTCGTCTAGCATAAAATCTCTACATGCAAATATGACAGCCTTCGGGTCATTATTGATTTCATCTAAAATAAAATCATTAGATGCAGTAAACAAGTGTGGTACTACGGTCAATGTTTCTAATGATAGAAACTTCTCATTCAACATAGTGTTTGGCACTACCAATTTTGTACCATCTTTCATATCAACCAGGACATGATCATCATTTATCACAACATTGGTATTTGCAATCTTAATTTCATTTTCCATAATTTTTCTCCTTTTTATTTAAAATAGTTTATCTATTGAAGTAATATATACTTGAATATAAATGATATACAAAAAAATGTAGTTTGATATTGACGGGACTCGAACCCGTAACCTTTCGGAGATCCGAATGCTCTGACCTGCTGAGCTACTTATCATATAAGTAATATATACCTGAAATATATTGAACTTCAAAAAAAAGAACCCGAAGGTTCTTTCTTTAGTTAAGGGTTATTATTCACAGAGTGCGTGCTTAGCCCAGAAGACTTTATTGTCTTCAACCTCAGCAGCATTCTGTTTCGGATCACCTGGTTCCATTGGAGCCTGAGGTCCAGCATACGCTGTATACAATACACATGCATCATCCTCATGAGGACCTGCAATAACTGTAATTGTATTGGTCATACGCATAGGGAGTTTAACCATACGTGAATCATATTCACGATCCCCGCGTTTGGTATAATACACATCCCTCTCATCAACCGGGGCATCACCAACAATAGGCCCGTAGAGCCCACAGGGTGCTTCTCCTGATACAGCTTCGAATGTTTCAATAAAGAAACCATCCTTGTCTGCAAACTTTTCCGTGATCTCCGCAATTATTTCATCACACAGACCGTGATCCATATGTGAGTCTTTTACAATCTTCATTCTATTCTCCTTTTTAATAAACTTGCTGTAACATTCTTGCACGTGTTATGTGCCGCATAGCCCTTAAAGCTCTGTCGTGGATTTGCTTTATCCTGTTTTTTGTGACACCGTACTTGCTGGCTATACTGGTAAAAGTAGAACCTTCAAAATATATGTCATATAGGATCGCGGCCTTCCGCTCTGTCAGAGTTGCAAGCATTTCCAAGACTACTTCTCTACGTTCATTGTCGTAGATAGAATCGAAGAAGTTGTAATCGCTTTGTGGTGCATCAAACATAAGCCCATCTATATCTTCCAATTTCTCAGGAGATTCATAACCCAGGATGCTAATGTCTACACCAACCGTGGCTAATGCATGTGCTGCTCGGTTCAACACAAATCTATCACTTGGACCGATGGATAGAATAGCCTTGATCAATGGTGCTGTAGTCCCTGCAGCTAATGCCACATCTTTATATGACTTAAACCCAAGTTCTTTGAGATGTATTTTAAACTCATTATTTTTATTTGTTGGATATCTCATTATATTTCCTTTTATTTAAATTAGTTTATACATAAGAGTAATATATATCCATATACATATGAACTACAAAAAAATATATAGCTAGGTCATTACGACCTAGCTATATACTAATTTATATTTTAGAACCCAAAGAAGATGTCAATAGGACTATCACCTTTTGGAACGACACAAGTAGATGCTTGTTGTAAGTATCTACGAATATCTTCATGTGCTAATTTAGATGCAACACTTGAGTCAATGATTCCTTCACGTAATTTCGAGAAGTCTACATCTGTATCACATGTGATAGGTCTACTCATCAAAGACTTAACTACTAATTCAATAAAGAATATATTTAGGTTTGTCTTAGTATAGATGATATTAGCCAGATCAATCAATGCAGATGATGCTGAATTATAACTTGCCATGTTGTTACTAATCATGTTCTTCACACGATCAGAGAATGCTACCATATCATCATTAATTACGACATAAGAAATGAACGGATCACTTGCTTTAAATCCTTTCATAGGAATCTCATAATTACCATCTACCAATTCGATATCTGGATATACAGTTTTGATATGTTCTAACATTTCTTCTGAGAAGTGCAGCATGAACTGTGGTTCACCAAGCTTAATCTCATCCATTTGTTCAGTTGCAGTATTCTTAAATGCAATCTGTTCCAACAGACTAAAGCTCTCAGCAGTTTGACCATAATGCAAATCACCGATATGTTTCATACTTTCATATGGAACTACGACTGCGATATTCTTAAGACTTCTATTAACAGTTTTACAGAATATAATATTCGTACTGCCAGATTTCTTACATAGATATCGTTTTGCACAATCAAATAACTTAGGTTCAATTGAAGTTGTTTTGATAAGATGCTTTGCACTCAATACCTTCTGCGATATTTTAGCACATAGCTTCGACTTAGAATAATTACCTAGATGAATATCTGGCATAAATGCCCAAGGCTTAGTTGTAGCACGCCCTGCACATCTTTCACAAATACCATCATGATATTTACAACCAAGAGGTGATATCATTTCAACACGATGTCCCTCTAGTTCTTTATAGTTATTCTTAGTTATGATTACTTTCTTACCATGGTGGAACACCACTTTATCAACAAAGTTCTTACCAGTACCTGTAGCTATTGTTATTGGAGCCACATATGTACTACCACAATCACCTTTATACTTCTTTCTGAATTGCATATTATTCAATCGAAGTACACGAGCAAAGTACTGAGTCTTGCTAATAACATCTTTCAAGTAGAATGATGTTTTCTTAGCACTCAATGCTTCTGTCGCATAATCTTTGACTGTTTTCAATCCACTCAGTGATGATTCATTAATGACATGTTTCTGCATCTGATCATCTAGATCTGACCGTGCTCCATATGCCATCATTAACTGTGGTAGCTGATTACGATTAAACACACCTGAATCCATGAATGGTAACATGGGATTATTAGGTATTGCTTTAGGGTCTTCAAGTACATCAAGTAATTCTTTAGATAACTCATTGAATCGAATCTCTGCCACCTTAGTACCAAGTTCACTCGGTATGTCAGTTTCAATAATCTTCTTAACAGCTGGGTTATCAGTTACATGAATTAGTGACATTAAACTAATAGATCTGGAGTACTCACCCAAGTTTGCATGAACGAATTTATATAAGGTTATCACAGTATCCCATAATAACTTCACAATGTCCATGTAAGGCATATCGACTTCTTCCATCAAATGCCTATATTGAATAGTTTGTACTTCACTGACCGTTTCTGGTGTCACGTTCTTGATTGGGTATATTTCATTAATAGTTATATTACGACCTAGTCTATAATAAGGTATCCATAAAATACCATGTAGTATAGCATTAGTAGATGATAGTTTTATTTTATTACCATCATCCAACTGTAGGTCAATCATAACATTAGGCTTGCTAACATTTTCCACTAAGTATTCCATATTGGATAACATAGCAGTTGTTATTATTTGTCTATTCATATGTTCCTTTACTTAATGTTATTTACGACCAGATGAGGTTTCGCTTGTATCGAATCCTATAACACCCATGTAATGATTAAAGATCTTACTCACAACACTATTCTTCACGATCTCTCTAGTAGACATCTTAATGTGCTTAATAGCAGATGGTCGTTTGACCGTTAACAATTCACGATTCATCTTTTCTGTGGCTGATGTGCATGTAGCACGTATACCCAAGAATCTTGCAATGTTTTCAGGAGGTAGATCCATAATAAACATACTGACTTCATCTTCACCAAAACGTAATGGTGTAGCTGTATACAGATGTTGTAGTTTCAGTTCCTTTGACTTTGCTTTAATCGGTAACCCGAATTGATTAATGTACGATATCTCTAATGCAGAAGCCTGCATCTGTGGTATCTTACCAAGTATGTACATATAGATAGATCCAATGCAATGATCAAACTTAGTTGTAACAGTTTTCAATGTACCGTCTTGTTGTCGATACGAGTAAGTTACAGGTGATTCAACATAGTTGTACTTAGCCGCTAGATTCTTACAATTTAACAATGTAACATCCTTACAGAATGGGGGTATAATCAGATAAAAACCATCTTCTTTGATATCATCGATTAATGCCTGCTTCTTTGCTGGAGTATCACATAGCTCATCTATCTCTCTCGCATACTCTTGACGAATATCCTTAAGAAAACTTATGACAGTATTGTATGTATTTGTCATGGAACCGAATTCATCATTACGAACTCGCTGTGCCATTAAGTCACCCATTCTATTATAGAACTGTTCATATAACTGTGATGGATTCAATCTGTTTACAACTGACTCAGGAGAGACAATCATATCAGCTCTAATACCTTGTTCATCAACTGGCATATGTTCATCAGGCCAGATAATTGAGATAACACCTTTGTTACCAGAACGTCCAGCAAATTTAAAACCATTTGATACATTGCGTGTATAACCATAAGTAATTTCTAATACGAAATGTCCTACAGGTACACGTTTATCAATCAGTGGTAGTTTCTCTTTTGAGTTTGCTGGTTTCTTCAAACACATTGCTCGTGTTACTAGATCATTGAAACGTGGAGTTAATTTATGCCCATCATTTTTAATCTTGTTATAACAATCGATAATACGCTTATAGTAATTGTAATAATGTGATTGGTATTTAATAACCTGAGACATCATACCAGGATTATCAGCAAGCTTTCTATATGCAATAGCTGAGCTGAATACTTTGACATCCATAACAGTGGCACCTGCTGGTGCTTTAATAATCTTATCAGTTGTAAACTGAACATGGTTAAGTGCTGCTTCTGTAAGATCTGCAAATGACGATGCCGAGCTTTCTCGGATAGCCATTAAGATACCTTCTTCATTAACCTGCTGGCCAATGTCTGGAAATATCTTAGGATCTATTTCAGTTCCATAGAGATTGATTGGAATATCATTTTCATCTAATGAGACTTTAACAGTATGGACACCTAAGTGACCATTCTTTTTAGCATAACTTTCACCAATAACAATTGCATCCTGAACAACATGTGGGATAGCCATATATGCTACTTGAGCATTAACGCCTAAACAATGTACGCCTTCAATGTGATTAGGTGGTTCTGCAAATTTCATATCTTTAGGAATAAAAGATCCTTCATCCGTATTAAGATAAATTGCATCTGGTGATATTTTGTTCTTGTAACCAAACCCTGAATATAATTGTTCATGATTCTTAATCTCAATACAATCAATACCTTCTGGTGTTAAAAGTATTACAGTCTTACTAGGACACTCTGAAATATGAGAACTACTAAATCCTATTTCGAATTTTGGTATCACATCAATTAACTGAGCTTCTGATTTACGACGCGTTGGATCGAAGTAATAATCTCCAATCATCTGTTCGAATCCAGATCCTAATCTTGGTGGTTCGCATCCATCTACCACTAACGCTTGTGAAATATTTGAACTAAACATATCTGCACGTTGTGATGAGTTGAACTGACAGAGTGGACTAAGAAGATTCTCAAGACCAATCACCTCTGGTTTAATATTTGTATCAGCAATAGATCGTGGATCTGCTATTACATTATCATCCATAAAGTTGTACTCCTTTTTCTAGTTATAATTAAAAATCCTTAACATATATGTAATATATGTTTATAAGTTAAATGAAAAGTTATCCAAAATTATTTGAAATACACATTATATGTATTAATAAATTTTAACAAGGGGTATTAAATGACACTACCATATACATTAACAAAAGAACTAGATGCATTTGACATTACCCATACATCTGGGAATTTAAAATGGGTGCAGTTTATAACTGACCATATACAAGCTATTCTAAATGTAAGTATAAAGAAAGAAATCAATGTAAATGATCTCAATAAATATCGTCATAGATATAGAGACTTGTTTGCTAAGTATGATATCTTTCCAGAGGATGCATGGATCATTATGCTTATTAATAATCTTAAGCTATCCAAAGCAATACCACAATATACAAACATGTTCTATATCCCTACCCAAGAATATATTCAGAACCTTAAGGAGAACTTCTCTGCTTACGATTCTGAATTTCAATAATTATAAATGATTAGGATAGATCGAGTTTAGTACAGGTATTATAACAATAAACGGGAAACGTTTAATAACACGTTGTTTATCTTTAACACTAAACTCTTTCAATACTGTATATAATTCTTTTCTCATTCTCTCAACTGCTGAACTACCAATGGAATATTTAATATTCACATATAGTTCAGTAAATCGCGTTAAGATTTTAAGATCTTCATTTGGGATAGTATTGAAGAACTCTTCCATTCCTTCTAAATTAAAAATAGATAATTGTGAAAGTATCCTCCACGTTTGTATGTGGGGGATATCTTTCCCTTCTTTTGCCAAATTCTTTTCTACTACAATCCAATCATCACACATCTTTTTAACGATCTCATGATGAAAGACGTTTGTTTCTATTTTAAGTACGTTTTGATCCATATTCTTTTCCTTATGTTCCAGGTATTGGTGGAACTTTGTTAACATCATAATCACTTCCTGTACCAGGATGTTTATGTGATGATAGTGTGATGTTATTAACCATAGATGTGATATTACCCTCAGCAATAACATCCCCTGTCATATGAGTAAGTGCTGCATTAATATTTACAAGACCTGGGATCATATCAATAAATTCACCTGAGTTAATTTGAGCATGTATATGTTTAGGATGTATTAAGGCATGATCACCTACCGCATTAAAGATATTCCACATCATTGGTAAACTTACTAAATTCGCAAAGTTTCCAACTGTATCTCGGAGTTCTACAGTACTAGCTTCCATATTGAATGTAAGATCATATCCTACTTTCTCACCAGTACCTTGACCGAGATGTATATGTGCTTTTCTCTGACCAGTTCGAGTATCCATTTCAACGTAGTAAGATAGATGTGGGATCAATGGTGCCATTTGAGTTGGCTTATCTGAAATCATATAACGAGTCCACTCTACAGTACGTAGTTCATCGTCTCTACCAATAACATCCCAAAAATAGACATTATTCTCCTCATACATGAATACTCTTACTTGTTCACCGACGTGTACATTGGGCCTAGATATTTTTGTATTACCATAGTACTCACATACTACAAATGATACGACTGTTAGATCAGCTTTGTATTTATTATTACTAGCTAAGTTAGTAGCCTTGGAAGTTATGTTAAGTTCTTCTGACGGATCTTCTTGTGTGAATGGTGATAGTTCTGGTATCCATACTCGTAGATCCTTTGTATCATTATCCATAAGTGTATCTAAAGCAATTCCTGTATACTCGGTTCTTTTCATTTTAAATCCTTAAAAAAAATATACATCATTGGGTTTCCCCAGTGATGTATATTTTATGTTTAGATATTATGCGGCGTCGGCAATCCTCCTCCTCCATCTCTTGGAGCTGGAATAGCACTGCTGCTCGTATCCTCATGAATCATGCTTGGCATTGGCATCTGTTGTTGCGCCCCCATTGTAAAACCAGGGTTATGCTGACCATTCATCATCATTGGTGCGTTGTTATTTGCAAGTTGATTAGCATCCATATATGGATTTGATTCCAATATCTTAGCCATTCTTGCAAACATCATCGGATCAGCATTTGGAACACTACCTACTACGGGTTGTCCTGCCATTTGCTGAGGTGGTTGTTGTTGTCCATACATAGGTTGAGCCGGAGCACCATATTGCGGCATTACCTGCTGTGGTCCTCCAGGATATGGAATCGCTTGTTGTACACCAGCTGTAGGAGCATTGAATTGTGGCGTGGGTTGTGCATACTGCGTAGTTGGATCTGTTTGCCATGGGGCTTTAACAGGTTCAGGTTTCACTGCTTCTTTATCCGATTGGATAGTAGCAGTTACTGCATATTTGCATTTCTCACGATACTCTTCAATATGTTTCATATGCTGAACAAATTCAGCTGTATGAAGATCTTTCTCCAAAATAACCTCTGCATAAATATCAAGTGCTTGGGTTAATTTCAACATTACATTAAGGAAGGCATCCATTTTCTGAATACCGATAATAGTTCCTTTATGATGGTATAACTTATGTGGCTCATCTGTACCTAAGAAGCTTTCGAACATACTCGTAATGATAACCCATGATCCTTTACGTACTGATGACAAGGTCTCTTGATATTTCTTATCGAAGATATCAGTCTGAGCTTGAGCAGTTCGCTTATTATCAAAAGGTACAATACGAAGCATACGTACTGGTTGAATCTTATCTATTTCCTTGATCAACTTCTTATCGATCTTCTTAATAAATGGTCGAATCATATCCAACTTATCGTAATCAACTTCAGCTTCTTCATCTAATGCCATTGTGATAATCTTCTTCATCATGTTCTTAACCATGACTCCAAATATCAATGACCGTGATGCTTCAAACCAATTACGTTCCGCACTGTGTCCCATTACCTCAACCAAAGGATTGAAGAATGTATGTTTGCCCACCATCATGTTGTCATTAAATACAATCATGGGAAGTGGTTTATCGTTAATCTTAATCAATACAGGATGATCATCCGATTTAGTACGAATTGTCATCTCTTTATCAACATAAAAACAGTCACCTATTTCTATTAGTAACTTAAAGAATTCAGTTACATCTTTCTTTATCTGCGGCATATTATAATTTCCTTTATTTAAATATGTGCCTCAACAACACCTTTTTTCACCAGGTTAGCAGCGAGTGCGTCAAACTGATTTTTATTATGATTAGCATTATCACTTGAACCAACAGCTGGGGATGTAATACCACCTAGACTATTGTGCTCAATGTAATATTGATTCTTATCATCGGATGTAAAATCCATGAAGTATAAATCAACTGCGGTATTACCCGTAGAATCAAAATTAACTTGCATATCAAATTCCCCACCTGCTTTAAGTAGGATTGGGAATAATGATGCTTCCAGTTCCATTGTAAACTTCTGAATAGAGTTATCCAAGATACTTCCTGATACATCGTCGTCACCCATAATTAAGGATGCACCCATGATGTGCCAAGCTCCACCTCTGTCCATAGCAGATGCTTTATTCCAAGACGAATATCTAAATGATAACGTTCCTAGTAATAATGATTCTGCAGATGAATTAATAACTTTAGTTGCCATTGACGAGAATACAGTTTGAATATTCATACTACGTTGATCACGTACATCACATTGCGCATCAAATGGAACTTGACACGGTATGACTTCAGTGTTCGGGTACATATTGATCAACTGTTGAATTTGTACAGGTTCAGAAGGATTAATACCTTGTTGAATCTGTGCAACATCTGGTCTTTGGAAATGTGAATACAAACTATCCATAAATATAGTGTGAGAATCATTACCAACTAATGATCCATTAAACCCACCAATGATCTTATGATCTGATCCAGCCATACTTACAGCCTGATCAACACTAGATGCAATATCAACTAATTGTTGCTTAGGTGACTTAACACGATTGTGCAACATAGGAGCTTGACCTTTGAACCCAGCTAGATTGAGAGGTATTCCTGTTGATATAGATTCTTCACTATATGTATCTGGTTTATATGCATTTGTAATAGAACCAATGTCACATAATGCCAATCCACCTTGTCCAACTTGAGCTTGGTCTACTAATGCGTCAGTAGATTGTGGAATGATATCATGCATAGCAGTTAATGAAATGTTCTGGATACTGTTACCATTAACTTGGTTTCCAGCATTTAACATCACTGATGTATTATGTGTAAACACCATCACTGCTTGTGGATTCACAATAGGTGTAGATGAATGTAATGTATGTTGTAGGATAGGTTCATCGTAGAAGTAACCTGTAAGAACAGTTCTACGTTTTGGAGCACCAAATGAGATCATAGATCTTACTGGCTCCGCCCCATCAATAATCAAAACAAATGAATAATATTGATCTAATACGTTTGTGTTCAATACAATACCATTTGTAGATGGCATAATTGCATCACATAAGCTATTGTTATTGAATCCATTCATTCGCATCATTGCATCAGTTGTACCATTCCCTTGTAGGAATGTATCAGCCATATCTTCTGTGAAGTTAAACACATATGGTCTAATAACAGATACATTGTGGTGCCTTGGTGTAAAAATGAATAATTTAATTTTAGGTCCAATCGCGTCATTGAACATATTACAGCCATTCATATCAAGCATTTTATAATCCCTTTCTTTTATAAATTTAAATTAATGCGAGTAGAGGTTTTTCAACTTGCTCACATTAATGTAATATATACTTATATTAACTATGATTTAATAATTCAAAAACTGCTTTCGTATGTAATCCTCTGATACATCATCAATCAATATCGGAGAGAGAACCGACATGATAGTCATATCAAAGTAACATATGAAATCTTTAGCAGTGTGTGAAGTAAACTTAATATATACATCTTCGTAAAAAGTTTTACAGACTGAGATGTCTGGTTTATGCATATGGAATTTTTCAATACCATATAGATTAATTAAAACCTTATACAATTGTACAATATCAATATCAAGCCCTAAGTAGCTTTGCTTACATGAGTTGATTGAATAATGGTTAAACACTGAACCAGTGTAGTGAATATTCACATCTGGATGCGGTGTGTCATTATAATCAAGATTAATTGATAGATCTGTGTAGTCACACAGTTCAAGTGAAGTCAGTGTTTCGATTAAAGATTGTACATCGATTCTATCGTTGTTCTTAGAATCAATATGAGGATTTATTAAATCGACATCTTCAATTAACACCGGCGGTGTCCTAGGTACATTACTACTGTACATTCCAAAGTTATGCTTATCTACAAACGGTACTAGATCATCTTCTACCATATTGTAATATCTGCTTCTGAAGATCAAATCACATATAGATCCTACTGGAGGACGCTGTGGTATGTCTAAAGAGTTTCTTAAATATTCATGGACTTCTGACAAACTTTCAGCTGTCAGACTTGTATTACATGAGTAATGGAATACATCATTAAAGATGTTATGAATATTTGCCATTATATCAACTACATCATTTACAGACGGTGTTGTTAAATGGGTTAAGACTCCTTCGTTCTCAAAAACAAAATCATTTAAAATATGAGTTAGTTCATCTAGTTTGTATACACGTTCAGACATATTAAGTAAAGCCGATATAGCTACCTGATGGATTGTTTTAATCCCAGATGCATTCGACCCAAGTGCCATTAATAAATGTTCCAATGGTTTGAAATATCTATGTGTGGTTATTTTGTTACCTATATGCTGACGTGTTGTTATTACATATACGTTAGTGTAATTAATTCTAGTTGAACCATAACTTCTCTTTTTACCAGATAATAAATCTAGCTCTTGAGCAGCGAGTACAATATGTTCTAGAATCATACCACCTAACGATTCAATAATTTTATAACGTTTATAATGTTTGTGTATATTAGCATGTGTTTTGAACCCGATCATATAAATATCATCTAAGTTCTGCGGATGTGGAATTGATACAGGAATGAATGAACCATACTCAGGTAAAGATTTACCCAAGAAAGGCATTTCGATAATATCGATTATCATTAAGATTCCTTTTTTTATACGTGCAGGTGTTTTATGCCTACACGTACAATAGATTAATATTCTTCAATTGACAATAAGTTTAATAATCCACATAGTTCTTGAATATAACCATCTGTGAATTGAATTATTGTACCATTAACATTGTCATGTTTCTGTTGTTGCCATAGTAGTTCACTATTATTAAAGATATGAGTATCCGTCGTAATTGACGTAATGATACTTTTAGCTCTTATGGTAAAGAAGCTAACTAGCATATCTGGTCCTAATGATGAATCCAATAGTTTAGTAATGTATGCACGATATTGTTGTTTTGTTTGATACCCAACTAATATCTGTTGATCCATATCAGTCATTTGTTCTTTAATCATAGATGAACTCAATGCAGTCATACTGCTAGCGAGTTCGTAATAATTCAAAGAGGCACAAATTAACTGTGAACATGTAACCAATTTTGCTATATCTTGAATGGTTAAATACTTAAATGATTTAGTACCACTCAATGCACCGCTAAATAAGATTTCCAATATCAAAGAGTTTAAGATATTATACGTAACACCAGATTCATAATTATGTCTAAGACATTCATCGTACATCCCATGTTCAATATCATACTCCTTTAAGAATCTATTTACAGTCTTGTTGATGAATACAGAAGTGATAATAGGTACATCAGCTGTTGTTTTACTGATAACACTATCGATCTCCAATTGAGATCTTTTCTGATCATCAGGCAATGCTGATATGTCTTCACGGAACATGATCTTATTAGTCTTCATGTTACTACGTTGAGTATCAATTGATTTCTTAATACCAACTCGGATAGCAGTAATATGATTACTATTCTCTCTATAAATATCGAGATTAATAAAGTTCCGTACAATAAGGTTCACAAACACATGATTCTCAATTGAGTTCTTAGTAAACCCAATACTGATCGAATCCATATTTTCCTTAAACTCTTTATTGAGAATAGGTTCAATGTATTTCTTCAGCTTATAAATAACATGTGGACATGCTTCTGCATATAGTGGTGATACGATAGGTAAACAATGTAATTCTTTGATACGTGATTCAATACCAGACTTAGTAGCATAATTCATTATAGTTCCAAATATAGGAGCTAGTAATTTTGAAATGAATACACATGCCAGTAGTTCAATAATGTCTTCCTTATAATAAGTATGAAGAGGTGTATCTTGCGGACGAGCACCAGCTTCTTTAAACAAATTAATAGGGACGTTCTTAGATGCAAACTCTACTAACTTATCATACAGTGAGATAATATTATTTAATGACAATACCATCTGCCCAAGTTCTTTGGATAGATCCATGATATTATCAGCAGAATCGTTCTTCATATGTTCTTGAATAACATGATTCATTGTTGCTAAATAAATAGCTATGATCTTTTTGTCATCTTCAATTATATAATCAAAGAAGTTGTTAATAGCATTGAAAGAACTTTCTTCTGTTCCACTTGAAATGTTTTTACATACTTTAGTGTACGTCTTAATGACAAATCGTAATAGATATTCTTTTCCATCTAATTCAGGTATCTTAATGTTTCCTAAATCTAATGCCATATCTATTTTACCATCTGGACGCACTTGGTGAATATATTGCATTCTGACCCTTTCTATAATTTAATAAAATTCTTTTACAAATATGTAATATATGCTTGTCTATTAATCGAAAATATTAAAAAAAGTGATAAAAAATCCCCATGAGGGTTATCATACTATTACCCAAAAAAATATAATTAAAATTATAATCGAAAAAGATACTAGAGTGGGTGACCACTCTAGTATCTATTCAACTAATTATAACTTAGTATCGTTGGCCGTTATTGCCACCGCCACCAGGTTTGAACTTACTACCTGTTAGGCAGATTGCAACTGGGACAATTGTCTCAATCCAATCAATCATTGTGCGAACTTGTAGTTTTGATTTATCAGCAAACGAGAACTCAGAAGAAGGTTGTGCGATAACACCAGCCATGATGCCAAATCGAATAACCTTATTATTATCATTGTGCTTAAACTGCAGCTCAAAGTAAAAGTTCTGCTTTTCATCTTGTCCGAAGATAAGTGAAGCTTTTGGTTTAGCTTGTTTTGCATCTTGATCCCAATCCATGAACATGATGTTCTTTCGGGAATCAGGAGTCATGGTATCATAACCAGCTAACATCTCTTTAAGCAAGATCAACCCAGAAGGCTGTAGAGCTTGATTGAAGATAAGACCACGGGCATTTGATCCTTTAGGTGGGAACACTGAGAAACGTACACGTCCGTTAAATACAGACATTGCAAGTTGTTCACCAGTTTCTTTTGCTTTAAAACTAAAGCTAGGAATGTTCAGTTCTTTTTGTAGTTGTTGTAGCATTTCACTCATAATACATTTTCTTTCTTTACACTTTATATAAATAATGCGATGTTAATTTAATTTGATCTGCTGGTAATTTCACCAGACCATTCTTTCTACATAAGTCTGCGGCTGCCCGCTTTGAATAGAACTTACCATGTTGGTCAATGAATCCATACTGTTGGACTATTGACGCCGGTTTCTGTCCGTTCTTACAGTTGTCAAAGATTGAACTCTGCATTATTTTACATGTATATGTAGGTGCGCATAATACCTTACCAGATTTAAGTTTTATGGCTGCACAAATAATTCTTCTTACAGGTGGTTCTTTCTTCGTTTCTTTAGCCTTGCCAAATCTTGGCAATTTCCATTTGAATGTTTGTTTCTTCATCCTCAATCTCCGAGCTGTCGGAATAAAGTCGATGGGAAATTATATTTACGTTTGATCTCATCTTTAATATAATTAGCCGACTTTAATTTCCAACCCTGTTTTCGAGATGTCCCTAAAAGATCATCTTTTTGTTTGGAAGTAATGTTCATACTTATTAATGGTTTGTCACCGAAACACAAATGTGTAGATGGTATAAATGGGAGTTCCATGAATTTCTTACCGAATATCTTTTCGCTAAGTTCATCAATTAATTTCCATTTACCAGTATGTGTTTCCAGTAATACAAACTTATCAACATATCTAGCAACATGGTAGTCGATAGGATAATGTGATATCATTATTACTTTAAGAAGCATTCCTTGTTTTGACATTAGGTTATACAGTCTTTTATATATAGACGGCTCACCTGTTTGCATTGATTCGAATTTAACTTTAATCCCATTAAAGGTGCCTTCACCTTTAGGACCAAATAGTTCCTTGCTTCGATCAATGATGTAATTAGTAGCATCGTTTATAAGTTTCCTACTTGGAGTCTCGGGTCTCACTAGTATTTCATTTAAACATCTGTTATAATTAATTCCATATAGTAGTATATAAGAGTTCGGCGATGCACCATTGCTATTCATTATTGAAGTAACTTCATTTAACATAACAGAGATTTCTGTATTAAACATAGTTATAACATCGTGTAATGAGGTATCTTTTGTTGCATGATTACGCAATAGAGTTCCTACATTAATAGCTATAACATTATATTTATACTCACTGTATCTTTGTTCAAATGAATTTATCGCAACGGCGGTGCCTACACTATATACACTGTTAGCGTTTTCTGTTGGCATTCGTTCGTACGTTATATCGTTCATCTTAATTTACTTTCAACATATTCTTTAGATAAAGGTACTTTTTCATCTTTAGTAAATGCTACTACCATGTCACATATATTCTCTTCAGTTATTTTTGGTAGTTCACCCACTTCATATATTGTTTCATCTTCATAGGTGTTCTTCTTCTTTGTATGTTTTTTTGAACTAACAACAACGTTGTTAAAACGTGTTACTAAATACCTAGTAACACCTTGACGTATTATGTCAGAATCAGAAACTAAACGGATAAATACTTTCCTATCCGTATTATCACATATAGTAGCAACTTTATCACGAACCACATTGATCGCTGTGTCTATATCATCGTTGTATTTTGCTAAGCCAATTGTTTTAAATATGACAGCATCTTTATTTTCAATAAACTCATAGGTTAGTTTTTCTGATTCCGGGATATAATGCAACTTAAAGAAACCTTTGGATTCTTCCTCGTTGTGTCGTAGCCGGTCAAAACTACCATTGTTTATTACCTTTTTATATACACAGGATGTATGCACATGTCCATTCAGTACAGTTGCCTTCACCATACCAGATACAACATCTGCGTCCAAAGTATTTGGAGGTTCATGTGGTATGCCTAAAGGTAATATATGCTTAAAGTATCCATGATTAAGAATAAAATCAAACTTTCCAATATTATTAGTATTCTTAATTTCTAAAATGTTTTCCATTACATTCTTGGTAGGTAAATCATCAGGTATGTATAATACTGAGATACCATACTTATCTATAACTTCAATATCAATCTTTTCAAAAACCTTTACTCTATCAGAATCTGTTTCTAATAGTTTCTTATTCGTTTTGAAGAATTGATTCTGTCTCCTATCATGAGTATATGTTCCTTGTAATATTCTTATGATAAAATTATGTCTAATGGATAATTCGATTATCTCACTAATGACACAACTAGCTTCATAACCAGCTAGACCGTTGAAGTCTAAAATTGTTTCCCAAAAATCACCAACAATAAATAGAATATCTAATTCATCATTTAAATGCGGGTATAAATACTTTCGTAAATTATCCGGTATATATGTTGGTGGTAATGTACTTAGTCCAATATGTACATCACTTATTGAGATTATATTTATTCCCACTCAAGATCCTCAACCATCTTCTTGGTACCTTCATCTTGTTGGTCTGGATCAGGTATCTCAAACTCTTTAGCAAGATCTGAGAATGCTGCGGCAGATTCATTTAATGCATCTCTATCTTGGGATGCCTTTACAGACAATTTAAATAGATCAACAGATTCTTCCACATCAGTACGTAATGGATGATTAGTAGCCATCGCATGAGTTAGCTTATTAATAACTACACCTTCATTTCCAACGTTATTAATAAGTTCTACTTTATTAAACATTGCTGGTAGAGTTTTAACAACTTCATTAGATCCAGGAACTACAACATTGACTGGATGATACAATGAGATTCTGAATCCCCATTTAGAACAAAGAGCTTTATATTCATCTGTGTTATGATCAGTATCATTTTTGAACAAAGGATGAAATTCTTTAAATTCTAAAGTAGTTAATGTATTCTTTTTTTCAATAGATGCCTCAAGTGCATGAGCCAAGTCTTTTATATTTTCAATTTCTTCATTATTCATTACGTATCCTTATTTAAAACTTTAAGAATCTTACTTTGCTCAAATATATTAATACCTAAACTATTAAATACTCTTATTTGAATTGTTACATCAGTTGGATCTTTTTCATTCTCAACTAATGTAGATGAGAGTGTATATTTATCATCAGTAGTATTCTGTGTAATAAGTGTATCCATTTCTTTTTCATACACTTCAATAACATCTTCCAAGCTTTCAGGATACTGTGCTAATATAGAACTGAATGATACCATTTTGTGCTCATGATGTTCAGATGTAAATCCAGGATTGATTAAAGAAAATGCTACTAAGTAAGCTACTACCGATATATCATCGGCTAACACATCATTATGCGCGTCATCTAATGTTGGGATTATAGGTCTATCGGTCATCTTTAATTTCTCCAAAATGGTTCATAGAATAATATTCTATATTTTATAAAAAAAATAACAAGGTAATATAAAATGAATTATATTACCCTGCTATTAATTTAAGATAATTATCTCAATTGTCCAATTAGTAAACCATCTAACATTCCAGTTGGATCTTGTAGTTCACCATCGGCTGATGTTTGTGCTAATATAAACGTATCTACGAATTCTCTAGACTCTGCCATTTCCATTAGCTCATCTATAGAATAGTCTGGGTCGGTACATTTCCAATGCCAATCATATGTTTCAGGTACCACGCCAGTGATAGGATCTGATCCAATGAAACCATTGTTTATCATACGACCATATTCATCTTCTTCTGGTAACATCTTCTTATCGACACCCCAACCATGCAATAGATCATTATCGAATAATTCACGTACAGGTGGGTAAGATAGAATTGGTATCTGCATACAAGATGGAACAAACATAAGATCATCAGCCGTTCTGATTGGTATAATCTCATTTCTATCCATAATGAATGAAGCAGTTTTGTTAAGAAGATCAGCAGTGTCTCGTGCAACATTTACAAAGGCACGTTTAAAGTCGTGGAATCTATCAGCGAATGGATCATTAGAAGATCCGAAGATAACTCCAGAGTTAGCCCATCTGCTATTAATCTTATTCAGTATTTCTACATTACCTCTACCACTTGTTCCTAGTAGCATAGATGTATCTGGTAATGAAGTGACTGATGTAAGTGGTCTTACTATCATATATTCTACTCCTTAATATTATGATTATTAGTGTATATCATGTCTTATTTGTATTAAAATTTAATGTGTTAATGCTCTCTTATAAGTAATATATGTTTATAAGTATAATGAAAAAAAAGAACCCGAAGGTTCTTTTTACTTTACCGATACTTACAAGCCTGAGTTGAATCAGGTGTAGTACAAGCTTTACAATCACAGTTGGAACTAATGTAACAAAGTACACTAATTCCAAATACGAATACTACTAAACAGATTGGGATCGTACGATCCTTTTTTGGTTTTCTCAATTTGCTTACATGTGGCATGATTTAATCCTCTGTTCTATATTTTTCAATTTCTTCTTCAGTGGCCAAACGAATAGATGAATATCCTTCATCATCAAATGTCCCACCATCCATGATCATCTCATGGACACCTTCTTTATTATTCGTTCCACAGTTCGCACCACAGATGTGAAATTCACCAGAATCGTTTGACTCGATCATTGGGAAATTCCACAGTGGTTTCAGTCCCACTAAAAATGGTTTCTTACTAAAACTTGGACACACACAAATACCGATATCAAATTCAACGATCTCGGTCTTACCAACTGCTACTCTAGCTTCTATCTTGGTCTTCATCCTAAATCTCCTATTTGCTTGCTTCTTCAATTGCTTCATTAATACCTGCTACAATACAATCGATATCAGTATCGAATATATCTGGAATGTTTTCAGCACAGTCTTTCATTCCTTCTGGAAGTTCCGGAACAATGAAGTCTGGAATCAACTCTGCACAGTTCGCCAATGATGGCGGAACGTTCGTAGATACCGTAGTATCGAAGTTAGGTATAAGTGTGCCCAACTCTTGCTTCTTCTCTTTAGTCTCAACAAAATGTCCTTTAAACATGGGGTAATCCTCCTACTAAATGTTTCTAACTGTAGCACACATATTCTGTACTGTTTCCATTGCAACTGTAGCAATTAGACCCTGCTGTTCTTTTACAGCATTAGTCAACTCCTCACCTACACGAAGACGGGATTCTAAATCCATATCACCTTCAAGGTACGTGATGAATTCATCAGTAGACTCAACACCATTGTTGGTTAACTGTTTTTCAGCTTCAATCTTGATACGTTCTTTACGTGACAATCTTTTATCTGTAGTTAATGTGATCATTTTTTTATCCTTTATTATATTAAATTGGTTTAACTATTATAGTAATATATATCCATAAAGGATTGATCTACATTAAAGAAAAAAATAAGAGAGTACACTTGCGTGTACTCTCTTATTTAATTTATCATCTTATCGATGAAGAACTGTTCGGCTTAACCAAACGGATTCATTGTGAATCCATTCCAACCACCGCTAACAGGTCCAATTCCGAACGCAGGTCCGGAGGAGAAGTTGTTACCGTTTCCAGTACCAAGAACTCCAATGTTATTTTCTACAACGTTCTGTTCCCACAATGGGCGGAACTTAGCAGCAACTGCAGTTGACAGGTTATCAACATAGTCAGCGTTAAGAACGATTGTAGCATTAGTGTACAATGCTTTGATATCGTAGTTCCGTGCAATCAACTCAGCACGCTTATGCGGCTCAGATGGGATGTACAGATAACGAAGAAGCATGTTGAGATCTGAAGCACCAGCAGCGATCAGGTTGATGTAATCAACTTCACGTGTATCGGTTCCAGTCTCAGTGATTTCACCAATGTATTCGCAGAAGCGTTGGTATACGAGTTCACCAGAAGTCTGGCTTTCAGGTACTCCAAGGAAGTTAGCAATACCTTTCTGTACTGCATCTGTTCCGTAGCGCAATCCTTCAATCCCAGGGATTCGTGCATAACCGTCAGTTACATCAATGGCAAGATATGGCTTCGCGATGTTCTTCGTAGCGAAGTCCATCAGGGTAGTCATATTGTCAATGAAAAACGGCTTGCCCTTTTCATCAGGGATGAGTGAACCAAGATTCGGATCTTTCTTTCCGAACTTAGTATAAGGTTTGAGCCATCCGTTGCGACGGATGAATTCTTCCGTAGCTAATGGGATCGCCAGTGAAATCATTTCAGTGCTCATCAGAGGAGAAGCAATGGAAGTCATTTTCACAACAGCCAAGTACCCAGGTGCATTGTTTCCAATAGCATATGAGTTGGATGTACCAGCAGTAGAGACAAACGATGTATAACCACCGATTACCAAGATAGGCGTAGAACGCTTAACTGGTTGTCCACCGTAACCCTGAGGTGCACCGACTTCTTCAGTCAGATACAACACAAGTCCAATATCCGTACGAGGCATGAGAGCCTTAGGATTGAACTTCTTGATATTCTCACGAACATCATTGATGTTAGTACTGATTGAGAAACGGCCTTTGGAGAAGCTGTTAATGTTAATCTGACCAAGCTCACCACCAGAGAGTTTCAATACAGATGTGATATGGGTGAACATCTTACCAACTTCTTTGTAATCCGCAGGGGTCACAACGATGTTATTAAGAATTACTCCACCAATGGAATCACGGATGTATTGAGCAGCTTCGATGATCTGTTCAGTTGGAGGGCATAGTGTGTCCACAGGTACATTGTAGCTTTCGCTGAATGTAAGGAGGATCGTATGATCCTTAGTAGATACACGATATACTTCCAAGATACGGCTTGGTACATGAGCTACAGCAACACCTTCACCGAAGTTCTTCTTCAGCATGTCAGCCAGAGTTTCAATGTACTTAACGCCTTCAGTACCTAGTTCTGATGGGCGACCAATTTTAGCAAGCATATCAGAGATGCTTGGGGCACCGTCAAATCCTTGAGTTTGTTTCGGAGCAGCCTGTTGTGTACCAGCTCCAGTTTGATTCTGTTCTGCGTCAGGTGCGAACGATTCGTCACCTTTATCAACGTCAATGTTCATTGTCATATTACTTATTCTCCTTCTTTAACTTTTATTTGTTGCAACAAATAGAATCTTGCTAATCACATTTATATAGATTGGTACCCGAGATCAATTTATATAATTCTAGAGTTTATCAGATCCTTACAAAAATATAATATATGTTTGAATATCTAATGATTCATTTCGATCATTTACTTATTGCATATATTTAATCTTTACTTTAACATCATTCTATGATGTAAATAATTTTTTAACAAAAGGATGCGAATATGTTTCTATTACAAAACATGAACGGCACCCCTCGTCATATCATAAGATATAACAAATTTATCGATACAGCAAAACGCCGAGTCGATTCGAATAAACGACAGATGGTTATGAGTCAGGTACAAACCTCTCCGTCATTAGTCTTTATTAAATATCTCTTACAATATATGAGTGAGCCACGATATCTAACCGATGATATCTTTAAAGTATACACACAAGATATAAGCAATGCTTCAGCTATGATTAGTAGGAAATTTGATTCCACTGAATCAGGAGTAAAGCATTTATCTGATACCTTTATTGCCAATAGTAAAATTGAATACGTAGTACCAACTAGTGGTATAATTGGAACTGAAGTAAATATTCTGGATGATTGGAATAAATGGAAACATGTGCAACCAATTAGATTGGTAGTAAATGATTCCAGAGAATTGAATATCATGCCACAAGGATACAGTTCACAAATAGTATACAAGAAAGACAAACCTAAGTATAGTCTTATATGTATTGACTCATCTGCACTACTAATGAAATACTTAGTCTATCTAAGAGAACATAATATTCCTATAGATAATAAGATTATAGATGATTTCATTTTAAAACATGTTTTATCATATTTGTACGATGATGCATTGGATGTGTGGATTTCTAATTATCTATTAGATGTTATTTCTGGCAATGATACTGATTATAGTAAATATGACAGTATGATGAATATGTCAGAGTTAAACAACTCTACTACAGAAACAAAAGAACTATTCGATAGATTAAAAAATGGTAATATTCGTGTTGGTGATATAATGAATACCAAGTTCTATAATGGTAAGTCTATATATGAACTAATGGATATCTTGAATATCAATCATAGTACTCAACAGAATAATCGTTATGTAGGTGTTGATCTCTTAAAGATGTCTAAGATATTAAACATCATAGTTCAAATGCTTATCATTACTTTTGATAAACAACAAGAAACACAATACATTAAAAAAATCATTATTGATCTAGATATACTTACAAGGAAAAACTGGAAGCTTCATATGAGAAGTCCCCACATGACTAAGGAAGTATACCTACTGATAAATAAGATAAATCGGTTAAAAACCCTTTGTCTATAGGATCATGATATTTCTATCACAATACTACTACATAAGATAGTGGTGTCAAATTATAAAATAAATGTAAAAAGAGTATAGGTCGCAAGACCTATACTCTTTTTATTATTTACATTTATGTACTATTTTCGATATATGGTTCAGTAATTGAATGTTATTCCCAACGATTAAATTGTCTTCACATTTAAATACATTGTCATTAGAAACCATCATATCCATAACATTACATTCATTGTATTGTTTTATCTCCCAGTTACCTGGGACGATTGCTTTAAGGACACCAACAACTTGGTCAACTGGTTGCCCACAACCGAGCACTGCATTAATAGTGTTCATAGTAGTTCGTATTGTATCATTAATACATAATGCTATTGAACCTGTAGTCTTAGACCACAGTACAGCAGTTTTCTTTTGTGTAGCAGAATCCAGTAATACATACTTAACAATATATGGAGTTCTTCTCCAACGTCCAATCCTGAGTTTACTCAGGAGAACATCTTTACCATAACGGTCATATCCATATACTCCTAATAATGTCATAGGATTCTTCTTGTCCATAATACCAGTTGATAATAAGTCTGTGTGATTCCTACCAGCATGAGGATACAAAAACCCAGGTAAGAATGCAACTTCATTATCATCCTCTACGTGTGCAGTTTGTATTACTCTATCTAGCGACTTCTTATCCATGTAGGGAGTTATCCCTACCTTTGATATCATCATAATTATTCCTTCTAATTTAATCAGTTAATAAACCTAATACAATATCTGCTTTGCAAGCAAATGTATCCTTATTAATACTTTGTGTTTTGGCAAAACTATATTTAGCATATGTACACCAACCTACCAGAGTCTGGATATGAGATCCGTCTTCATAAACAAACTTGACATTACTTGTTGGTAATACCATAAATGGTAATGCAAACGGCCATATAAATCCAATTGTTTTATATAGGTTGCCACTTAAGACAGTATGCATTGCATTTAGATTATCAGTAGTCTCATAAGTCTGGGTAAATGATTCACCCATAACTCCTGAGGGATCTGACTCAATTGACACACTTGTGATAAACTCTGGATCAACAGTGAATAAACCATCTGCTGTGAGCTTACCAGATCCATCAATATGTTTATGTGGAGTATTGACAATCATTGAAGTACCAATATTTTCAACATTAGCTTGCGATGGTGTTGATATGTTTAATTTGTTATTGTTCATAACATATAAATCACCATTAGGATCAAGTTTAAAGAAATTAGTTGAACCTGCATATGACCCTACCCCAACACTATAAACATTAAATCCAGGAGTGTTAGTTAGGTTGTTAAACATAGGGTAAATATATAATATATCATTATAGATATAATAACTTACACCATTGTCGTAAATACCATATGCATCAGAGTCCTGTAAGAAATCAAAGATATCTTGCATTTCTAATAAAGGTGGTATTACAACATTCAAATATTCAACTGTGTTATCAGGTGGTACTAAATATATTTCTTTAAATCCTAATATGTCAGCTATCATTAATATAGTATCTTCCATCGTAGCCTTATTTAAAATAAAGTTAAACTTATTTTTCTTTACTTTATAAATAGACATTGGTATCAGATCGAATTCTACAGTGAATGTTTTAAACTCAGATGATTCTTCGGACTCAACATGTTCCAATGATTTAATTGGTGCATGGAAAGAAGGGTCTTCATAGTTAAGTAGAATCGCATTATATCTTAATGACTTGAAATAATCTTTTCTAGATTTACCAGCCGGAGAAGATTGTACTATATCTATTTTAGCTATTATGTTTTGCCTAAATTCAACTACCTTCATATATGTAGCTGTAGTCATTGCTATATCAATAGTAACAGTATCAGCAATAGCTCCATAAAAGTTTTGTTCAACTTCAAATCGTGAAATAACTCCTGGAGTAAAATCAATAGTTTCACCATTCTCCAGCATAAAAGAACATGACACAGTTAAAGTATTCGATTCTTTAAACTCCATTATTTCTTTTATTACTGTGTGGAATGATTCCGACATATAAAGAGGACTCTGCATTTATATACCTTCCTAGATATTCCTTAGAACATCTGCTAATTGAGTTTGCTCATTAAACTTGCTTCTATTAGTGACTTTCTTCGCTTTCCAATCACGAGTGTCTTTAAACAATTTTAATGCTAATTCACATTTTTTTAAGTATCTAACATTAGGATTAGTTGATAAGGCACTAGCAGTATATTTCTTAAGTGTCTTAGTATATTCCTCTAAGTAGTTATAGATAGATAGATAATCCTGCTCATCAGGGATTGAAAATGTGATGTCAGCACTAACCATCATAACCATGTTGTGGATAGTTTGTTTAGACTTAGACATCACATTACATGAATCATAAAAAGGAGCACGTTCTGGATATTTACGATAGTAATAAGGCACATGTAAATCCTTACCATCTTCCACACGAACAGTCCACATTGTTTGATTAATGATCTTAGATAGATCACTATATACTTGTCTTACTGGCATGGGTTCCTCCTTAACCTAATATAGCATTAGTTGTTACTACTTTCCATAACCCTTCTATTTCAGTAATAGCATACTCTTGCATAATAATGTGCATATCAATGGTGGCTATTGTTCCAACCATAATAATATCTGCACTGTTTGGATATAATACAGTTCCATCATTAGTGATTATACCAAGAATAGAAGCACCGTTAGTTTCAATAATCAATACTGGTTCTGGTACAGTATCGTCTACAACACTGACAGTATCCCACTCATCTCTACTTTCAAGATTCGCTTCTTTCCAAGTCAATGATGTGAAATTAATATCAACATATACAGGTACATCCTCAATTGTATAATTAACCGCTTTACCAGTTTCAATACCAGACTTCATCATTTTCATTATATAAATAAGAATAGGTATCTGGTAGAACTGTGTGAGAGGATCTTCACTTCTGATATTAACTATCATAGATTTAACAGTCTCGTAAGCTATAACACCATAACGTAAAAGCAATGATACTACTTTATCAAAGTCTGTATATGTAGAACTATCGAGTGAAATAATATTTGTATTCATATAGTCAATATCACCATCTGGATCTAATACGATAGCATCTCTATTTACCAATCCATTTATAACACTACTATACGCACTGTATTCAACCATTCGAACACTTGCTGTATTTAGCAAATCACTCAGATTATCACGTGCTAATAATTTATAATAAAGAGATTGTCTCCATACGATCTTATCAGTAACATCTTCAAACAATTGCATCGTGTACCGTTTGTCAAGATATCTACCAATTGCCTTATGAACAAATGCTACCATGTATGGATCATACTTCGCATCAGGTCTCCAGATAGATTTATCTGTTGGACTATAGAAGTGTGCTCCATAATGATCAATCAGTTCAGTAATAGATTTATTAATATAATCTAAATCCACAACTTCTTGATGTGTCAACAAAGCAGTATTTTCAGATAAGAATCTTTTCTTATTAAAGTATGCTGTTTCTCTAACACGTTCCATAATAGATTCTAAATCATTAGTATCTAGAATACGAACAAGAATACATGAGAACTGGTAAGCTGTTTGATTGGAAATAGCTAGTCGTTCTGGAATAGTATTGACTTTGAATAAACCAGTAGTACCATTATCAATTGAATATACAAACATGTCACCAGCTCTAGGATTAAACCCAGGGTATGTAACTGCAGTTGTTGTAACTTCAGAAGTATTGACCTCAGTATTATAATTAAAGGTCATAGGTTCTTTAAGACGTATCTCCATATTAACAATACGTAGATATGATGTGTTAACACTATCTGCTAAAAAAGATATGATTGAGACATTACTATTGTCAGTGGCATTACCTTGAATCTGATGATAGTAATCAACTTTGATTGGAGTACCTTCAACATATCCTTTAATAGCACTAATGATTTCAACATCAGTATCCATATGAAGAGTTGTGTTATTAGACTGAGTATTATAAATCTGTGGGCGTTGTGGAAAGATCTCAAGTGCATCACCTGCTGCTTTCTCAACCCCTATTACTTTTTCATTCTCTTGGATATCTGGTACAGGATCTGCACCGGACTCTCCGCTTATACTTGGAATTCCCATAGTATATTCTCCCTTAAATTACGTTTTTGCAATAATGTCAGCATTAATGATTCTAATCTCACGAAGAGAACCTAGAATAACGTCAGTGGCTGATATTACTAATCGATATACACCATTGGTATTTCTATTATGAATACGAAGTGTGGTGCCGTTTACAAATTCTAATGTCGATGGTTCTACCATTATATCATTTCTATATAAACTAATATTTATATTTTCAATTAGATATAAACTACTATCACCCTGATCTCTAATGGCATTGACAACACTAGGTATTAATGTAACACCTCCTAAGTCACCATCTAAATCAATATCAGTAAAAGCATTATCATCAGCGATATTATCAAGAAGCACAACAGAGATAAAAAAAGGTTTATACTTATGCATTATCTTGATTACAGGTGGAGTCCATTTATCATACCAAGGTATGTGTACTGGTTTCTCTGGTACTGTCATTTCATCTTTCAATAAATTAATATATTTATCTACAGAGAAGTATGGATGTGTAGTATTAGGTGGAGTGAATATATGAGTATCTTTTAAAGTTATATATTCTCTTGGTACCAATTTATTATCTATAACGATAGGATATGAAATACCTATTAGATTAGACATGGATAATTGTGTATTTATTGATAACGACATCTCATACATATCAGGAGAGTTTTCATTACCAACTGGGGTGGGTGTCCCCTGTATAGGTTCAATACTAGATACAATGCCTGTCTTTGTTTTCTTAACAGATAATGCACTATCTGAATTATCATGTCTATTGACAGTCTTCATAATTCTATCACCTGAGAACTTAGCAATATGTGCCATGAAATCCTGAGGATCATTTCCTGCAAACTTATACAGTTCATATAATCTCACATAAACATTAGGCGGTAAGAAATATGAGTACATGATATCATGTGTTATGACACCGTTAGTGAAAATAGATTGTAGACGCTGTTGTACATCTGTAGCGCTAACTAGATCATTTAGAAATAATACACAACTGAGAGTAATAGTTAATGGTCTATCGTATTCAATAATTGAAATCCTATCAAGTGGTTCAGTGAAAATAACTTTGTAATTAGCATGGTTTAGATGTGATAATGATTGTTGATACTCATCGGATGTTTTACCAACTTCATAATGTTGTTCTAATAATCCAAAATTATATTGAATAGCAATATCTGCTCTATTCTGTTGCATCAGTGGTAAACCACCAATATCATTAGAACCTGACACACTAGTACCAAGTGAATTATAGTTAATATTGTTTTTAAAATATCCTGCAATACCAGCACGTTCTGTGAATTCATTAAACGCCTGCCTAGCTACAGTATAGATAGCAGTGTTAAATATATCAGGGACTGAGCTTATGACTTCGAACATAGCCTCTCCTTTTGCTTTTATAAATTTATATACATATAATGGCAAGTATAGGTTTTTCAAAAATTGATAAAAAGAAAAAAAAGAGAGTTTACACTCTCTCTCTTTTGTTACACATATTAATGTCATATCATACCAACAATTGCGATAAGATATTATTCCGTCGTGTTGTCAGAAGATCAATACATCCTTCACTAATGTCAGCAGTATTGCCCATTAATAGGTTGTTTAATGCATCTAATATGGGTTTACCATATCCACGCTTGGTAGCATAGTTATCGGCTATCATCTCTTCTTCTAAATCGAGCACTATACCAGGTGCTGCTTTACCTTTTAATACCTGCATTCGGATTCGAAGTATCAAATCCTTATGCCCTTCCTCATGTAATAGAAATGCATGAGCCGTCTGCTCGTCTTTCACATTACATATGATATGTTGTTTGACAAAGAAACCTACTAAACAACATGCTCCTTCTGTAACCCCACAGTACTGCATTAGAATAGCTTCTACGAATCCGCTATTGTTCTTGAACAATAACATAGCCATATCCATTAAAATCAACCGCGCAATGTTCTTAATAATTTTCATAATATACCTTTCTTATTTATTTAAATTAGTTAATCTAAATAAGTAATATATATCTGAACTAAAAAGAACTACAGTACTACGGTTTCCCGTAGTACTGTAGATATAATTTATTTGATTTGTCCAATAATGTCGAACAGAGTCATGAACTCACGATCACGTTTCTTAAAGGACCAATTAGATGTAGTATTCAAAATATCTTCCATCTTCATTGAAGACTTGGTCAATAGGTCGAATACTTGTTCGGGTGGTCGAGTGAAATCAATAGGTAGTTTACTTAGATTCCATGATAATTGAATATATCTATATCTTGCAACTAATTCCATTGCACGACATAGTTGGTAATCGCCTCTAAACTTCTCTCTAACATTGTTTCGAGTGAAGGTAGTTTCGGGCAACCATGAACAACTATTGTTAGGTTTACTAGCACCGCCAGTCAAACCTTCATATCCATATGTTCTCAAGAAGTTAAGATTGCTAACATCGTTTAACAATCCATGTGCTTGGGATACAACGAATGGAACAGAGATACCACTTGCACCTACTTTGTTTCTACTGATAACAACACTTAATTCATTTAGATCTTGATCAGCAGTTGCACCATCACAGTAAAGAGCTTTCTTAGCACTGTCTTGACAGAACTTACAGGATTGTACCTGAGTAAGAACATGTGTCAATGTTGTGAACTTAGATCCAACTCCTTTGATCTTATCTTTTTGTTTCTGATGTAATAACTCTTTAGAAGGTGGTGCACCATCCATAGCAAAGTTATCACCAGTATGAGCAGTGGTTGTAATGATGATACCATACTCAGCACACATCTTATTTAATGCGGCCATCAACATAGTCTTCTTATTACCATCATCCATATAGAGAGTCTTATTTTTCTTATTCTCTATTTCACGCTCATCTTTCTTTGATTTAGCATCAGCATCCAATCCGAGGATATCACCTTCTGCATCAGATTTAAGTTGAGAGAAACTATCGATCCAGATAATAGTTGGTGACCAGACATTCATCTGTTTACCATGATAATCTAGGAAGTTAGTTTTCTGATAAAGAGCTTTTTTATTCTTAGCCTTTAGTTCACAAACTTGCTTAACTAAATCCCATACTTTATTGATAGTCCATTCAGGACCAGCTTTAAGATGGAATCTATCTGATACATCTGTAGGTTCAAATATACCACTATTAACAAAGGACATGATGCGTGCTTTATCTTTACTATGTTCAGTATCAACACAGAAGCATTGAACATCATCATAGTTACGAAGAACACCCATAACAAGAGCATCAGTAAGAGTACTTTTAAAAGTATTACCTCTTCCATGGAGACCGGTGATAAAATTACCTAAACCCCCATTTAGATAAAACTTACCATCCGAGCCTACAGTATATGCTCCAGCCATAAGGTCGAACAATGTACCTGTGTTAAATAATGTTAATGGAGGACTATCTCCATATAGTGACTCGAATACGTTATTACTCATACTACTCCCACCATTTTTTAACTAGATTTACCTTTGCTGTGTTAGCGGCAGATCTTACAATATTAGCATATGTGCGTTTACCATAAATGAAATACAACTTACTGATTAACTCACGACCACGAAAACTGAGGTCAGATTCTTTAGCTTCAACTTTTTGATACTCTTCCTTAAGATCTCTATCGGCGATATCTTTAGGCATGAGTTTAATTACAGCTGATGGATCACCAGTTGGGCCTTCACCATATTGTTGCTTCATATCCATTACTCGTATAATGATATCCGCATACTTATGTGCTTCAGTCCATGATGATGGTCTAGGTACATCAGTGATCGTTTGTTCAATGTGTTCCATTTTCAATAGAGTAGAACGTTTAGATTCTTCGAGCTGCTTTTGTAGAGCCGCTTGGTCAACAACTGGATTACCATCTTTGTCAACACCACCTGATTCTAGAAAAGACATATCTTCTAACAATGGGAAACCTGTTCCATCATCTTCTTCTTTATTTTCAACAGGTGATACGTTATCAACAATTTCTTCTACGTTAAGTTCCTGTACTTCTTCAACTGCAGGTTCTTCCATGTTACTTTCTCCTTATTAATACGATTCTATTAAATCTATATAATGTATTAAACCTATAACAAATTAATTAATACGAATGGAAATATTTAATAGATCTCATCTCAGTATCACTAAGAGTAGGATACCATAAATGATCTTTTTTGCGTTCTATAAACATGAGTTTCATTTTACCATCTTCTACAAGAACTGTAGCTAGAATGATATGCCAATCTTGTTGACGTTCACGTTTGTACTTAACAATACCAACAATCGGTGCAGGCATTAATCCTTCTTGGAAAAACTTAACACCACCTTTATCATGGAACTTAGAGAAGTAGTATGCGCATAATCTAACAGCACGTTTACCACAATCTGCTCCACCCAATGCATACTCCCAAGCTTTCACTCCTAGGATTCTCTGCATTAAACTTAATTTGAAAAACTTCTTAGGTAAGATCTCATAAAGATCATCTTCAAGTACAATCTTAGTTGTACTACTTGGGAACTGCTTCTTTAAGAAATCAGCTATCTGTTTTTTATTATACATATTTTCTTTCATATTATCCTCCTAGGATTGGGAAAAATTTCAAAGCTACTATTCCGAAACCAAGCATACCACCCCAAAATATAAGAAATAGAGATATCATAATCCCTATGTCCCATATAAGGGATAACCACAATGGAAATACTTTTCCAAATAATGATGTGGTATCTGGTCTAGTTATAAAGTTATATAACTTAGATATCACACTTACCACCGGCACATGCAATTTCTTTATTTAATGTTGTGACATCCTCTTGTTCTTTCAATTCAGTGTAGTCCACTTTATTGAATTTAGAGATAGTATCGCCCCATGTTTTCTCATCACCATTTGTAGTGACTTCTTCATGTGGAGCTTGTTGGTACATCTTGTCACCAAAGTCAGCTAGTGTTGTAACACCTGTAAAGTCGCTACGGTTGTTCCAGATGAATTCCGATACTTTATCCCAATCGCCTTCAGCTACTGTAACGGTGTTGGAAACGTTATGATTTAGACCATCCATATCGACAGTATTACCATACTTAACCCAGTTGTTCTGAGTGTTCAAAACATGACCAAGTAGATCAAGAGCAGAAACATCTTTACGTAGGATCGCATCAGGGCTAGATTCAATACAGAATGAAATAACATCATCAGTTTGATTAGCACTATAAACAGATGCTTCACACATATGTGGATTAGCTGCTTTGAAGTGTTTGTAGACAGGATCTGCAATACTTGCTTGAACACGTCTGAAGTATCTACGAGCATGTCGAGGATGAATACCAGAAGCTGTTCCTAATACTAATGATGTAGTCCCAGCTGGTTTAACACAAGTAATACGTTTAGCTTGATTGATATTAATCTTCTTAGACATCTTATCATTTACACCAACTGCATACAAAGCCATCATCTTCTGAGTATCAGGATCTAATGCTACATCAGGATGTTCCATCATACCTGTAATAGATACACCCAATAGAGCATCACGTTTACAAATATCTTCAGTAACACTTCCTAGATATGGGAAGCTTGTAAATCCTGCTTGACATGTTCCAATAATAGTAGCTGCTGTAACTGCTTCTCTAAAAGCATCTACGTTAACTAACTTACTACCATTGATCTCAGTCAGGTTACAGAACTGCCAACCAGTAACTAATCCATCTTCTGTTTCCAATGTAGGATCGAGTCCAATTTCACAACAAGGGTTAGTTCCATGATTAAGATCGTTAGCAAAGAAGAATCCAGGTTCACCCCATTCTTTCTGCTTCTGGAACACACGCATGAACTGTGCTTTAGTTACATCTTTACGGATGAGCTTAACAGAGTTATTAGAACGAGCACGTTGTGGATTAGTTTCAAACCAATTATCACGTTTAGCATTGATCATCTCACCATCATCTTGGGAGAACAAACAAATACAAGCACTACGTCTCACACCACCAGCTAGTACAGCATCGGCACTATGCATAATCATGTCATAACATTCAATAGGTTTCAACTGACGACCTAATGCACCATCAAGAACTAATCGACATTTTTCAATAGAGTTCTTTAATGCAACATGACCGGGTGCTCTTCCACCAGATGAGATAGCAGCTCCGAATGGACGAATCTCAGCATATGAGAATTCAACATATGTTCCTTTGATATAACTGTCGACAAGTTCACTAATTGCATCAGCCCAACCTTCAATACTATCAGCAATGATATGATGTTTAACATCATGTTTATCAAGTGACTGTGCAAGCTTAGGAATCTTTTCAACATGTTCAAACTCAACACTAAATCCAACACCAACTCCACATAGTAATAAGTACATAGATTCTTTAAAGAAATCAACTCTATCACATAATGAGAAACTACAGTTGTACAATCTTGCATTATGACGTTCTACTGGAACACCACCAAATTGCATAGCACGCATAGAAGGTAGGCATTGTTTATCAAGCACACGTTCAAATGCCCATTCAATATCATCTTCAATATTAGGATATTGTTTGATGAACATATCTTTTACACGAGTACATGTTTCTTCAAATGTTTCACGACGATTAAGCTCTGGGATATAACGCGCATACTTACTAGTAAATACATAGTCCTCAATAGCTGTAATGTCGGGGCGTAGTCGTGTATTACGCTTTTGCTTCTGTTCTTCACGATGTACAATGAACGAACGTCCAATATCAAAGTGTCCCATAGACATCATCTGTTGTTCTACAATATTCTGAATTTCTTCAATGTTGATATTTTCAATATTATCATCAATGGAAACAAACTTCCATTTAATAACATTCTCTACTGCAGCTGAGATCTCTTCAGCTAATTTGTAATTAGTTTCTACATTCTCCTGTGAAACATTTTCGATTGCTTTTAAAACAGCTTTTGTGATTTTAGAACCATCGTATTCCACAACAGATCCATCACGTTTGATAATTTTATTTTCAATATTAAGAGTATTCATATATTCCATTTCCCTTCAATCTATTTTCCAACTCATACCATAACTACCTTCAGTATTTTATAAACAATACTAATATGTATCTAAATCGGATTACATGATCTACTTCAAAATTTAGCCCTGTTATTATTACTTTTTCTACTCTTGGAATCACCATTTAATCACATTCAAGATATCCGTACTGAATCCAAATAAAAAGGAAATAAAGACACGTAGTGAAATTAACCACTACGTGTCTTTTGTAATATTAAAATGATACAAAGAATCCAAATATTCTTACAGCCCTATAATACAATCTTTTGAATTTAAAATCCACAAGATCTAGTAAATATCTAAATATACGATCAGCTCTCTTACGAGTACCAATTTCAAATTGACATAATATATCATGTACTAAGCTAGGTATATAAGCTACTTGTTTACCAGTCCCCGGATCAATGGGTCCATCCCAAGTTCCTACAATGAGTTTTCCAAATAGTATTCTTTTAGGACTACATCCATCCCATGAATAACCATTTCGAATAGTCATCACATTATCCTTGATCGTGACCCATTCATTCTCGAAGTCTGGTAATTTATATTTATCAGGTATTATAATAGTGACATCACCATCTTCCAATGTCCATTTGTAATACTTTTTTATCATTTTAGTTCACACTAGGGAGCCATTACAAGAGCAATGACTTTCATCTGAGCGGCAGTAATGACAGCTACTCGAACTTCAGCATATGGCTTTGTGGTTAACAATGCTTCCCATCCTTCGACTTCAATGTCAATACCAGCAGCTGTAGCAATCTCTTCTGCAAATACTGTAACATCAGCACGGATAGTGCGGACCTTAACAGATTCATTAGAACCTTCTTCATCAGCATTAGATAATTCTTTATCCAATACAACATCAGTAATGATATCCCATGAGCCATCTACATTAGCTTCAGTCTTACGGACATCAAAAGCAGTTACGGTTAATGTGAATGTAGTGTTAGTAGGAGCTGGGTAAACATCTCCAAATAATCCACCGCCGATAAGTGCCATCAATCCAATAATAATTAATTTCTTCATTTTCTATTCCTTTTCTTTCTAGTTTAACAATTTGTTTATTTAAGTTATGTGTTACCAACAAGCTTGCCATGTAGAACCATCGTACACTTCAGCTTTTGTGGTTGTTGTATTAAATATCATATGTCCTGCAGTTGGTGAACTTATATATGTATCGCGATCAGCTGTGCTCATTCGTGGTAATAAGAAACAACCCGGTAAATCAGGTGTTGACTTTACTTCCAATAGAGTATCAGTATTGTCAGTACCAGAAGTGGCTCCTATGACAACAGTTTGAGCTGCTCTATTTAAGTCTGTATTACCATTAATATATGTGATATTACCACAAGATAATCTAGTATTTTTAATTGCACTATTTGGTGAGAATATCTCAATGGAATTAGCCCCTGTGCTACCAGAAGACAAGCCGAATCTATAATTACCATCATCATTGTTATTAGGTTCAATACGGAAGTCAATTGTTGCAAGACCTCCTACTGTTCCTGGTACCCAACGTATATCACCCTCGCCTCCAACTACAGACGTAAGTAAATAACCAGTGGAATCTGAAGCTTCTAAAGATGTAGCTTGTAACTCACCAACATTATTAATATCATATACAGCAGCATCTATATCACCACCTAATGTAAGACCGTCATTTATATCAATAGGTCCATCTATAGTTACCTGATGACCATATCCAAATGATACGGGACTATTGAATGTGAATTCATCATCACCTACATCGTAGAAAAGTACATCTTTACTTTCTTCTGCTACATCTGCAGTACCAGCTGCTCCAGTACCAGGCTGGCCAGCATCAACGGTAAAGGTACTACTATCTATTCGAGATATGTTGTAGTATCCATTTGGTAGTTCATTTTCAGCAGATGAATTCTGAATACGAATTTGATCACCATTCTGCAAACCGTGATAATAATTAAATGTTACTGTATTACCTACAACAGATGTGAATGGTGCATCTACTTCATCCGAAGTATAGTTTCTAATTTTGAAATCATTATATCCATTGAGATAATTAAATGTTGATTTACCTGCCACATTAAGTTGGAAATTCATTTTAACATTATGATCCATTTCAATACCAGAGCTATTTGAATCAATCTTAGTCCCCAAAGAAGAATTACCTAATAGTAAATCAAATGAATCGATATCTGCAACAGTATAGCCATCTACTGAAACCGTAGTGACATCCATATCATCAACATTTTCAATATTATATTCAGCAGCATCTATATCATCACTTAATGTAATATTGCCAAGTGTCCCTTCACTAATAGTAACTGGTTCTGAAAAATCCACTTCACTAATAGTAACTGGTTCTGAAAAATCCACTTCACTATAAAAGTAATGTTTATCATAGGCATTAACATATTGATATGGAGTTGAATCTTGTTCAGTGAAAGTTGCTGTACCACCTTCACCATTGATAACACCACCAGAGTCTACCATAAACATATTGTCATTGAGTACATACACACCATATGCACCATTTGGTAGATCTCCAGTATTACTTGACAATGTAACATTGACATTGTCACCACTAATTAATCCATGGTCTGTTTTTGCAACTAGGATATCATCACCCATTCCAGAAGTAAATGCTTGATTATCTAACACAACACTTTGGCCTCGTAATATTACATTACCAGTACCTCTATCGGAATTGAGATAAGTACTACCTTTTACATAGAGATCATCGAGTGTTGCTTCAGCAATAACAACAGGTCCTTCCATAGTCACCTGATGATTTACGTCGAATGTTACAGGGCTGTTAAAACTATGTCTGTCAGTCCATGAATTATATACATATGCTGTTTTACCATCTTCATTTATATCAGCAGTACCACCTAATCCATCAGCACCAGCACCAGCAGGAACTGTAAACGTATTGTTATCCAAGACATCAATAACGTATTGAACACCAATTGGTAGATCATTTTGATTACTAGCTAATATAGCTACATCTGTATTATTGTTATTATTTAACCCATGATCAGGAACAACGAACGTACATAATCCATCGGATGTAGTAAATGCAACATCGACCAGAGTAACTCTAGTATCTTGCATCCATACTTGACCACCATTATCACCATCGGTTAACCATACAGTATCTTTGAAATTTACAGTACCATAGAAGTATGATCGGTCGTCTACAGTAAGATCATCCATGATATCAACACTTGCTTGTATATCAACCAAACTATTAGCTTTGATTATAGTATCTATGTATGTATTACCTATCATTACATCAGTACCATCTGATTCTACAGAAGTATCATTGTGTCCCAATGCTAGGTGGGATGCTGATAAAGTAGCGGAATCAGTAGTCGTACCAAAGGTTACCGCACTTGGGTTAAAAGAAGCATGTTTATCATTCGTATAATCATCTATCCCAATACCACTTGATGTCAGATCCATCCGATTGGTTTCAGTTGGAAGTTCCCATTCTTCAATAACTGAATCTATTCGTAGTTTTTCACTTGTTAACTTCGCCCAGTTCTCAGGATCATCTTCAATATACACTGCATAATCTTTTATATCTACACCGTCAATAAGAGCACTTTCAGTTATAATAACATCGTCTGCTGTTAATAATGTATCGACAGTTAGATTAGTAGCAGTACCATTTAACATATCTACTTTACTGTCTACAACATTCATCATCTCCTGTTTAGAGTTTAATTGCCGTGTGAGTAAAGGACTTGTTGTAGGATTATATGTTAAACCTGATGGTACTGCATTCCATTCATGGTCCCATGGTGGATGTTGTGTGTTGGAAGTACATACATAATAAATCGCTCCATTGTCGGTCAGTCTCCACTTTTCCCCATCCCAGTATAATGTTACATCATTATTATTATAGGTTGGTCTCCCCTGAGTAGTAGCTGTCCAATATAATACTTGACCTGCCCATATACCTCTTTCAATAGTATATTGCAGCGGTATTGGTCCTATAATGTCATACCAATTATTGATAGTCCAATATCCCATTGTTAATGAATCTAGAGAAGCATCACCTTTACTAATCTGCACATCACCATTAATCTGTGTGGTATAGTTTGGATCATTTTTACTTACTTCTAATTTACTAGAAGTTGTTTGTAATATAAATAAATTATCTAAAGCGAGAGTACCTGGAGTCAATGATGCTCTATCACTACCATCAGTAATAGATATATCTAAGTCTGTTAGTTTACTTCCACTAGTTCCGTTAAATACAGATACCTCACTTGGGGATAAACTAACTACCTCACTACCATCAGTAGAACTCAGTGATGTAACAAATACACCATTAGTGATATTAAGTTTAGAATTATCTAATAATGTATCAGCAGCTTCATAATTCTGTGTCACATTATTAGACACCGAGTTCCAGTAATTTGTTTGAGCTTCCAATGCATCGATTCTTAGACCGGATGCTCCTTGTCCTTGAGATAAGTTATATAGTTGATCCCAACCATAATTAATCTTACCAGATATAATACTCATAGGTTGTTTATTTGCAATATCTGTAATAGGCATACCATCTGTATATGGTGTTTGCCCATAACCATTACTGCTCATCATGCTAATAAACATAATAGATGTCAGTAAGGCTTTATTTAAATACTTCCTCATAATGTCCCTTTCCTTTTCTTATTTATAAATTCTTAGTATACTATATATTAGATAAATTATTCTACATCCAATATAGCTTTATATACATGTGCGTACCATTTGTATGTTGACTGTGTACAACTCCGTTTAATACACTCTAAATCTTTTTTAATTTTCTCTTTTATAAAATCACTTTGTGGACAGTTAGCAAATTGATTCATATGACTATCTATCCATGAGCATATAATACGTGCCTCAGCTATTGCTCTTTCACCATTATCTTTACTCATAAATTTACCCCCATAAATTTTGTAAGTTTTTATATCGACATAATATGATTTTCAATAAACGGTAATACACCATAGATCTACAGCCTAGGCTGTAGATCTATGATATTATTTAATATTAAGGTTCGCTCATTTCTGACAGTTGTTGAATCTGGTAATTAGTTAATGCTTTAGAATAGAAACGTACATCATCTATCCAACCATCAAGTTCCTGATTACCAGCACCATTTCTACCAAGTTCAATAAGTGTAGGGGCGACAGTAATGTCATTAGTGTCACCAGAACCATCATCGGACTCATCCGTACCTTCTAATACATTATCTATATGATAAGATATAAGCCCATTGTATCTTATAACACATACATGATGCCATACATTATCATTAAGACCTGCTCTACTTGGACTATTTTCACCTCTAGTGTTTTCAGACATACTAAAGTAACCAGTTGTGCCTTCACCACTTACAATATATCGCAACACTAGTCCATTTGAAAACCCACCAAATGCAAGTAATGATTGAGTACTATCAGCCGGGGTACCATTTATTTTCATCCACAGAGATATTGTATAATCCCCAGTACCAATAGCTGGTAATCCAGAAAGACCAGTTGCTTGAACTACAGAATTAACCGATCCATCCATTTCATATGATTTATATATTTGACCAGGTTGATTAATAGTTACACCACTTGATATATTTAAGTTATTGTGGTTCTTTGAATAATCTTCTGCAACTGTTCCAGACTCTTCATTTAACTTATACCAACATTCCAGATCACCATATGATCCAAGTGAATCAGTTTCATTATAATCTTCTTGAATACTATCTTGTGACCATGCACTAGGATGTAGTTCAAGATGATCCATAAATCCACCGAAGTCTCTAGCAAGTTGTCTTATACCTATACGCAGTTCTTGCTCACCAAATGCTCTAGTTTTAGTATTAGTTATAGCACCACTAGCATCGAGAACAGTATTAATATAAAAATATACTGACGTTCCTGATACTACAACTGCTATATGTTCCCATCTACCACGAGTCACAAGAGAAGTCCCTGTTGAAGTAGTAGAATCAATACCATCACCGAATCTCATTGTTAATACATCATTAGTATTCACTTCTATAGATATAGGTGCTGGAGTAATATCACCATCATCTTTAGCCTGTGCTATCAGAACTTCATTAGTAACAGAACCAGCCGTTGTATTAAACCACCCTAAGAATGTGAAATCACCAAGTAAACAATCAAATATTGTAGTAGATGGAATTATGCTTAAAAAGTCATCATTGTTATCAAATTTAAAACATAAGTCATTACCGAATATACCAGGATGCCCCACCATATCTTCCGGTTCAGTAGAGTTAATCAAAACTTCACTACTACGGTAAGCATTATCAAGAAGCCTGTTTGTTTCATCAACATCATTAAGCTTAAGTTTCAAAGCAGGTCTAATATTATAGTTAATATCGTTATATACAATTTCCATTTCAGTATCAGTCAATGCTCGATTCCATATACGTAAGTCAGCTAAGTGTCCATTAAAATCACGACTACCGCCTGGGGATTCACCTATCCATAGATCATTACCCCTGTCAATAACCGGTTCAGTAAACACATCTTCATTGGAGAATACCCCATTGATAAAGAATCTTAATGTATGAACATCCCCTACTGAAGTACATGATACTGAATAGTTGGCCCATACTCCAGTATGATTTAATAGATCACAATTCCTACGTTCACTACTATCATCAGGATCAGGAAGATCATTACCGCGACCAAATCGCATACCATAACCTTCAAGACCACCATTCATATATGATTGGTATCCACCTGGTTCAAAACCAGCACTTTTAGATAGTACCATCTGATCACCAGTTTCACCCTTATCTATATTTACCCAATAGGATATTGTAATACTTCCTGTTATTGCAAGTTTTGCAGTATGTGCTACTACTAAGCGATCGTTGGTTCCGGGGAAATAGAGGGAGCCTCCATGTAACCCTCTATGCCCGTCTTCAACATCACCTACAACGGTGGCATCGTGGCCATTACCACTAAGGTCCTGAACCTTACCACCTACGATCTTATCCATTAACCACCATCCAACTAATCCAGTCTTAAGTGTTGTCTTGGTACTCGCTATAGGTAAGTTTCCTAATCTCATGGTATTAACCTCCCGTCAATGACGAAGTTATTACTACCTAGATGCAATAGTGAAACAAACACATATGGCTTTTCAGTAGTAAAGAAGTTATCTGCATTGTTAACAGTAGAAGTTCCATCATCAACAATAGTTATCTGTCCAGCACCAGACTGAAGTATTGTACAATTAAATGTAGAAGATAAATCAACTGGGACTGTTAAGGTAACAGCAGTAGCACTAGTGAATTCAATTATCTTACCATTGTCAGTTGGTATCAACGTATACGTTGTTCCAGGAACAACAGTTTTAGATAATGTACCAGAATTACCACTATCATCACCGACTGAATTACGTCCACGGTAATCGATAAACTCTCTACCATCATCCGTTAATACAATAGCTGCGTTATAAACATTATTATTTTTATTTCTAGCATGAACAATATAAGTACCAATTGGCATTGTTTCAGGTGAAGGCAAACTACCGAATCTAATCGTATTTAATTCACCAGGTGCAGCAACACGTGCTTCAGCAGCAGTCTCGTATAGATTTTCACCCATAATGAGAATTACTTTATTAGTAACACCATAACGATTAAGTGCAATAGGATGCATACACATATAATCATTATCAGTCATCTCAGTACGTTGCCATGTACCACCCGTTAACTGATTCCAATATGGTCTAGAGCCAGCCATACTTACAGCAGCAGCTGAAGCAGTTTCCCATCTCCATACTGGAGCGGTCTCTGATCCCTCTTTCCACCATACTTCATATGTAGTCTGTTCATCGTTGACATTGATAATATCTTCATCTGAGAATGAACCGGCTGTGAATCCTTGGATCTCACAATGTGCATCTGCACTACCATTACCTATTGTAAAGGTTGGATCAAATCCACCACGGTGCAATGAACCAATTCCATGATGCATAATATCATGAGTATAGGGGTCCATCAGTCCATGACGCTCTTCACCAAGAACACCTACTTCATTTACAGCATCCCAATATAGGATAGCTACAAACACATGATGATCAGCCGCAACATTCCAAGGAGTCTGTGTTATCACTAATGTATCAGTTTCATTATAATAGATAAACCATAGTCCTTCGGTATTAGGGAATTGTGTAGTTACCTGAGCTTCAGTTTTAGATATTTTAACACCATGTCTATAGTATTCAATATCCTGACCATTAAGACCATGCGTAACTGTTCTAGTGGTACCACCGTTTAATGTAAGTGTTCCATATGATGCAACATTCATACGGTCAAACCCTGTTGGATTATGCATTAATGCAAGAGTATCATTGAAGTTAACACCACCGATAGTAGCCCCTGCAAACTCAGGAGAATCCGCTTTAGCCATATTCTGATCAATAGTATCAAGGTTAACCTTATTAACATGTGAATGCTTAACAGAATAACTAGCTTCTATCTTTTGAATATGAGAAGCTGTTGCTAATCCATTCTGCCCATTAGTAGCTTCACGTATTGGATCTTCTCCACCGGATATATGATTACCAGCATGGGTATTAGGATCACGATCATCAGATAATCGAGCATCATCATTAGTAATGAATTCATTTGTAGCTGAAGGAGGATCACCTACTTCAGTACCTTTCATAGCAGCTTTTTCATTAACAGATGGTAAACGACCATCATTACCTTCACAAGCTGTTCCTTGGGTTGAACCAAAACTAATGTTCTTATTAACTCTAGACCAATGTGATAATTCAGATGGATCATCTTGATTTGAAATAATGTGATCACCGACTTCAACTGATTCACCAAAGAACGTACCTTCTACTTCAACAGTATAAGTATGTCCTTTAAGAATATCTGCTATAATAGGAGTACCTGGATCATTACGATCATCCAATGAAGGAACATTAGTAGTACCATTATAACCACCTATATGATCATACATACCTACAACAGCATTATTAATAGCAGCTTGTTGATCTTCAGACACGGGCATGTCATTCAAGTCAACAGCAGATGCTACAGTTATTAAGGCTGTTTTAGCAATACTTCCGCCAATGGCAGCTTCTTGAGCTTCAGTTATATGATAATATTCTTTATTGACATCATCACCACCTTGAATACCATTATGCTCATTATGAGTAATAGGTAAATTAAAAGATGACACTAAATTATCATAGAAAGGTGTCAATACATCATAGAACCATGTATTATCTTGTTTAGTAATAATAGTTGCAATATGTGTAGCTGTAGATGGTTTTGCCAGATCTGGTGGTACTAATGATCCAGATGGTACTGGAGTAGCAATCGCATCAGCATATGAAGAATATGACCCTTTGCCTAATACAACTACGTAATGGCTAGGAGAATTCAACACTGTATATACATAATGGCAACCAAAATCTTTATTACCAATATTGGCTAACCCAGTTCCTGTATCATATTGTAACTTGTTAATTACTGTAGATCCTGGATTACGATCCCAATCACCATCACCATCAGTATAAACATAATCAAATATATCTACTAATGGATCATTATCCACATGGGTAACGTCGGTATTTATTTCAGGGGTAGTTAATACAGTATTTAATAAGAAAAATAAACCAGAAGAGATTTGCATTGTATGTGTGACTGCACCATCTGTTACAAAAGCGCCACCACCATATTCAATACCATTAACACTCCAGTCTTTGAGTGAATTTTTTCTAAGATAATCTACGTTATAAGCTCTGAAGTCTACAATATTTAAAGCATCATCAACTCTATTAACAGCATAGATAATAGTTCTCTGATTATTCATCATAACTTGATCAATCGCATCCGTATGTAATACAGATTGTGTCGCTTGGTCAATATAGATAATACTTGTCTTATTATTGGCAACATAAATATCTCCTGAAGCCGGTATATGATATCCATCTAATGATGCGTGAGATGTTACATCATTTCTTAATACCGCATAACCGTCAGTTACAGTAACTCCACCACTACCTATTTTAGTAATTTTAAAGTTATCCACACCACCACATGCACCTGCACTCCAGACATGATCAATAACATCCTTCATACTATTCACATGCTCATGTTCAGTAGACCATTCAACATCATCTGCTACATGTTCAGTATGACTCGCATCTTTAGCAATACCTAAGTCAATTCTCTCTTGATCAGTAATAATAGCTCCACTTCCTTTGGAAGAAATATCACTATGTGTTTCAACTGATTCATCAGCAGATACTTTACCACTATTTTCTGTAATAGCATTACGCTCAGCTACTGTAATAATAGCTCCACTACCTGCATTTGATACATCCGTATGATCCGTAACAGGACCATCAGCATGGTTAGTATTAGCATCTGTTTCAGCTACTACATCATCGAGATTAACTGGGTTTTCAACAGTGATGTTGTCAACCTTTGCTTCATCTACGGGATCTAGTCCCGCGCCGCCCTGTTGGATGCCATTAATTAAAATCATTTTTATGCCTCCTATTAAGGGGTTTAGTTTTTAGCACAGATCTGTGTTGTAATTTCACCTGCTGTTAAATCAACAGTACGAGTTCTTACAAAGAGCCAAGGTGCTGGGATAGATGCTACATTAACAACACCTGGTTCATCAGCAAATTCTTGTTCAGATACTGGAGCCCATATTACTTCATCATGGCTCACCTCTACAATTACTTTACCGGTTGCATTATCTACACCAGCAGTACCAGTAGAAATCATTACTGACATATCGGAAAAGTTTGAGATGTCTACTGATGTACCATCTTGATCATCGGTAACATCATCTAGATTAACAACATTCGGCATTACTTTAACTAATGGATTACCAAACCCATCTACACCAATTGTAGGGATAGCATTCTTACCAGTAGGATTACCTGTGATGAAATCAATGATGGATAATCTAATATCATCAATAGCATCTTTAAGTTCTACGGAGTCAACTGTGATACCACCTGGAGGAAGAGCAATCGTTCCCATATCTCCAACCATCTTAACAAGCAATGCTGCTTTAAAAGTATGGTTCTCATTATCCGGATCGTACACACCTTCTTCTGCTAACAATGCAGTTACATCATCTTGTTTAACAAGAACATGTGTTGCCTTCTTTACAATTCCTAATTTACTATTACTTGCGGTCATGATAATTTTCTTTCTTTTTGATATTCAAAACTTGTGGCCCCTAACTATTTACTATATAATGTTTAATAGAGTAACTTAGTACTCCTTGTCTTTTTCCGTATCGGCTGCCTTCTATGAATACCACATGTGTAATCATATCCACCTAAGAATAGTCTATTAGTAGATCTGGTTGAATTCACTATCCATTTAGATTCTGTTTCATTAAAAAAACCAGCTAATGCACCAAATCCACTTTCAGTTGATATAAAAAAATTAGCATGACACATGTAATAGAAATCTTTATCTGGATTCCTATTTGATCTAATAGATACTTTATACCGATGTTTAACAAACACTGAAATGATATTATCTAAAGTTCTAATATCTGATATGAGACTCTCTTCATTCATAACATCTAACGATGGATAATGTAACCCTATCATTATAGTTATTTTCTTACTATCAATATCTCCACATATATCCAATATCTTATTAATAGACTTATCAAATGTATCTTTAATACTATTTGGTTTATCTGATAATCGAAGTGCAATAACAATTTCATTTACTTTAGGTTTACTGTATTTAACATTCTGTTTTACAATACTTTTAAATAACTTATCACTATTTTCTATACCACTTACTTTTATACATGATGCATATTTGTAACCAATAGTACGATCGTGTTTTGGTTCAGATAATACTGATTTTATAGCACTTTTAATATTTCTATATATATCTGATAATCTATAAGGTTCATTGTGCATGTTAATTAAAACAACATCTTTAATGATATCATAATGTTTAACATTCTTAATGTTTAATACTTCTATTACATCTTTAACAGTCTTACATTTATATATAGTATTCATGGTAAAAAAATAACCCTATATGAAATAGGGCTAAGTCCTTTTTATGCTACAGCATCTACTACATCATCAACAACACATTGATTAACACATTTTAGATACTTTATAAATCTGGCATATGATGAAAATAGTTCTATAACTTCAGGGTCCTTAGTATACTCTGGATACCCAAGTGTAATACTATAGAGATCGGTGCAAATGTCAGCAGCGAGAATTATGGCTTTTTCGAGTTCATAATTCGTCAGATAACAATTACCTGTTTTGTAGTGGTGTACAATCGGATCTAAAGTATTATCAATCAATGAAATACATTTAGAGAATAAGTTGATCCAATCGTCCATACAACATTTACTAAACAGTGCGATATTATTAAAGTTATGTAAATCCATATCAATTGCGATGACGTCTTGTTTTACATCATCTTCCTCATAGAACATGCTCATGTCATTTCTGACACATTCACAATTTTTCACATCCATACACATACCCTTGTGCATTGATCTGAGTTTTTCTAGTAATTTGGTCAACACTGTTTTGCCACCATCGATGTTCCGTTCGACGTTAGCTATTGACAATGTTGATGTTCTGTGTGGGTTCATTGTACTACTCCTATTTTAATGGTTGTTATTGATTATATTCCATTGAATATATATTCTATATACATAATATAGTTTTATAAAAGCGATGAAAAAAACACATAACCCTTTTTGGGTTATGTGTTGATTTTAACTTATCCTACAATTGGTTGATTTAACCAACTGGTTAATTGTACACAGCATTGCTCACCAATATGTACATTGGAAGATATTGATAATTCTTCTTCTGTTAACATAGTGGTCATAGGATGCATGTTCATAAAGAATGGAACTTCACCCATTTCTTTAATCATACTTCCATATAAAGCATCACCATCAAAGTCAGCATTAGGTGCTCTCAGACACAGTGGACTCATTGATATTGTATCATCATCCGCATCCTTCTTAACCCTTGTTACGAAGAACATTTGCATGGCTCCATGGTTAAGTGTTGGATTACGTCCTAAGATACATGGGAATCCTTTGTAAGGACATTCCTTAATTAATATGTCGATGATTGCATCTACTTCAGGATCATACTTATATTTGGCTTTCTCAAATATTAACTGAGCCTGATGTGGGGTGTGACCTTTTCTATTAACTAAGATATTGATAATCTCTAATTTATGTTGCTGTACACCAATACCCCATGGTAGATAAAGTTCATCCCCGTCTGCAGCATCTACAATAGGAACAATAACACCTCGGAAAGTGAGATGACATTTTGCTCCTAGAATATGTCTGCGGATTAATCCGAACTTCTTCTGTACTTTAGTTGTAAGAATGATCTCACTATATTCATAATAAGCTGATATCATATCAACCGCACATCTTTCGATCTCCGGCATATTTTTAGATTCAACATAATTATAATGAATAGTTGCAAGTTCAATAACTGTTTTCATAATACACTGTACAGAAGTATCAACGAAACTCATTGTACCTTGTGCATTAACAACATGCATACTTTTATCCATGACAGGGAAGTGACGTGTAAATAATCTCTTTCTATACATCTTGATAAACTTACGGATATGTATAGATTTCTCATTTACAGTCTTAACACCTTTTTGTGGTTCACGTAGTGGGCGATACTCTGTCAATAAGAACTCGATTAATTTATCAAAGTTATTATAGAAAGACCATACACCAGGTGTATAGAACTCAGCAATAGGTTCTGGTAATTGTGACCCAACTGTTAACAGTGATGTTAACAACTGTTCTCTGTTACATCCAGTTCCCATCCATTTCTTTAAGATACGGTGAGCGGCTGGTTGTAGTAATGGTGGTAAGAACATTGGAATTTCAATCCAACTATTAAAAGCAACATCTGTAGCTGTAGGACGCTTTACCTCAGTCTTACAAAAATTACATTCTTTTCCTAACAAGTATAACCCTGTCAGATTACCACACTCACATGTAGCGTCTAACCCAACACCAATATCACCATCCATGAAGATATGCTTAGTAAATTCAGTTACTTGTTTCTTAGAAGTAAACGATGATACATCAGCAGGAATGATTTTAGCATTGGGTGATTTTTGATATAGAGCTTCATAGTCCATAAGCGGGAGTAATTTCATACTCATATTTGTTGACCCTTTCTTGTTATTTAAATCTGTAGTTACATTTAAATAATATATGCTTGTAAGTTTATAGAACCATTATGGTAGAATCCATGTGACGACTTGCCGTTGACCACCTTTAGTGTCAACGACAGCCGTCTTCCATGTTCGTGTATTAACTAATGTTCTTCCTTCTAGACGTTTTCTCCAAACGATTCTAAATAAGAACATATCTAATTTCTTAATCCACTTCAGGTTTCTCATCAGCACCTTTACCCATTTTCATAGACTTAGCTGTGTTAACCATAATAGCGGCTAATTCATCACTATAACCAAAGCGTTTCTGGTTAAGCTCAATAGACTTAAAGATGTTCCCAGTATCATGGCGTTCAGTAGCAGCGCACCAGTCAGCAAACATCTCAAAGACATCAATAAGATTCATATCAGCGATTCCATTTTCATGGAACTCAGGATGATGTCTATTATTAGCATGGTGATGAGCTATGGTAGGTTCCATATCTTTCAAACACTGTTTATATTCATCTCCACCATAATCCATACCTGCAAGACGTGGGGTAAACTTATCGAAGTCTTCTTTCTCAGGAGACTCCAATTTACTCTTGTCATGTACTTTAGCACGATTGGTAAGAGCATCAATCATTCGCATGATTTTACCTGCTACATTAGCGATATGTTTTTTTGTATCTTCGGTACTATCGTACTCGCCTTCTTTAAGATCTCCTATTCCAATTTCCATTAAGCCCCATTTCTAATATTATAAATATATTTTAAAGTTATAGTAAACTTTATAAACTTAAGTAGATGTACTCGCATATATACTACACTTCGCTCTACCCAAGTACCCCACACTATACTACCTGATTCTAATTTAGTTGGCACCCATGTGAATCGTAACTCACGACCAATTGTGTATTTTGAATATGATAACATTAATCATCCTTTACATTAATATCTACATGGGGATATGTTAATTCTCTTGGGGGGACTTTATGTACAATCTCAATATTGTTCTTCTTAGCATATGCTACACAATTACCAGTCCCACCTTTAGTACCATCCCAAATAGCTATCAACCACTTAGCACTATTAACCATCCACTCATTACGTTTCTGCATCTTCCAAGGAGCATACCCTGGATCACATACATATTCAACATGGTCAGCCGCACCTAGTACATTTCTCCATCTTTCCTGTGATGGATAGGGCCACATCTTTTGTTGTCCTTCAAATGGGACAGCAGCTACTAGTTTAATATGTGGGTATTTTTCTTTAAGCTCTAAAACTATCTCAGCAGCCCATATGTCAACACCCATTGCCATACCACTAATAAACCCATCACATCCATCTTCAATACGTTCTATTATAGCTTTGCGTAATATTTTCTTGACTTCTACAATGCGATAATTATCTTCATCATACCCACCAAGTTTACAAGGTCTATGTCCTGTGAATGCTACTAAGTCTAGATCACCACAATTATTAAGTTGTAGAGTTTTCATTAGTATTCATATTGTTAAATGTAAAAATGAATTTCTTCATAGCTGGTGTAGGTGACATATCAACACCGGTTAACATTAACTTACCAGGATCTATACTAATAATAGTAGGATGTTCATCGTCATCATCATTAAGTCTAGTATGTTCCTCAATATCTTTACACCATCTAGAGAAGTACTCATATATTTGATTACTAGTATCTTCTTTAAACTCGATCGACCAAGCTGGTTTATTCGGAAAGAAAGTTGGCATTAGTATACCAAGCTTCTCTCTGAATGGAATCCAGTGTCTCCAGAACCAAACTGATTTAATTTTCATATTAATCAATCTTTGGAATCTGATTATAAATACGATTCATCTCAGAAGTCTTACCAGGTATATTATCTAAAATACCTTTAATAGAAGAGAATGCATTATTATTCTCTTTTACAACTCCTTTTAATCGAATAATCTCTCTTGCTTGATCAACAATAACTTTCTCATCTTCAGACATTATGTCTTCTCCTTCTCGAACGCTTCTAACATTTCTTTATAGTCTGGTAACTTTAAATACTTATGACATAGATAAACTGAGTTCTCTTCGGGCGCAGAAGCATGACCTAAGAAATCTACAATATCAATGGAACGCATATTCTGAATATTAAGCACTGTTAAGATTTTACTATCCTTACAGAAATTACACGCCGCCATAATGGAGGGGTACATTGCTAATTCTCAAACAAAAAAAGATAGAACAATCTATCTTAATTTTAAATATCTTATCTGGCAGCCTGTGCTTTCGCAAGACTATCATCAAGATATCCATTATTATACGCATGAATCATATTCTCAGATCTCGTACACCATTCAAGGTTCTCTGCACGATTATCTATTTTAATTCCATTCTTATGATTCACTTCTGGTTTATTATCTGGATTGGGTACGTATGTCTGTGCTACCAATCTATTTAGTAAATACGCACTACCACTTATATTAATATAATGATATTGCTTTACTAAGTTTGGCAACAACCATTTAGCAGAGAAACAACTCCACACTTTACCATCAGAATAAATGTAATAATCAACATTGAACCAAAGTGGTTGACAATGGTTGTTGAACACTGGTGGGTTAATAAATATATTACCTACCAATACTCGTACACTTACTCTACTGTATTGTTGTGGACCATAAGCTAAAAGTACACACCCTCCTTTATCAATAGTCAACCATCGACGTTGTTTATTCGTCCATACTCTACCATCTATTGTCAGGATGTAATCCGGGAAACCATGTTCGTATAATGATACTTTTTCTTCATAACTATAAGTATCTATCTCATACATATTTATATCTCCTTACTATTTAAGTAATATATACTTAAACTACACTGAAATACATCTGTATGATTATTTGAGAATTTGGACTATATTATCATCCCGTAGGATGTTTCCTATTTCCACCCTATGAAAGGTGTACTCCCTGTCGGGATAGTCTCTGAACGTTCACCCTATGTATCACATAGGCTTATCTATTTACATAGTAAGGTTACTGTAACTACAGTAACAGCTTCGCTGCTGATTGCCACAACAAATAATTTTAAAACATTCACACTTACCATTACTGGTTATGTTGTAGTTTATTTGATTATGTGGGTTCCAGTCAATTAAGGAAATTTTCATTATAGTATTACTACTACAAGGCCCCAATGTTTTTTTTCAAACAAAAGGCAACGTCAATATCACATGCTAGAATAATAAGTTTAGATAAAATGTTTTTAGAACAAGATAATAATTCTTTAATCTTATTCACACCAGTTCGCCATGCTAGCCCTGGAGCTAATACATTACCACCTGTGTTATGTAACATACCATCTGTTTCATGTTCAATCTTACCATACCAAGAAGCAGGCATTTTACCTTTATCTTTACAATACCGATAGAACCAGTTTTTCAATTGAGTTGTCTGTTGAGCGAAACTATCAATACTAGTATCCTCAAGTAACATCATCATAGATTCAATATCTTTACATCTCTTTTCAATTAGAGGTAGTAACAAACTATCAAAAATATTGTAGACAACATACTCACCGGGTTTCTCTGTTTGCATGGTATAGTGATTAGCATTATCATTGTCCATCTTTCCAGCACCAGTTATCTTCTTAGCAATAGCTTCGAGTTTATAACTATCCTCAACACCTTCATGTTTACGGATTCGACTGAATAGACACATTGAGTCATAGAACTGACTGTAACCAGATAATTCAAACACATCCCATTTATATGAGAAGTGACTTACGTTAGGATTACGATCTGCTTTATATGAACATATACGATATTGCCATGGTACTTCTGGATGACACATGATCTTATGTGGGAATACATTATGTACTCTCAGACGATCTAGCATATATGGGATATCGTAACCCATGTTCCAAATTGAAATGAAGTCAGGTTTATCCGCATGAATCATTTTAAAGATCCAAGTGATGACATCTACTTCAGTCTTATGGTAAGTGATATTAATATTGGGCATGATATCAGATGCATACTCATCAAATATCTTTAAAGTTTCTTTATTTAGCTTTCCTTTGAACTCAGCTAATTCTTTTTTAAACTTTTCTTTAATAGAATCGATAGAAACGTTTTCAACGAATGAGTCTAGAACTGCAGTAAAGACTTTTAGCTCCGGTGAAACGTATGTAATCATTAGGATTTCTCTACCCCCTAAAACAGAGGTTTCGATGTCCAGACCACCTACCCTGAAGCTTTTAGCAGTACGATCTGACTGCTTTAGAAAGTGTTGTTTAATAAGTACAGAAATGTCAATATCAGCTCCATATACATATGGGGAGTTAATAAGTTTCTTGAGTGATGTATAACCACCACTGTAACCAAGTAACTTTTCTTGTAGCTCATCCCGTAAATCTTTATTATCAATTGTGTAAATATCTAGATTGTTATTATCTTCACAAATCTTTTTAGTATTAGTAGATTCCTGTAACCCTTTTCTGGTTATACCAATACTACGTTTTGGGTTGGTGATAACTTCTAATTTAGTTTTCCCAGTATCTACATCTTTGAGACAGGCAACGACTGCATCTTCATCATTACCTTTCTTCTTCCAGTATGTGGAATGTAAGAACTGGTAAACAGGTTTCTTATCCATATTTGATCTCCTCTAATCTGAGTATAATATATCCCATCAAAATAATAAAAAAAAATAAGAGTAGTTGTTAGCTACTCTTATTCTTATTTGTTCTTATGCCGCTTCACGACGGTCTAGGAGTCCCTGAAGAACTTCTTCAAATGTTCCATGACTCGCATGACGGAAACCTGCTTGCTGACAGACCACTTCTACATCATGACCATGAATGGTCACTTTAAGAATGTCACCTTCTTTCTTATCAACAATAAGTGAAAGAGGGATAGCATAAGGGACACGTCGTGTCCCACGCATTTCTTCACCATCTAAAGCTACACCATGATCAGTCCAGTTTTCACTGTAATTCTCTTCCTCTTTATGTTCGAGTCCATCAGTCCACCACACTTGTACGAGTGGATCAGAATAATGATGAGGCCATCCTTTGTGACCGGATGGTGTTACCGTTTGTTCATCTAGACCAAATGCTGTCATGATGTCATTGGTCTGCTTAAGGTTATAGTCTGCGCCTTCTTCTGAAATACCATTAGGGATAATAAATACTTTACCATTTTTCATTTTGTTTCTCCTGTTTGATTTGTTTATTTAAAACTTTATATTGGGATTCTATACATGTAATATATATCTATAAAACAATGAACTACAAAAAAAAGAACCCGAAGGTTCTTTTTAATTCATTACTCTTTATACATAATCGCCCATGTGGTCATTGCTCCAGCAAAAGCTGTAGCGATCATACCAACTATACCAACCCCAATCGCCAGTTTCCTATCTATAACATCTTCATCTTTTTTTGGTGTATCTGTATCGTTCATTATATACTCCTATTTATATGTTAACTTATATGTACATGTAAGTAATATATGTCTATTAATTCATGAACTACAAAAAAGAAAAAAATGCAAGAGAGTAGTCCGAAGACTACTCTCTCACATTTCAAGACTAAGGTATTAATATAATAAACTATATTAATTTACGGCGTGACAATGTCAGCACGGAACGTAGCGATGTCAATACCTTCAACATCCAAGATCGCACCAATAACATTGGTAGGAACAGGAAGCTCACGGATATTAGCAAGCAGACGCTGTACAGCAGCACCGTTTTCATTGTGGGTATAACTACCAACAACAGTACCGAAGTCACGGTTATGTCCAAAGTTAAGATCAGATGCAGGATCTCCGGAGAGGAACGGCACGATAACGATCTTATCTTGCATGAAGTCAAACGTAGAAGTAACACACTCAAGCACAACGCCAGAGGTCATCTTCAATGTCAGTTCAACACCATTAGCGTTTTCAACCTGGAATTCACCTGGCTTAGCACCAACAATGTTACCAAGAATCTGAGGACCAGTGATCAGACGGAAAGTCGGAGCACTATTGCCATCAAGCTGTTGGCTGAAGAACGAAGTAGCCATGATCTGCTGAACAACAGAGTTGAGGTACGTTAGAACGCGACCCTGAATAGCTTCTTGACGACGAGCGTCATCGAACGAATCGATTCCAGTCATGTTAAGAGTATCAGCGATATACGTAGGACGTACACGTCCACCTGCAGCGAACATAGCACCTGGGCGATTTTCACGCGTAGGATCTAAGTCATATGCTTCAGTAGCAACACCAACATCAGCAAGCACAGCCAAGATAGTTTTCAGAACTACATTGTCTTGACCAATACGACATACATTGTAAAGGTTAGCAGTGTTCTGCGAACGATCAACCTGTGGTCCGTTCAGTGGAACGTCCAAGAGGTAGTTACGGCCTTGTGGAATTTCGTATACCAGCTGAGCACGCTCAGTAGTAGTAGCGATATTCGACTTGCGCATATTTTCTTCTGCATAACGAGCGTCTAAGGAATAACCCTTAAGTTCGATATCAGAAGCAGTAAGAGCAGCAGTAGTTGCGCTATCAGCATCGCCACCGTTATCAGAAACAGCAGATACAGATAATGCACCTAAGCAATGAGCCATACCGTCACGGATATCAATACGTGGAGTAGCTTCAAGTTTGATAACCAGGCTATCACCAGTAGCAGCGAGAATCGCTAACAACTCAGTAGAAGGAGTTGTAACACCGTCAGCAGTAGATTTAACGTTAAGAGTCGTTGTATAATCAATATGTGCAGTACGGATAGTACTGAGCTGATTATTAGAACGAGTCAAACGTGAACGACTGTCAGGGATAGAAATAGCGAACGATTCAGTGGTTCCACCATCAGATGTAATATTGATATGAATCGTGTCAAGCTTAACACCGTCAGCAACGATATCAGTACGATTATATTTATTATATCCATAGACATCAGCTTTGATACCTAATTCCAATAGACGTGCTTCGACGCCGAAATTGAGGATACCATCTGAAACAACAGCTCCACCGACTCCACCAGCACCACCGACTTCATCATTCTTATCTAAAGGAATGATACGGGTCAGTTCATTGCTAACAAGAGCAGGGTTTTCATACAGGTCGATCAGGGACTGGTCGTTTTCAACATCGGATTCGAGTTGGTAAACAGTCAGTTCTTCACGGATGTAGTTAACCGTAGGCTGGGTTGTAGGGATGTTAGAGAGTACGCGAGGCGTAATCGTGTTATGCCATTTGAGCAAGCTAACGGTAATAGCAACCTGGAGGTCAGAAATTACACGGTCAGAAGTAGCACCGAAAGCCTCTTGGCCAACGTAGAAGTTACTTACTGCTTCAGGCATGAACTGTTCAATACCAATAACAGACGAACCGGCGTTATCAGCACGTTTGGTCTGTGAGCTTACAACAGCATTGAAATCACTAGAAGAACCAGCAGCACGGAAAAGCAGGTTAGCAACAGTAGCTGCAGCTTCGGCTTTATAATGAGTAGGAACACCAGCTTCTTCAACGAGTGCGATAATAGAGCTAGAACCGAGGGATTCAAGTTCCTCTTGTCCGAAAGCTTTATTCATGTTAAAAGTTTGTCCGACGAAATCTTCGGAAGAAGACCCTACAGCATTTGTAGAGAGGAAGTCAGTAACAGACTTACTTACAACGCGAGCTGTAGTAAGAACATCACCACCGACTTTACCTTCGCGGCATTCATCTTCGATGTTTTGTAATAATGCGTTAATATCCATAATATTATCCTTTTTATATTTATTCATATAAACTATTAATTGCAAGTGATTAAATAAATTTTTATTTACTAAGTTCAATGCTAGAGCACACACACCAACACACACACGTTAATTACACGATCTAGCTATAAACTGTTGCAAACATCCATCAATTTTCATCGATGCAATTTTTTTATCTTTATATTGCATATAATGATACACATAAAGTATTGTATACCATTCATTTTTATGTTAAAATTAATCCACTACTTCTGGTAGATTATCTAAAAAATTCTCAAGTATTCTGTGAATATCCTCAACAGAGATTAAATATAACCACTGTCTGTAGAATTCAGATAAGAACAATTTGTTATTTTCCGACATGTTGTCTGGTGGGTTTTCTAACACTCTAGAAATAAGAATTGCCATCTCTTTTCTGTATAAATGCTCGTCTAACTTTACAGTCGTTGGATCAATTATAGTTAAAGAATATTCGCCTTTCTTTAAATCAACCTCTTCATTAGGTTCATTTTCTTCTTCGGGTGTTTCCTCTCCGCCTTCTCCTTCTTCTCCCGTATCAGATTCATCATCCTCTGGTACAGCCGTATCCTCAGAAGGTTCTTCTTCGGTGGTTTCTTCAGAAGTAGTTTCTTCTTTAGATTCCTTTTCCTCAGATGTATCTTCTGATTCTTCTTTAGTTTCCTTTTCTTCGGTCTCTTCTTCTTTAGGTTCTTCTTCTTTTGGAGTTTCCTCTTTAGAATCATCTTCCTCTTCATCAGAGTCTTTAGCTTTCTTCTTTTCATCTTCCTTAGCAGCCCAGATATTATCTGGTTCTACAAAGAACATAGAAGTTGGATCTAAATATTTACAATAGCGACCACCATCGATATCAGATAACTGTTCGAAGGCCACATCTTTCTTATGTAAGAATAACGATAGAATTTCATTGTAGTATTCGATATTTTTAATATCCATTCTATTTAGAATACCACTGGTGATCTTACCGATCTTTAAAGTACTGTTTACATGTTTAGTTTTTAAGAACTCTAAGATAGATCTATAACACGATTGTAATAGCTCTTTGATTTCTTTTTCATTTAAATCAGATAACTCATTATAAGCTATATCTAAATTAACATTAGAGACAAAAACAATATGTAGTAATTCATATAAACATTTGTTGTTCATACGCATATCATTACCAATATATAAATTACCGATTAATCTCAAGTATACATCTGAGTTCGCATCAGGGATATTGACAACTGACATAAATGCCATTGGGTCAACATATGTAACTTTTCTATATGTAACTTCACCACATAAACATTCTGTGAAATTAAATGTGATATCGTATCCGAGTCTATATACTAATGGTATATTAAAGGACGTGGAAGAATATATAACTACATCTTTCTCTTCAGTATTATTCTGTAGAGTTGCAGCTAATTTAAATCTTGTCCATTCTTTTAGGAATCCACTTGCAATACCAAAATCATAATATTCAATATATTTAATAAGATCGAAACTCACTGGGGCATTAGATACTTCCAATAATGCTCCAACTAGTTTTAATATTTCTAGTTTATCATCTAAGATAACATACTTAGGAACGACACATGGATGTAGATTACTATCCAGTTCAACTGTATTACAAGTTAGTAAGCTCTTGTATTCTTCGAGTAGGCTCTTATAGATTAAATTTATAAAAGATTTAGAATCTTCATTATATGAAATTCTAGATTCTTGTGTAACGTTATTATCAAGGTAGTACATACTTGAGATATAATTAAACAAAATTGATTTGCTCAGTAGTACACCTAAACGATCACATGTATCGAATTTCAAATTAGAAGATTGGTTCTTTTTTCCATTAGGATCTTTGGCCCAATTTAAAATTATTTTTTTATTCATTGGAATTATTACCTCTTGATTAATTTTTTCATCTATATTATAACGGTATAAGGAGTTTATAAATATGGAGAGTGGACCGGAGTTTTTCTTAGAAGTTCTTTGTTTAACAATATACTCTAACGATTTAGATTCAGAAAACATTGTAGCAAGTGCTGTAAAAACCTATTATGATGAGGTTGCTAAAGGTACTGCATTAAACGATGAATTGACTAAGTTCTATATGTCCATCATTACCGATGTTACAAATAAGAATGTGAATCTATCCAGCAAGGCTGACGTTGAAGCCTTACTAATAAAACTGGAACAGCATCCGATGGTAAAACAGTCACCTAAGATTGTTGAACGAATTGGAACTCTCATTGCAGAGCGTGCTAATGTTTCAGATCACACTATCAAACATTTAAAACAAAAAGTAAAAAAATGGATCATCTGGGTAAACGGTAATAATTCATTAAAGAAATTATTTAGAACTAGTCAGAAAGTTATTAACACTAGTGATACTGTTATCCAAGAAACATTAATGAATGAACTATTGGATAGATCCCGTGAACTAACTAAGACCTATGAAGACACTGCTAGTACAGAAGATGCATCGGTTGACTTTATTGATATGTCATGTGCTAAGAGTTTAAAACGTGGATTCGATTCTTATAAGAAAAAGAGAATTGATACTGGATATACAACTGGGCTACAAAGTCTTAATCGTATGTTTGGTAGATCACAGGGACCAGTTCCAGGAGAGTTCATTGGTTTCGCTGCTTTATCTCATCATTATAAATCTGGTATACTTATGGACTTCGCCAGATGGATGGCACTCTATAATGAACCTAGAAAAGAGAATGGTAAACAAGCCGCTATCGTATTCATATCTCTAGAGAATGAGATCTATGAAAATATGATGATGTGGTTTAAGTCTGCTTATACTCAACATTATGGTGAGCCACCCGATGGACTATCTGAAACAGAGATCATTAATAAAACAGCTGAACTATATAGCAAACGTGGTTATAAACTTTTAGTCTACCGTAAAGAGGGTGATCTATTTGGTTATAATGAATACCGTGCATTGCTTGAAGAGTTAGCTGATAAGTACACTATCAATAGTGCTATCTTGGACTATGCTGGATTGATGGCATTACCTGCAGATGGTAAAGATAATAATGCTAAGCTTAGACAAGAGTTATTATGTAAGATGAAAAACTATGCAAATAGAAATAACATCTTGACCATTACTGGTTTCCAATTAGATACTGAAGCAGATAGAATAGCAACCTCTGGTACTACCAATGTTGTTAAGAAGTTTGGATCAGCACATTTAAGTGATTGTAAATCTGCTGTTAAAGAAATGGACTTCCTTGCATTCATGTATATTGAAAAAGGATTAAATGGTCAATCATACTTAACTGTTAAATGGGCTAAGCATAAATACCAGACTACACCAGATAAGCATAAATACTTTGCACAACGATTTGAAGAAGGTGTTGGTATCGTAGATGATATTAATGGTTTAGATAGATCAGTTGTAGATATTTATTCTGATACTGCTGAAGGAGTAAGTGATACAAGTGCTGTAGCATTCTAAATATATATAAGTATCTTATGGGTTTTCCATAAGATACTTATATACTTTTACAACATATTATGTGATAAAATAATTTATACAATAAAAACAAATAGGAGTTTATTATGAATTTATCAATTGCAGACACAATGTCTGAGCTAATGGATGATGATATTAATAACCAGCTTGAAGCAATCCATGTAGGGTTCGAAGTGTTAAATGGTTATATCGACGCTGCTACAGATGTTGGTGTATCGGAAGAATCATTAAAAGAAATCTTTGAAGGTATCTCTAATACAGTTAGAAATACTAGACACAATATTATCAACCTATTTAAATTAGGTAGAAATAAATATAAGACCGATATTGATATCTGGTTAACTAAAGAAAAAAGAATTATTCAAAAAGTAGAAGAGATGAACTACGATGATGTTAAAAGCATTAAAGTAGATTACCCAACTGGGATGAATGGTGACTATAGCACTATCGTGTTATTAGCATCTGAGATCTTCACTAACTTTGAAAAAGCCATTCAGCTTGAATTAGTATCTAAGACTACTGATTCTATCTTATCATCTGTATCGAAGAATTCAAACTCTCATGAACAGGTAGTCAGAATGTCTAATAGTTCATTAGAACGATCTTCCAAACCCCTTGTTGTCGCTGATGTTAAATTGAGCAAATTATTTAAAGATACAACTTCGATCGGATCTAAGAAACCATTCTCGATGTTATTTGATTCAATGGAACAATTAAAAACAGTTCGTCATGGACTGGCAGCTATCTCTCCTTATGTTGGTGATATTACCAAGGTTGAGAAACAATGCCAAGCAGTTGAAGATTCACTTGATCTTTGTACACAGTTCATTTTAGATAAATCTGAAAATGGTGAATCTAATTACGTACCATCCAAACAGTTCTTATTATCATTTGCTAGTTTTATTAAACAGCTTGATAGTTTGTTTATCATTTATGGTAAAGCAACAATTAGAACTATGGCTGTGTCTCACAACCTGGCATATGTATACAAATCATTGTATCAAGCATAGCCATATTAATGTATAGGAGTTAATATGGCTGATGATATACTAGCTGCCGTCAATGACTTAAAAACTAGAGTAGCTGTACTTGAAGAGCGCTTTAACTCTATGTCTAGTTCCATGGAACGGAATGAGATTAGAACTACCGAATTAACCACTGAAGCAAATGCGATTTCAAAAGGAATTGAAAAGCTTTCTGGTAAATTGGATTCGTATAGCGAATTACAAACTACAGAGAAAAAGTATTTAACTGAAACCATTGAGGGTATTAAAGAAAAAATAGAAGGGCTTATAGAAAAATCTAAAGCATGTACTCAACTTCAGATTGATGTTTCTTTATTGAGAGTTCTTGTAAAAAAACTTGAAGATTTCAAAGCAGATTATTATGTTGAAATTAAAAAGATAAAAGAGACTAAAGAGAATAAATGTGATCACTGTATAGAAGAGTTTACCAAAGCTGTATCTAAGATGACTCCTTACTTTGATATAGTTGATACATTAGTTGAAGAAGTTAAAGCGATATCAGATGATTCTAATAGACGTAAATACGGTACCAAGGGTGTTCTTACTCTATTGACAACATTAGCTTTAATCCTAGGTCTCGTTGTAAGCGGGTTAACCGTATTAAAACTATCTAGTCAACTTAAAGTTATTGTCTCTGATGCACAAGAACTACACGCTCAAAACAATTATAATAAAGGTGCTGCCCCCAGCGCATTACCTAAGCCGCAAGGCAAATAAAATAAAAAAATAAGACACCTCCCTTAATTGGGAGGTGTCTTATTTGAATTACTTCTTTTTAACACTAAGTAAAAGACCCAGTTTATGTCTCGTTTTAGAAACATGCCGTATGTCGTACTTAGTGGGATCTTTAACAATCTTAATCATTATAGGCCACCACATTCTTATACCCTTCTAACTTGAACTGATCCTTTACGTAATCAATCCACGTTTGGTTAAGTCTGAGATTAGATTCGAACCAAGCAACATGGATAACCAACTCATCTATGTTAATATCCTTCAATGAAGTATATGGACTAATGTTCATCTTCTTAGCTATATACGCAGCCTCTTTTACTCCATTGGGAGACTGAACATACACGTCGCGCATATATTTATATAAGCTCATCTCAGGAGTCCGACGGACTCTTGTCTGAAAATTCTTATATAAGGCACGCGTGCCAAAGAACACGTCCTCGAATATCACGTATCCCTGTTCATCATATCCAATTGTTCCCAACCAGACTTCTCCAGTAGGTTTTGTCAGATTACCCGGATTATTGTTCCGGATACCGATCGTCTCAGCATTAATGTTAATTGTGATAACTAATGTCAGAAGTGCGATAATTGTTTTGTACATAATAATAGTTCCTTTCATTTAACTATTGTATCTATGGAAGTAATATATATCTAAAATCCATTGGAGTACACTGATCATATAATAACCTGTATAGAAAAGTAATAGTATACCGTGATGGTATACTATTACTTATTACTATTTATTTCACAGAGTGACATAATAATCTAAATGATAATCTAATATCAGATAAAGGATTGTGTGCAGGTTTTTCTGATTCAATTCTTTTGTAGGTAGCCATAGGATCTAATCCAGCTATAGCCATCATAGATGTTATATCGTATAATGGATATGGTCCTTCAAATATATATTTTGAAATATCTGTTTTAACACAAGTATTTAAAAATCTACCTTCTACTGGCCATGGGCATTCAGCGAACATATTAATACCATCGTATTGCTTCTTGATAGCTATCCACTTCTCCATAAATGCTTGACACATTTCATCTACTGATTCAAAAGACTTAGTGTAGTCAAACTCTGGAATATTTTCATCAACCCATTTTCTATCACTAGGTAAACCATTAGCAATATTTCTAGGAATACCAAATACAAATGATTCAATTTCTTTATTTGTTTTGATATTATAAATACCCCCTGCAACTGAGAAAGGTTCACCGTGAATACCAATGGACTCAACATCTATAATGAAAACATTCTCGCCAATGAAACTATATGATTTACTAGGCTTTTCAGAGGAATCCTCTTCTTTAAATGAATTATCAATTTCCCCAGTATTCACTTCTACTCTAACTGCAATGTCATCCCAGAGTTGAGTCATGTACATATCTTTACGACATGTGACTTCAAGTCGAGTACCCATATGCTTCTCAGTCCAATCTCCAATAGCTTTTGAAATATCTTCAATAGGTTCTTGACTAGCACGTGCAGTAAAGATCTTTACAGTCTTACCTTCACGTATCCAATGTTTGATTCGTCTTACCATCTTAGGGATAGGTTCCCCAATAGTATAAATATCTACCCACTTCTCATAATGAGCAAGTGTTCTATCTAGATCAACACCAATCCATTCTTTGCTTGGATCATATTCATCTAATGCTTCCATTCCTATATTATTCATTTTAAATCTTTCCAATTAATTTAAGTGATAGATACTCAACAAGTGTCTCAGTATCTTTCTTAACTGCTTTTGAATATACTGTTCCAAAATTACCAAGCGCTTTAACTTCACGTTTGATTCTATCATCTGAATATGTATCAACTACAAAATGTATTAACTCATGTGTGATTATATGTTGGAGCATATCATCTTTATCTTCTTTTGGTATATTCCAATGTTTCATCACCTTAATGAATTTAGCTTCAGATGGAATAACTATAAATGGTGGGACTGCTTTACTAGCAGCTGATCCAAGTGAGTCATTTATATGATCATATGACTTCTTACCATCTTTATCAACAGGTACATCTGAAATAACCAATATTACTTTTTTAAGATCTAATTTATGTTGATCTTTAATCTTCCAAACAGTGGAGTCAAAATTAAACTGTGCAAGCTTAAGCCATTTAGCAGGCCCATGTTTAATAAATACATTTACAAGAGAGAATCTAATAATATCAAATGGTCCTTTTATAGAAGCCAGTTGTCCTGGACTCAACTCTTTTTCAAATGGATGTTTAGAACCAGCCTTATAGCTAGTGACTTGATTTATTTTAATTCGGCCAAATGGTGAGTTAACTATCTCATTAGCAATATATTTACCTTGTTCAGCAGATATTCTTGTTGTATATGTAGGCAACCCTTTGCTTAATCTTTTTCTATATGATTCTAATTCACTTTTTGGGAAATCCATATATTTAATATTTTTACCAAATAGTTTATCTATTCTTAACTTCATTTATAAATTCCTTTTAAAAAATATAAACACTAAATAGGTCAGTTGCCCAACCTATTTAGTACATATTAAAATTATTCATCTTCAGTTTTAATTACACCAGTACACATAATAGTTGCGTCACCATCCTCAATCCAGTCAGCTGGATCATAGGTAACATAATGTGCAATGCATGTATCACAAATATTTAAAATCTTTTTCTTAATAGCTACGTATCTGGGGGTTAGTTTTGTCACAGGACGTTTGCAACAATCGCATTGTATTTCATTCTTCATTTCACGGCCCCTTTCAAAGCTTCTATTGTTCCGAAGTAATCCTCTGGTACGATACCAGGTAGTAGACTAGTTATGAAGAAATGACCGACTGCGATACTATCAGCCTCATGGTCATTAAGCATCTCTCTACTTTTCTTTTGCTTGAAGGTAATGTTAGGGTTTTCTAATACTGCTTTCTGAACATCAACTTTCTTAGCACCACCCATTGCAATAGATGCTTTAGCTGAACGAGTAGGAACTCTATATACAGGAAGCTTAAATAAGTTACGACACATTTGTGATATTGTGACGATGCATGAAATTAACGACGCATATGCATTAGGTCGTTTAGGATTGAAGAACGCATCTTCAATAACAACAAAATCTGGTTTATACAATTCTATTAACTGAGTCATATTCTTAATCAATATACTCAGACCTAACACTGGTTTGCCAAAGAAATTAGCTTCAACTCTATTAGCAGCTTTAATAGCTTCATTATAAGATTTGAAACAGCTAGTTCTATATACCACTATCTTAGGTATAGAAGTTTTTTTACATTGATCGATCATCAGATCTAAGATCGACCATCCGCAACTTGAAAGCGCTGGGTCAATACATAAAATTCTATATTGCTTCTTAACCATTTTAATAATCCGTTTCTTTTATAATACTAAAATCGAATACGGAGTGGAGTTTTGTGGAATTTGTATATTATAATTATGGTATTTTTTAAATAATAATTTAAAAACCCTTCCTAACAAGGGGTTTCATTTTTACAACATTGTAAAAACTTACATTTTAAACAAAAAAATAATAGCCTATGGTGTTACCCATAGACTATTACTAATATAAAATACTGTAATTGAATTAGCTTAATGCTTTTTCAATTTTAGCTTGCATAGCAGCTAGATCACCATCACGCAATGTTTTGGATACAACTCCACGTTTGCGTTTTCCGAAGCGTGCATATGTATCAGAGACTTCGCCAGTCTTAGGATTACGAGCTTCGCCTTTAGCACCCATGGTGTAAACAATTTTGCTGTTACCAGTTCCAACTTCAAGAGTACACTGATTGCCAGTCTTCATAACCTGGTCACCACAAAATGCGATAGCTGATCCATCAGATGAATCTTCAAAATCCGTAATTGCTTTACGAACATCTTTGGTCAAACCTGCTGCATCTTTAGCAGCATTCAATCCACTATTAGATACTTTGAAAAGACCGTCTTTTGCTTCTACTGGTTCTTGTCCCAACCACTCTAGGGGTTTATTCTTACTCATTTGTACATTTCCTTCTAGTTAACTAATTAGTACTAAATATGACGATGTGTTTATATTGTAGCTATTTAAATCTAGTTTATAAGTTATTGATCGTCGTATATATTCATACGATAATAAAGGGAATTTTTTTAATAATCCCTTTAATGTAAACGTTTACATGAATGTAATATATGCCTATAACTCATTTGACTATACCCACTGTACATGCAATGATCATAATATACTAGCATTAATGATGTCTTCTATTTTTATTTACATCATTACGTGACCAACTATAGGGGGGATTATGAAAATTGGTTTAGAGATATTAAACAATAGTGATAAGAAGGATAAAGTTATTAAATGGATCATGGAAAATCCATATCCTAAAGATGACGCTATTAAGAAATTTGTAGATACTATAAGTATTGATGTTAAAACTTTTAATGTAATTGTTAAAGAAGTATTGTGCTCCTTTCTCAATGAAGGTAAATCCAAGGGTAAAGATTATGGCGGGCATAATAAAACTCAAGTTAAGATGGGAATAGAAGTAGAAATGGAACACACTACTAATCCTCTTATTGCTGAGAAGATAGCATTGGATCACCTTACTGAATTTCCCGATTATTATACACGCTTAGCTAAAATGGAAAAAGAAGCTAAGAATGAAGAAAAGTAATGTTAGTGGGAAGTTTCCAATAATTAAACCCGATAGAATGGAACGGTATCCCAATGAAACTTATGGTAAAGTCAAATCATCATTAAATAAAATTAAACTTATTAATAAAGAAACGTATGCTTGTGGCATACTTTATAATAACTTAAAAAATAAAGAAAAGGATAAATTATGTGGAAAGTAAGAATACTAAAATTAATAGGAATGACCTTTAAGAAAATTCCAGTTGAGACATTATTAGCTATTACACTCACATGGATACTAAAGAAGGTGTCTACAAAAGTTGATATCGAAAAAGTATTGACTACTATCAAACATTGTACCGAGGCATTAGGTATTATGTCAGATATTATTTCTAATTCAGAAGTATCTGATAAAGAAGTGAATATGACTACATCTACTGTAAATGGTTTACGTATTGAATTATTAGATGCTTGGTCTAAGCAGAAACCTGCTAAAGAAATTGAATCTAAAATAGCTAGTATAATAAAGTAATACAATTACTAATATTTTATTTATAGTACAATATATATATATGTAATCATTATATGCAATTAGAATAATTTATAAAAAAAGGAATATAGTATGAATATTGGATTAGATGCAATTATAGAACCCCTTAGTGAAAAAACTATACCGATGTCTGTTGTTTTTTCAAGAGAAGTTGATATGTTAGAATCTTACATTGCACTGGAAGATGCTGTGAAAGATCTGGATTATATGACTGAAAGTCATACAAATATTAAAGATATCAAATGTTCTATTGAAGCACATGGTATTGATAATAGTATCATCTCATTGTTCGGAGACCAATTAACAGATGTTAATGGGTTTGAAGCTAGAGATGGTAAAGCAGTATGTATTGCACTTGAAGGCGCTGTAACTGATTTTGTTAAAAAGATATGGGAAGCTATTAAAAGGGTAATTGAAGCAATTAAAAATTTTTTCAAGAAAATTTTTAATTGGATGAAAATAAAGAAACAATTAATACAGAATAAATTTAATAAGAAATTTGGTAAACCTTCTAATGAAGATATGATGAAACTACTTATTAAATTAGATAGTGATGCAAAATATAAATTAGATGTCGATGATATTAGTGATTTAAAAATACCAATTCCAGGTAATAATCTAATAGAAAATGATAATACAAGTGTATATGTTATGAGTAAAAGCATCATGAGCGTATTTAAGGATATTACAAATGGGAAGTTTGATGTTAATGATAGTAATGTGAATGCTATTCTAGAAGATCGTGATCTAAAATCAAGTTCGACAGAGTATTATAATAACTCTAATATTCAATCTGATAAACAATTTTCATGGATTAGATATATTAAAGATAAATCAGATATATTAAAATTAAAAACTGAAATAGAAAAGACAATAGCATTTATCGAAAATATGCTTGATAACCAAAAAGAATTGGATAAGTTAAGTAATGATAAAGTTTTTAAAATCCTTTCCGAGTCGGAATCTGAAGGTAGAGAATTAGTTAGGGTGATTAAATATATATCCACATATTTGACTTTAAAGACCACAGTTGCAAGTAGAATGTTAAATGCATATACTTTAATAATCGATGCAATTAAAGTTGATACTGAATAACAAGAATAAATAAATAATATAGTACTACACCATAATGGTGTAGTACTATATATATATATTATTTTAATATTACGTCTTTATTGTAATCAACTGGAAGAATAATACCATCTGGATTGAGGCATACAATTCGAGCTTCCTTAATACCAGTATAAATAGACGCATGATGATTCACCATAAACATCTGTTCGATATCTTTCTTAAAGATTAACTCAGCAATTAGATTAACAAGCTTGTCTCTATGTTGATGTGAGAACCCACTATCGATCTCATCTAGTTTCAAAGGATATGTCTTTCCTAGATTCATAATCATGTACAGAGATATAATGAACGCTAAGTTAGTCATTTCTTTCTGACCTTTAGACAACCAACTGATATCTTTTAGTTTACTCTTTTCATAAAGTTTGATCTCAAAATCAAATGTTAATTCTTTATCTTCTTTAAGAGGTTCAAATTCCATTTCATAATTCCATACACTAGCTACTAACTTATTAGTATACACAAGTATGTTGTTTATGAACCGAATCATATATAGATGTGGGATACCTTTAGTTGGAGATAATGCTTTTTCTAATAAAGACAACTTGCTTAATTCTTCAGTTAGTCTTTTTATATTAGGAACGATCTCTTCTTCCAATCTAATTTTAATAGACTCTTTGTCTTTGATAGTAGACTTGATAGAAAGCTGTTCATCTTCAATAATATTATCATATACTAATAAGTCTCTTTTGCAAGATTCTAATAATACTATCTTAGCATTAATTATATTAGCTATGATCTTGGTCTCATATATTTCTTTGATATCATTAACACTATCATCCATGCCTTTAATATCTTCATATAATTCCAATAGACCACTGATAGAATTAATCTTAGTTTCATCAGTTGCATGTTTAGCAAGTAGTTCATCTAACTTAGTTTGCTTAACATTAATTGAGTCACCAATAACGTTCAGAGTCTTCTCTCTAATCTCTTGTAAAGTAGTTATCTTTTCTGATAAAGTTTTAAGGTTATCTTCTAGTTCAATACACTTGTACTGATCTAAGCTATTTTCAATAAGCTTAGTAATACAATTGCTTATAGACAAGGGGTTTTTCTGTAAAACTTTTGCTAACGTTGATTTACCTAGAATATAAGAGTTACTATCAATATCCCTTAATACAGTTTCTATATAAGTTATAGAAGGAAGGATAGATTTAAACTCTTCTAGCGTAATTGCATAATCACCCAGTAGTACTTCTTTAGTGTCTATATCTTCTTTTAACTTACCTAGTGTTTTAACAAGACCACCTTCTTCTTGCTTAAGACTATTTATAGTTTCAGAATACTTCTCTCTAGCCTGACATGGTAAATTACACCCCTGAGCAAATGAATATTTCTCAGCTTTGGTAATTCTCTCCTGAGCCCTTTTTAAAGATGTTAGTAATTGAGAGCTATCATGCTTGAGCATTTCAATCTCTCTCTGTAGGTTATAATATCTTTCTGTTATATCACTATGTGATGAATTAGATAACTCAACATCAATATGACCATTTGAATTAGTTGAGCATGTGTAAATGTTTTGAATATGCTGTGTTATTAAATCTGCATTGAGTTTATTAATAACATACATATCTAATACTGGAACATGTTTATCCACAACTATATCATTAATCTGTTTTTGATAACTCTCAGCCAGAACAATATAATCATTAAGCTTCTCTTCAGATGCTTCCTCGTTCATACGAGTGAACTTCTCAATATCTAAATGTAGAGCTTGAATATCTTCTTCGATCTTAGTTGAATTATCTTTTAAGAAATCTCGTGTAGTTGATAACTCTGCTACACTACTCTGATGACTCTTCTTAAATAACTCAGGATGCTGTATTCTATATGAGACACCTCTATTAAAAAGATCTCTAGTAAGTTGTTGAACAGTATCACATTCAATTGGCTCTATAGATGGATTATATTCTGGAAGTTGTTTCATCCGATCTATATCATCTGTTATCAATAATATCTTATTGTTAACCATCTCACGATACTTGACTAAGAACTCCATATCAGATGACAACGCTTTGTACATCTCTTCAGATATTCTTGTACTTTCCAATTCAGCTTTTCGTGCTGTTAGCATCTTAAGATTATCTTTAATTGTTTTCATTTCAGAAACAATCTTCTTATAATGTTGTAATACGAAAGCCATGTTAGATGGATAGCATGATAATAATAACGCTTTGCGTTCAGCTCTACCCATATTACATATATCGATAGATCCTGTAATGATAGATCTAATGATTGGTGTTAATCCCAATTCTTGTTCACAGAGATCTTGTTGTACATTTGCTTTCTTAGATATATTTAATTCTTCTGTGTCTTTTATAAAACTATGTTTACCCGTCTTCCCATCAAACCTAGATTCAACTGTATAGTTAGATCCATTATGTTCTATCTCTAATCGTTTATAACCACTAAGTTCATAATCAGTTGATATAGAGGGAAGGGGTGTAAGCTCTTTCAACAATGTAGTTTTACCACTACCATTGCAACCTACCAACACTGTAATCATATCTAGTTTATCTATAGATATAAAATTATTACCAGCGTGCATCATAGGTTTAAACATACTCAATTCAATGTTGTTTATATACATATAAATCTCCCGTATAGTATGTGGTAAATACGTTAATATTTAATCATTCTATGAAATGTAAATAATTTAATGAAAGGGGATCAATGAATAATACACATACTATCATAGATAGTCTATTGGATTTAATGGATCTTGAAGAATGTATTGAAGCACACGGATGGAGTCCACAGCTAGAACAACTTTTTGGGGAAGAGCTTAGATCTGTAGGTGTCGATACTACTTCCCAAAATATATTATCCTCAATAGAAGACCTACAAAGTCTTATTAAAAAAAATATTGGATTTACATCTAGTATTGCGGATAAGTATATTAAAGATATTCTTGGTAACCCAGCTGCATATAAATTATGTTATTCTAATGAAGACACTGTTAGAACATATGGTAAATCCACTCTTAAAATAATGTCAGTTAAAGAAATCAGGCTCTTACTTAGAGAAGTCAATAGCTGGAGTTATATAGTAGGTTTATTGGGCGAAGCTGTGGGTACTAATAATGAAAAAGAAATAGTTGGGTTGACGCAAGGTCCGAACTCTATGTTAAATCTACAACTTAGTACATCAAAATATACTAACGTAAAAGGTGAGTTAGTTGGAAACATGGTAGGTATGGGATCTGAAATTACTCTTAAAAAATCTGGATGGTGTAACAAAAATAAAATTGAAGCTCTAGCGCTTCTATGGTTTAAAGTTGATGAACATACTAGTAAGACACATGAGTGGTTAGCTAAAGGTGGTAGTAAGTATAAAAAGTTTGCTAATGTTAATCATAATAATCATAACTATCTTAAAAAACAATTTGGTGTATTAGGTAAAGCACTTTCTAATATAGACAAATAAGTAATAAAGTAATAGCTAGTGCGTAATGCACTAGCTATTACTTTTATTTTACCAGTCAGAACCACCGTCACCATCATCATAGAGGTCTGAAGTTTCTTCTTTCTTCTCACCAAGATCTGAATCTCTATTAAGAAGACTATCCTTCATACCACGTTTGAATTCAATTTTATCAATATTAGCATTACCAAGACCACGTGCAACAACCGCAATTGTTTTCTTGTAGAACTTGATAACCTTTTTCATGATTATACCAGCAGCTTTAAACTCATCTTTCTTTTGTTCAGCAACATTGTCACTTACATTAGTATGAGCAGCAGTTTTAATTTTAGCTATAACCTTCTTATGATTTTCAATAAGAGAAAGTGTACGCTTATTGGCATCAGTAAGTTTATCTAAATCCCAACCTCTATCCTGAATAGAATATTGTCGGATACTTCTTTTTGTTTTACCAGCAGCAATAGCAACTGCACCAGCAACGAATACAAATGGATTACCACTTGTTACACCAAAGCCTAGTAGTACAGCGCCTAGTCGTACAGCAGCTCCACTAGAAGCTAATGTCCAATTAGTTCTATCATATGGATTTTTACCACCATCGATACCAAGCTTTTTCAACGCAGTAACAATGTCTTTCTGTGACAAGTTAGTACCCTTACCAGTAATGTCTAATATCACATCCTGAAGAGCTTCAAGTCCATCGATCAATTCTATGGTATCTTTATGCCGTAATAAATGAATAGACTTACTTTCCATTAATTTCTTTTCAACTTTATCAGTTATCTCTGCATACTGATTTATGTTTCTATTTAAACGTGTTTCTAAACGGATCAATGTTGCTAGGAATGCATGTGAGAATGGTTCACCATTGAACAACTCTTGAACAAACATTCCTTCAAATCCTGCCTCAGCATCTTCTACTAAAGCATTGTAAGCAATATCTAAAGACACACTATCAGTAGTAGCTTCTTCTATTCCAATTTTCATATTACATTTCCTTAAACGATAGCAGTATTATATAAATAATAAAGCCGATTTTTAAACTAGAATTGGTAGACTCACGTCTACTAATATTAAATTCATCAACAACATGTCCAACGGAGTTCTTAACAATGATAATATCTTTATCACTAATACGTGAACTTCTATATATGTTGCGAGCTTTATTTAAGATCTGAACACGTGAACCCATATCAATATCTTTATCCAACATACACTGTCTATAAGTCTTCTGGATAATGTTTCTAATAAGGAGTTTGTATCCTATTAGGATGGTTTTATTATTAGCACCCTTCTTAAGCTCCTGATCTTTTTTCTTCTGTTGCGTAGTTGCTAAGTCTGAGAATTTAATTAACAACGTTGATAACATATCAGGTGTTATATTCTTAGTCAGAGTAGCAGCAACGTTGATCATATCAGCATCGATAAATTCATTGGTGTTTAAAACAGTATTCGAAATCTTATTCACCATACTATCAATATTAGTAGTAACTACTTTCAATACAGTTTTACCATCTATCTCATTAGACATACCAGTAGCAGAAATTCTATTACCAGCTTTTTTATTATCATGAAATTTATAGATGATAGTTACTAATTGTTTTCTTATTCTAGTCTGGATATCTGTTATCACATATAGAACTTTTTCATCTGGATGTAATGTAGACAATGCAGAACTATGAATAGATCCATGAGAGATGACGTCTCTACTTCTAGCTTCTATGACAAGTCTCCAGGTAGGAGTTTCTTTTTGTTTGATATAGAACTTACCACTAAGCTCATCAATTGTATAGAACATCACTTCTTCATCTGCACCATATTTAAGATTATGGTTTACAACTGATGTGAAGAATTTGTAATGTAACATCTTGAAGATTAAGAATTGCATATCTTCTTTTTCTTTAATAGATAAGTTTGATAATCTAATCTTATGTGATAGCCACATAACAAATATATTATATGGATCACTTGTAACTGATCTTGATGTATCGATTGAATCTGCAGTATGCACTGTTTTTTTAAAGTGTCGTAATTCTACATCGAAAATATTAAATAACTTATTTACATCTTTTGCTACGAAAAACATTTTACTGATACCAAGCATGGCGGTGTTCAAAGCAATCATATGCGTTGGACGCATTTCAAACTCTGAGACATATCTACGTATATCTAGATACTGCTTCTTAGTAATAGTAAAATCAAAGTTATCGTACAAAACTTGTTTTAATGATAGTTTCATAGTTTCCTTTTACATTATTAAATTTAGTTCATAATATGGTTTTGAAATATATAAAGAAAGGTGTACTAGGTTAATCCTAGTACACCTAACTTTATTTAATTAAATAAACATTCTAATTTATTAGATAATCCACCTGTGTCAAGTGTTCTGTATTCAACAGATTTAACTTTATCCACCTGTGCCATACTAACAACGTCTGATGATAATCCATCATCCTCAGGTATTAAAGTTTTTAATTCTTTAAGTTCTGATTCAAATGCATGTCTCATAAACTCTGATACTTCACCAGATGATAATTTATCTTGTAGATAAACAATTCTGTTTTTAATAGCACCAGTGTTTTCAGCAGCTTCTGCATCTTCATCATCTTTTACAGATAATATATCATTAGAATCTATCCCATATAGATATACATGCTTACCATACATGATGAACCAACAACCTATTAAGTATGCAATAAGTGTATCATCGTTACCACTCATGGAATGATCAATACGTCCATCACGAACTACAAGGTCACATATCTCATCAACAATAGTTTTATCAAAGATACGCATATAGTTCCGTTCAATAGTAGTGTTCAAAACTTTACTGTAAATAAACTTACGAGAATTCTCAGCACCTGTAGTCTTGAAACCAAACATCTTACGAACTGAACCTAATTCAATATCCAAACTTCTAACATTAACAGTGTCATGTTTATCTTGGAAGTAGTAATTGAATATACGTTTGAATGGGTCCCAATCAGTTTTGGTTGTTATCATATGTACAATAACATCAATCAATGTAGCAGCTCTATTTCTCTCAGGAATAAATACTGAGTTCGGGAACCGGCGCATTAGATTAAATATAGCATTAGCAACAAGTACCATATTAGATTGATTACATCGACATGTCATAACAACGGCCATATCTTTTGGATTAGTTAATACTAGAGTTGTAAAGTCTTTTCCAATATTATCTGATGTATCACTAGATAAGATAAATGGAATATTTTTAATCATAGGTGAATCTAGATCCGTCTGTTCTGCAAACCATCGCATAACTATTCCGTTATCGATAGTTATTGAAACCGGTTCTTCTATGTTCTTCTCCAGTAAGTCGATTAAACGCTTTGATATGATAGACTCTCCGGAGCCGTGAACCCACTTATTTAAGTAGTCAATACATATCACTTCAGGTGGCTTATTACGAGTAACATTCTTAAACCATTTCTCATCTTTGCCTAACTGTTTGTAACTATATTCTACATACACAAAGTTGTTACCGGAAGAGTTCTCAACAATCTCTTTGAGAGATTCATTGTCTTCTGTATCATAAAGTTTCTCAGAGAAACGTAATGCTTGAGATTTGAAACTATGTGCATACTTACCTTCGGCAGTAGATGTGAATCCAGCCGTTGTAGTAATCAATGTTGCACAAGGTAGTCCTTGGTCTCTTGCTAATTCACCAACAGTTTCCGAAGCTGCAATAGCTGAAGGATATGAAAGTTTATTATTAATATAGAATGCTAACTCATCCCAGTGCGACCATACAAAAGATTCACCACGACCTTGTTTAGCTGCACGCTTCTTATCAGACTGTGCAACAAAAGTAATGTACTTTGTATTATGTGGTTTGTATTCCACTGTCTCTTGGTTATTAGTGTTATATGCCGAACCTTCTTGTACCATATATGGAGGGAGTCCTTCTTTGGAATCCTTTAGACGTCTAACGTTCTCCGTTCTCAAGTCTGCATCTTTTGCAAACATAGCTACGTTTGAGTTACGACCTAATACATACATGAAGTATGATGTTATAGAAATAACACCAACTGTTTTACCAATCTGTCGTGGCATAGTTAAGTATGTATCAACATTGTTTAAGTATAACCATATCAATGCTAAGTTAGCTCTGTTCAATTTGTATCGAACTGGCTCTCCACCCTGTGATGGTATTCGAATTACTTCTCGAAAGAAATACCACGGGTTAATCTTAGCTTCATAAGCTACACGTAATTGTTGATTCTCTGTCAATGTAGTACTATGTGGATCAATACCTTGCAATGTCTCGTCACATAATACTAACATAAATAAATTATTTTTAACACCTAGTTTTTTTAAAACCATAGACATCTTAAGAAAACTTACATTCTTAGTCTTAGTGTCGATAATACATTTATTTGTTAAAATATCCTTCTTGAATAAAATCATATAGGATTTCTCCTTATCTGTTTAATAGTATACTATAGTGTACTTGGGTAAATATATAGCAGTGTAGGCAAATGCCTACACTGCTATATGATATTTATTCAGAGAGTTCTTCAACAGGTGTTGTTTTCTTAGAACGTGAATCAACTATTGTCTTATCGAGATATAACATACCACCTTTTGCAGATAGAGTATCTATCTCATCATCCGATAAGATTCCATTCTCTTTCAGTGAGGTATATACTAGCTCCTGATAATTCTTAGTTGCGATCAAAGATTCTTCTAGATTATAAAGAGAGCCAAAGCTAACTTCTTTAATACCAGTGACGATAAGATTCTGTGCTAGATTAATAGTACAGTCTTCATTCGTCAATAGTAATAAATCTACAACACTCGATACACCAATAATATCTAAAGTAACTTTTGCTTTAGTAGCTCCGATTACACCAACTAATTCTAATGCATCATAGATATCAATCATTGGATAACAATATGAAATATATGCTTCAGTATCTTCAGTCGCTTGCGATAATAAGTGAATTAATGTATCTACAGATTCAGAACACTTACCATGTAGATAAGCATGTACTTTAGTTGGAGTCAGAACATAAACAGTATTAGGTTCTTTCTCTTTAGGTTCTGTAGGTAGACCTTGTGGACCAGGTGCAGATACTAAAGGAATTTCATCCTCTAAGTTTTCTACTCCGATCACAGGTGTTACTACGATCTCTTCTTCTTCCATTGTTTCAACTGTAACTAGGTTTCCAGATAAACCCATTTCAACATCTAGCTTAGGCTCATCTTCATGAGAATTATTTGCTTCGATTGAGAACAGATCTTCTTGTGATGGTTCAATTATATCAGCTTTACCTTCAGAATTCAATTTATTTAAATTAAGATGCATAGTTGAACTCCACGTTATTGTTTTCTAAATCCTTAGAATTTAAGTATACATCTTGACGTGCTTCAAACATATCTTCAAACTGTTTTGCAGTAATGATGTTCTTAGTTAAAGCACGTTGATTTATACTCTTCATAAGAGTTTCGGTGACTTCAGCATAATCTCTCTGATCACGGGTCTTACCCATGAATCCCCCAGAAGATGCGTGAAACATTAATCTAGAGAATGGACACATTTCTAACTTTTGTCCATATGACCAGATTAACGCTCCACATGATGCAGCCATTCCGATAACTCTCGTTACTACGGTTGCTCTACTTTTCTGCATAGCATGAATAATTGCTAGCCCAGTAAAGACCACTCCCCCTGGAGTATTTAAAGTAATGATAACAGTATCATCTTCAGATGCTGTTAGTAAGATATTACATACATCAGTATATAATTCTTGTCCTCCAATAATTCCACGAATGGAAATTATCCATGTTGACTTTCCATCTTCATCTTTATGATGAGAGATCGTCGGATAATTCACAGACTTTCTTTTCATTAATCGTAATTTATTAAACATATGTTTAAACCTATTTGATATTAACGGAACAGACCATGGAACGCAGAGATATTAGAAGTGCCAGTACGGATACTACCAGTTTTCTTATCAAAGTTTCCAACAACAGAGATTTCTTTTGTAGCAAGCGTGACGCTATCAGTTTCTAGTAAATCTAATAAAGACTGATGTGATACAGTTTCTTGTCCAATAACTTCAGCACATTCAACTGTAGCAAAGTCTTCTAGACCAGCAGATACGATCTGCTCTTCAGTAAGTTCATACTTAAATGATTCTTCGCCAGTATCCATAAAGCATTTACATGCTTCTTGATACCCAGGGGTATTAACAGCATCGAAAGTAATTAATGCAAGGATCTTCTTACGGCATAAACCACCACCAATTGATTCAGGATCAGTTGTCAGTGAGCGTAAAGAGAATGCAGTATTTCTTTTAGTGTCTTGGAATGATGCAGCTAAGTACTGACCATTAGGTCCGAAAGGAACAATGTCACCATATACAACGTAGTACTCACCATCTTTGGTTTTCTTAGCATATACTTTAGTGAAGTAATGTGATACTCTCGAACCATCGATCTGCATGGTACGCATGATAGCATCTTTATTATTTAAACCAATGTTCATGGGATGACCCCACTCGCCTTCAAGACCACCTTCTACTAAACTCTTATAGAATCGTGTATTAGGATTAGTGATAGATTCAACAAAGCTATTCTGATCGTATACAACATTGTTTCTAGATGGTTTGCCAATTACAGCTAATGGTACACCTTTATAAACACCATCTTTGTCTGGCTTAATAGACTTTAGTCCATTACCGAGAACAGTTTGCATGGTCTGAACAGAGAATGCTAGACTTTTATTTTTCATAGATTATTCCTTTATTTTAAAAATTAATTTACACCATACAATGATTTAGATAAAAACGATTGCTTTTAAATATTTAGCTTAAAATAATGTTCATCGTTATCACTTATAATAGTTACATTTTTACATTTCACAATATTACCTAAATAAAAATTAATACGTTCTTCTAATGAATATCTATAAATTATATCATCCTCTATTTACACTAAAGAATATCCAAATTTCTTTTGATATTCTATAAATTCTGGAGATACTTTATCCATATAATCTTTCGGTAGCTGTTTGAACACGTCATCCCAATCTGTATAGTCACGATATTTATCAGTATTACAGTTAGATAGTTTGGTATCAAGAAACGACTCAAGTCTTCTAATCAAAAAATCAGTATGTTGTGTATAGTGTTCATATGGAACATATATAACTTTATCATGATTCTCAATATTATTAATGATATTCATAAAGATAACTATTCGCTCTTCTGCATCTTTTATATTGTCTGTAGCCCATCCGGGTTCTAAACCACGTAAATGTGATGCCAGTATAGATCGACCATCACGAATACATATCAGTAATTTAAGTTGTGGGTTATTTTTAAGAATTTGTGGAAGGGTTACAATATATCCAGGTACTTTATCACCAACACAATTACATTTTGCAATACTGTTTAATCTATCAAATAATTCTTTACCAGTAGAACTTGTCTCAACTATTGTCTTTAACATATCTGGGGTTACACCTTTCGGTGTAAAATCAAGTATGCTTGGTGTACGGTCAGAATAAAACATTTTCTCTAATATATTATTTCTTATACGATCTGATATATCTTTGTCCCAATAATCCAACACGTGAGTTTCATGACCACATAGTACTTCAGAGCTAGAATTTAATAGGTAGGTTAACCCTGTTGTACCTGATCTAGATGGGCCGGTTATTATAAAATCTAACATAGATTACTTTCTTTTAAATATTTATATGTATGTTTTCAATATATGATTTCAGGACTCTGTAGAATATTTCATTCTCACGTTCTATGTCCACGAACTCTAACATAAACTTATTAGCATTTTTATTAATATCAATACATTTATCAGGATTAGATATCCCCCAATTTAACTTGTCCTCTATATCCATACAGTCGTCATCTAAAGGTATATAGTGTACCCAAGGTTCTAACTTACTTTCCATAAACCAACCCTCGGTTGTCATCCTAGGAGCTACGGCTATTGAATTACTAGCAAGAATCCACTTAAGGTTGGTAGCAACATCATTTCCTTCCAATGATATATTAAATCTATATCTCAACAATTCACGTAATGTCATCTTATTCTTTAATAATGTAGATCCAGTTGCTACACCCGAAGAATATCCAATATCTATATTAGAGTTTTTATGTTCGGCAAATTTAGAAACCACTTCTTGTCTAATATGAATAATATTATTCATAGGTTGACAATGTCCTCTCCAGACAATTTTATTACATTTATCACTAACTTTACAATCAATATTAGGCAGGTCTGCTACGGGACCATAGTGTCTAGCTCTACCAATAGGTGCTATGGTAATATTACCATTATCATCAATCAAACGTGTTTTAGCAATCATTGGGAATGTTCGTAATCTATTTTGATCCGCTAAATATACCAATATTGTTTTATCTATAGGACATACACCATCGTTGATTAATTTATTAAGAGTGCCTTCTATATATTTAAATGAATTAACTAATGCACCCTTACCACCAGTTAATACTTCAGTGTTGTCAATATTATTTCCTATCAATACAGTATATATATAATTACGTACACGTGGTGTAATATCCTTCATGTAATCGTAACATCTTTTATCCATATTACCTAAATAGAAATTTACCCTCTCATCAATCGTATATTTATAATTCATATTACTCCCTTAAACAAAATTACAATTCTCAAGATACTTCTTAACTACTCTAAAGAATATTTCTCTTTCACGTTTTTTATCTACAAATTCATTCATAAACATCTTAGCATTTCTATTAATCACATCACATGCATTTGGGTGCATTAATGCCCATTCATATACCTCTATTAAATCTGAACAATCATCTTCAATAGGTATGTAGTGGACCCATGGTTCTAACTTACTCTCCATGAACCAACTCTCTATAACCATCTTAGGGGCCATAGCAATAGAGTTGCTAGCAAGAATCCACTGGAGATTAGATGCCATATCCCAACCCTCTATAGATACATTGAATCTATATTTGAGCATCTCTCCCACACTCAAATAATCACCAAATTTATATCCAAGTACTTCTTCACTTGCTACAAACTCATTACATGGTATCCCTGTATGTTTTATATTTATTAGATCATTTGGATGATTATAAAACTTCTCAATTAAAGACAATCTGTTATTCAGTCTATAATTTTTTTTAAGATGTAGTAGTCCACGCCACATAACACCAGGTATTTTTTCCGATACTTTACAATCTATCCTAGGTAATTCTAATACATGTCCATAATTTCTTGTCATCCGGATAGGAGCTATAGTATTACCACCAATATTATCGATAGGTCTGGTTTTACATATTATAGGTATCTCCCATGAGGCTGTATTATCTGAAACATGAGCCAATGCTTTTTTATCTTTTAAATGTGGATATTCTTTTTTTACAGAATTAATAGTATTATATATTCTATGATAACATCCAACCAAATTTTTATGATAATCGCTCATTTCCGTTGTATCTTCAATATCACTATTGTCAATATCATCTCCCATACATACTGCCCATTTATGGTAATCAAACATTTTTGGTAAATCACTTCGATGGAATATATGGTTATATGGGTTACCTGAATAATGAGCTACACGTTCATCTATGGAATATATATACCTCATATTACTGCCTTAATAGATCTTCAATATCATTTGATACAACATCGTCAGCATTGACAATAGCTGCATCCAACCCTTCATTCATATAAGACCCCATGATCTTACCTGTAGTAGATTGTGCAACATGTGCGATAGTTCTTAGAGGGATAGTTTGGTAAGTACCCTTCATATTAGTATGTCTAAATAGAGTAGACATATTCTTAGTATCTCTAAACAATACAGATACAATCATTTCAAAGATCATATGGTCAGCTGAGAACGAGTCTCCATTAGCTTTCATAATTCTATCAAAGATACCAATACAATCGAAGTACTTCAAAAACTTAGGGTAGTGTCCTGAGTGGAACATTTCATAAAAGATAATATATGAGATCTTAGCATCTTTAACAACATTACAGTCTTTAATAAATACATCATCTTTATGTAGAATAAGTTTTGCATACTTCTGTTGGTCAATAGTTACTGACTCAATATCAGATGGATACATTTCAATAACAGCACCTAATAGATAACCTGTTTCAATTGTACCATTAATAGTCATGTCAAAAATACCAATAGTAGAAACATTGTTCCCTATTTCCAAATAACCATGTTGTGCATACCGCATAGGTATAAACACTTCCAAGAGATCTCCTTTGAAGATATACGATCTCCCCTTCTTCTCAAAATATTTACTGTTATCCATTTATAACTCCTAATTCATTATTTACTTTTCATACAATGTTTGAATAAAGTAATATAACAAGCATAGTGGATGATCCACTATGCTTGTTATTATTTATTTATGTAATAGATTCAGTAATACCAAATGACATGAATCCAGGTTCGTGGAATACACCATCTACTTTATCATAAACACAGTTAACAGTAGCTGTTATAATACCATCTGTCCATCCGGAAGGTACTGCAATTAAATGATGTAATAAAGTTTGATCGTTTCTTGTATCACTAGACCATATCTTCAATGAATAGAAAATACAATTGTATGCATAACCGTGCATTTGTATTGGGTGACTATAAGTACCATTTATTTGTGAACCAAATAATGTTATACCTCTATTAGAATTCCTAATACCTGTACATCCTGTTACAGTAGTGTCATTACCTCTATACATGGTAGTACCACTCTTACCTATGACATATCGCACATCTTCCTGATAGAACCCATCGGTTTGCATACCATTAAAGTAACCATATCCGGAATACTGCCAGATAGATCTACCCTCATTTGTATACCTATATGTATCACCCTTTTCTTCCAAAGCATATATTACATCTAATGCACCATATGGTTCAGGGGCATCTGGCATTGTAGGCGGCCAATCTACCACTTGATCATTCGAAACAGCACACATTGTACGCTTAGTTTTACCATTATAATTATGAGCCCATTCACATTCAATCTCTACATCATAACCATCCTCAATTGTAATACCTGTAAGAATGTAAGGCATTTCTGACATGTTTATATTTAGTGTCTGATCTACCTGGTTTACCGCAGCAATAGACGCAGCAAAGTTATTTAATCCATATTCAATAGCAAATGGATCTTCAAACACTTCATTGACAGTAATATCTACAGTCGCTGGAAGTGAGTCTACATACCCATCGTTAATTATGAATGTAAAAGAATCAGGTCCATAATAACCACCATCAGGTATGTACGTCAGATTAGGCTCAGTACCAGATAAACTACCATGTGTAGGTTCATCATCTACTGTATATGTTAATACATCGGTCACATCTGTATCACTACCTGTCAATACGATATCCTTATCTATATCCATCTCTGTAGTCACATTTTGTGCGTTAGCCACTGGTGGTGTATTTACTACAGGCATTACACATAGTTCCTCATCAGCGGGTGGGCTAACAATATCACCATCATCATTACCTATAATTTCACTAGTACCATTCGTATCTATCGCATGTACATGAGTAAACCCAGGATACATATGATATTGTAGATCGCCTAATAATCCATCCAATCCACCGAGGTTAATCGGATTATCAATATCAGGATTCATATATATATCATATAACCTAGCATCCAAGAATTTATGATCCTGTAGTGTAATAGAATACTTAAGTAAGAAATTAGTAAATCCTAAGTAGTCAGCACTAATTATACTTTCTAATTCTGTTACAATACCACCATCCGATAGTAATAGATTTACAATTTTAATATAGTCTAGCCCTAGTATTATTTTCTTATTTGGGGCTTCAGTTACTATTGTATCATCGCCTAATTCGGAACTGAATTTATCATATGTATTAATGGTTTCTTGAATTGCATCTATCATCGCGTATGGATTAGGATGGAATTTTATCAGATCACTGATCGACTGAAAAGAACAACTCGTCTTAACAACCAATTCCCAAACACCTGAAACATTAGGATTATTTACAACCTCTGTTAAATGATTAGAAGTCACATACCTTGTAATACCATCAATTTCATTTGCTATGTAATCATTATCTCTATGGGCATTTACTCTATTCTCTTGTGATACAATATCATCACCAAGGGCGTTATATACGAGTGCAGTATCAATACTACGTCGTGTTATATAGATCTTGACTTTAGTATTATCCACAGTATCAATAAGCAACTGGTGATTAATAAGTTTTAACTTTGTTTTAAATATACCATTTTCTTCTTCTTCATAAATAACATAATCAATACCTCTACTTAATTCTTTATCACCTAATATGACAACAATGTCAACATCAGTTAGAAACGGTATATCAGAAGTAAAATCAGATAGTACATGATCAACTTGTTTAGTAAACAATTGTATCTTTGCCAATCGGCCAATAGAATCAGCAGTCATCTCCATGTCGAAACTATTGTACGTTTTTAAGGGGCTTATTTTTCCATTCATAATTTATTCCTTAATCTATGTCCACTTCTGGAATTAACACATCTGCAGACAATGGGATATATAAGCTGTTATCATACGATAAGTTCCAATTTGCAACTGTTGTAGTGTCACCAATTTTAAATGTATTAACCATATAATTCTTATATACTCTAAACGGTACATCAGTCCATTCGATAGTATCATTTATCCAATCAAATGTTTTTACAGGTGCGATATATTTTAAGATATCGTTTGAATCATCTGTATCAATTGGATCATTTACATAACCTATAACCTTTGTATCATGAGTTTGTTGATCGAAGTTATTAGTACTGAAATCAGTATCAATATTTCTATCTGTACCATCTGTATTAATCACAGTATCATTATTTAACATCGTGGGTATAGACTCATCAGTATAATCAAAGTCTTGCATATAAGCATAAGATATCTTAATACCGCATAAAGTATAATGATATGAATTAACATAATCATACATAAGATATGGATGTAGATCAACATGAAGCACTGTATGTACAGGAGGAATAGTCACACCGTTTATATAGAAACATACTGGGTGTGGAATATTACTAGTTAATAACTTATGTACTGGAACAGGTGGAGTTTCATCAATATCAATATCCCAACTTAATATAGCAGAACTATGTCCACCGGAATCATCATCAATAATAATATCGGCTTCACGATAACCATTTCTGATCCAATGTGCATTTATAATTCCATGTGAAGGTACGCCAAGTAATCGGATTTGCTCTACTACATCTTCATGTATTTTTAGGATAATAACATCATCATCCGTGGTACCACATATTAATGTATTTGATCCACATGGAGCAATACTACTAATATCGTTTTCCGTTGGCCCTGATAAACTAGTGTATTCTTTATTATGATTAAACCCAACATGTCTAAACCAATTGATTCGCTGTAATCTATTACCATTGTTGAACACATATACAGTATTATCACTAATGACTATATCTTGTATATTTGTAAAACCATAATGTTTGACATCAGTTAGTTCAAATGTTGAAACAGATTCGTTCCATACATAATCAAGATATCCTACATGTAGATCGTAGTTATTACCTTCTAATGTGTACACAAATGTATTACCAGTCATATGGTCACTAATAAAGTGATGCCTACCTGCACCATTAATAGATTCAATCTCTTGGACTAATTCAAATGTAGATTCCACAAATTCATTAGCAAATATATACTTATATAAATAGGCCACTTTATCTGCAACTGGTGATTCTAATTCTAAGATAATATTCTCTGAATCAGCAACACAAGTTATATTCATAATGTTAGCTGGTGCTAAATTAATACTGTGTTTAAATGTAAACAGATTGTTCTCATCTATTGACAGTACATGTACGATACCAGTATCTTTCTCACATACAAATGCGAGACTATCCTGTTCACGAATCACAGCATTATTTACTTCAGCTCCATTAGGGAGAGTCCATGTATCAAATACTTCCATCGCTCGATAAGCACATATTGCAATTGAAGTATCATCATTAGAAATACAAAGAATGTTATTATGAATCCATCCTTTAGAATGGGCATCCAACATTTTGTAATCAGGTGTTGGTAAACGGAAACCTACAGATTCTTCAAGCTCAATTGTTTCACCGCTACCTGGAAACCCTTCTGGTGTATAAGGTCCTAGTTTTGAATTACTAACAAACACAGTTGCAGAAGTATCAGTATTATCCACTATATTCCATAATTCATCGATGGTATTATATATAACATCATAATCAACTTCAGTGTCATCACTAATAAATGTCAGTGGTAATGAACTAGATCGTGTGAATTCTACATCATTTAGAAATGCAGTACCGCCTACATGAGTAGCCTTTAATTTAGTACGAACTACAATATCAGTAGCCTCAACGGGTACTCCAATATCGTGTATATACGCATTGACTAATTCATCAGTATCTTCATCCCACAATGCATCCATGTCCCACAATGCATCATTGTTCCATATCCCACTCTGCATACTTGCGAACCACGGTTCTTTATAATCAACACCTTGGAGTTCAAACTTACCGATTACATTATCAGCATAGTCATCTCTTTTGATAGTTCTAATAAGATCACCATCTTCATAGTAATCAGTAACTATCTCATTTATATTTAGACCTTGTTTGATATCACCAAAGGTTGCATCAATCTCATCAAACCCATCACCAAAACTAACAGCATATGTTTTACACCAAAAAGTTTCAGTAAAGAGAATATATGATATATCATTTATCTGGATGAATTCTATTATATTTGATGGGTCACTAACATATTCCCATTTATAAATACCAAATTTATTCGATTGCAATTTAAACACATTAAAGTTACGATGTTTCCTTATGATAAGACGTTCTGTAGCACTATCGATTGAAGGTGGAACAAACGTAACATGTGAAGCTTTTAATTCGATAACATCTACAACATATTCTTGTTGTGGATCTAAGATACCTACGTCTACCAATATATGACATTGTGCAGGGATATTAAAATCATTAATTATATTTTCAGAGTAGAGAGTATAATCAACGTTATTCTCCATGACAGAGGTGTGAGTAAAAATAATATTAGTACCAATTTCCCTAATTATGTATTTAACTTCTTTATCTAAATACCCAGCAGGTCTACTAATAATAATATTACCATTCACATAATCAATATCATCAGCTGTTAAAAAGAATCTATCCTTGTATACAACCTTATTGAATACATAATACCCCATTGATTCTATAAAATCATGTAAAGTAAATTTATCCCATAGAGCTTGGATATTAGATTGCTCAACTTTGAATCCATCTACACTAAGATCTGATAAACGTCGAACCCCAGGTTGTACGAATTTAAAATACGAATCTCTTAGAGACTCTATGGTCCAGAAATCATATTCCAATGTATCAACATGATCACCTTTTAAGAAATCAACAATATCAGCATCACTATGTTCATATAGTTCAGGGATCTTATGTTTACTATCAATAATAGTACTTGACACTATACCTGGATATAGATAGATAACCATAGTTAATTCAGTGGTTCCTAATAATGCCTTATATCTATCTAAGATAGAATTAGGTATTAGAAAATCACTATGAGTTAACTGAGTACATCTAGTCCATATCTCATTATTAATACATAGACCTTTTCCTTCACTCAACTGTTCTCGATCACATAAGAATATGTCACAGTCATTAATAGAAAAACACCTTGTATTGGTAATTGATTTATCGATATGTACTAAAGTATCATCACCATCATAAACATTACTAAGTATGATATCTACTTTTCTAGCCTCAGTAACAAGGGTATTGTACGTAGTGTACTGCATCACTTCTTTATCTAAAGGTAACTGTACTGCGGAGTTAATAAACATACCATCAGCGAATGTCATGAATCCATCTGAACTAGTATAAAACCCAGTACCGTCGGCAGTATCTACAATTCTAGAAAATGATCTCTTCTCATTATCGACAGTCATGAAGAAATCATCGAAGTTACCAGATGATACAGTTCCTGAATTTAAAAAATGTGCATATGGTATTAACATATAAACATGACCACTCACTGAATCGACTGTACTGTTATCAGGCTGTACTTTAATATTATGTAATGGTAACATCTTACCATCTTTGGATATAATTTTTACATTGTTATCCGGTAATATAGTACTTAGATCTTTCAAGTTAAATGCATCTAGTTTTGGAATAACTGGATTAGGCAATCTACTGTATCGTTCCCCAGCTCCTCTATCTAAAGGTAAATGGTTTTCGATTTCATTACCAGGCTTTGGGGTATCTAAAATAGTTCCACTGAACACATGATTATTGACACTACATAGTATCCACTTATTATAATCACCTATATCATCTACGAATATTTCCAAATTTTCATAATAAGTACCATCGCTGGATCTCTTATTATAGTTAAACAAATGAGTAGTAACTCCTTCATTTAAAATTGGAACACTCCCAAGAGGGCCTGACAACACTTGCATTGTCAGACCTCTGGTTGATTCGACTGGATCATAGATGTCAAATAATTCTGTAGATAGATAGTGCCTAAAAGCTTCTGCTGCATAGGCCACATTCTTCATGATTATTTTTCTCCGATATACGTCTTGTTATATTTAATCAGTTCATCCACATGTTTCTTAACATATGTTTGAGAGAACATATTGTTCATTACATTCGACAGGATTGGATGTTTAGTTCCAGATACTGTCAACAGAATTAAGTATGCTAAGTAAGGTGGGTAGTCAATAGCTAACCATGTTGAAACACTATTACTAGATGCTACAGATAAAACTCTGTATAGCATTTCAGGTGACAACGACTTAACACGAGGTGGTCCATTCTTTTTAATGAACTCAACGATTAATGGAATAGTTGGAGGATGTCCTTTTAAGGTATCCTTCATCATGCCAGCAAGATCACCAAGTGATGTGCTAGAATGTTTGAAGAGTGTTGTACACCGCTTCAACAATACTGGAGCACCATCTTCCATAGTGTCATTAATAAGGTAAGCATAATAATACGCAAATGCATATTTAAAGATAACACTTTCCTCTAAGTCTAATCGATAAGCTCTATCCAGAACAAGACGCATCATAGTAGCATATGTTTCAATTAAGAAAGCAGCGTTTGATGCAGAGGTCCATTCTTTTCTATCAGCATAAGACATACATAGATTTGCTCTTACCACAGAGTTCATGATTTCATTAACTGATGCAACTGTAATACTACCATATCTATTTCTAGATGGTGCATTAATTGAACCAGAAATATTAATCCAAGATTTCTTAAGATCAGGATCTTTGATATAATTAATCTGCTTACCATAAATAGATAGATCGTTAATAGTTAAGATTTCAGGAACACTTAATTTTTTATTAAGTACTGAACTTATGAAATAAATATTACTAAAAGAATTGTTTCTTTTAATAGTTAGGAAGCAATCACTGATCGGATTTTTCTGTAATGGATTGATTGAATTAATCAACTCACTGTATTCAGATTGGTCCATGTCTAATCTACTTTTATCTAATAACCAAACATGTGCAGGTTTAATGAGAGCTGGTAAATTATACATACTTGAAAAATGTGTACTGAGAATACTGTTCTTTTGCATTGGATCTCCTAATAAATTAATTGTTATTCATAAAATGTTCTAAATTTATTATTAATAATATGTATGTATATAGACTCTAGCTACAATCATTGTATGAAGACTAGGGCTTTATGTATATAAAACTTAAAGGAGAAAAATTATGGATGTGTTTCCACATTTAAATATTAATGTAAAAGATGAATCGGCTTTTGATGCTATTAGCTCAGAGACGCTTCCCTTGCATCGCCCAATTTATGCGATGAAGACAGAAAAGGGTCCAATCAATGTACCCGTCTGGTGTAACAATTATGCTAAAGCTGTTAGCATCTTTGGAGAAAAAACATTTGATAACACAAACCTCGAATATTTCAGTCGTTCGTCTGTGTTCTTATACAATACATTCCCATATAACGGCGCGTTCATTACACGTATTGGTAACAATGATGGTACTGGTACAAAGCTTATGGCCAAAGCCTCTTATGTTTTAGAGTGTAACATTCCAACTTCTGGATCAGTTGATTATACTTATACTTATAGAAAACTTGAAGTCGGTGAATCGATCGCTAACATACAGGCTACTAATAGTGGTAACACTGTTCCTGTTATGGCATTTGATGTTACTAATGAAGGTAAGTATGGTAATGATCTTGGATTCCGTTTATGGAACAATACTTCTGACATTGAAGCTGCATATGATAGAATTAATTCTAGTAAATCTTCGTTCCTTGAATTAGGGTTTGTTCAAAAAGATTATGGATTTAGCACATTTAGTTTTGTAAAAACTAAATACAGTCCTTACTCATTTGAATTTGCTACTATTGACGGTACCGTTGAAGATGGTATTAATGTTGACTTTGAAAATATGTTTGGTCGTTATTTCGATGCTTCATATGTTTCTCCTGTCAATGCACATTTCTACCCTGCTTATGTAAAAGAAATTCAAGATGATATGTATTCTAAATTCTTTGATGATTCTATTTTGAGCGTCAAAAAAGAACTTGGTGGAGCTGAAATCTTACAGACACCAGCTGATCCATGGCATTCGATCTCTAACCCGATTGTTGGTTATGAAGAAGATGATACCAAAGCATATAAGATCAATATCCTTAACGGTAAAATTATTGTTAAGTCTGAAGATCCTACCTCATATAACGAGGTTGCACTTGGTGACTTCGATGAAGAGAATCCTAATGATGTGGATGCATTCAATATTGTTGATGCCTTTGAACATACTGGTAATGTAACTGAAACTGTTTCTAAGAATCTGTTTACACCACATGCTCCATCTCCACAGATTGACGATGTTGTTACATTTGGCAATGCTGAAACTACTACTATCAATACTGTTGAAGTTGACGGCTCGAATATCTTACTAACGTGGGATGCTCCTGTTGGAACTACTGGTGAAATAGATGGTACTTCGGTTGATATAGTTATTGCTCTTAATGGTGGTGCTAATGTTACTATGACAGTTGCTAATATCGCAGAGACTGGTTGTACTGTTGATGTCCCTGGTGATGTTTCACAGTTTACTGCCACTGAAGTATCTCCGGATATCGGAATGGAATTACTCATTGACGGGACACAAGTTTTCGTAACTGACGTTATTGACAATGCTGGTACTTATGAAATTTCATGGGCAGAAGATGTTCTTATTACTTATTCTGGTTATGCTGAAATAGTACTTGGTGATAATCTTGATTATGGTTTCAATACTCCTGCGATTGTAAGAGAAGCTGGAATGAGCGAATTCGTTTCCTCTACCCCAGATTACTTAACTGATGGTAGTGATGGTGATACTGATATTGATGGCGCATCTTTGGATGACGATACTGGTGGACCTCTCGGTACTAATAGAATTGAAGCACTCATTGAGAAATTCTATGACAGAACCTTTAATCCTCAGATTGAAGACAAAGCTAAATTCCCATTCAATACTATTATTGATACTGGATATAGCGTTGCTCTTAAAGATGAGCTTATTGCATTCTTGTCATTCCGTGATGATATCAAAATTGTTATGTCCACATGGTCTGGATCAGATCAAGATGAAGCTATGTCTATCGCTACTGGTGATATGCTGACTGCTAAGATTGTCTTGAATCCTGAATCAGAACTGTTTGGTACTGGTGCATGTCGTGGATCTATCTTCGGGCAGTATGGCGTCTTGAATGGCGAGTACTACAAGAAAGATGTTCCTCACACTATCTGGTATGCAATTAAGATTGCTGAGTATCATAACTTGACCTACATCAAACAGCAGCCTAACGGATTGCCGTACTCTGAAGTAGATCAGTTCCGTGAGCTTTCATGGTTCCCATATGACAAACCAACCAAGCGTAGCTTGTGGGGTAATAATGTAAACTACTGTCAGTACTACGATATGACACACTTACATTTCCCAGGTTTGAAATCTGTATATGCTAACGATACTAGTGTGCTTGCACTCGATAGTTTTGTTAATACCATTATCTACATCAAACAGTTGACTCTGCCTGTATGGGCTAAGTATGCTGGAGTAGACGATGTTAATGTACAGGCTACATATGCTATGGTCATTAATGATCTAGAACAGAAACTCGGGCATATGCTTGCTGGACGTTACGGATTCGAAGTATCCATGTATCAGACAGAAGAAGAAGCACAACTCGGTTTTGTACATCACGTACAGATCATACTTACTGGCGGTCCTGCACAGCGTGTATGGAATCTCGATATTATTTGCAGACGTACCGGATTTGAAGGGTAATCACTATGAGCGATCAATTTAAAGACCATCTGTTACAAGAAGCAACTGCATTAGGTTTGGGTGAAAACCAAATCGGAGCTAACCTAGACCATGGGTCAAACCTGGGTGTTGGGTTACGTGAAGTGTCCTTGGACGCTGCTACTCCGTTAGTATTCACTCCAACTGTATTTATTGTAATGCATACACCATCTATGTATACCAACACTGGTAATAACGTAGTTGGTGAAACTATTAAAACACTTATCGAAACTCATGCTAAATCAGTTAGCGGAATTGATGTAACTTATTCACTGGAGACTAGTGAAACTCCTGTTGGCCATGATGGACAGCAGCTGCAGGTTCCTACTCAGTCTAAACGCGCAGCGGTTAATCCTTCATTTACCTTTACGGAAGTAACTGGTAACTTGATCTGGAACCTCTTCGTACAGTGGATGAAGGACATTCAAGATCCGGATACCAATGCATCTATGGGTCGGTTTGATGACGAGAACTTACAGTTCTTATCTTCTACTTACTCCATGTCTGTATTGGCTATCCAATATGATCCTAGCCAGCTGGCTAAGAACATCGTTGATGCTGCATTCATTTCTAACATGTTCCCGACCGACCCTGGTGGTTCTTTAGGACTTGAAAGAAATATTGCAACTTCTAAAACTATGGATCGTACTGTTACCTTCTCTGGTCATCTCCAACATAATAAGCGTACCCGTGAAATGGGTGTTGAAATCGCTACCATTATGCAAGATGCTAAGATCAGATACTCTGGTGAACGTACTCCATACTTGGAAGAAGTTAACGAGAACCTTGCTAAATCTGGTATCCAGCGTGAAGTTGATAGCTTAGTTGCTGAATAAAAGATATTAAAATATATACTACTACAGGTTGCGCAAGCAACCTGTAGTAGTATATTTATTTGTTCAGTGCAACTCTATTCAGTAGTGTCGTCTTTTTCTTCTAGGCTTTCCCATGAAGCAGATGGTACATCATCATCACCATCATCAGTTGTCTCATCAGTCTCTCCACCTTCAGCAGGCGCACCTGGTTTAAGTGAATTCTGTAGTGCTGCAATAGCAGCAGAGAAGTTATGGAAGATATGATTATATTTTTCTAATTTTAATATATCCATATTATCATCATCGAACATAGTCGTATCGATAATACCACCAGCACCAATCTTATGTACTGCTTCCTTAACTAGATCAACAACAATACTAGCACGAATAGCTTTAAGTGTTTCTGCTGACTTATCATCTTCAAGGACGATCATATCATCAGGGATTAGTTTCTCAGCAATAGCATCAATAGTTTTGATAACTTCTTCCAGCTCTGCATATCTAGCCTTATCAGGAGAGATGTCAGGTGATGGTAGTGTCACAAAGATATTTGAAACGATGTGGTCTAACATAAGCTTAAGCTTTTCAGTAGTATCAACATCACAATTGTTTTCTTTAAGCACTTCGATAATTTCTTTCAATACTGAATAAGAGTTACGGACATATCCTTTAACAATGTTTTCAGTTTTATTACATGTAATACCTTGAAGGAATCTGATGAAGTTTGCGAAGAGTAAGTTGTTTGTAGCCACTGACCTTGAGAACTCAGCATCATTCAATGCATTGAAGATAGAAGCTGGAACCTTAGTCGATGTAATGATCATATCAGTTAAGTTATCAGCTACTTCAGGTTTACTATTACCAGCTTGTCCTTGAGTAGTTTCAGTATCAAGATTAAGATTTGTAATACCACCAATTTCTTTTGGAACGATAGATACACTACGTGCAATAATATCGCGCATAACATTCATTGGATTATGATCAAGGTTATACATATACTTAGTAATGAAACTATCTTTCAATAGACCCATGACTTGCTCTACGTTAGTACCTTTATTATCACCAAGATCAAATGAGATCTTATGTCTATCAGTAGCATTATTAAGAGCAGATAAAACTTCAGCAATCATGAATGAAGTTCTCATTCTAATGATGAAGGAACTATCTTCCATTAATCCTTTACCAGTACCATCGGGTCTGTAATCATATGCATAGTAAGTCATATGAGTTGTAGGTACGTATAATAAGGTTACACGCTGCTTGTGAAGTGCTCTATTGAATAGGCAAGAATAGAGTCTCTTGTCATCAGGAAAGCTTGCTGCATCAACACCTATAGACTTGATAGATTCTTCAATCGTCTTTTTCAATGTTAATTCAAAAACAGTAGAAAGAATATTATACTTCTTAGCTGATGCCCCTAAGTCTCTATTTGAGATATCATTCATTGTTGCAAGATATGGAGTACCAAGAGTATGGTTCTCACTTACATATGAATAAGACTCATCGATAGGATTACCAAACTGGTCAATGATTACAAAGTAACCAATATGTGAACTTGGTGCACCAGGAACAAAGATAGGAATAACTGCATTAGTAGGAAGCTTCTGAATATAAGGCTCATCATCTTCAGAGGGGTAGCCTACATCAGAAATAGTATAAATCTTTTCGGAACCAGATGTTTGCATTAAAGCATCCATCTTCTCTTGAACTTTTTTATTAATATTACTTTCTTTAGTCTTAACATTGTTTATTTTTCTAGTGTCAATAGATAGACTAAAGTTTTCTTTGATAAGTTCAGTAGATGATTTAATAAGATCAGATTGACTATTATTAACCTTTTTTAATACAGCCTCTCTCTCTTCAATCTTCTCAGCATCTGAATAATCAGTAGTCATCATTCCGGCTTCATAATCTTCAGTATCTATTTCAATATCTACAAAATCAATATCACCAGCTTTGTCAATTACTTTCTGATCTTCAGTTGAGATTTCAACAGAGTCATCCGTTCTACCATATAAGTCAACTTTGTCAATAGCGATTTCATAACTAACAGAAGTCATTCCATCCTTTTGTTCATTCTCATCAATTCTCTTCTTAGGATTAATACCAAGGGTATCTGATGTAGCTTGTTGAGCATTTTCATCTTCCTGATGTGCAATACTCGTAACTAACAATGAAATGGCTTTCTTAGGAAGAGTCATAACAGGAACTGCACCGTAGTCGAACAATGCATCACCGATCCATTCAGATAATAGATTACCGATCTTCAATCTATCATTCATACGGACATTAATGATTTCTATAATTTTTGATTTAGTAACTTCATCTAGTTTATCAGTATCTAGATCACATGTTACATAATTACTAAACATATCACTAGGTGATAGAATAGATGGTACTAGTACTGTCTTGGCTTTACCTATCTCAGGTACCATTGACTGGAACGATTTGTTATGATCAATCTTCTTATTAACATCAGTGGATATTGCTAACATATCGTGTTTAAGATTATCAATAGAATGCGATTGTGTATTGTTTATAGATGACCGTAGTAACTGTTCTTCAACATTACTAAACTGCCCAGGTCTCTTTAATTTCTCCACAAGATTATTTGTATTCTCTTTATTCAAAGAGGACTCAATCCCAAGTAGGGACAATAACCTTTCTTTTGTTCTAACTGCTATAGAATCATTTCTCATGTAACTACTCCTTATAAGATTTTAAAATTCATTCATATCATGAGTGACTTTATTAAATCAATAATTAATTATCGTAACCTATTATATGAATTAAAATACTAACAATGAAAGGTTTTAATTATGAACAATATGTCTATCTTTATTCAAGAAATTTATGGATTTCTGCAGACTATTTCTGTATACAATCCGTATATGAAACAGTACTATAAAAATAAATTAGAAGCATTGACAATAGATGAGATTAAAGATGCTCATAATCCCTATGTTATTAATTTACAGGGTGAATTTTTTAATACTGCGGATATTGCCAATCTTACAGTAGATGGTGATTTGTTATATCCAGAACTTGCTTCATATAACCATGCTGAAGATCCAGCTGGATTGAACAACACACCTATGGTAATGCGTGTGCAAGACTTGCTCACTATTGATGATTATACTGATCTAGGTGGTAGTGTTGAAGCCGGTGAAACCCACAGACTAAATGGTACTATACCCCTTACTAAGAGTACTTTAAATGACTCTAGATTGCGTAAGACTAGTTATTTCTATTATTACAACAGAGATGGTTTTACTGATCTACTCGAACGTTATCCTGATCAAGCAGATTTGATTAAGAATATTTTCTACCCAGTTACAATATTAGAACATATCCATATGGATGTATTGGATGCAGATGAAGAGCTGATTCTTAAGCAGACTAATCTTCCTGCATGGGAAACTTACATTTCTAATATAGACAAGTTTGATGAATACACTAAAGCATATAACAATAGTAAGATTTGTTTTGATATGGAAAACAATCTAATACAAGTTAATGATTTTGAATTAATTGGTTATTCAGCAAAGGGTACTGAACTACAGCCTCAGTTCTTAGAGTACAGTGAACTTGGTTCTATTGTACAAGCACTACAATCATTCTTAATCGTATTCAATGAAAGATGGAATGTACCTGAATACATGGAGTTTGAAAAGTATGGTCATATTATTTATTGGACCATCTTGTGGACATTGTTACCAAATGTAGTATTACAACAGCGTATTGATAATATGCATACAGCATCAGTTCACACTGATCTTATTTGGGCATATCTGAAATCTAAAGGTATTGGTGATTACCGCGATGTATTGAACGATAAACAACAGATGTTTATGTATAAGAATATTAGATATCTTCTTAATCATAAAGGTACTATTGAAACTCTTGAGATCCTTGCTAATAATCTACTTAAAGATTATAACATCACTCTCGTATCTAAATATGTTGCTATTGAAACATCTGGTTCGGAATCTCGATGTGTACCTACATCACAAGTTTTATCTAAAGATATTACTAAAGACTATATTAATATTGGTAATATCGAAGCAATGCAACAAACGTTAGCAACTACTTATGCTCAGGAAGTTAATGATGGTATTGAACCTGATATTGGACCTGATCTATTAGATGAACAAGATTATAAATTATCAAGAATTGAGAACTCAACACTTCCAACTAAACTTGTACAGTTTGTTAGAACTAATGTTAGTTATCAGATCGGGCTTGAATATATCAAGTATGCTTTAGAGTCATTCACATATATGTTATCTAACCAGAATACATCATGTACTGTGGATTATGATAATCTTATTAATGTTCGATCAGATCGTGTCTCTGGTGGTTTACCATTAACTATAAAAGAAGCATTTGCATTGTTCCAATATTGTTTATATAGTGCTGAAGCACCTACAGTATTATTAACACCTGATAATATTGATAACTTTATTGATAAGGATGTTATCTTCGATAAGTCTCGCGTTTTGATTACAAATCAGAATGCTAATAACTTTATTGGAGCATACGTTACATATCCAGGTCCATCTAAAATACCTACTAAGTTCTCAGTCAGAAGACCGTTTAAGTTAAACCTTGCTGAAATCACAAAAGAATTTCTATTGGAGATTCATGGTGCAAGTAATGATGTATCTACTATTAATATTGATTATATCTTCCAACCAAACTTACAGGGATATCTTTTAGGTTTACCAGATGGGGCTACTCCAGATGCAGATGAAGTTATTCGTCTAACGAATATCGATGCTAAGAATAATCCATCACCTGATTTGACTACTCGTACACTTGTACAACAGGGTCATAACTTCTCTAGTAAAGAAGAGCTTGTTTCTTGGATGGATACAACATATGGCGATAAGCTATCTGACTTTATTAAGGTCAGGACCAATTCAGATAAAGTATATAATAGGTCATTTGATTATTTATATTACCAGTTACTAGAAATAGGGATTGTTGATATTGAGTATGACACATTTGGTTCTATCACTACATATGAAGAATGGTTTGATACAAATGATTCTTTGCGGAACTTAACTGATTCATTGAATGCTGCTGACAATCCTAAGATTGCCTTTGGTGATTTGATGGAAGAGATTCTAGTACAGATGTTACCAATCAAAGAATCCGACTATGTACAGTTTGGTGATCTAACTGCAGAAGAACAAAAGCTCATGCGACAGTTGTTCGTACAGATGTGTACTTATGATATCACGTTCTTTGATACTAGTTCACTAGTAAAGGATCATGAAATCCTTGGTTCTATTATCTACGATGATACTGCACAGTTTGAACTTGCTATACCTTCGGATGCTAGTATTAAATTCATTGCACCTAAAATTGGTCCTATTCTAGGAACTGAACCTGCTGATCCTATTGTACCAATAGATGACGATCCTACCTTTATTGTAGTACCACGTGAAGATCCTCCTCCTCCTCCGTTTATTATATATCATCACTATAAGAGTAATCTTGATGGACAGGTAGAGTATGATCTAGCTAGTGTGACCAAATTATTTAACAAAATTGAAATGGGTAATATTATTAAAAGTATTACTGGTTCCAATGAGATATATTGGAAACTTGTTAGTTCACATTTAAATGGTCCTACTTCTGAAGATGCTACGTATATAATACCAGCTCTTGAAGATGGTAAGTTATGTACTGATAGTTATAGTGTTAAAGAAGCAATTGAGTTAGAATATTCAATAGAAGGTAATATGTGTACAGATGGGTACAGCATAGCGCCATCCGTTACTGAATCATCTATCGATATTATTGTAGGTGCTATTTTACGTAGTTCTAAAGACCAACTTGATCTTTATACTAAGCTAGTAAGTGCAGCTTTATTACCAGCTAACTACCAAGAAACTATTACATATGAAATACCTGGAAGTACTGTACAATCTGTATTAAAAATTATTGTTGGGAACCTTATTAAGGGAACTGCTGATTCAACTGAATTATATACAAAACTTGTGGAAGCTAGTTTGATAAACACTAATGTTAAGGAATATGATTTGTTTAATACTACATCTGTAGTAGAAGGTAATCTATGTTCCGATGGTTATGTAAATAGACCAACGTTAGATATCAATATGGAGATCGATGGTTCTTTATGTGGTGATGAGTACAATATACCTTCAGGGTCATTAGAAAAATCGTTACAGATTATTTACGGTGTTCAATGTGATGCAGGTGAAGATTATATGGATGTTGATTGTGTATCAGGTGTTACATGTACTTTAGAAGATGTTCTATGTGTTAATGATACTATATCATCTCCAATATGTTTGAACGTTGAAATCAGTTGCCCAATTTGTTATGAATATAATGCAGGACCTGGGGATTGCTACGAGGGTAATGATTTGTGTGAAGAACCTATTCCTAGTGGTGGATGTGGAAATAATGGTGAAAAGATTGGGTTAGATTGTACGTGTGATGAAATAGCTGGTTGCTCTGAAAATGCACCAACTGTTACTTGTACTGATGCAGGACTGACTGTAGATTGTGGTGATACCAAAGTTACAACATGTGATGACGAAGAGGCTATGGACTTCGATTGCGATCCTGCTGAAGAACAAGGTTGTAGTGGGGCAGAGGAAGAACAAGGTTGTCAATCTGAAAATGAGACAACATGTGATCCAGGTGAAGATCAAGGATGTGCCGATCTTGCATGTGATGACAATGAGGATCAAGCACAATGTGATCCAGAGGATCAAACTTGTACTGGTGGTTGTCACGGTTCCGAAAATCAGGGTTCAGGTGGAGAATAACTAAATAAATGGGGGTAGTAATACCCCCAGGATTTTTAATAATAAGTAATAAGGAGTAAAAAACTAATATGTTGAAAATATATGATGTCATGGGAAGTGATAAAAAAATTGTAATGAACAATCTAAATCACAGTTATATGATTGCAGCTAATCAAAAAAATGCAGAGAATATAGTAACTCATACTAAGCCTACTAGAGATATACCAAACTATACAAAACCTACAAAAATTAGTGACGAGACAATGTCTGTTGCTATAACTACAACTAAATTATGTAACATGAGATGTACGTATTGCTATGCTATGGATAATCTTATAGAAAACGATGCAATTAATACTAATAATATGAATTTTGAGGAAATTAAATATTTCTTTGATAAACAATTGCCAGCAGATAAGTATAAAAGTATTTCCATTACATATATGGGGGGTGAGGCTCTTGTAAACTTTAAAACGGTATATGAAGTCCAACAGTATATCAAATCTACATATGATAAGACTAAATTCCATGTGACAACAAATGGGTTATTGCTTGAGGATAAAATATCTAAACATATTAAAGATTGGGAAGGCGATGAAATAATCGCTGACTGGTTCAATGATAATGGTATATCTATTAAAGTATCATGTGATGGTCCTAAAGAGATTCATGATAGGACTAGGATATTTGGTAATGGCAAAGGATCATATGATAAACTTTTTGATATGATGTATAGACTCAAAAAGACACACCCTAGATTAATAAGAAGGATACAATGGAGTTGTACTGGGGACTATGGGCAAGGTGGACCACTTATCATGCGCGATAAGTTAATATTCTTTAATAACCTTCTCAAGAATGGTCTTGGTGTCACATTTCACTTAAGAGAAGCAATTATCCCTGGGTATACACCAGAACAACTTAAAGAGTGGTCTTCTAATTTAGAACAACAATTAGATATAGCTGTAGACTGGTTCTTGAGTAAAACACATAAAGATAAATCTATCAAGTGGCCTGATTTAACAAATAATTACCTTAGGAATTTTTTAACACCACGACCTAAAATGATGGCATGTGGTGCTGGTAGAAATTATATAACTATTGGATTCAATGGTGAAATACATGCATGTCAATGTGTAACAGATTGTAAAATCGGTGATGCTGAAACTGGTATCGATCCTAAACTACGTGCACCGTGGTTAACAACCGGAAGTGGTTGGAATCCAAATTGTTTAGATTGTGATATACGAGGTGTATGTGCTGGAACATGTCCACAACATAATAAAACTCATTCTGAAACAAATGATGTTGATGATAATGTTGAAATGAAATGCGTGGGTAATAAATTACGCATGAAAACTGCTATGAGATTAGTGACAGATTTAGATAGAGATCATTTGTACAAACTTATAAATAAGCCTGTACCAGAACGCTATAAGAACAAAGATAAATAAAACTAAAATATCATACATAGAGTGGGTATATACCCACTCTATGTATGCTTTAACATATAATATAAAAAAATATAAGTTACCCATTTTATGTGTAAACAATTTTTTAAATAAAGGAAGTTTAATATGAATATTAAAAATTCAAGAGACATTGGGGTAATCTTTCAAGTTGGCAAACATGTCAATGGTAAAGTCACCTGGATAACAGAAGAAGATCATAACTTTATCACAGAATCGGGCTTAGAGAAAATACGTGAAGACTGGTTTGCTAACATGACAAATTACGTTATGTTGGGTACTGGTGAAACACTTGCACCTAACCCAGTAACTATTTCTAAAAATGCAGGTGAAGCATTTGTAACTCTTACTAACTACACTCCTTCTGGAAATCCTCCAGATGGTACAAAGGATGGTAACTATGTATTGTTAACAGAAGATCACCAGACTATTCAACTAACTGGTTACAACGCTGGTGCTAGTGGTGGTGGTAGTTATGTATTTTATGCTACAGGGTCTACTGCGGAGTTTCATGGTAATGGTTGGATAGCGGAGGAGTATTTTGAAAAACTTGAAAACCCTAAATTAGTTTCAAGTAATTACGATACTGGTGGGGATGGTATCTTCAATAAGAAGTCATTAGACCCATCTAATGAAATGGTCACTATCACTAATACAAGAAGTGTGTTCTTCGATCCTGTAACTGCACCGATTACTTTTACTGAGATCGGTTGGACCAACACACTTGATGATAGTCAAATTGCTCCAGATCTTACTATTGATGGACAATCAGTGGTTGGTGATTGCGATAGTGGTTCATACAGTACATTGTTCGGTAGACGTAATGTTACTTTGACCTTCCAGAATGGTGAAGCACCTTATGTTAAAGTAACATTGGTTAGAAAAATATCATGCGATCCAATTGATGGTATCTCTAGTACTATTAGTGGTTACAATGGGACTATCAAAACTGCATGTGCTGTGCATAATAGAGAGTTCAAAGAAGGTTATTATTCATATATCAATCCTCTTACTGGTGTCACAATTCCACCTACTGTTGAGAATACAATCCTTGAAGGAAAGTTTTCTAGATACACTGGGTTAAGCCTTATCGTATCTAATAAGACACGTGATCTCGAAGCTAATAATTCTAACATCTATGAAGTAAAAGATAAAGCCACCTTAGTTACTACAGATGTTGTTAAAGATATGACACGGGTGACTGATACGATGTATGTTACTGGATCTGGCAATGATCTAAAATCATACAGTGTTGCTAATGGTAATATTGTCCTATTAGATACCGAGCTTAGCACTGGTCCAGATATTGAAAAGATACTTTATTTTGAACCTACTGGACATACTGCTGATAATGGTGTATGCTTAGTTCTTGTTTCCGGTAATATAATCGCTTACAACATAGATCATGCAACTGGGGTATTTACTCTATACCCACCGGCTTTTAATACAGTAAATTATCTAGCAACCGCAGGTAGTCCCGTTGCAATTGATTTTGATAAAATCGATGAAGACAATATTGTTATTATCAGTGGAACATATGATATAACGAAATGGAATATCCTTAGTGGTGCAGCAGACACAACTTCTGATTTAGATCCATATACAACATCTAAACCTATTGGTGAATTATCGAAAGTGGTATCACTTGGAGTTAATACCTATTTGGTTGCTTCAGATAATTCTCAAACAGTTATGTTACTACTGGAAGGTGGAGCTACGTTTACTTATATTGATGATAATCGATTATTATCTAATACGCCAACGTCTGCTATCTCTTCTATGGTACTGTTAAATAGTATTGACTATGAGGCTTTGAATCCAGGATTTGTAGCAGTTGAGGATAATGGTGTTGTAACACTTTTCCAAGTTACTGATACAGAACTACTTTGGAAACAAACAGTTGTAGTTAGTTCTGGCACTACTGCTATCGAACTACATAATGTAGGATTTATCGAATATCCATCTGGTGTTATTCATAATTTCAACTTAACATTGGACAAATTGGAAAAAGGAACTATCTTATCTAGATTGGATGCATTCTGTAAATTGAATACAACCACATCTGTATTATTTGATAGTGCCAATACAGCAAGTCCTATGCGTTATGTTGATCATGAGTACTCCACACAGATATCTACCAACTTAGCATCATTCCATAATGCAGCTAAGGAACTCAGTGTTGTATCTAAAGCTGTTAGATTCTATAAATTTACAGATACAATCTCAGCAGTAATGCAGGATGATGGATTTGTTGAATTTATATCATGGACTGAAGCTAATCTGTTATCAGAACCAAACAATGTAGCAGCAATTGTAAATATATCTGGAGATAATGTTTCTTCTAATAGATTTAAAGTACCTGGTATGGATTACACTCCCGAAACTGGTGCTACTACTGTTCTAGATATAGCTATAGTTTACGAAACTGATAATGATACATTTAAGTTTGTTGTAGCAACTGATACATGGCGATACCTGGTGTCATATGATGCTGGTACTATAGACATATTGCACTCTATAGATGGAACATCTCAACCGTGGACTACATTCTGTACAATTCCTGGAACTGATAGTTTTGTAGTTTCACGAGGTTATAATAACCATGCTACTGATCAAGATTCGTTAACCCTTGAAGTATATTCAACTGTTAATGATACTATGGATTTGGAAGACACTGTTGGTGAACTTGAAATAGAAGGTACTGCAAATGTAAATGTAGTTAGAGATGATATCTTATTAACAATACCTAGACTTGCACACGATGGTACTAGATTATATGCAATTACCAATCAGTTATCCATTATCTCTTGTCTATGTGATGCTATATCATTTTCAACATTAGATGCTCCATTACATTTATGTGATAATGTAAGTGCTAATGTAACTAATATATCATCTGCTCTATTAGGTGATAGACTCAGTGTTGCATATAGTGAGCTTGGTTATAGATCTGATAACATTGACATCTCTAGTATTAACTGGGACGACCCTATTGGAACAGCTACAATTGAACGTGGTAACACTTATGGTTATAGAGAACTTATTAACAATGGTTATGAATTATGTATGAGGGATGGTAATGGTAGACTTATTATCACAGATCATGAATTTGGTGTAAGATCAGATTCCTATAATCTGGCATCTTCTTTTGCAATTAAAGTAATAGGTGTTATCAGTGATAATGTATATGTATATGCTGGTAAGGCTGTTGATAAAATATTTTATCATACGGCACGGACATTGAATAGTGTTGAAAAATCTAAGGTAGTAGGATCAATTGTATTTAACAATATGGATAATTTCCATACTGGTATGATTATCCCTATCGCAGATAACTACGTTGAAGCTGTTTCATGGGCATTTGTTTTAAATACTCCTGAACCAGTCGCCGATAGTATATTGAGCAATATTGTTATTGAGAATATATGGAATCGCGGGTAGGTTAAATCAATACATAGTGGGGGTAAAACCCTACTATGTATTTTTTCTTTAAAAAAGGAATAAGTAATTATGAGTGATTTTTGTTATAATTTAGATGATTGTGGATCTGTGGGTGATGTTATTGAATATCTAGATATGGAACATCCTAGATTTAAAGATATATGTGACATACGTCTTATAAATACAGATAGAACAGCTTATAGACTATCAGATGCGTATAAGAGAAACAATACCGCTGAATGGAATATTCTCAATGATCAAAAACATGAAGACACATTCATGTACAAATATTTAAACTGGTGTATTGATAATAAAGAATTATATTCTGAAGAAAAATTTGTTGAAATTTTAAATGATCATTGCAAGGATTATGATGTACCTGAAGATGATGAGGTTGTTATAGCATTACGTCTCAGCGATCAATTAGTAACAGTGAAAGATGATTTTAAGAATTACATGAGATTGATAAAACATAAGTTACGTGATATCAATCTAAAAAAAGTAACTATTGTTATAGGATTACATTACCCCACGGCAAAATCGTTTTCTAAAGACCGGTTACAAGCTGATATTGATACTATGGATAAGTTGATCATAGCATTTACCAAACTAGGACATAGTGTTACATTACGATCATCTATATCACCGGATAGAGATTTCTACTATCTATATAAAGCAAAGAACTTGATTACTATACAATCTGGCTATGGTGCATTAGCTGGTTATTTTAACCCAACCGAGAATAAAACATTAATATCTAAAGAAGGTAAAGGGCGAGCAATGTTCGACCATGGATTCTGGGGATCAACTATCAAGAATATTAAGTATTATGGAAATGTGAATTATAAAGTGAAAGATTTTTTGCTGATAATTCAAGCCGGTGATAAAGATTCAGGAGGAGATATATTAGTTAATGTTTTATATGGATTATTTTCACCAGATAAAAAAGTTAGAACTATAAAGCATGAATCTGATCCTACGCCTTTAACATATTCAGATGATGAAGCTGTTCGTGTATTAAAGTCAGTAGATACGTGTATAGATTTTAAGCACATGATACAATGCAATGTTCTATATGCTTTCTCTAGGAGACGTGAACCTGGTATGAATCGAAGAGCCTGTTCCGTGGGTGCATCAGAAAATAACTATTTCGTATGTGATTACGACAAACTTGTAGTATCGTCTACTAATTCATATGAAGATATAGTTGATTATGTATATGATAAAGTTAAAAAATATGTACCGGTATCAGTAGAAGTTGATAAAGAATCAGCTGTCAGTAGATTGAAAGACATGACTATTGTAGCTGAACGAATGGAACATGAATCTATATATCATATGGATACATTTTACCATGTATCTGGAAAAGGTATTAATGAAACTATTAAACCCATTGAAAATGAACTTGTTAGTAAAAGGTACCAAATTTATAAAAATGAAAAAGCGGTTATTAGTACTATTATGTTCAATCGTGATGGTTATAAAAACAGAGATACTTTATGGAATCGTGTAAAAAAATTAGAAGGGCGTAATGTGACTAATGGAGTATTCTACTATAGAGATAGGTGGTTGCCTAAATTTATAGAAGATTACAAATTCTTTATTTTATTACATAAACCGGAAGATGTTGTTATATACCGATTTAATAAAATGTACTTGAGTGATCATTTGCATAAACGAATGCATATGAAAGATCTACATAATGTGATAAATTCTCCTTCTTATAATGCTATATTAGAAGGTCGATTAAAAAATCAGTTTAGAACATTTTGTGGATCAATAAGTGAAGACTATCTATCATATAATAAATTATTACAATCACGTATATGTAGATATTTATTATATAATGCACCAAATATTACATTTGTTCCATTGTGGAAACCATCTGATAATCTCGTATATTTAAATGAAGTATGTGGTACTGATTTTTCTATACCTGAATATAACTATTCTTATGATAAAGATTTAGTTGACAATTGTGAAAGAGAGAATATGTATCTCCAGCGATATATTGATGGTGATAAAGATACTATTAGTGCTCAAGGATAAACAAATATAAATATAGCTAGTATGGTGTCCAATTGGACACCATACTAGTCTTATTACTTTATTCTAAAATAATGATATCCCCCATTTTATGTATAGAATTTAATTAACTAACAGGAGATTTGAATTATGTATAAACAAATACCTATGTTTAATATAGGTGCTTCTGTGCGAGTAGGTAAGCTTGTTGGAGAAGTTGCTGATTTCGGAACACAAGAACCATTCATGGCACTTATTACAGAATACGGTTTGAGTGCATTAAAAGATTTTTGTCTGTGTGATATGTCAATGAACGCCACGCTATATACTGAGGGGAGTACTAAACCATATCTTAGAAAATTCATTGGTGCTCAATCCAGTAATACATTAGAGGGTGATACGTTTAATGCAGATAATACAGATGATGTTATTATATATCCATCTGGTGCTGCAACTCAAATTGTGAACACCACTACTGATCCAGCCAAAGTAATTGTAGATTATTCTCAGAATATATTCTTTACTACAATGTATGTAGGAGATGTTTCAAATAATGACAAACCTACTGCTAACTTACTTTCAGCATCTACAAATTACTTAACTGTTAATACTCCACATGAGAGTGAGTTAAACACAGAAAGAAAAATCACTGTATTGAAACACACTAGACATTTGGAAATGGCACCGATTAGTGGTAGCTCTACATCCAATGCTTTATTCTTCACACATGATAATTCGCCTAACTATGTATTTGGTAAAGCTAATTCTCCTCTTATGGAATTTGACGATGGTGATATTCCAGTGGTTGAGATCGTATTGGAACAACATTGTTATTATGATGAGTGGGATGTGGATGATGTTGAGATAGATGGTATTGCAAGCGGTGGACTATTAAAGTTCAACCATGAACATTACTATCAGAATACAGACTACTTCTCAACTATTGACACTGATGGTACTACCATACCACAATTACTGCCTAGTTATTTTGAAAGATGTGAAGTGTCCAAAGAAGGTGATTCAGACACTGCAGATGTTCAGATACTTCAATATATGTATGGTGAACCATATTCAGATGTCTACATAGTAGACAATGATCATACAAGACGTTTCTTTGCTCCAGGTACTAGAGGGCAATTAGTAAAGTTTCCTGCAGATATGAACATTGGTATGTCTACTGATTATCCACCTGAGATGCCAATTGCTCCACATCCTCAATTCTCTGCATTTGTTGGATGGGAAGGATTTTCAGGCGCGCCTGTAGATATTGTAGAAGCAACCGGATATGAAGTGAATATTATAAATATGAATAATGGTGCTTTGGATGATGTATCTTCTGCATTAAAACTACGTATATATACACAAGGTATTCGAAATATGTATTACTATGGTGAACAACAATATAGCAAAGCTCCAGATAACTGGGGTGATTCTGAGGAGTTCCCAGTCCCAGATCATGTAGAAAATTTATCACATACCGTACCTACACTAAATAAAAAATTAACATTAGTCTTTCAAAATTCTGAACATAATGTCAATGATTCCATGTTATTGGAAAATGTTGGTGAGATAGATATTGGTCTCATAGATAATGTCTATATGTGTAGACAACTTGGAGATAGGACTTATTATGTATGTAATAATGATATTGGCAGATTTTATGAATTAGGATTAGGATCTTTCTTAGATGTACAAGGTGATATTTTAGATCTGGTTTCGTATGAAGATGATCAATTAATCGTCATTACTACAACAAAGGTATATCTATATCGTAGGAATGGTGAATATCTATCGTTATACTCTGCTAGAACATATGCTCTTTTCTATGGGTACGATAGTGGCTTACCAGCACCGTCTACACCAGCAACATATGTTAAAGTATCAAAGATATATGATGAACCAGCGTTTGCTATGATCGTATCTGGTAGTAATACTATTCTTAAAGTATCATATACTGCAGATTCAATATTGGCAACTGGTTATTTGGATTTAACAAATTCTCCTGTTGACATGTATAGTAGTGCTAGTAAAGATAGATTAGTAGTAAAGTTAATAGATGGATCTATTAGATTAATAGATAATGTATTCACTGGAAGTCCTGTAAATGTTGAAGTACAAGATACTGTACCAAATGTTGACCACAGTGGTGGACTGAGTAAATCTTTGATCATTATAGATAGTAATAAAATCATATCTTCTGAACTAGGAAGATATAAATTATTTGTATTTAGAGATTATGATGATATTGAAATGGTAGATGAGTATATTTCTGGTGATACTGAAATACATGAGATTGTTAAATTACATTCTTTCTCATTTATTTCCCTTTATAATAAAGGACTTTATGATATCTATAATGGTATATTTGAAGAATCCAACATAGATGTACTGAATAGTATATCAGCACCTATTTTAGATGCATCTAATAATATTAATAGAATGGTGTTAATTGATAATAATGGTGACTTAAAAAAATTCATTTATTATAAATATTATATACGATCAACTGATTGTTCTCCATCATATGTTAATCCAACATATCAACAGGATCGTAGTGGAGCATCCGCTTATGTAGACGATGAATCTCGGATATCAGTTATATCAATAACTGAAGGAGTTGCTAATAATGTTTTATATAAAGCTGTGTTACATGATCCGGTAGATACATTTGGTAAATATATTAATGACATTAGAATAAACTCAAAGTGGGGTAGAATAATTTATGAATAATAGGAGAATGATATGACGAGCATATATAGCAATATGCATACAGTTAATACAATAACTGGATTGCGTGTACAGCTGATCAATCAGAAAGATTTGTCAAATGAGACCGGATCACTGATTAACTTAGACCATACAATAAATAAAAAATATGAAGTGCATGGAATTGTTCCACCTGTCGGTATCCCGAAGATTAGATACTTTGGGGTTGGTATTAGTGGAGCATATGTGGAAGAACTTGAAGGTGTTAGTGGAACTGATTTAGATTACTTATCACCAACATCACCATATAGACCAAGTGCTGAAAACTTAGATATACATAAAGCAATTCCTTTACGTGTTGTTCGGGTTGACCAAGAAGGTGGCGATACATCACTTGATGATTTCCGTATGCGTAAAGTAATTGAAGTGGATGGTATAGAATATGCTGCATATTACCTGAAAAAGATTACAGTGTTTGATGGAGTAGATACACAAAAGGTAGCTGTGGATACAGGTCTTAAGACTGATTACTATTCTACACAGGGAGATGTATATGTTACTGCGAATCATTTTAATCCTGACACTTTGACTCCTGAAGAACTAGAAGCCAAACTTAAGAAGTCTACTGACTATGGTGAAATTACACATCATATTGAAGTTAGTTATGAATGTGAAGCTATTGTTACTGCTAATGATATTCAAGAGTATGTTCTTGTTCTTAGAGATAACAATAGACGTTATGCTTACATAAGTGAAGTAGGGTTCTATTCTGGTGAAGACATGGTAGTCGATGTGCTTAACATTGATGGACAAGCTGTAAATGCTGGATCTGATCTATACACCGAAGCAGTTGGTACACAATTATGTATCCATCGTTGTATGACAGCTATTGACCTTTCTAATCCAGGTAGTACAGTTAGATTACCATTAGTGATTACAAATGGATCTAGTGTTATTGCAGGTGATACTGTATTAACCAATACTACCCCGTAATAAAAAAATATATAGCACTACTACCCTTGCGGGTAGTAGTGCTATATTATTCAGTTTACTCTGAGTACACAAATGTGTGGTCTGCTGTGAAACAGAAATGAATTGATCTACCATTCGTATCAAGAATCTGATACGGATATGGAGACGTTGCATATTTCGTCAACACCTTATCGATGGCTGAAGTACACTTATTATAAATAGAGTACTTTTTACCATTCAATATATCACACATACTTGCAGATGTTTCAAGATCCATATTTGTTACAAACGTAATAGCATCAAATGTCATTACAGCTTTAGTTTCAAGGATCGTATCAATATCTTCTTGCGTAGGATTGTTTAACAGTTTACCAATATCGGCAATGTTATTCATATCACCACTAATTCTCAGACCTTCGACGATAGCTTCTTGTGAAGCATTCATACGGATAGTCTTGAGAACGTCCAATGTATATGTTAATGCGAACTCCAATGCGTTTGCATATCCTTCAACAGTAATAATCTTTTCGATGTCCATACAATTCTTCTCGGGTAAGAAATCAATAATGGAATCTAGAGATGTGATATTAATGTTGATGTTCATGTTTTCACGTACCTGTAAATATTTGGTCTTAAGACACAGGTTAAACCGCTCAATCAGAATCTTCTCAAAGATGACAAACATACCACGAGGTAACGTATTCAGATACTTATATACTGCTTTCATTTTATTGACAGCAGATACGTTCTCTTTCTCAGTTAACTCGTTCAAGTATTTGATGATAGGAGTCATTTCTTTTGTTGATACTTCTTCAACGATTGTACGTTTATAATTAATCTTGGCAATGTATCGTGAGTTATTTGTGCCAAGTGAAACAATGTCGTGCAATGCTAACTTAGATGCAACAGGATGTGCATAGTCAATTAGCAATAGGTTAAATGTTTTCTCAACCTCATCACTTGGGAATAAGAACTTAGTAATTGACAAGTTGTCAACTTCCTTAGTTTCCACGATAACATTTTCTTTATCATGATCCCACGTAGGGTTGTATTCTCTAACTGGTGTAACAACAGGTTCGATGTTTTGCTCAACACGTTCAACATGGTTTTCATGCGTCTCAGTTGGTACAGACATAGGTGTTGTAACTGGTTTACTTGAACCAAATATAGGAGCATCACTTACTGGTGCTGTTGGTGCAGTCATTGGTTGATTAAACCCATTGAATCCGCCTCCACCACCCATACCACCATTGGCTTGATGTCCGAATACATTTGTATTTTGTTGAGGCTGTCCCCATCCGGATGCTACCATAGGTTGTGGTTGTTGCATACCCATGCCAAATGTACTTTGCGGTCTGTTCATGTTCTGAATCATCTGCAATACATAATTTGCAATAAGATTCTGTAAGTCAACTTCAGATATTTCATGCCTTGGCATATTCTGAATTAGACCAGACATCCATTGATCTTTCGCACCAAATACATTATTAGCCGCTTGTTGATCAATCTGTCGTTGTTGAATTAAATAACTTAAGACATTTGGAAGTTGTCTTTCAATAGCGATTTGATATCCGTTCATTTATATTCCTTATTTATTAATACTGGTTACTTGTCAAAAATGTCCTCGATCTCGTCGACCCAATCAGGACGTATAATGTAGCCACCATCATCGATTTGTAAGTATGGATTAATTGACCCTGCAATAACTGGATTACTACTCGGATAAACAGTAATCGATTCTACTACAATAAAGCTTGGATCAGCTTTCAATAATCCAAATGATAAGTTGTTTCCAACTCTATCATTAGTCATCTCTGTGTTAGCGGTTGTTCTGAATTTTGTTTTTCCTATACTTAATAGGAAGTTATCATTATGAATAGTAGGTTGTCCTCTAAACATAGGGCTCTTGTTAACCCATTGAATATAAGACTGCGGATACATTAACTTCTTAATGGTTTCATGTCTAAGACCAACCTTGGTATTAACAATCTCATCGAGTAACTTTGTATTAAACTTCTTAATCATGGAAGATAGCATCTGATCAGAAACTGCTATTTTCTTGGTGAAGAGGTTGTTACTGTTTTGACTGTATTCTACAATAAGGTAATCTATATTGTTAAACATGTATGTCATTAATCCGTCAAGGTCATCGTACACAATGCCTACATAACTATGTTGTTTCTTAGACGCTGGATCAATAATGGTTTTATTCATATTGATATATTCCATCGCATTATCATACAACAGGTGAATGTTTGTTACGTTAGGATAGTTCCACTTACCCGTGGCAAATACATAATACTTAGTATCAAATAATTGCTCAAAGGTAAACTTCTTCCAGAAGTTAAAGATATGAAGTAGACTTACTACAACACGCTTTGCATTCTTTTCAAAAGTTGCTAAATGGACTCTGATAAATATATCATCTCGTACTCGAATATGACCATACTCTTTATCGACTATGGGTTGTTGTACTAATGATATTGTTTTCTCAACTCCTAACATTTCTAATGTCCTAATCAATCCATGATTGGAAAGATGATGTAAGATCAGTGGTGGTTTCTTTTGTTTAGCACGTGACGCTTGATGTAACTTAGCTGTAATATTACATGCGGTATAAGTCTCTCCCTCTATCGTAACAAATTTCTCAACATTGTCACGCCAGAATCTTAACTTAGCACGCATCACTTGTAATACTACAAGATTATCACTTCTGTATACACCACCGCGTTCCACGATAGTAAAGATAGGGTAAAATGGTACACCTTCAATAGTCACTGCGTAATTATCTACATAGGGAACATCGATGTACATAGAATACTTTTCATTTTGAAACTCAAATATGAATTCAATATTCCGACATAGTGATTCTCTAATAGAATAATTACGTGCATAACCAGCACGGTTTCTTATTCCAGCAACTCGTTCATCTGGTGTGAGTTCTCTATAGCCTATGTATTTCAATTTAGGCTTATCTGGTCCAATGTAATTATCAAGAACTGTAATAGTCTGTCTAAATAGATTTTCTAATACATCTGGAATGTTGTCTATCTTATCGGATCTGAAATCCTTTAATAGGTAATCGTTGAATCTAGGTATCTTGTCAGTAACCTGCTTAATACGTGTATGCCACATAGATGATTGACCCCTTATGTTCTTTTGTTTAAATATTCTTTAATAGCTGCTCCCACACATGCACTTGCTACAACAGCTATCGTACCTCCGACAGTTTTAACAACATCGGTTTTCCATGAATCCTGTGCTCGGCGAGTCTTATAATATTGCTCTTCCGATTTAGATCTATTTATACCTTCTGCCATCCTATCTTTAATTTTTACAGCATCCCATTCTGCAGATGCTTTATAACGATTGATGATGCCTTCCTTGACCTCAAGATCACCCTCTAATGCTAATTTATCAGTTTTTGCTTTACGAAGCTGTATATCTTTTTCATCAATTTTTGCAGATAGATCTTTTACTTTAGTAGTTAATTCTTTTGTAGCTACTTCATGATCATCATTTATACTCTCTCTGAAACCTTCTAATACCTGTGCTTCCCGCCTAGCTTGCTTCTTACCGTATTCGCTAAGAGCTATATTTGGATCTAATCCCAATGTTATAAGAGTGTCAAAACTATTACAAGCAAAGAAACCCGTTTTATGGATTTCTTCAATGTCAGTATCTTCTTGTTCTTTTACACTACCGTTACTACAAGTAGATACTATTATTCTAGTTAGACTATCTCTGGTTGTTTGAGCGGTGCATACTACTGCGCAAACATTACCACCTATACATGCATACATTTTAGAAACTCTACCAAGAGGATCATTAATGGCTACTGTAATAGTTAATGAGTTAGTTCCACATAATGAGGAATTCACATCAGCTAAAACTTCTGTATATTCTTTAACATTCTTAGGATGTTTAAGAGATTCTCCAATATCCATATTTGCTAAAACTATATTAAATTTCTCAACATAACAGAAACCTTTTTCAATTTCCGATCTATCAATTGTTGCTATCTTGGTAGATAATGGTTTTTCTACTTTACCCATTTGCCCTGGTACATATCTTTTCTGTTCAGTACCAGCAGCGACTCGGTTAAATAAAGTTACCTTACCATTTCTTAAATTTTGATCGGGGTGAACAATTGCTCTAGTGTTATCTTGATTAATAAAGTATATTGGATTACTTGTTCCATTGGAAACAAGTAACTCATTATAGAGTCCTTCTTTCTCAATTGGAAGAGCCTCCATTTCTCTCTTCTCATATACGATATGTTTATTCTCCATATTACTACCTTCCTTGAAAATTTTTATTGCTTATGTTCACAATATCTATTAAGGTAATATATGTTTGAAAATTAGTTGGAATAACTAATAAAAAACAAAGAGTATAATATGTGATATCTAATTAAAAAAAGACATAGGTAGAAGTGAGCTGATGCTCACTTCTACCTATATTATTTAAAGTTCATTATCAATAAAGTGTGATAAATATTTCTCAGATCTAAAATTAGGACCGTATTTAAATGTCTCCATAGATGCCCAAATAAAAAATCTATCTAATTTAGGTATGGACCATTTATTCATACATAAATGAATAGGACCTGTATTAATAGCAAATATATTACTAACGTTTGATATGGATAATTTACCAATATCTACAATAGATAAATTGTAATCTGTTGTACATGGAATGTCACCAACTTTTCTAGTTGTTATAACACTTCGTGAGTTATGTTGCAACCTCTCTATAAAATCATCAGAACGTTCAACAGTGTATTCGGAACATTGTCCACTAGCTGGATTACTATTGATGAATAAATAATCAAACTTATCGGTGAAGTCTAATGGTTCTAATAACACTTCTTGGTTATGTATAATATCGTATTTGTTTCTAAATGGACATATAATATTCATCTGCTCAGCAACTTCAATCCAATGGAATAAGAAGTATGTTGATTGATCAATGAATCCATTTAACATTTTAGATGGTTCAAACCAATTAACCCCTGAAGCACTTATCCATAAATCAATAGAGTCCTCATCGAACGTAGCCTCCATAACAGGGGCATTTAATGGTACTAAAGTAATAACATCAGTATGAAACTCAATAATCTCCTGTAGCTGACCATGGTAGTCTTCTCTACAAGAGAAATTAAACCTAACTGGATTTATCCTAGTGCAATTAATTAAGAAATGGAGAGCTGCTATACAATCTCCCAAATGGTATATCAAGTGACAGTTTATAGTTCTCATAATTATTTAAACGTATTGTGTACTTTAGTATATTCATTCTTAAAGTGTCTATTTATTGCAATAGACCTCTCGGTAGCAGATAATCCTTGTAATGACATAGATCGTCTCCTATCAGTTACCTGTAATGATACTAGTAGTTCATTAGGATCTATAACAGTAACCTTTTCAACAGGTCTTGTATTTTCACCTATATACCAATTATTAGCATCTTGCTTAGCAACCAACTCTTCTTTATAAGTATCTACAGATACAGGATCATTAGATTCAATAAGTTGAGTGAAGTGATCTTTACTTGCAAGTTTAGCAATCTTAGCAGCATTGTTACCAACAGTATTATTTTTAATAACAGATACAATTGGAACTTCCGATCCACCATTGTCTAATACTTTAGGATCTTGCTTAATAACTGATTCAACTGTCTTATCTACAACCAATGCAGGTATATTCCCATTAGCAATAAACACACTTGTTGAAGCCGCCATATTTAAACTATCCATAGTGACACCAGTTGCACCAGGACTTGGCAACACGCCATTGACAACATTTATACCGGTCACAGGACCAGGTATAGTTTCACCTGTTACAGGATCAGTCGTTAATGATTTTGGTGATCCATTGATATCTACTTCTAACAAAGGTGGTAATGATCCATTAGTATAACCTACAATAGGATCTCCATCTGAATTGAATCCAGATATTGGCACTAGTGCAGGTACTGATATAGGATTACCAGCTACATCAAAACCTTTTATAACAGATGTAGTAGGCGATGGGGTTATTAACAAACCATTCTCATTATAAACTTCAACTGGTTCAGGTGGAGGTATGATCACACCATTTGCATCATATAACACAACAGGCTTACCGTTATTATCTAATGTATATGGATTACCATTTGAATCAACAGTATATACCCATACGTCATTACCATTTAGATATGCAATAATAATACCATCTTCATTAGCTATAGAGTTTATCTCATTATCTGCATTCATTGTAACTGTTAATGGACCAGTTCCAAATGTTTCATCATAAGATGCAATTGCTTCATTGATAATATTAGAACGATTCTCATCTACCGATGTTTCAGTAAATGTGGTAAACGTTTCATTCATTCCATTAGTAGTAGTATTAGGCGCAGTCATACTTCCAATTTTTGCAGTAGATACTACATTTCTCTTGGAAGGAGATTTATGCTTAGACTTCTTTGTTGAACTAAATGATGATATTAATTTATCAAATGGGGACAATAATGCTTTAGGTTTAATAGCTAGTGAAGTAAGCGCTGCATATATACTTGTTAATGATAAACTTTTAGTATCACTATTTTTAACAGTATCTCCAAATAACTTAGATACATCAAAGAAACTACTTGGATCTGTTTTAGTATTCTTATTAATAGCATCACTTAATTGCTTAAGCATATCTAAGTTACCAAACTTGGCAATATTCTTAGATAATTTATTAATGCCTTTAATAGTCTGGGATGCAAGATATTTAGTACATGAAATAACAGTACCGAATAAATCTGAAGCAGTCTTCTTAGCAGATGCTCCCCATGACTTGGCCATATCAAACACACTCTTAAGTGAATCAGCTGCTGACTTAGCATATTTCTTTAGGTTGATCTTTTTTAATAATCCTGAAGCATCAAACCATCCACAGTCAAAACCTAAGTCAGGACACGCTTCTTTATTAGCTTCACCTAATGCTAACTGTTTTTCTAACTCTTCTAATGTTTCAACAGCTTCTTGATCAGATACCTGAATAACACTGGTCTCATCTGTTCCAATAGCCGTAACTGGATCTTTATTAACCCCTTTAAGTACAGCTATTTTAGCCTTAATTAGATCTAAGTCAGATTTAATCGCAATACCTGTTTTAGACTCAAGTACTTGTTTAATACCAGAACTTAAAGTACTTACTTCTTTTACAGATAATAAGTCGTTACCAAGATTAACTGGTTTCTCAGTAGGTCGCTCAGTTGCAGTAATAAAAATTGGTTTAGCCATTATAGATCTCCTGCTAAATTAGTTTCCAACATTAATCCTTCTAAAAATAACTGAGTTACAACAGCTGAACGTGTTTTACTACCACCTGTGATATCCTGTAATAGTACAACACCGGTTTCTTCAGCCTGTCGTTTAAACTCACCACCATAAGCTTCAATGTTACCACCACGGATAGATACGAATTCATGTAACGTATTATCAAGACCTTTAGATTGTAATGCCTGAATTTCAGGATTAGTAATCTTAGCAGCTCTATCATCAAATGCTACTTGACCAGTTAATGAATCGATTTTACTATCACCATGTGGAATAGAAATTTTCTTTTCTAAGAACTGTTGTAGTCTTCGTATTGGTAGTCTAAATATAGGATATGTCTCATTAGTTAAGTAATACTTATTAGTAGCAGTATCGTAAATCTTAATCCTATGGAACATCTTAATACCTAATTTCTTAGCAATAGTAAGTAGGTCACCTATTTTAGGACGTTTCGTCATATTAGGCATATACATATAAATACATGTTTTATTATCACGTAATGTTTTCATGTACTTATCAAATTGTGTATCAGACATAGAAGCAAACATTGCTTTATATCTCTTTATGTTATCACCGGAAGCATGTTTATCTAATGTCGCTATTGACTGTAAGATATATGCTTCAGCTTTCTTTCTTTTTTCTGAAGTTTCCATGTAGAACCTCTTATTTAAATATTATTTTAGTCTATACTATGAACGATATGAATGATTTAAAACAAATATATTTATGGAAGAATATAAACATTATATAGTGTAAACTAATCTAGTGTATATCACTAATAAAATAAGGAATTATTATGAAATTAGGAATAACCAATCTATCCTCTGGAGAACAGACCCAGTTAGCAGGTATTTCTGTATCGGAAATTATCAATGCTGAAAACAAACTGTTTGATGCTGTCACCAAACACGAATCTCATTTTGTCATGTTGAAAAAAATGGCTAGCGCTAAAAACAATCTAACTGACATCGTACGTGTTGTTAGCCAATTCGGTATCGATGACAGCATGGTATCATTACTCAAAGGTGAACTTAAAGACATTGCTCCTTCATTTGAAGAAAAAGATGTTGAGTCCACCGTTACTGAAATCAATAACTCTATTGAAACTGTTGACAAGAAGATTGAAGATTCTGCAATGGTTCTCAAGAATAGTATTGAATCGGTATTAGCTGAGTACTCTAACTTACAGACTTCACTGTCTGCTAAGCTGAACGACATCATTACTACTGTAGCTAAGATCACTGATCCTAAATGGGGTGCTGATGTAACTGCAGTTTCTTGTCCTTCTTCGGATGTTATGAAATTTGCTGAAGAAGCTGTAAGCGCATTTAGCTTATTCTCACCTGTTGCTGAAATGCTTGCAAGTAATAGCTTCGATGGTGATGCTGATGCTGTTAAAGCTTTAGTTGAACTTAAAGTTAGTGATATTGTTCTGATGGAAAAATCTGTAAAAGATATTGGAATGGTACAGGATGCATTAACATCTGCTAAACTTGTTCTTGAAACATGTGCTAACATTTCTAAGCTTAACTCAGACATCAGTGGTAAATTGACTAAAATTGAAGCTCTTACTGATCTACGTGAAGATAAAGCTGAAGGTTACATTGAACTATCCACAGCTATGTCAGAACTTTCTAAGAAAATCATTGCTATCAATACATCAGTTGTAACTTATCTTGAATCTTGTATTAACGTTCTTGATAAAGTTGAAAACAATACTGTTGCTGAAGTAACAACTGAAGATGCTGATGAAGAAGTGGTTGAAGAAGGTGAAGAAGAATCCACCGAAGAAGAAACCGAGGATTCATTGGAAGAAGAAGTAGCCGCTGCTGGTGCACCTGAAGCTTGTGAGAATAACACTGAAGAAGCTGATGAAGTTGAAGAAGAAGACGCTGATGAAGTTCATACCGGTGATTCAGATGCTGATGATGGTGAAGTTGCTATCCCTGAAGAAGGTGAAGCGGAAGTCTCTGAAGCTATGGACACTGAAGTACCAGAAGAATCTGAAGACGAAGTTGTTGAAGAGGGTGATGTACCTGTTGTTGATGATGAACCTTCTGAAGAAGAAGAATCTGAAGAAACAGATATTGAAGGCAAATGTTCCTCTGAGTTAGAACCTGAAGAGGAAGCTGACGAAGATGCTGATACAGCCGTCCCAGAAGAGGAAGAAGAAGAAGTTATTGAAGCCAATGATGGTGACGGGACTGATACTCATAAACCAGGTGAATTCGAAGAAGTTGATCCTGTGGAAGAAGTAACCACTGACGATGGTCCTGGTGAAATCACTGCAGAAGACGAAGAAGAAAACACTGTTGAAACTGATTCAGATGAACCTATCGAAGAAACACCTGCTCAAGAAGAAGGTGAAGAGGTAGAAGAAGAAGCTGAGGCTGATGAAGAAGTTCAAACTGAAGAAACTACCTCTGAAGAAGAAGAAGTGGCTGTTCCAGAAGACGACGAAGAAGTCGTTGAAGATATGCCCGCTGAAGAAGAAACTGAAGTAGTTCCAGATGAAGAACCTGCTGAAGAAGTTACTTCTGAAGAAGAAGTGGTTGAAGAAGAAGGTTCTGAAGAAGAAATCATCGAAGAAGAAGTTGTAGAAGAAGGCTCTGAAGAGGAAGAAGTTACTTCCGAGGAAGAAGTCGTGGAAGAGGAAACAACTGAAGAAGAGACTGTGGAAGAAACTGAAGCTCCTTCGGAAGAAGAGACTCCTAGTGAAGCTGCAGACTTAGATGATGATTCTGAAGAAACTCAGGTTGAAGAAGATGGTGAAGAAATTCTTGAAGATAGTGAAGATGAAGAAGTAGCTGTCCCAGCGGATGATGAAGAAATTGAAGCTCCATCTGAAGATGGTGAAGAAGTTGAAATCGTTCCTGAAGAAGAAGAGGGTTCAGAAGAGATTACAGCCGAAGAAGAAGAAGAGTATACTGAAGAAGAGTCCGATGAGGGATCTACTGAGGAAGAGTCTACTGAAGAAGAGGAAGTAGTTGAAGAGACTGAAGCATCTGAAAGTGAAGAACCTGCTCCATTAGAAATTGAAGAATCTGAAACCGTTGAGGAAGAAGAATCAGTTGATGAAAATGAAGTTACTGAGGAAGAGTCTGATGAGGAACAAGCGGAACCTGGTGAAGAGTTTGCCGAAGATGCTGACAATGTAATCTCTGAAGCAAATGACGACACTACTGAAGAATCTGATGAAGAAACTTCGGAAGAAGAATCTACTGAGGAAGAAACTACTGAAGAGGAAACTTCGGAAGAAGAAGAGTCTACAGAAGAAGAATCAACAGAAGAAGATGAATCTGATGAAGAATCTGATGAAGAAACATCTGAGGAAATTACTTCTGAAGAAGAAGTAGCTGTTCCAGAAGACGACGAAGAAGTCGTTGAAGATGATGAGTCTGAAGAAGTGCCTACCACAGGGCAATATTACTAATCATAAATGATATAACTAGTGTGATATTAATTATCACACTAGTTATATTTATTTTCTTAGGAAAAAATCATGTTAGATACCAATAGAGAATATCAATCATATTCTTTACATATAGAACGGATGTACAATGATATATTAGATCTCAGAGTAACCTCTAGTAATCTATCTAGTTTACATTCTGTTATTGGAGAATATGGTGTCACCGAAACAGTATCTGAATTAGTTAGATCTGAATTAGATGGAGTTATAAACTTATCTAATGATAATGAGGATGTACTAGAGGATATTCAAGAATCTCTTGAAGCAATTAATTCAACTATTAAAGATATTATTAGACGTATGTTCGATCTGATCAAAAGATTAGTTATGAATATCAAATCTAACTTTAAACGTATTATTGATAAGAATGAATTTACTCTTAAAAAATTAAAACGTTTTGAAAGTGTTAAATTTAGATCAACTGGTAAATATTATTTTACTATGGCTATATCTATGGATGATAAAAAGTCCATTATCAGTAATCAGGAATTAGAGAACTATCACAATAAATTAGCATCCAACATATGTATCTTCAACCAGAAGATGTCTAAGAATACTTGGGTAAATACCCGTGAAGAACTTGGGTTTTTTGTGACTAAAAACGTAACTCCACATATTTTGAATTTAGATATGAAGAAACGTGGAAGAAAAATGTTCTACGATAATAGTAACATATCTGAGTTCATACAAGACTGTGAAACTAATGTTGAGTTCTCAAGAGTTATATATAAGAAGTTACTACATATTGAGAATTTATTAAAACGTATTAAGCTTGGTGAGTTTGGATATGAACATCCTGAATTAGATCCAGTGGAAACATTAAAAAATTTCAATAGTCTAATGTATGCTTCATATATGTACTCAGTACATGTTACATTAACATATGGTAAGTTACTTGGACAGGTTGTAAAAAAATAAAAAAAGAATACACGGTACTGCGTAATGCAGTACCGTGTTATCTTTAATATTTTATTTGTTGATTCTATATAGACCTGCAATGTTACTGATCTTAACATCATAATCATTATTAACTTTACTATTAATTTTAATTACAACTTTATCAGTATTGAATACTGAGGTATCTTCAACTAAGATATGTCTAATAGCACTCTTACTAACACAGTCATCTGATATACTAAACCCAGCTACACCTGTCGTTGGGAATATTCCAAATATATGAGTCTTAGTTATTGTTCCTGGTGGTAGCATAATCCTTCCACCAATTTGTACCTTTTGGAATACTATAATGTTTTTCTCAATTGAATACGCAACCCAGAATTCATCATCTGGTAAACTACCAATGAATGCATGATTTGAATTAACACCTCTACTATTAATATTATTTCTAAGTGGTATATCAGATGCATTCAAAGATTGAACATCACCTGTTTTAGATATGGAGATAATACGATCATTGGTATAGAACAATTTACTCTTACCTAGATTAGCATGTACAATCTTGTTCATACGGAACACACAACGTTTCTTATCTAACACGATAGTATACTTTAACATATTCTTACATGCTACAATACGAGTACCTACATTCTCTTTAGGTAATGATATTGTATCGTTAGACATAACTGTTGACTCATGCATTAGATATTTATGCTTAGGCCTATGTGGATATAATTCCATTTTTACAGTTTGTTTTGTAAATTCTGTTAATAAAGAGAATAACTCTTCATATGAACTGAACTGAATTACCCCTCCCATAGTAGCTATGTAACCAATGGTTTTTGAAGTATTACAGGAACGTTTTGCATACACCGGATACCTAGTCATGAGTGTCTCAGCATCTTGAGATATCTGCTTATCAATATTAAAGAATTTAGATTGCAATTCATTATTTGCTTCTTTAACATTGGCTAACATTACCGCGAGTTCCTCTTTGGATTTCTTTGGAATGTTAGCTAATTGATACTTCATGATAGTCATAGTCTGAGCTTTAGTCAACTCATACTTTTTCATAAGCAATGGATACGCATCTTCTACTGAGGTAGCATTTCGTAGTATCTTAACAACGTCTAAAATATTATCACCAATTTTAATCAGTGCTGTTACTTTACGTATCTCTTCCAAGTTACGCCGTTGTCCAATTCTAAGTTCTGCTTTGATAGATTTAGTACGTTCTTCATACCAAGCTTCCATTACAGTAATTGGATTGAGATAGTTAAGACTATTGTCAGGCATTGAATACAAGTAATTGGGTGTCCAACGTTTTGTAAATCCAATCAAGTGTTTTAATTCAGTTAGTATAGAGAATGGGGAAATACCTCGTTTTAATGATAATACAATCTGTGTTTCATCTGGTCCATTACCATAATCCTCAATACGTTGAATATTTGAATTAACAAAGTTAGTTGCTTTATCTTTACGCATTAATCCCAATTTAGCCCATATCTCTTTTGGTTTAACACCATAAGGCATAGTTCTAATTGTAATTGAATGTGGGGATATATCCATAGTACCATCTACTAAAGTTGATACGGAGAATGAACCCTGTTCATAACTATTTAACAACTGTTGTTTATTTCGTAGTAATACGTTGATTGGAAAATCTGGAATACAATACTTAGCAAGCTTTGTATACAACAACTCGTAAGATAATGCTTTTCCATATTGTGTTTTAAGTTTTAGATATTTGTTTACTAGCTTACATACATCACCCATATTTAATGTAACGGGTTCTGATTTATACGCTAATCCAATACCAAAGTTTGCAACAAGTAAAGCCATTGGTAATTTAGGAATAAAGAACTTAGGTTCTACATTACCATCACCAATCTCTGTTTGTTGATACTCAAAGGTCTTCTTGTCAATACCTTTACTATAACAATCAATTGCAAACTGTGAAGCTCCTACATCTAAATATCGACCAGCTGCAGCGGTTTCACCACCATAGTCGCCAATGTTTGATGTACTGTGCAATAACGTTATCTTAATATTAAACGGCTGTGCCATTCTAACAATAGAATCTGTTATAGCTGCATCACCATGTGGGTGATACTTTTCCATGACACTACCTGTTATGGCAGCCACCTTGCGAGGTGTTGTCGTATCCTGAACTAATAGTATTCGTCTATTGACTGGCTTCAACCCATCAATCACATTAGTGATCTTAGTACGATGGGTGTGTATACCGTATTCAGTCAAATAGTCTTCAATAATAGCATCGGCTTGGACAGTGTCTGAATTATGTTCTACACCTTCCATATCACTCCTTTATACATTTCTATCTGCGTTACTTTGAGATGGAACAATCTCACTATATGTGAACGATTTAGATTTACCGTTCTTTGTTAGTGTTACCGTTATATCCATCTTGTAACCAAGTATGTTTACGATAGCTTCATAGAATTTATTAAATGAAACTGATGTTCGGCATAATGCTGCGATAAGGTTTGTTCTTGCTGTAGAGAATTTAGCAGGATCGGTATCCATTGTTATTAGGAACTCTCGTTGCTTAAATGTAATCTCTTGAATAGTTATTTTCTCTTTTACAAAAACAGCTCTCATTAGACGTGATAATATATTATCTGTCTTAAATATGTCATCCTCAGTGAACACTTCAGTTCCACCGATTGGATGATCCTCTTCTGGTTGTTGTGACGTATCGATATCATCTAACGTCTTTAACATCTCTTTTATCATTCTGACCCTTCTGCTTAGATTCTATATAAATAATATATGCTTATTTATCCGATAAGACTTCATGTATATGTTTATCAAGAAACGTATACACTTCATCTATATATCTATATTGCGTGGAATACACATATGTGACAAAATATAACATAAACGATACTAGTGCGGTATGGTTCACTAGATAATCTCTATTGTTCAAGTTGTTAAACAATCTATTATTATACAGATTAGTTATCAACCAGTTCTTCATGTAAAGTTTATCGATTCTCATCTCATCATCTAATACTCTATCAAAAACTGCAGTGTTGTTCACCACTTTTGATTCTTGCATAACAGATGATCTGCGAACTAATATCTTATAAATATTAATTTCTTCCCACACATCAGATTTTATATTTAAATCTTTTGACAGGAATACATTAAACTTATAATTTATAATAATCAAAAACATAAGTATTACATCAAGTGGATGATCTTTATACTTAATACAGTTTAATAGTGATGCATAACTTTGGATATTATTATCACCTATAAAAAATCCATAGATTGTACCATTGTTTAATTCCGTGAGTCTATCTATAATCATTTGAATAATCATTTTTATTGTATCAACATAATGTTGATCAACTTGTTTTAATTTTTCATTATATCCAATCTCTCGAATATTTATAATCATATATAGATATGCTTCTATAAGGAATCTGTTGGTACAATTGCCACAAAGTCGTTCATGTATATTAAAGATTGTATCATTGATAAATATGTTTTTATCTGGTACTTTAATTACGCTTTCAGGTTCCATATATATTTTACCTTTAAAAAATCACATGGGGTAGTATTTCATACCCCATGTTTATTCAATTATTTAACATTTCTATTAACTAGTTCTTTCCTAGCTTTAGTGTTAACACCTAATAGATTGTAAATAGCTTCCACTGAGCTTGGCGCTATCACATTAATGTATGTTCTAGTTGCAGGATCAAGACATGTCATCTTAAGATGATTCTTATCCATCTCACCTAGACCTTTCATTCGTGTGATACCATACTCCCTATTAACTTTCTCAAATATAGAGTACAGTTCTGTAATACTCATTAATTCATTTTGATATAGTGGTGATAGTCGTGTAGATACCATGAAGTCAATTCGATCATAATTAATCATCTTTAACTCAGGTATAATAAACTTCTTAACATCCTCAACCAAACCATTTAATGGAACGGCGATATCTGTTTCACCAATATCTAGAATTAATGAATTGGAACCTTTTTCAAATGTACAGCTCTTAAGTCCCAATTTCTTACATATGGCAGTAGGGTTCAAAGTTTCAATATCATCAATACAGTGAGTAAGTTGCTCTAGGATAATAGCGTCAATATTTAGTTTATTACCAACTTTATTAAAGATAGAACCGATATGCTCAACCATATGACAGAACGATTTATAATAATCTGATCTTAGTGAATATGCTTTTGCTATGTTCCCATCCGTTACAAGTTTGATATCAAATACTGCTTTATAACCTTCTGATTTAATCTCAAGCAATCCTTGTTTATCACGTACGAATAATGAATTGTTTCTAATCTTCACAATGTATAATGGTGGGCTTGCAATTGCAACCTTACCTGTCAATAATATTTGTGGATTGATTTCATTCAAGATCCCGATAATCAAAGCTGAGATATGATAACCATCACTATCCGCATCAGCAAGAATAACTATCTTACCAAATCTAAGATCTTCAAGTTCAGTATCACCAGGAGTGGTACCTAATACTTTAACCAGATCATTAAAGATCTTATTCTTCATAGATGCTTGGAAACCTAGTTGTAATGCATTTACCGGCTTACCCTTCAATAGGAAGATAGCTTGTGTATCAGCATCACGTCCTTGTTTAGCCCAACCACCAGCTGAAGCTCCTTCACAGATAATCAATTCTGTAATACTACTGTCAGATGAACGACACTCATAGAAACAACCTAATGTATTTAACTCGAACGCAAGGTTCTTATCAGACTTAGCTAGATTTAAGTCAAGCTTATTTTTACGATCATACTTGGCAATGATATCTTCTGAGATAAGGTCATATAACTCTTTCCAATACTCTTTGCCTTTGAGAGCAAAATGTTCAGATAGAGATTTCTTAAACCCATGTGAGAAGTCATTGTTAGTAAACCGATGTTTATGCTGTCCTGTGAATGTAGCGTGTTGCCAATTGACAATAGATATCTTATGGATAGGTAATGTATAAAAGTCAGTAAAGAACTCTTTATATTTTTCTTCCATAAAATCTATCAAACTATTCTTAATAGCAAAGTCTAACCCAGTGTTATGTACAGATTGTTTATCATTGATGTTGATCATGTTTACTGCACCAAGTGTTCCCGGTGGTCGCATTAGATGATCTGTAGTCATAAAGAAATTAACTTCATAACTCATCTTCTTAAAGACTTCTTCTTTATCTTTATTTTTACCAGATGTTATCTTAATAGAGATAGGTTCTTGTATAACCGTTCCACCATTCCAAATAACTCTAGAGTTAGATCCAATCTGTTTAAGTAAGTATTGTTCACGTTCTAACACATGTTCAGTATTTGCAATTATTTCAACTGGGAGAGTATTAAGCATCGTATGAATATCATTCATATCACCTAATAGATCTTTGTATTTAACTGGTACTGAATATGTTGATATCTCAAATGAAATATTTGGAACGAATACAGAAATGAATTCCATCAATGATCTTAAGTCATCATATGCATTATCTTCATCGAAGAAGTCCATTACGTTCGGCATGATCTCAGGATCTGGTTCAAACACAACTGTTGTACCAGACTCTTTAATCTTCTTGCTTTTAGCAACTTTATGATTTGTTACATCAGTATCTTTCACAGTAAGAACTGCACGTCCTTGACCTGCTACTGAAGAGATAGCACAAAACATGGAACTCATAGCAACTGTTGCTTTAGCACCAACACCATGTGTACCACCAGATGCATCATAAGAGTCACCCCATTTACCAGACGTACCAGGTTTTGTAAACACAGGGACAATCTTGTTCAATGGAACACCACGTCCTTTATCATGGACGATACATTGGAATCCTTTTCCCTTCTTAATGAAACATACTTTAATCACATGTTTATTATTAGGGTCCATTCTGGCTTCATCGACACTATTGTCCAGTATTTCTTTTACAAGTAGATGTATACCTTGCTTAGTAAATGGATCTACTCCATACATACCAGGACGATGTCTAATATGTTCTAGACCCTCCAATGAAACAATGGAAGAATCTGAGTATTTTTTCTTAGCCATAAATTATCTACCTTTCCAAAAATTAACGCTCGTGAAATTGATATTCATACTTAACTCCTATTTATAAATTATATTGTACAATAAAGTAATATATGTCTATATACAGGTTGAAATATTTATCAAATATCTATCCCCCGGTCTACGTATATAATGTCAATTTTAATTAATTAAAAAAAAAATTAGGGGCGTTTTACGGCCCCATATTTAATCACAATTCAAGATCTGTAGTATCTTCTAATTCCGTATTGGAAATATCATTATACATGATCTGTAGTAACGTTGGTGTTGTACAGGTAGAACTGGATGTAACCCATTTCTTTTCCTTGGTGTAAATCCATACAATTATGAATGGGTTTTCATGTCCAATACTCTGGGCATATTCTGAAGCTTTTGCTGCACATTGCTGTGTAGAACGTACATCCTTAAGAATAGAATTTGAACATTCTAATGTTTCAGCTACGAGTTCAATTGGACCCGGTAAACATACTCCATCAAAATTGATGGTAGCATTCTTGATGAGCAACTTCGCAGTTCCTTTCTCGACACCTGAAGCTATGATGCGATCGAAAAGCAGGACCTCTCCATCAACTATTCTTATATCAGCTACGTATACCAAATGTGGCACATCTTTCAATGAACGACTGATTATATCTTTATGTGTTATTAATTCCTCAATTTTCATATTATACCTTTCTTATTTATTTAAATTAGTTAATCTAAATAAGTAGTATATATCTGAACTAAAATGAAAGACAAAAAAATAATATGCTATAGGCCACAACAGCCTATAGCATATCAGCGTCGTATGACAGTGGAAGTTACGGGTCAGAATAACTTCCAGATTTAGATAGTTTTATTTTAGATTTATGAAATTCCACTTCCACCCGCTTTTAAAAACAAACCTACTTAATCTATATAATAATCAGTACCATTAAAAAGTTATTAGTCATCTTTTTTTGGTTTAATTTTGCCCTCTAATAAATTAGAAGCATGATGTCCACCTAGTACGATTGAGTAAATTATTGTTATGTCACTACCACTAACTTTACCCATAAATGCAAATATTGTAGTGCATATAAATACGGAAACAGATAGTAAGAATTTACGCGATGCGTATTTTGAATTCTCTACTTGTTTCAATGTCATCGGTATTGATCAACCTTCTTTTCTAATTGTATAACAGTAGGTATTACTTCTTCTTCCATATAGTCTGCAAAGACTTGGAACTCGTTAGTTGACAAGTTATCAGATAACCAAATAATACGTTCACTGTTTAGTAGTGCTTCACTGTTGTCATTAGTTATGGGACTAACACAACCTGTGAATAGGAGAGCTATCAACACTAGTATGATACTATTTATCTTCATTGGCTTTTTTATTCCGTTCTCTTAATGAGCCTAATTTAGAATTAGCCTTCTTTGATTTCTTTCTGGCAGTCTGTTCGATATTATAAAGTCTCCAAGCTTCCTTGATATTATCTATAATCTTAACAGTTGCTGACATAATAGTCGCAATAGATTTAATACTCATATAATTCCTTTCGTTTGCATAATATGGTTAAAAAGAAACATGTAAGGTACTAAGGGAATTAACCCTTAGTACCTTACATAATAGGATATTCAACTACTTACTCACTGGGGGGTTCTGTAGGTTCATCCACAGAGTCAGCTGCATCAGCAGTATCACCTTCTTCAGGAATAGCTGGAGCTTCAGTTACATCATCAGATGCAGCAGCTGCTTCTTTTTCAGCTTCTTCCTTAAGTTCTTTAGCACGCTTCACATCAACAAAGATCGAGATACCAGTTGCAATGGATAATGCAGCTTCAAACATAAGTTCAACAAGGTTTTCAGTTTCACCAGTAGGATCTTCATAACCTTCTTTAAACCCTGCATTCAGGTCATTGCGTTCATCAACGCTAATTCCATTACCAAAGCTTTCAACTAAAAGCTCGCGATGTTTAACAGCAAAGATTCCAAGTTGTGCAATTTCTTTGCCGATGGCGATTCCATCTACAAGTGAAATCTTCTTGTCAGCCATAGCTGTATTAATAGTACCGGCGACTTCGCCCAATTCTTTACCGAGTGTAAACAATTTATTTTCGTCCATGATATTTCTCCTTTTCTAGTTAGATCGTCATATAATTGCATTATTAGTTTTTTAATAAATCGGCAATACCCTTATAATTATATAAATTAAACTGAACATTTTATGTATATAAATAGAATTTAATTGAAAGGATATATAAATGACTGAACAAGCAAGTCCAATGGAGAGAGCTTTTGACAATTTAGACACTAGTCTTGCATCAACAGCCGTTATCAGAAATGAACTTATCGCTACACTGCACACAGCTGTTAGTGAATTCAAGTTCAGTATTAAAGATAGTTCTGCTGAAGACCGAGAAAGTTTTATGGCCGTTATCAATAGTCTTGATGGACTACTGAAAGGTAAAGAAAAGAGTGCTCTCGATAATGTTAAAGTACAACTCATGCAGAAAGGTGAATCTAATTCACAAGAGATTGCTAAGTCTGTTACTCAGCTATTACATATGATTAGCCTCAATGGTGGTGGTAAACCAGTTGAAAATAGTGTTAACATGGAGAAGGCTGCGGAAGCTGTTGAAGCTGAGTTCTCAACAACCGGTGAAAAGATTCTCGATGGTGAAATAATTCCAATAGGTGGTGAACATGAATAATGCAGTAGATACATCATTAACTAGAATCCTAAACACATTACCTAAGTTTGTCTTGAAGATAGCATTCGATGATAATTTAGGTATGGCTAACGATATTCACCAGAAAGTTATTGAAGAGATTGTACTTGTTGACTGTAACTTATGTGGTGGTACAACAGTACAGATTGATCTGAAGAAGGATTGGAATGAAATGGTTAAGGATGAAGCTCCTTTTACTGTTTATAGAATTCCACCTGAAGCTAGAGACAATCGTGAAATTATTGAAGTACATCGTTTACAATACACACCTAGAAACAGACCGGCTTATTTCTCATACACTGGGGCAGTACAATCAACTATTCTATATCAGCATGATCCAAGAGTGCATTTATCTGCATTAGATAAAGCTCAACAGACTATGCTTACATCTAAGTCTGGTATTGGTGGATCGCCTACTACACCTCATGTACAATTGTTACATGGTGGTATGATTAGATTACATCCATCTCCTAGAGCACATATTGATTGGACACTTACATGTAGAGTTGCATATGATACAGAGATGACTAATCTAAATAGTGAAGCTGTTGACAGATTTGCTGAAATAGCTGTTACTGCCACAAAAATATATTGTTACAATAATCTAATTGAGAATTTGGATATTGGACATATTAAACACGGTATTGAAATACCAGCTGTTAAAAATCAACTAGAAAAATGGGAAGGTCTGACTGATGTCTATAGAGATCAGGTTACTGCGTTTAGCAAAGCAGCATCATTAGACCTCCAACGAATTGCAAGCATTATACAATACTCGTTATAGGAAAATTAAAAATGAATATAGAACAACATGGCACAATAACAAACTTACGTAACCGAGTTGAAACTATAACTGAAGAAATGAAATCTATGACCAATGTAGCTTGTATTGCTATGGTGTCAACTCCTGATTCATCTTCACATAAGTTATTACAACATGTGTTACAGACTGAAAGCTCAGTTGAAGACTTACAAGCATTATGTAAAGATGCACTGTATAATAAAGTTCATCAGTACTTCACTGACATTAATTCATGTATTACATCAATGGTAGAATCACAGAAAGAAGTATTTGCTTCCATCGATTCCATCAAAGCTGAAGATCTTGAAATTAAAGATGATGTAGTACTATTCTATCGTAAAACATTATTAGAAGATATGTTACTTACATTTACTGAGTTTAAATCACTAAAAGATATCATATGTGAAAGATTGCTCAAATCAGAAAATGATACTCTATCGATAAATAACACCTTAGAATCATTGGGTTATTCTATCGTAAATTATGAATTATTGAAGGATGAGTACATCTCATATGGAGAGGATAATATACAAGCTCTACAGTGGACATCAAGTGAAGAACTTATTGAAGCTGGTAATACTGTAAAAGGTATTGTTAATCTTATTGCTATTGATTTTAGAAATGAGTTTGATGATATTAATATTTATAGTTTTATATCTATGATGAAAGATAATGACATTACTGATATTAAAAAGCTTAATGCTGTATTTGATTTAACTGCTGATCTATGTAACAAAGCAGCTGAACTACCTATCTTATATTTGAATGTATTAAAGCAATTCAAAAAATAAAGAATTAATAACTAGTACTGTGGAGTGATCCACAGTACTAGTTTATTTATTTTACTTCTTTGCAAAGATGTAATTAACGATAGCTTTATTGTTAAGGTCTTTACGAACAACTTCATCTTTAATGGCAAATGGTGTATTCTTTTTAACAGAACGTGCCAAAATACTGAATGTACTATGCATGATCATAATAGAATTACGTTCACGTGTTCCATTCTTAATGATATGATCCATTGCATAAACAACATCACAGTTACAATCACGTGCTTCAACCATGAACTCAAGATAAGTATCAAGTACTTTAACATCTTGTGTCTTATGGATGAGCATAAGGATACGTGTTAATTCCACAGCGAATTTATTGATAGTATCTTTGGATTTAACAACCTGTCCACCTTTACGGAATGCTGTAACGTATGCGCTTAACTTAGCACGAATCTTATCATTCTCACTAGCAACAACAACTTCAACCTTTTCAACTGGAGGCATAGTAGAAAGTTTATCACCAAGTTCTGATGCAATTTCTACAATATCCGTCTTAGCTTCTTCTGGTGTTTCAGCAGTTTCTTCAGATGGAGCTTCTTCCGATTGTTCCTCGTCAGAGACTTGTTCACTAGCAACAGTTTCTTCAACCGATGCTTCTTCATTTGTTTCAGATGTTTCATCCACAACCTCCTCTGAAACTTCTACAGATTCGGTTACTTCAGTGCTTTCTTCATTTCCTACATTTTCCATATTGGTACTCTCCTGAGCTGGTTTCTTCTTTTTCTTTTTAGCCATAATATTTCTCCTTTAATTAATTTTTAAACAATGAATTCTTCTGGATTTATCTGATTAGTTTGAATGGCTGTTCCATGCATTGATAACATAGAAGCATACATAAACTTAGAACTAATTTCAATAGCTCTTACACCAGGGTTAGCGATATTTAATTTTTTAAAGTTAAGACCACTGCAGTGATAACATAGTCCTAATTCAGATGCACATGTCATAGGTGATCGTAATATAACAGTCTTACCGATATAAGATTTCATATTTTCTCTAGTGATCTCAACCTCTCTCTTGTCAGGACCAACTAATATCATACGACTTATAAAATCTTCTATGTTAAGTATATCACCAAATACAACTGGGATACCACGTTTAGTTTTACAATCATCTTCAGTAATTTTAATATCTTGGAAAGCTCTGAAAATGAACTTGGTCATCTCACCACCTTTAGCGGTTTCTTTACCACGATCATAATGACCTTTTCTAATCTCATTAGCAACAGCGGCAAATGCTTTTGCATTAATACCTTCACTTAATGAATGCGATATAGTAATAGTTCCACCATCTGGATTGAAGTCTTCAACTCCACCAACCATGATGTGCATTTTCTTACGTTGGACATTGTACGATTTCTTAGATGCTCCATAGAACCCTTCAGCAGGATCGCCTTTGATCCAAGCTTTATCCATATTGATAAGCTCTTCTTCGATTGCAGCCACTACTTTAGGATCACTTAATTCATCTTTATGTAACTCTAGTAGCTCAGCTTTACGAATAGGTATTTGAGGATCTGTAGTCATTGCTTTTTCAGTTAGTGTAGGAACACATAGTTCAGAAAAATGAGCTAAGAAATACCCATGGTCAATATATTTTCTATAATCAGTAGCTGGTGCTTTACCATCCAATATCAATTGTGAGTATTGATTTTGAAGATTCTTAATATCCCATATGTCATTGTGGTATGGGATCTTATCTCCTACAATAGATACTACTACTATGTAGTTTGAAATAAATCTACCAATGGTTGTATCAATTTCTGATTCTGAAGTATAGTTAGCTATGTCACCATTCTTAATTTTGATATGATTGTAAATAGAAAACGGTGCACCTGTGTTATGTTTTGATACTGGGATCTCTACTAAGGTTTCTCCCACATAGTATCCATATCTAGCAGTAGCTGGAGTCATGTCTTTTTTAAGAAAAAAAATATCTTCTTGATTAGGATCATCAACTCCTACAACAGGCCGATCATATAAGTATGTGAATGTGTTTAATAAGAATGCACGTTCTAACAATCTTTCCATTCTAGGCTTAATGTATTTAATAAACATCTATCAACCTTTCTTCTTTTCAAAATATAAATTAACCAAATCTTTTAATATGGTTACATCAGATTCTTTAAAAGAGGCTTTGTTTGTCAGAACTGTAAACATTTCCATGTTCTGTTCAATAGATAAATGAGGTCTTAAATACTCAGCAAACAATACTACAATCTGTTTGAACGTAGGTGTCTTATTACCATTCTCAATATAATAATTAAAATGATGATCTTTAGCTTTCTTATGAGAAGTAATGAAATCTATATCACCATCACGTTTAGTACATACTGGATGAGGATCACTTTCATCTAAATAAATATCAATGTATTCCACAGGTATTCTATTTAAATCTACATCATATAATTTGAAATCAAAATCAGACATTGAGTAATCAAGAACAGCTACATAGTTACTTAATACAAACTGTACTGTCTCTCTTACGAAATTAACATGGTTAACAATTGCAACAATGTATCTAGAGATTTTATCTGCATGATCATCTGTTATATACAAATCCTTATCCATGATTACTGATACATGCTTAAGCAACTTGTCAGTATTTTTAAATGTAAATCTATTGCGGTGTAAGAACTCCCAATTTAGAGATAGCTTATTTACTTCAAACAGTGTTTCGATTAATCCAGTGATAAACAGATCTTCATTGTAATTACCATCATTGATGTAATCATGAACAGCTGTCTTTATAGTCTCGGATGAATTAATATGTATATTGAGTTCTTTCTTGTCAAACATATATCGTAATAGAATTGCTACTCTTGTAACCACAGAGTTGTATTCTAGATCAGTAGTTTCATTAAATTCAATACCTATCTGATGTAGTTCTTCAAGTAACAGTTTAAGACATTCAGTATACACATTACGTAAATCATAGTTTTCAAAATCATTAACACCATCAACGCCATACTTAAGTATCATGTACTCGGTGATGCTCTCAGATGATTTCAATATAATATCTATAACTTCTTTATAGTAGTCTAATGTATCCATATTGTAAATCCTTTATTTAAATAATATAGTTTTGTCCATATAATGTCAATAGGTGTTCATTTATTAAAAATTAAAAAAATAATCAATTTACCTATTTTATAGAGGGGGAGAGAACGCGGAGCGTTAGTTCGCGCGCAGGCGCGTGCAAGTATATAACATATATATAAATATATATATACTACGTATAATATATAGTTATATTTAATATACGTAGTATTAAGTACTCTGTACTATACGCGCACGCGAGTCAAACACTATCGTATTTTCTATTCTTTTTATTTTAATTGATGATTAAATTATAATACATAAATTTACACCCCCTGATATAAGCATAGGCGTAGCCGTCATTCAAATGTGGGCAAAAAAATATAACCCCTTTTACAGGGTTATATTTTAACAGTGATTAATCACCACCGAAGATATATTTACAAAGACCGACAACAGCGAGTGTACCAAGTACAATCTTGCCGCCTTCCTTTACTCCAGTATATGTGTCGTGGGCGACACCGCGCCAATTGACACCTTCTTTTTGTTCACCTTCTACAACCAATGCTTCTTCTTCTTCAGCCATAATATCCTCCTTTAGGATTTAGTATTTTGTTTCGCGAAAAATTATTAACCAGTGAATATCTCATCACTGGTGTAGTTATCTAATTATTATCTTTGCAATACTTAACGCAGGCAAAGAAAATACCAATACCACCTAAAATAATAGCGGCATCTTTTGCACCTTCGATTGCACCCTCAGCTGCTACAATCACCATGTCTTTGTTACCAGCAAAGCGTTCTTTCCAATTTTTTTCCATCTGATACTCCCGGTTATTTATTTTCTGGTATCTTTACGAGCTTGTTCGGTTTCTTGAATACTTCTATCCAATTTACGAATAAGCGCTTCCTTTTGTGACTTCGTTAGAATCTTCTTTCGCATAAGCTTTCCTTTTCATTATTAAATCAGTTTATCTATATAAGTAATATATGCCTATAATTTATTGAATAACACGGATACCCTATTGTTTAAAAAATACTCATTGAGGACATTGTTTGAAGAAACAAATGAGGTATAAATTTTATGAAAAGAAAGAAGCGGTCAGTAAGTAAAATTGATAGATCATCTTTGTGTGAAACCTATGTTCAAAACATGGTTAGATTCCTTATGACATCTAAGAATATATCAAAGGATGAGGCGACAACATTTGTGAATAAACAAATTGAAGATAATGTTAGTCTACCAAACATTGATGTTGTTAGAACAGTCGCTGATGGAAAACTTGAACAACAAACTCTAAAGTTTACTGAGTTTGCAAATATATTAAAAGATGCTATTGTATCACCAAGTGGTAGTTTGTATGTACCCGTTACTAAGAAACGATCATTTGTATCAGCATTGGTTAAAGATGGATTAAAGTTCAGATCATCAGTTAAGAAGAAAATGTTTAAAGCTGTAGCAGATGGTAATAAAGAACTGGCTGCTAAATATAAAGCAGAGCAGAATGCTATTAAAGTAAAACTTAATGCATTACCTGGTGGTTATGGATCAGCATCAAATCTTTTCTATGACAAAGGATCTTATAACGCAGTTACATCAACTGCTCGTATGTTGATCTCAAATTCATTCACATGTTGTGAACAATTCTTAGGTGGTAATCTACCATTGTTTAATATTGAAGAAGTTACTAACTTAATTTCAATTGTTATGAACTATGGTCCTTCAGCTAAATCTATTAACACAACAATAAATAAATATGGTCTTAAGCATATTGAATTTGGAACACTGTTACGATATTTGAATCAACAGATACAATTGTACGATAGAAGTATTAAGTTAGAAGAAACATACGTAATCGATTATTTAATGCAGTTACCACAACACATTATTGATTTCATATATTATCACAATAACTTAAAACATTTGTTAATGGAAAATGAAGAAATATTCAAACCTCTAGTTAGTAATGTATTTAATACAAAACCTAATGGTAAGATAGATTCTGATATAACACCTGATATGTATTATAAATGCAATGGTGACATTATGGCTATCGTTACAACGGTCGTGTCTAATGAATTAAAAGATGTTAATATTAAAGACATTGTTGAAGAGTTTCCAGAAGCAGCGAAGATGTGTGTACAAGTACATAGAAATGTTTCTAAACATCTAGACGTATTTAATAATCTATTTGATACATTTGTTTTCCACGATATTAATTTCCAACATGCATTGCATAGAAGTTCTATGCAGAGACAAGCAGTTGTTGTGTCGGATACAGACTCTGTTATCTATACAGCGAAAGACTGGGCAGTTTGGTTTACAGGTGGAGAAGAGATTGTTCATGGTAGTTACAACATTGCGGCCTTAGTAACATATTGGTTATCTGAAGCTAATGCAGATACGATGGGTAAATACATTATTGGTATTGGGGCAACTGGAGATGATATTGCAGATATTAAGATGAAGAATGAATTCCTTTATCCATCCCTTCTTTTGTTTGACATTAAGAAAGTGTATGCTGGTATTATTAAGGTTCAAGAAGGAGTATTCCTGAATGAGATGAAACCTGATATTAAGGGTGCAAGTATCCGAGGTGTCAGTGCGTCAATGGAAGCGAAAGAGTTTGCTAGTAATCTTTTGATTAATGATATTCTTAAACCCGTCATGAGTGGGGCTATCTCTGCTACTGATATTATCGACAAGACAGTTGCATTTGAAACCAAGATTGATACATCTCTTAAAAAGGGTGAATTACAATTCCTTCCTATTGTTTCATTTGGTAATGCAGATGACTACGATGATGCTGATAGAACAGCATTCTTTTATACGAAGGCTTGGAACTTTATCTTTGGTGAGAAATATGGTGAGATCCGTCCTCCGGATAAATTACGTTTGTTGAAAATAATTAAACCAACGGAACTATATTTTGCACAACTAAAAGAAATGGACCCAGTTATCCATGATAAGTTTAAACAGTTCATTGAGATAAATAAGAAATGGCCTTCATCGTTCTTTATTGAAGCAACTCAAAATAAAGTACCAGATGAGTTACTACCATTGATTGATACAAGACATCTTGCTTACTATAATGTTAACCCTGTATATCTAACACTAGATAGTTTAAACATGGGTGTTGGTTACTCAAAACAAAAGTTAATGTTAAAGGATATTTATGGATGATCTAAAATACGACATTGATGATAAACCATTTAAGAAATTATGGAAACAATATTTTTCTTCTTTGTTTTGTAGAAAACAACGTTACATTTATATGTTTAATGACACACCGAATAGAGCAGTGTATTCAACATTGGAACCATCAGAGTTATTGATTGTACGTCCAACTATTGAAGATACTATTCATTCGGTGGATCAGAAGAACATTGATTTCATTAAGATGCTTAGTGTGTATTTACCAATAGATAAATTAGGTGACACTAGAGGATGTGCTGTAAATATATTTGAAGTACAAGCTTTAATACGTGAACATAAAGATAAAAAAGGAATTACTGAAGTACTACATATATCTGATTGTGGAACATATTTATATGTTAACAAAACACGTAAAGTAAAGAAGGTAGATACCGTTGTACAATTCCCAGTTGTCTTTAAGATGTCTCATATTGAGCGTGATTATATTGAAGATATGTTTAATAGTTTTATAGATCTTTATGGTAATCCCAATAGTTGGGTTAAACATGAAGTAGATTGGACACCTTTTATTAAATCTAATGTTAATATTCTTGAGTTTGATTTTACAGGATATAAACCATTTAAGTTACCACAGTTTGAAGGAATAACATCTGTAAGTATAAGCGAGTTTGTTAAGAAACAAAAAGATGCTAAACTATATATCAACATCGGAATTGTCGGTGGGGTTGTCAGATTTTATTACACATATGAGGATGCGATGAACACTGTTTCATCATTCCCCATATTAAGTTTTATTTATATAAAGAAAAAGAAATAGGATTGAGGAAATACTATGTCAGAAAAAGATCCAGGGTTTAACGACCCAGTAGAAGAAGTTGAAGAGGTTGTGGAAGAAGTGGTTGCGGAAGAAACTTCTGAGTTAGAAGAAGAAGCCACTGAAAGTCTTTTACCGCCTGTAGAACCAGCTACGGAACCAGAACATGTTGAAGACCAAACTACACCATCAGGAGTACAACCTGAAATTAAACGGTCACCAATCGTACCAACAAGTGGAAGTAAGAATTCAGTAGTTGCTGATTCACTACCTGGTGCAAATGTTGGTACTAAGAAAGAAGACAACCCTGAAGTAAAAGATAAGTTTGAAATTTCAGCCACTTATGGTACTGAAGAAAAACTACAGAGTGAATTAGAAACTCAGGCTAAGACTATTAATTCTAAAGAGTTCCAGGAGAATCCAGAAGGATATGCTGCAGACCTAATTGATATTCTTAGATCTTCAACACAAACAGCTGCTGCCCAATCTGTAAATGAAATTTTCAAGAAGCTTGAAACTACAGATCTAGATCCAATTGCAATGAAGTCATCACACGGTGGACGATTTGGTAAAGATCTTAAAGGTGAACAAGCTGCTCTTGCATTTACAGCTAAGCTTCGCGGTCTTAAGAAAGTATATCTGTACAACTCAGGATTCCATATTGTTATTCGTCCATTGACTATGGGTGAGTTGAATATGTTCTTCAACAGTGTTGATATGGATGATACCGAACTTGGTCGCCTACTTGGTTACTATCGATTCACTATTCATGATGCCTTCATTAAACAGAAGTTCATGGACATCCTACCAGTATGTATTGTATCTAGTAACTTAAAGGGATGGTCTAACAGCACTACGTTGTTTAGCAATATCTCTTTCCATGACTACGATGTGATCCTATGGGCTATGTCTTCATTGATCTACAAAGAACCGATTGAAATTGGTCTCAAGTGTTTGGAATGTAAGCATGATAATAAGTATACTCTTGATATTCAGAAAACATTCTTGTTGAATAACAAAGTTGTTTCTGCTGCTGCATTAGAGTTTATCCATGATGATAAGAAAGATATCACACCGGAAGAACTTACTGAATATCGTGATAACTTACTTAACTCATCTACAGCTTTAGAGCACAATGATATTAAGTACAAACTTCATGTACCTTCAATGTTAGAATACTCTGAATTTGCTAAGAGTACTATTGCAAGTATGGTAGCTGCTACTAATAATGTTAATAATATCCGCAACAGAGAACTGTTGAATAGATTTATTATTGACTTTAATAGAAACTATATTCCTTGGATCGAAGAGATCGCTCTTATGGAAGATGGTAAAGAAGTTACTACGACTAAAGATAAGAAAGCTTATCCATCTATTCTAGAATCCCTAGGTTATGATGATAGTAATGAAGAGTTCCATACTAAGATTATTGAATTCATTCGTTCGACACCGGGTGTGTTAATCGGGTACCGTCCACATAATTGTGAGAACTGTGATACAGCGGTTGATTCAAAGAGTGGTTATATTGCATGGGACGTTGAACGACTTTTTTTCGACCTTACCTATCAGTTATTGATCGAGCTGGGCCTCTCTTTGAGCTAGGCGTAGAATACCACGAGATATTTGATAGGTATATGGATAACAAGCCTGATATAGAAGGTATGGATAAATTTGTATACCAACTATATCTAAATACTTCATTCGATAAAAAATCTAAATCTGAATTTATCGATTCAAGTACTTATGATTATTTCTCAGACATTGAAGAATACGGTTGTAATATATTTTCGGAACTAGTTGAAGAATTAGCTTTCAGAACAATTTACGAAGACCCAATGGGGACAACCGTATATTTCAAAGATATCTGTGGCATGGTTTTGAAGGATCTGTATGATATAGATTTTGTAACATTCAGAGCTTATGATAAACGTGCCATAGAAATATCTGATGAATACATAACAACAAGGCAGGCTGCTAAGGCGGCTGTTGAGAACCAGATTGACAAGGGAAATAATAATGGATAATTTGAAAGTATTAAATACTAACATTGGTGCTAGTAATATTGTCGACCAAGATAGTATTAATGATATTATGTGTAAGACCCTAGAAGATCTAGGTAAACTATTAGAAAACCATTGCGGTCCTTATGGGAAGTTTGCAATGTTACCACCTGATGCTACTAACCCATTAGCTGAACCAGTGTTTACAACAGACGGTATTAATATCGTCAATGCTGTAACTTACATTAACCCTATCCAAGAGTTAACTAGAAAGATGCTTGCCTACATTGGTAAGAAGATTGATAATGCTGCTGGAGACGGTACAACATCAAGTATGTTGATCACTACAAAACTACTATCGCAACTGAGAGAATACTTACATAAGAATCAATATGTGAATCGTAAGCTTTTCTTAGATGCATATGGTAGATTCTGTGACAATGTTCTTGAAGAGTTAGATCATAATTACTCAATTGATATTGATCTTAGTGATACTGATTTTGTACATAAGATTGCATATAGTCAAGCTCTAACTAGTTCACATGGAGATAGAGAACTAAGCTCATTGGTAGCAGAGTTAATGACAACGCTTCCTAAACATGCTTGGGATACTATCATCTTTCGTAAAGAGATTAAAGAAACTGATGTGAAGTTTAAACTTGAAGTGGATGATAGTTCATATTCATGTAATGCTTTCATCCTCTGTAATCAGATGTTAAATAATGAGGTCGGTACTACATTCAATTCTGAAGACTCCGAGTTAATTGTTACATCTAGTGAACTTGCTTGTACTGGATTGGAATATACACAGCTCAAGAAGAAGATCAACGATAGAAAACCAGAAGATAGACCTCTCGTTATCATAACTGGATTTGGTAGGGATGCCAAAGTTGTATCTGAGTTATCAGAACTGTTTTATACTAGACGTAAAGAAGGTGTTGATATCACTATCTTTAGAGTTATGATGCAACATCCTGTTATTAATGATCTAGAAGCCCTATATGCTACCACTGGATATTTACGTAGAGATATGATGGATACCTCTATCTCATTTAACAACATTGATTTTAAATATGAAAATGAAACTTTATATATTAAGAATCTTGTTGAGTATAATGTAGATGGTTCTCATCCTGAATTGGAGAAAGAAACTTCTCCAGCTAAATCTCTTGTTTATCTAATTGATGAATTCCTAGACGATATCAAAAACTCTAGAGCTAAAGTATACGATGGATCTAATATGGCTGACGTTGCTAAACGTATTGCCAGTGCTGTTAAATGTAAAGCACAAGGTTATATCGTTATTGGTGGATCTGGATATGATAATCGAGCAGGTAAAGATGTTCTTGTAGATGCGCTAGCAGCTGTTAAAGAATCGCTATCCAAAGGGATTACCTTGGGTGGATATAAATCTCTCAAGAAGTCGATCAAAAAGGTTTACTTTGATGGAGAAAATATCGAATCTTTTGGCTTAGTTCAAAATGTTAGTGATTCGAGAGGAACATATCTTTTAGAAAAAAACATAGCTAAAATATTTTTGAATGCCTTTCATTCTATGCTAGAACTTATATATATCGACAAGGCTCCAATTCCAAAAGAACAATACCTTGATCCGTTTACTAGATTAGGGATGAAGCTACGTGGTAAGAAGCTTCCAACTAGTAGAGTAAAAGAACTCAAAGACTATATCTATGGTAATCGTGATTATGATAGAGATATGACTAGTATGGATGTTACTACAGGTGAGGTTAGATGGTTTACTAGAGATGATATTATGCGAGGTAGCTCCAATATCATTCAACCTAAATCTATCGACACTGAATTCTTGAAGCGTTTTGGAGAAGTTGCAATTAAGTTCCTATTTACGAATGAGGTATTAATTCCTGATGGTGTTAATATCAACCAAGATAAGGACACCTGATTATGAACATAAGTAAAGAATTTATTATTGACAATATTGGTTCTGAAATTAAAATTATTACAAACAACACATATCAGAAAGCTCCAGTGGTTGGAGTTATTCATGGTCTGTGTACATATGACATGGCTACACGTATTGATGATGTGTTGAAGTTTCATGAAGAGGTTATTAAATCTCAAGCACCTGAAGATCAGTTTACATTCTCTGAACTTGAGAATGCAGACTTCATCCTTATTAAGAACGGTGCTACTATTAATGCATATGCCCTTAATTGGGTTGTTGATTATGAACTGTTAACAGCTGTTGCTAATGTTGTTGTACAATTCAATAAGATTAATTTCGCTCAACTGCAAGGTATTCTTACTCACTTCCAAACTGAGAAAATGTTTGTTAAAGTGCTTACTGATAAGAAAGACCTACCAAAAGAACAATTCGAATAAATTGAATAATATAGTACTACTATCCGTGAGGATAGTAGTACTATATATTTTTATTTATTATTAGCTTGTTGTTCAACACGCTTTTGTAAATATATCAAATCATTCGATATAAGTTTTTTAGCAGAAGAAAGTATGAACTCGTAATCTTTATCCATCTTACCTTTAGATACAAAACTAATAAGATCTTTCATTGAACTTAATCTATGGAAGAAATTAAATAGTCTATGGTTCTGTTCAACAGTTCTAGATAATTTCCGTTTATAGAAATCTTCTAACTTGAGGAATTTCTCATACTCTTTAAGCATATTAGCAGTAACATCTTTAGGTATATCATCAGCACGCATAGCATCGAGCATAATCCGTTTAGTATTCTTCATTCTATTTGACGCTGATCCATATGTCCCTCTATTACCACCAGTAACACCGGATAATAATGAAGTGAGATACATATGTACGTTATATATAATTAAGTTATTATCAGGATTAGCTAAGTTATTTTTATAACCAGATGCCATACAAGCATCAGTTACTTTTGATAATGCTACAATAAGTGATGGTCCTAATCCATGCATAGATACATAAGCATCTGCACGATATTCAATATTAGAATAATCATTTAAAGTTCTCTTTAAATCAGAGCTCTTCTTCTTAGGATTTTTTCTAATAAGATCATCGATGGATTCAGAACATATGTTATTGATAGTCCATATTTTAATATTACGTTTAATAAAGAACAATGTAAGTGGTACAATTAATAAGAAGAACCAGATATTCCTCTGTTTGATATAATCTTTCTCAAAGGCGTCATCTAAATTAGATATCACTTTCTCAAATACATCTACAGATTTCTTATCATGTCCATGTCTCTTAGCAAAAGCAAGTTCTTTCTTTACAGCCGCTACTTCAACCTTAGCTTGTTCTATACTACTTATATTAACTTCAACTGGTTTAGCAAAGTCTATAATTGTATTATGGAATATACTTAAATACTCAGCAGCAGATACAGTATGACCTACCTCATGTAATACAATCGCAGTTATTTCAGAAGCCGCAAGATTTTCAAATTTAGAATGATATAAGTTTATAAAGAATGCACAGTCAACATCAAACCACATAACACATTTATCAGATAGGATATTTTGAACAGCATATCTATCTAACTTACCTTCTTTACGATCAAATGCTTTATGAAACTCAGCTACTTTAGATTGTATAGTTCTACCAGTTCCATCTTTAGAATTATCTAGGACAAAGTTGTCTCTAGTATCTTTGATGAATTCCGGTTGGAATCTTATCTGTGTTGCAAAGGTACCACCCATTCTCTTAACGCTGTACATAAGATCATAATCAACACCAGTATGTTCTCTAAGAATCCTACTGAATCTAAGAGTATTCGTTAAGCTAGTAAACTTAGTACGAACTTCTTTAATAACAGTTTCCTGTGGAATACCGTCTTTAAGACCCTTGTCTCTTATATCAATAAACTCTTGAAAAAAAGCCATTAATTCATTAGCTAATTTTGATGCAGTTAATCCTTTATATGCAACATGTTCTAGATCGATATTTAAACCAGGAAAAAAGGACATGATTATACTCCCTTATAATCTGCTTTTAGCTTATTGATTATAAGAATGATAGACCACGCAATACTGGTAGAAACATCCTGTAGTAAGTTTGTAGTTCTTTTAATATTCTTAATTTTATTACGAAGCTTAATAGCTTCATCGGTACCTTTAACAGACTTGGCTTCAACTTCAAGTTTCTTGATAACACTTCTACCATCAATAAACGGAGTAGTCAATAAACCAATAGTGTCATTAGCTAGTCTATTGAGATCATCCATAGCCCAACCAAGTTCAACCATGGTTGTAGACAATTCTTTTCTAGGTGCTTTAGAAATAACATTACCATTGATAACCCATCCTAGGGTATCAAATGTTTTTACCTGTAATGGTTGTAAAGCATTCTGTAATTGATCATTAGACCCCATCTTATTGAAATCAATACCTTTCATTGTCTGTAAGGCTGGATTCAATGTAGCTTTCTTATAGAAAGGAACAATAGCTCCTTTAAAAGTATTAGCAGGATATTTTCTCAAATTAGCAATGACACCATAACGTGTTTCAGTTTTCAATTTATTAGCAAGAATTAGATTCATTCTAATAATGTTTTTAATAAGTTCTTTCAACTTTTCTAAAATCTTTTTAATTGCCATCATAATCGTATTATGAAGTTTTTCTTCATATGCAATAGTAGCATTAGCAAGGAAAGCTTGTTTGTTTAGAGAAAGTCCAATCTCCATATTGTTATCAGTGAAGTGCGCATGAATTTCTTTAAGACGTTCAGATGAAGTTCCGAATTTCGGAATCTCTTCTAGGAAACCTTTAACAGTATCTGCTTTTACACAGAGGCTATCGAGTTCTTCACACCCTGTGGTAATTTCTTCATTAATTCTAGAACATTCCATTAATATGGACATATCCATCATATCATTTAATTCCATAAAATCTCCAAAAAAATGTGACCCACATATATCTGTTTAGAAATATATGTGGATCACTCGTTATTACAATTTTTTGTAAATAGTCATCTATTAAGATTGACTATAGACATAGGATAAATGCAGTAAACATATTAATCACCTTTCCTTTATAGTTAATCTTCTATATAGGTAATATATGTCTATATATTTATCATCTACGTTAGCAACTACCGACAGCCTCAACTGGTTGTGCTATATCATCGTTGTTACAATTGTTATTCTTATTCATAAGAACGTCCAATACGATCATGTTTACGATACAGAGAAGCATTCTATGGTTTTTACATTTACGCTTAGCAAGTAGTCTATGAGGAAGATTAGCCCACATGGAAATATAATCAGTAGAATAGAGAACGTCTTCTTTAGTCAGCTCAAAATCAGGATGACCATACATCAAAGGGTTTCTAGAGATATCTCTAATGAAACTAAATGTAGTATAATCAAATATAATACTGTCTTGAGGACACTTCTCTTTAACAACAGGTTTTACAATTAACTTAAGAGCATCAATAACAGTTCTTTCATTCACATGATTATCAACAATGTTATTAGAGTTGCGGCGACTGTGCATATAAACATCACACATTCTATTTCTAAGTTCATTAAGAAGATCTTTATCTAACTGCTTCTCTGAATATACATACGAATCAGTTGTCTCACCATCTTTAATATTAGCTTGATGTACAGCTTCACGCTGTAGAACTTCCATGACATTAATATGAGCAATAGGTTTAACACCACTCATAACATCAATAAGTCCTTCTAGTACACTATTGTTAATAAGGAAGATGGAAATGTTAGAATACTTCTTAGATGATTTTCTAGCAGACAATCGTTGCATGTTCTCAAATACAATATTGATAAAGAGAAGCATGATCTTAGTCTGATTAGCATAGAATAATGTTTTCAATTGTTTTGGATACAATTTAACAGTCTCATCTACATCTGCTTCATACGCTTCATCACCAGGTCTAAATCCACCACCTGTATTTTTAAGATAAGCATATGCCGCAGTTCTAGTAGGTTCGAAGTTTACATCCTCGATGAACTGTAAGAATTCAGCAGCCGTTTGACAAAAGATTCCGATTCCAGTGTATTGACCAAAGTGGCCTCTTCTAACACTCTTAATCAATTTCTTAGGATCTATATTGAATAGCTTCATATTTTAATCCTCGTACTTTTTCTGTTTTCTTTCGTACTTATTGATAAGATCATTGTACTTAGATACAACATTCTTCAGTTTGATGTACTCAGGAGAGTCTTCATCAATACGTTCCATCTTAGCAATGACTAAAGCCATCTGAGCACGTAACCATTCTTCCTCATTCTTGAGATGGTTATGTTTATCATTACGCTTATTGTTGATCATCTCACCAATCTTACGAGGTAAGTATAGACCACGAACACCACGTGATAATAGTTTATCTTCAGATGAAGTTAAACCTTTGATATTCATTCTACCAACTTGTGATTTAGAATCATCTGAAATCAAAGTAAAGTCATCTGCTTTGATCTTGATGTTATTAATAATCTTACCGAAGTTCTTTTCACCAGAGTTGTTCATGAGTTCAGAAATAGTAATAGCTAATTCTTTATAGTTATCAGAACAGTACTGGAGTTGGTATTGTGGAATCTCTTTGGTGGAACCAGTAATACAAGATGTCACGATAGACAACATGTACTTAGAGAACGTACTTAAACGTTCACTCTGATATAACACACTCATGATTACAACATGTGATAATTTCATATTAAACAAGTTAATCTTATCACTAGTGAAATACACTGAAAGATTATCTTTGAGTTCATTAAGAATACCAATGTATGCATCATTAGCATTTACCAAAGATGACATAGCGGTTCTGTCTTCCAAGATTTTAACAGGATTAGCTAACGCTAACTTATAAAGATTATATTCTTTAAAGCCAGGTTTACTAACACTAGATTTTGCAGACAAGACTGGGCCTAGTCTATTAAAGATTCTATCAGGGATATTCCGAGTAGCAACTTTAATATTGATATGTGATGCGAGAAGAATATCAATATAAGCTTCTAGATCCTTAAGGGTGAAATGTTTTACGAATGCACCTCTAGAACCTAGTAACTTATTTAATTTCTTATCTAATTTTTGTTTAGCGTTCATTATAATTTATTTCCTTTATTTAAATTAGAATCTAGGAGCAGAGCCCTTAGCAATAGTCTTCATGATTTCAGTCATGTCAACTCCGGACTTAGTATTCCCTTGCTTGATAGCCTTGTAAGGCATCTCACTAGGTTGGGTAATACCATTGTAATAGATGTCACACATCTCATACATTTCGTCAACAACAACAAGCATCATAGAATATGATTCATTGAAGAACTTCTGACGATCGTTAGGATTAGCAAAGTTAAGTTTAGCTTCTTTTGCAACAGTATCAAATGTCTCTTTAGAAATGATAATCATAGAACTAGCCAGATTATTTTTCTGGTTACCAAAGATGGCAGACTTAATACGCATTCTGTCTTTTTTAGCTTTGTCGTTATAGAAACGAGAAAGTACATTGTTCTTATCAGCACGCAATGCTTTCTTGTGAAGATTAATAAGGTCTAATGACAATAAGAAATCTTTGAAGAAACTAATCTCACGTGTCTTAACTTGCATCCAACGTCTCTTAAGAGACATAGGGAAGTTAAGCTTAAAGATAGCTTTTGCAACTGACTCAGGTAACAACACAGGTTTGACTGAAACATACAGAGGAACTTTAACAACTCCTGGTAGTGACTTAATAGTAGTTTTCGTAGTATCACCTTTTTCTTTAAGAGTACCACCGGCTTCATGCATATTATCGCCTCTTATAACATTACCATTTGCATCTGTATCTTTTTCAAAACGTGTATCTCTAGAATTATCTGATACATCCGTTGCTACAGTTGTATCTTTTCCACCGCCTCCGAATTCAGACATCTGTATAGAATTAAGATTGAACTCAAATTCAATAAGACGACCAGTAGCTAAATGCTTAACAGCATCTTCAATGTTATAGATCTTAGCAGCATCATGTCCTTCAGTAGAAACATTAGCCTTACCAAAATGTTGATCGATCAAATTCTCTTCAGAGATATGTAATGAGATATCTTCATTTGCTACACGACCTACTACTTCACGTAGTGTCTTAGAGCGACCGATAGAGTTATAAATATTTAATGCAGTTAATACATAACCAAGATAAATCTGGTTTAGAGTGCCCATTAGAGGAACTGCGATTTCGGTGTTTACAAGACTATCTTCGATGTAAGCCATGCTTGATACCTGTACTTGTTTTGAAATACCAGTAAGTGATTTGAAGTTCTCACCGTCTAGATTCATCAATCTAATAAAGAACATAGATAAGTTTTCACTTATTTTTCCATGTTTTTTACCCTCTTGCGCAACTTTATTTGCAACTTCTGCTGCTAATGCTGGGTTCATTTTTTACTCCTTTTTTAAAATACTTAAAATATACATAAATTCATCATACTATGTTAGATAAAATAGTAAAAAGATAAAAGGAGTTTTTATGGCACCCAACAGAAATGATTTTCCAAATAGGCCAGTTTCTGCTGAAGGTATTGCTCAGCTCACTGACGCTGAGAAAAAAAAGTATTTAGATATGGTATCGAAATCTGTCGGTGGCGGCGGGTTCTATAATACATACCAAACCTTCTTTAGTGGGATTGATAGATATCACAGAAACATGTTACCACCTAATGTTGAACATACAGGATTAACATTTATAACAAGACCTCGACTATGTCTACGATCAGGATCATTAAGATCAAGAGCTGAATTTGCTCCACTAGATACTCTAGATCCTAGATCTATGGGTTATGCAATTAAATGCATGATGGATACTAAATACTGCATTGACTTTAAATCACATGTAAGTAAGTGTGGTCTTATTGATCCATCTAATCCGTTCTTTGTACCATTGATGAATGGACTACAGAGTGTTACTGGATTTCCAGATCCAGTTGTACAAACATTGACTACCGATGCAGGTTTCCATTCTGAAGATCAGACATTCGCTACAGGATATGATCAATTAAGTAAGACATATGATTTGAACTTAACTTTCAAGGATATTCAAAATGGGCCACTAGCCGCTATCTTCTTCTTCTGGATGATGTATATGGGCTATGTTACAAAAGGTATGATGCCTGCTTACCAAGATGATATTGAAGCACAACGTATGAACTATACTGTTTCTATTTATAGATTCATATTAGATCCTTCAAAGAAATATATCACAAAGTATGCTAAAGCAACTGGGTGCTTTCCTAGATCAGCTCCATTCGGAGCTATATTCAATTATGGAGAAGCTGAAATTTATAATACAGATTCTGGTAAATTCACTGTACCATTCGTAGCTAATAAGATCGAATATGGTAAGTATACAATTTTACAGGATTTCAATATGCTAGTCAATCGATATAGAAGAGTCCATCGTAAGCCCGTGTTAAATGAGAAACTTTCCTATGTTGATAGAACCTACGACCCACATGAGAACTTCAAAGGGTCTCCATGGATAGATACTTCGGGTGGAAGAATCCGATTAGTATTTGTTAATTATTAAAGGAATTTTTTATGAATAAAACTAATGAAAAAATTACTGAGTTGTATGCCGCTCCATCCCGGATTCAACATGAGATATTGCAGGGGATGGAAAGCCAGATAGCTGGTGGGAATGGTGTACTGACTCCAAATAACGTCGCATCATTTTTAATAGATTCATTCTCCACTATGTCATCTAACATTACTAAAGATACTATTCAAGCATTAGATGATACGTTTCCAGTTCGGGCAACTAACTCAGAGACGTTATATAAACATATGTCAGATTTTGATTACATTGGATTATTCGCTACTCCATCTGGTACCAATCTAGAATTTGTAGTTGCTATGGATAGTCTCCGTGAAGCCCCACCGGTATACGCTGATGATGACACAGCAGAACAATACATACTTTATAGAAAAGCTATTATCCCTAGAGATACTATTTTTCTAATTGGTAATTATACTTACTCACTACATTACCCAATTGAAATTCGTTTCAATGTAAATACCGACACGGCTACCGTTGTATACGATACAACTGTTACTAACCCAATCTTCGGTCTTGCTAGTGAATTATTAGAGAGTAGGATTTATAGTGTTGATACTGTTAAATTACTATCCATTAAAATCCCTACATATCAATTCGAACGTACCTACTATGAAGAAGAAGTTTTCAAAGCTACTCCTTTTGTAAAAGAGTATCCATTTGAAGACGAGTTCTACGCTGTTCGTATTTATACAAACAAAGTTTATGAGAACTATAACAATAGTACAAGTATTGAATACATGGAACCATCACCACATTCACAATCTACTTTTGTAGATGAAAAAGGTGAGACGTGGACTGAGTTACATCAAACATTATCTTCAAAGATTTATGATGTAGATTCTGAGGATGTGCCAACAGCTATTGTTACGGTTATGCAGGAAACTAAGTCTATCAAACTAGCTATCCCATTTGTATATATGACACAGGATCAGTTAGGTAATAAACTCAAGATTGAAATTCTAGCTACTAAAGGTGAGGTAGATATCGATACTTCTCCATTAGCAGGTGCATTAATTCCAGCCAAGTTCCCACTTACTGGTGTTGAAAGTACTGATAAATATTCATCTATGTTAACCAATAGAAATAATATTAACATTGGGATAATTGATCAACGTATTATTGGTGGTAGTGTTGGAATGGATTATACTAATCTACGTCGCCGTGTTATTTATGATACGTTTAATGATGAATTGTTAATCACACCTATGGATTTAGTTGGCTACTTTGAAGATCTTAATGTTGGAATGAAAGTTAGTAAGTTTAAAGATGGTATTACATCTAGAATTTATTTATGCTATAAAGAACTTAGAGATGTTAAAGGTGCTATTGTACCATCTGGTGATATTACAACACTTTTACGTACTTCTGATATTGAATCTGGTAATGATTATAAAATTAAAAATATTAGACGATATCGTGATGGATCATTTCTAATGACACCTGATGTTATGTACCTTTATAATAAAGATACTGATATTGCTAAACCGATGAGTGATGCGGAAGTGTTATTATTGGAGAGCAAAAAAGAAAACCCACTAACACAACAAGCATTTATTGATGATCTTAATAATAGTACATATACATACAATCCTTTCTATAATAAAGTATCAACTATAAATAATATACCATTTGGTGAAACATTTGATTTAGAATCACCAGAGATTATTAATAGAGATTTTGTTGCAGAGGCTGCTGCTGAAATACAACTGTCAATTAACAATGTTGTAATTAATGCCGAACGTATGGAAATAGTTGATGCCGATGCTGGTGATCGCAATACTTCTATTTTGAAATATATTATTAGTGTTGAAGTTAAAGCATCATATGCACAAGAACTGCCTACTCCATTAGTACCTACTAATGTTGCTGTGGTTGCATCTACTGTTAATAAACTTAATAATACTGTTTTTAAGAATAATAATGATACTGGTGTTGATGCTGTATTTGATGAAAATGGGTTATATACTTATGATATTGAACTTGAAACTAATGGTTGGATAAACACTCCCGAACTCATTCAGTTTAAGTTTGAAAATAGTGTAACTGGGTTTATTAGACTTAATGATGATATCACAATATCACTATTGCTCAATGGTTCTATTATTCCCACCTTAGATGGAATAGATAATGAATATTTGACAACTAGTGCTACTATTGGATTTGAGACATTGTCTATTTATAATCTAAATGTAAAATTCGGGTCTACTATTAAAGAGCTGTTCACTGCTGTTGATATTTCATATGATCAGCATGAATTTGAGACTTATCCCGATAATATAAATCAAAAATATTCAACTGACAGTTATCTTAGAGATACTAATGGTTCTCTTGTTTTATACGATCCTGGATCTGGTGCTGACTTTATTAAGATAAAACAAGTTGGTCAATATATGTATAGACCAGATGAAGACGGTGTATCATATCTTGAAGACTTTGAAATCTCTCGTACTGGAGAGATTGTAAAGATAACAAAGATCGATGTTGGAGAAGATTATTACGGTTATATTGAATTAGATAATAATATCGTAGCTAACTCTTTAATACGTGCATTTCCACGTATCATTACGTTAGATAATTATGCATTCAATACACATGTTACAGACTTCACGTTTGCTTTAAATGGCGGATTACCTGAATGGGTATCTGGTAACTTTACATTAACCTTTGATACTGATACATGGTATTTAAAAGAGTCTGGGGTACCATTAACATCTGCTCCTGCTGAAGCCAATGATGGTGGTATCATGGTACCACCTAAATTTGGATGGGCTCCATTTAGATATCCTGACTCGGAAGGTGAACCTACGTATACAATTTCATTTAAATATGAAGCTACAGGTATACTGGATAATAATGGTATTGACTTATCACAGTTTGTTGTATTAAATAGAAGCGATCTATCTAATGAAACACCATTTACAGGACTTGCTGTACCATTTGCTTCATCTGGTAATACCGTTACATTTACATTAGCTGATCATTTTTTAACAACAGGTGATACATTAACGGTTGCAAGCTCTACTAATACTGATGATCTACCAGATGGGGAATATGTAAGTTCTGTAATTGTAATAGATGATACTACATTCACTATTGATGCTGGTCAAGCAGGTGATGATACTGGTGGGGCAGCTGATATATCTATATCTAAACCCGTTGATATTGATAGTAGTCAATTGGTAAGAGATGTTATACTGACACTAGGCTTTACTGGACCAGTGACAAAGATTGTATCACCTCCTGTATATGAGTCTATCAAAGGTAATGTTAAAACATTATCAGATTTAACACCTGTTCAACTAAGTAGAGAAACATATTATCGTGTGTATATGATCCATATTAATAAACGTATTTTATATGGTGATCTAAATTCATATGCTAATTATGAAAGTACTGAGGAATATGTTAATTCAATGAAACAGCTTATTCTTGATAACTGTGGTGTTGTGGCAACTTCTAAACCGAGGTTGATCCCTAATACTGATATTTATTATAGACCAAGTAAATCTATTGGAAAAGCAGACTTCAAAGTAAGTTCACCATTCATAACACAATTTGATTTAGAGTTTAGTATTCACTTTAAATTATTTGTAGTACGACGTGTTATTGGAGACGATAAGATCTTACATTCAATCAGGCAAACTATTGTTAAGATTGTAGATGAATATACAGTTAATAATATTTTCGCGTTAACTCAGATAGCAGATGCTATTACTAGTCAGCTCGGACATTTTGTAAAATCTGTAGATACATTCGGACTTAATTCAAATATGGAAGACCAAACATTGGTACATGTAGATGACGGTACTGTATTGAATCTTAAACATATTCTTGTTTATAATTCCAATACTGGTGTGATCGAAATCGACCGTGATATTGGTTTCCAATTCTTAATAGTTGATGCAGAAGGCGATCTGTAATCAGGTATTTATTGTATAAATAGATAGTACATATCTTATCATTATATGTGAGTATGTACTATCTATTCTATTTTAATGTTAATATTGGAGAAAAAATGAGCAAAGTAAATAAAATTTCAGTTTTTACAAACGTAGTAGTTCATGCTATTGTTTCAAAAGCTTTGGGATCAAATAAAAATATATCTTTAGATTCATCAAAGAATCTACAGGGATCTGTTGCTGAAACAGTATCTACAACCCTTAGTGAAAAGGCAGGCTAATCATGATGATTAATTTTGAATTTATTAAAAATCACATTCTGAGTTCCGTTAAAGCTGAAGCTCTTCCAGACATCAGTTTTAAGCAAGGTAGTAATCTATATGCTGAATTATTGAAAAATATTCCAGCAGATACTGCAGCAGTTGAAGGCGGTACCGAATTAGAACAAGTTACAGCTTGGTTGGATTCATTCACCGAAGCTGACAAAGAATCACTAGTTGGTGTTATATCAACTGTGGCAACTTCTTTTGAAGAAAAAATTACAGATGGTATTACCTCCCTTAAAGAATTGCACAATACTGTGGAAACTCTTCAAGGTGGTATTAATGAAGAATATAATAGACGTATTGCTTTAGACCCTAAACTTGCAAAAGCTTCAGAAGGTGAATCCGTAGACTTTGCATTAGAGTCATATGACTTCAGTGCTTTGGCAACAGTTGGTGACAGTGCATCTGTTATCAATGGTGTTGAAGAAACTGTTATTGATTCTGGTGATCTATCTGCTGAATACAAATTTAAAGTATCATGTAGTAGATATCTTCCTAGAATGCTCAGTGGTGTTACTACTGGACAACTTGTTATCGATGAAGAATCAAAACAGAAGATCGCTACATCATTACTTGAAAAAGGACATGATACAGAATCTGTTACAGCAGTGTTGTCACATCTGACAAAAGGTACTGGTTTAAATGCATTAGTTTCAGAAACTAAAAGCACGATTGTTGACCAACCTTCTACTGATAAAGCTATGTACAAATGTATGGATGTAGTTAATAAGTATGGACCTTGTCTTACAGATGCAGAAGGTGCTATTGTTGGAGCTGGGTTTGATCCAGACGCTATCAATGGTAATGTTAAGATTCTTTCATCTGTTTTAGATATCTGTGCTTACTTCGTATATCATCATCGTTTGTATACTTATAACGATACTGTATTGTTCTCTAATGGATTGAAGAATCCTGATGTTGCTACCAAAGCAACCGCTGCTGGTATTACAGATGAAGATGTTGTGAAACATCGCACTGTTGTTAATAGTAACTTACCTATCTCTAAGATTGGTTTGACTGTTGAAAAACTTACTAGTAGTAAAGAACGTGTTGCTGATACATATGCTAACTCTTCTGCTGAAGATGAAAAATATGTTACTGCTAAACAAAATGATATTATGGTACGTACTGTATCTGTTGTACTATCTAATCATGTTAAAGAATTTAACAGCAGAGATATGTATGACGATATTGCATACGCTGCCGGTAAGATGGTTATCAATAAGACTCCATTACATGATGTCTTATATGGTGTACTCCTTAAGGTCATGCATAAAGATACTATGGTTGAAGAACTCTATCATAAGCTAGGTGCAAAATATAATGAAGTTCTTAATAATAATAAAACTGTTGACCAAGACCTCGTAGATGAATCTACTGTTAAAGTCTATGCTGAAATTATTACTAAGTTCATTTCTAAGTACTTTGTAGAATTTGCTTAATTGAATAAAAAAATATAAGACACACTCATTACGAGTGTGTCTTATATTTTAATTCATCTGACTTAATCATCAGAACCAGCACGCGCACCTAAGAAGGCACATGTTCCTACGAGTGCGCAAAGCCCAACAGTCTTCCATACTTTTGGATGCTTTACATACGAATCCGAAACTGCATATTTAGCAGTTGAAGCAACTTCCGATACCCGTTCTTTAAACGGTACCTTGGCCACAGTCTTATTATCTGCTACTTCAACCGGTGTTTCTTCAGCGACTACTTCTACAACTTCTTCTTCGATGATTTCTTCTTCAACCACTTCTTCTTCAGAAGTAACTTCTTCTTGTTCTTTTTCTACTTCACTCATGACTATACTCTCCTTATTTCCATCTTTGATAACTATCATAATTTCTCTAACAGTTAATTACGTTATTGGTTCAATTCTATATAAGTAATATATACCTGTATATTATTGAGTTACACAATAGTTATGATTTCTCGAAAAACATATCTTTCTTGATTTCACCCTTAGTGAATGTAGCGTGAACTAATTCAGGGAGTGTCTCAATTGAATATGCATCAACCTTCTTACCGAATTCATCAGGCAATGGGAACCCATCTTTACCTTTACATGCAATTCGATAATGTCCATTACCTAACATACAGAATGTTACTCGTACATCACAACCACGAGTATCCATCTTCTCAAAGAAGTCGGTACCAATTAAGAATGGTGTGTTGTAAAATACTGCAGACATACCTCTCCATGTTCCATAGAACGTATTACGAGGCCATCCATGTATTTTAGATTTAACATACTGAATAATGTTAGATGATTTAATTGAAGCTTTGATCATACCTTCATAATCTGTAGTGCCCATAGTCTCAGCTTCAATCTTATCAAATGGTAATCCTCTAGTATTGAAACCAGCAGCTCCTCTATTACCACCACCTTGAAAATGATCTGATGCTAGCTTACCCACATCGATATCATCTGAGATAGCATAGATAGCACTGTGGACCATATTGTTAGCTGGTACATAATAAAATGTCTGAGCAATATCATATGAATCTATTTGAGTTCCATCCACATTAAAGAATAGTGAATTCACTCCAGCAATATTTGCACAGATAACTGGTCGTCCATCTATAGTTGCTGAAAATCCAAGTTCTTTTAATAACTCTGAATTAACGAAGTCTACGTACCCTTTTATTTCCAGACCACCTGCCTTGAGATGATTTAGAGCATCTACGTCGTTATCCAAAAGCTTACCAAACACAGAGCTATTTGAGCCAAACTTAGGTATGATCAACTCATACCCATAATGAATAGCTAATGTGTTTTCTATTTGGAATTCCCATTTCATGTAATCACGAACATGTTTGATAATCTCTGGCTTCTCTTTACCATTGAAGAACATATCCCAGACAACTTCTGATAGAACATTCTCTTTGGTCTTAACCCAAGTAGTTTTACAACCATTTGATTCAAGAAGATCTTTCGACTTATATTCATCACTCACATCGTAATCAATTAGACGTACTTCATAATTATGTAAGAGATCACAAATTCTACGATAACCCATGTAAGGTCTCACTAAATATATTAGAGAACCATTTGGGACATCTATTTGTTTTCTGGAGGCAGCAAGATGTATGCTCCCTGGGATGGCTTTGCAAATAATCTTTGAAGCCATAATGCTATCCATATCACCACATGATAATACAAACACCTGTTGTCCATCATTCATAGACTTTCCTTTTTTTATAAATTTATTCAAACTAGGCATTTCTGACCTAGCTACCTCATACCAATGCTTTGCACCGCCTTTTATCCTAGATGGCAACTCATCCCAATTGATGTAGTAACCAGTTCCAGAACTAAGTGCTTCTTTATCTATATACTTCTTATGCTGATGCTCAATGTCATCCCAATGCTTCAGGAGTTTCTTACATAGCATATCATACTTATGATCAGTTAGGGGACTTAGGTCCTCTTTGTAATATAAGAATGAACTCATTAAATAAAATGGTACAAGAAGATTGATATCTACTTCACCTTCTTCTTTTTTCATATACTCCTTTATAACGTATAGTATAAACTTATTTGTTTATTAAAAATCAGTACATAGAAGTAATATATGTTTATAACTAAGATGAAAAAAAAGAAGAGCTGTAATGGCTCTTCTTTTTAATTATTCATACTTTAGTTGCTTTAGATGGATCAACTTGTGTGACTGTAATTGAATTTGGATAAGCACCCATACCCATACCACCACGATTAGTATGTGATACTGTGAATATTGTACCATCTATGTCAATTAACTTTTCATCTTTTAACAACTTATATAATTCTTTACCCTTAGTACCACCCCATGTATCAAATCGAGCAACACCATCTTTCATTTTCTCTAAGAGATATTTTTTAAGTTCCTCATTCATATTCAACTCCTTTTAATTTTAAATAGTATATCTATATAAGTAATATATGTTTATATCTAAGATGAAAAAAAAGAAACCCCAACGGGTTTCTCTTCTTGTTATGATGGGTCAGTTGTAACGGGCCATGCTTTGTCCATATTCGTTAGATCCAACTCGAAGCAATCTTTACCATATATGGTACCCAATATGAGAACAAGGTTATCATTAGTAAATTCCTTATCATCACAGGTTATTGTGGAATACATATTACCAAACGATATTTTTAATTTCTCAAATAGAACTTTTATATCAAAATCTACTTTATCGAGTCGTTTTAAAGATACCCAGCTTCCGTTAGATCTTTCCCTACCGAGATATAACTCATTAAGCTTTTCCATCAATGTCAATAACTCACACCCGTCTTGATTTGTACCAGGTACGTGTTTTGTTGCAAATAATAACACGAACATTATAAAAGCTCGCGTGGAGTTATTATAACTCTTAGAAAATTTATCTATTATCTGTTTATACTCATTGTCCATAATTATATTCCTTTCCTCTTTGATTACATATCAATAAAGTAATATATATCTGAAATATCCTGAATAACAAAAAGAGAAACCCTGTTAGGGGCCTCTCTTTTATATTATCCAAATTTTAACTTACGTTGTTCAGCAGTAATCTTAGCATGACACTCTGGGCATACTATCTCAACTGGTGTATGTAATAACTCATCTGCATATGGGCCTAGGTCTGTAACTATGTCATTAACAGGTGGCATTGTTGTATCGGTAATATGGTTAACATCATATGCTCCCCTTCTCCGTCGTCTTCCTTTTTTTGTAATGTACATTATCTTCTCACTCTGCCCCATTATCTTAGGACAGTGAGCACATGGAACAGCATATGTAAAACTTGAAGTAGGGTCTGGGTGAGGAAATCTATTATCACGTATGCATTTAGCACGGGATGTTTTACGCCACACCTGTCTCATAGCGGCTTTACATCTCTGATTGGTTTGAACTTTAGTTAACCCAGTTACTGGATGTACAGGTTTCTTTTTTCTCTTGGCCATAGTAACTCCTTAACATATATTAGTACATATAATGTAATAAAAAAAAGAAACCCGTTAGGGTTCCTCTTTTATTTAATACGAGAATAGTGTGCCATAATAAGCACCTACGATCTTCCAATCCCAGCTACATTCCAACCCAGACCATCCTCGTTTGAGTTTTATATAACTAGTACTATTCTCATCTTCCCAGAGCATGATGGTCTCACTATCAACCTCCCCACCTCCAACCAAACAGTTCTGGTTATTAGTAGAGATACTCTGAGTGACCTCACTGGCTGAAATTATCTCTTCAATATTATCCCGAATATAATTCAGAATCACATTTCTGTATTCAACAACTCCGTCTACATAATTGGGGTAAAAGTTATCATGTAAATCCACCAGCTCATCTGATCCTTTTTTAGCAATCTCAATCATTTTCTTCATTGTATTTAATACACTCATTATCAATCTCCTTATTAAACTTGTAGTGACATATACACCAATTTCGCTTTTCAGCTGATCACACTTGTGATGAAGAAGGATATGCTTTTAATTCACTTCTCTATGGATGTAATATATATCCATAAAGGATTGATCTACAAAAAAATTATAATAAGTACATGCGTAGCATAATGCTACGCATGTACTTATAAACTAATACGTTAATATTAGAAGGGATAACCGGTGTCCATCGGACGAGGTTATATTCCACCAACCTAATTACTTAGGGTTTTTTGAGTAAAGGTAATCCTTCGATTTCTCTACATCTATTCTCACGATGAAACGCTTTCCGTTGGTGACGGTCCATGTTTTTCCATGTTTGCTTTCTTCGCGTACATCTTTCAAATCCTGTAGGCATAATAATCCCTTCTATTTATATTCACGTTCTTTGTGTATATAGTTACCAGTCTCTATTGCCATTCCAGGATCGGTTGGAGAATCATAGTTACATTGCTGATGCACTTCTGCCCCACAAGTAATACATTTTCCAAGCCACGAGACTTGGGGTATGGGTATCATCGACCCATCCGCTACAAGATCTGCTAATGATCTTGGGATTGGTGTAATTTTATCATTGTAAAATGATTTAAGTTCTTTACCTGGGATCTTATTACATAAGAAATCAACCACCTGTTGTTTCATACTAACTGATGAACACAATCTGTCAAGCATTGAATTATGTAAGTCCTTTGGTATGATGAACCACGTAGCTTGACGTGCAAACGGACTCCCGCCTGATCCCCAGAACCATCTCATACCGAGAGTTGGGTTATCATCGAACGCCATGGCCACTAATGCCCAACGTTCTTTCACATCTTTATGAATTACTACGTATGGTCCACCTACACGTCCCAACGGTGAGTTGACACTGAGTATATTATCATCACTCATCATGTTTAATTTAGTACCTGTTTCCTTCTTCATTCTTCCTCATTTCTCCTAACCACACGGCTAGGTTATTTACAATAGCAGCATTAATGTACTGCCAGCATTCTGAATAGTATGACCACACACGTGATCTATATTTTATTCTATTCAAATTATTCCTTATTAAAAGTGATGGATGAGGTAGGATTTGACACCTACATACTAGAACCGATTACTAGCGGCTTCAACTCAATCAATCTATTTTTGATTGGTACCGTCTGGTACTGTCCGGTCACTATCCGGCTTGCCTACATTACTTCTGTCACTCATCCATTAAAATAAGACTCTCTCCAATCCTAGCACTGCCTCAAAGGACAGGAGAAGGATACAAGGAGAGAAGATGGTGGACTAAGCAGACAATGCTGTTCGCTTAGCAGTTTGTGAATAGTGATATGATAATGTAGATTTAGATATACCGAATATCAATGACAGTTCACTGTAGCTACATCCACCACGTTGATGCTCGTCAACCATAAGCCAAGTTTCAACCGATATAATATCTTTACTGGAATGACTTGCTCTACGAGCTTGTGATTTTCTCAATGATTCTGGTTTGTCCATAGCATTATCACTTGCCGATCCTATTGATATATTGTCTGATTCATTGTTCGTTGAGTCACCATCTAGATGTCTAACTTGCACATCTTCATGGAATACCTCTTCTCCAAACTTCTGGTAGGCTTGAAGTTTATGTACAGGTACTGGAAACTTTTTACTGTTACCAATATCTACATTAACCTTCTCATACCCACCATGGTTTATAGTTTTTCTTAGAGTACCCATGTGGCTTTTAACAACACCATTATCAAGCACTCTATACCCTTTAGTATATGCTATAACAACAGTATCATTAATCTTACTCATCATTATTCCTTTCTTATTACATTTAGCCTATACCTAAGTATAGTATCCAACCCACGCCGCGTGGAGGCAGTAATTATTGTGGATTTGGACCTGGAGGGAGTCGAACCCTCGTCCAATATAATTTCCAACATAACGTTGTTACAAGTTTTTACCTAGTTTTACTTTACTAGTAAACCAAATAGTATATACAGCACTACTCACACTCAGATCTCTTTTCCATATAGTGATCCTAACTATTTAAATAGCATTGCTGCTATAGGGCTCTCTGCTTAATTGTATTAAGCACACCTCTTTGGGTATACCTAAGTTAGAAGATACTTCATCCCAGAGAATTCTAGGTATCCTCAAGCCCTCCCTTAATTAAAAGGGACGTGATTACGCTGCAAGAGCGCGAGCACTAGGGAAGTTGATCACTTTCGTTCCAACTAATTGTTGACCGATGTTTAAAGAGGCCGACGATCATCCTCTACTTGTAGTTATGAATTCCATTGTACTGTCGAAACCAGGCAGGCCCGTTTTAAAATTGTAAGGGGTGGTATTAACACCCCATGATTAGATCTACCAAGGTTTTTGGAGATCTAGTGCTTCGGCAAATAACTTTGCCATTTCCATACCCTTGTCAGTTGGTATGAACCGTGCAAGTACTCGCGCATCTTCAAAGAAGTGCGGATCTTGGTTGAATGGTGGAACTCCAGTTCCTTTGAGGACCATTAATTTAAGTCCACCAAAGTTACTATGATTCGCATACTTTGCAAGTACTACACAATGTGTGCCTTTATACTCAGTATGCGATTCGATGACCATGTTGTATAATGAACCATTGGTAGATGATTCACTTTGCATTGCGGATTCCTGATAATACGAAGATTCTCTCATGAGACTTTCCTTTCGGGGTTAAGTTTGTTTATTATTATAAACCCCAAAAAGATATTACTTCATACTAAAATAGTTTACCTAATACATATGCTACTGAAAATGCAATACAAGACCACATAATAGCTGCAGGCCAACCAATGGCTTCACTATTCTGTACGGCTTCTGTTGCTACTGTAATTACTTCATTTGTCATACTATTATCCCTTAAGTTTAAAAGTTATATAAACGGTCTGTGTTATACTGTGCAATTTCACATGAATCTCTGAATCGTGTTATACTATCTACTATGATCAATGCGTCTCCATTAGCTTCAAATTCAAGTACAGATATTGCAGCTAAAACATATTTCTGTTTATACATATCTATAGATGAATCATTACTTACAAATACCGTCCAGTCATCTGAACAGTCTAATATGATTTCTTTACAATGTGTATTAGCTGTTATTGAAATACTAAAACATGAGAAAGCTATAGTTAAGAATGAAACAGAAACAGAACGTACTACACAACTACGCTTACTGGTTTTACTACTTGTTATAATTAACCAGATTACTACCGCTACAGCAGATATTACACTAATCATGTAGAATACATTGGCTATAATTACGTATGTTGAACAACTCATAAATTACCTTTCTTAGTTTAAATTAGATTCATTGATACAAAAAAGTAATATATACTTATAATAAGAATGAAAAAAAATAATCTCCCCCAAGATTATTTATTTTTCTTACTTCCAGATACTTCCTAGAAAAGCGTCTAATAGACTATCTAGTACTTGATCTGTTGTGGACTCATTAGTATATACCTTATTCATTGCTATCTCCTTATTTATTATTATACTTATGTGAGAAAATTATTAGGGGTTGGTTAGACCCCAGATTACCTATTCCTTTTCCTGTCCAAACATCGACCAGGTCCACTTATCCTCTTCCGAGACATCTGTGTAGAACTCAGTTAAGTCAGGGCGACTTGATACGATCTCACCATCTTTGTATGATCGACGAATCCTGACAAACAACTGCACATTAACAGTGCAACCAGGATATGCAATAGATAGCTTCTGTGCTACCTCCATCACTTTATGCGATGGTTCCATATATAAATCGGTGGTTGTGACTGAACCAGTTTCAATAGTAATATTTACCTTTTCCATATATAACTCCTTTGTTTAAATTAGCTAATACATTAAAGTAATATATACCTGTAGAACATTGAACTACAAAAAAAGAAAAACCTACACGTACTAGCAATTAAGCTAGTACGTGTAGGACGCTCAACGAGCGGACTGTCTATATATCAACTCGGAGTACAAGCTAATTGATATATGACATAAGTATATAAGAAGGAACATATATACCAACAAACAAGAAATGTCGTAATGAAAAACATTCTATATTATGGTAATGTGTATATTCATTCTATTACTTTAAATTTAAAGATTCATCAGTTCTTTTAATTTATTTTCATCCGCTGGTGTACAGACATTATACTCATCACATAGGAATTCTATGGTATTATGCTTATTAACAATAACACATGCATACATGAGTACAATAGGTTCAACTGCAAGATCCTTAGAAATGCGTTCAATGTCTTCACCATGTTCAGTCTTGATATCAAAAGCAGCTGGAATTTCCTTAGGGAAACGAATACGCTGATCTTTGATGATACCAAACACAGGAATAGTTGTGTCTGCACAGAATCCTCTTGCATCAAATTTGTTACGACTATCTGGATAATTCAAATAGTTATTAGCACGTCCTTGTACAATACGGGTGTCGAAACATCCCGAGGTGTATAGAGCAAATGCATCTACAATTGATTTAAGATTTCTTGGGTTTGTACCAGCAAGAATTTTACATGTTTGTAAAATCTTTTCAGATTTATCTTCTGGTAGGTCTTTACATTCTTTTAGCAATGCGCTAAATACAACTGATATAACCATATCGCATACGTTGATAGGATTAGGCTTTCCACCGTTTACCCAATTTTCAACTAGTTGACGGATAATACCAACAATGTTATTATCCTTCTTCATGATACAATATTGTACAACCAATTCATTAATATTATGAAACAACAATTTCTCATCACCTTTTGTGAATAAAATATAACGGGTTGTTGATACACCCTTTGTTCCTATATACGCTGTCATATCCTCGTGCTTGATAGCTCCGGTGATTGTTTCAGCTAATACATCTACGTTCGTCTTAAGCATGGTACTCCTCTATTTGCATGTGTTATTGTTAATGTTATTTTTTACTCAACTTACCAAATACTTTTACCATTGGTCTATACAGAACATGGTTTTGATATTTAGCAAAAAACTTTGGATACATCTTACATATTTTTATATTAAGAGATATATCGGATTTTAATAATTTACTAGAAATTAAATCATAAGGTTGTTCGATCGTATAATCATCTTCCCCAAGACTTGTGAAATATATGAATTTTTTAGAAGTGCCACAGGTAGCTCCAAATACAACATACTGTTCATAGATACCCACTATATCATCATAGACAATAGTAGTTTCATCATTTGTTTTATCCACATAGAAATTATATAGATCATGTAATAACTCTTGTGAGTAATCACATATTCTTGTGTCAAATGTTTTCTGTGGAACACTGGCAATGTATTTTAATCCATATAATGAGAATACAAATACTATTCTTCTTCCATCGAGAGTTGGCTGACTACCATTGTAATCACCTTCAGACCATAGTCTACAATATTGTTTAAACTGTGTTTTAGTAAAACTAAGAATTACATCAAAGTCTTTATAAAGAACAGCTAAAATAATTTTAGATCTATTTTTTTTGAATAAGTTTTTCTGTGTATAATCCATTCTCTTAGCTACAGAGTACACCATCGATTTTGCTATTGCGTCAACCATTTCTCTCATCTTTATCCCCCAATACGTAAGTTAATTTTAATTCGACTATATAATGTTTACTAAAACAACCTACATATTCGTAATATATATTTATAATTTAGATGAGATTGAATTGATCTGCTAATCTGAAATCTGTAACTTTAGTTTTATTAAATAGGAAATCTTTAAAGCCCCTCTTTAACATATAGGATACTATAGGTGGTCTATCTGAATCTAATATAGGATCTGTTTTAAATACTTTTGTTGTAGTGTATTTAAAGTATACAAATGGGTTATATAATCTTTTTTCAATATAGTCTCTACCTGCAAACTTACCTATGTCTTCTAATACAATAAAAGAATCATTCATATCTGTTATGAATATACGCTTGGCCATATGTGTAGTAGCTAGCATAAAATCATTAGAACCATAAATGACCACACTTCTAATTTTAGAACTAAATACTAAATGGAGATCTAAAATCTTACCTATGTTATCTATAAACAATATATTTGGGTACAGATCGGAATCTATCTTTTGTGACTGACTTATTAGTACTGCAACTTTACAGCTTAAGTTATCTATATGATTCCTCTCAAGTTTATTAAAAGTTTTAAAGTCTAATACTAATATAGTATCTTTACCTATTATGTTTTTATACAGCATCTTAGTATGCTTATTAAAGAATATAGATTGTGGTCTACTAACAATCTTACAATCTTTTATTACGAGAACTTGCCCTATCTTGCGTCTAAATAAATATTTTTTGACTAGTTTTATCATAGTAGAATCATCCTTTACTTTACCCATTCAATGATGAAAAAAATTAAATATATAAAGAATCATTATATGAGACATATAATACTCGACACTGACGTATGAGTATGTGGGAATAGGAAAGGTTATAATTATGAAGAAGACAGGATTACTAATTACATTAGCTTGCTTAATCGCAGGTGGTGCCATGGGGCAAACTAGAAATATTAAAGGGATTAGGCTTGTACCAGGTGATATCCCAGTTGTTAGCGCACATACTGGTCGGTTGATCTCATCAGGGGTTGATCTTGCAGAACTTACTAACGTTGTAGCTACTGCAGATGCATATATTGCAGCAGACCTAGTTGTGTCTAATGCTTTAGAGACAGCTATCACTGATGCTACACCAGCAGCTGCTGTGGGAGGACAAACTATTGGTATTGTTGTAACAGGCGGTGACGCTAGAATACCAGCAGGTGTATACCCTACAGCCGAGACTCAGTATAATGGGGAAAATGTTTACGTAGGGGCTACGAAGACATTCTGGTGGGCGACTGATAGATGGTATGTTAGTGACACGCTAGGCTCTAAAGTTGGGGATTGGGCAAGACACACCGACATAGATCTTACACAGGCGGGTTTCGCGATTGGAAATGGAGAAACTGAACAAGGACCATATGGCCCACCTGTTACAGTAGCGGAGGATTTATCTACGGCAGTTACTGGTCTAGTTACTATCATTGATGACGATACTATGGCTACTGCTACTGATTCTAATGTAGCTAGTGCTGAGTCTGTTAAGGCTTATGTTGATACTGCTACTGCACCTGGTGATGTTGAGCTTAATGCAGAAGATACACTATCTGTGGTAGGTGGAGTTCTTAAGTTTACCGATAACGGTGTTGTATATACAGTTACTGTTGTTGCTGATTAAATAAAAAAATATAAGATACTACACCATTACGGTGTAGTATCTTATATTTAATTTAATTAAGCTCCAGTACTACCGAACCCACCTGTACCACGAGCGGTCTCTGATACTTCAGTTACCATCTCAAATGTAATAGGCATCTTATCAGCAGCAACAAGTTGGAACAAACGAGTACCAGCGTTAATCTCATAGCCAACTGGACCAAAGTTATCAACCACAGCCATGATGTGTCCACGGTAACCACCATCAATCAAACCAATACTATTGGCAAGACGGAGAGGAGTCTTAGAGATACTACTACGAGGCCATAGCTCATATGCAATACCATCTTCCGGTTCACAGACAATACATAGATCAATCTTGTTACCAAGACCAACTGGGATAATCTGATCTTCAGCAATGAATAGATCCAATCCAGCATCGCCTTCATGATAGTGTTCATGATCTTGATACATAGCGTGAACATGTGCAGCTGTTGCTTTAATCTTGAAATGATTATGACGACGATCTACATCAATATCTTTTTCTTCATTCCAATCTTGATCAGGTGGTAGTGATTTTTCTTGATCTGAGGTATTATTAATTACTGCAGGACATTCATTCGGTACATTACCACATGGTGGTGCAATAGTCTGAATAGTAGCTTCAGCAAATGCACATTCACAAGCTTCATTATAGGCACAATCTTGGATAGGACATTCAAGAACTGTTTCATCTTCAGTAGGTAATACAATACCTGGTGAGGTTTGCTTAACACGATCACTAGTGGCAACTGCTTCTTCCACTACCTCATCTTTAGTAAGCAACTCAGGGTGTATTACAACATCAATAGGCTTAACAGCATCAAGTTCTTCCTGTATCTCTTTTTCAGTCAATGCTCTGTTTTCAACCTTAACATCTGACACAGTCCCTTGCTCTTGATTGGGCACATCTAATACAGTTCCTTCATCACCACGTTCAATAGCAGTCACCTTACCAATACCTGGAGTTTCTTCAGTAACTAATGTTGCATCGGGAGAGGCGGCAAAGATAGATCCTTCCTGCTTCACCGATGGTGGTTCACTATCACCTGGTACTTCAGCCTCGACGACTTCTTCAGGAATAGATGGAGCTTCTTCTAATTCTCCAACCACATCCGATTCATCATCATCTTGGTGCGTTCCCTTCTCATCTGTCTGACTCTCTGTAGCGACTTCAACTTCAGTTTCAACTGTATCAATGGGTTTTTCAACTTGTACCTCCTCAGTTAATTCTTCTTCTACACCATTAACAAAATCAGCGATAAGTTCTTTGAGCTGGTGCTCAGGAACTATACCTTGAATCTGTTTCCTACATTCGCCATCTTCAAACATTAGTAGAGTAGGAATACTACGTACTCCATACACAGCCGCAACAATCGGGACAGCATCAACATCTACTCCAACAATACTTACGTCTAATTCGAGTTCACTGTTAACTTTGTTTACAATAGGTGCAAAGGTTTTACAAGGACCACACCAAGGTGCCCATAACTTTACTACAACATGCTTTTTTCCATTGACAAGAATCTTTAGTTCTGACAATGATTCGACTTCTACAATGTTCTTAACTTCTTCCATTTTAATTCTGTACTCCTTTTAATATTCATTTATGCTGTGGCTGGATATTTGGTTCATTACATCCAAAACAGATCTCACTATCTGTAGCACGTTGACCACATGAGAAACACTACCAAGCCACTACTTCTATATTCTTATCCATCTTAAACAATATCTAAATCAATAATGTGTAGTTGGATAGACATATTACCTTTCCAGTTATTCTCCTTAAGGTAGAATACTAGATCAACATATGTTCCCGAATCAATAGCTACGTTGTAATTAAACATAATAGCTTTCACAGGTTTACCATTTATATCTAATGTTAATTGCAGATGTTTATCATTAATTAACTTAGAATAAATAATCTTTACTTCTTTCAAACACCATCTAGGTTCTTGATTATCATAACCAAATGGTTCAAGTTTATTTACATTTTCAATGAAGTCCCAGTTAACATCGGACTCTTCAATCAATGAGGTTACTTTAATCTTAGGTTCAAGGATAACATTATCAGGCACTTGTGTTCTAATAGCAATATCAATCTTCTTGGTAAACTCTTCTAAGTTCGCAATAGGTAGTTCTAATCCAGCCGCGTATTTATGTCCACCAAAACGTGTAAGTAAATCACTACACATGTTCAGTCCATCAAGGATACTGATTTGGTCAACACTACGACATGATCCTTTAGCAACACCTTTCTCTTCATCCAACGTCATAACAATAGCTGGGATATTATATTTCTCTGTAATACGAGATGCAATAATACCTAACACACCATCATCCCATTTATCAACCACAACAATACTACGTGTTTTAGCAATATCAATATTCTTATCAATATACTTCAACGCTTCTTGTTCGATAGATGTAGTTAAAATACGTCTCTCAATATTAAGATTATCAATCTCAATAGCAAGTTGGTTAGCTACACAAATATCATCAGTCAATAACAGATCTAATGCTTTACGAGGATTACCCATGCGTCCAACGGCATTGATTCTAGGTGCAAGCTTGAAACTAATATTTGAGGCATCTACTTTATCATAGAGTCCGCAAAGATTTAACAATGCTTTAATACCTGGATTCTTAGTCGTAGGCATTACCTTAAGACCTTCATTAGCAATAATACGATTCTCTTCTTGGAGTGGTACAATATCTGCAACAGTTCCTAGAGTGGCAATATCAATGAAGTCAAGGCAGTCAGTCTCAAACGACCCAGCGTGCTTATAGCGTCGACCAAAGTCCAATATTCCTTGGACTAATTTAAACGCTACACCGGCTCCAGACATATTCAAGATTCTTGGGATGTCAAAGAGTTTAGGGTTAATGATCAAATGAGGAAGGGCTACTGTTTCATCAGGTTCATGATGATCTGTAATAATAACATCAATACCTTTTGATTCTAAGAAATCAGCAGTGTCTTTAGAATTAATACCACAGTCAACTGTTATCACTAATGTTGGATCTAAATCTTTTAATACCTTTTCCATAGTTGGAATGGAGAATCCATATCCATCTTTCCTAGATGGTACAAATACATCTACATTAGCATTAAGTTTCTTAAGTGCTCGTGTTAGTAAAGCAGACGATGTAATACCATCTACATCATAATCTCCATATACTAAGATGAGTTTATTCTCCAAAATACATTTCCAAATTCTAGTACATGCATCTTCCATCACTGGAATATCAAACGGGTCTAGAAGTTTAGAGTAGTTAGGATGTAAGTATTCTTCTAACTTTTCATTGGTGGTCATTCCAATGCTTGCTAAGTGTTTAGCGATTGGATGAGGCATACCTGTTAGCTTACACACCATATCTACATCTTCTATAGGGGGGCTTTTAAATATCCATTTACTTTTCATATTATTCCTTTTATTTATTTCTTTCGTAATATGATTTCAACAAATACTTTAATATCATATAAGGTGAAAATTAATATACTAGATGGGAATTAACCCATCTAGTATATCTTACGTCTTTATTCAAATGGTGATACGTCTGTAACACCTTGTTCTTCTTCTAGAACTTGCAACACACCTTCTGTTAATTCACATGTGATATCTTTAAATACATCTTCATTGATCAACATATAAGTATGGTACACAACCCCATTTACATTAATAGCATGTTTGTGTTGAGTTAGGATTGTTTTAATATGCTTACCTGTAGATTTTGCAATACGGGTAGCAGTCTTAACAATTTGCATATGACGCCCTGATAGACGTTCATGGGACGGAGAGGTGATAACGATTCCCATAAAGTCTTTCAACTTTTCTTCAATCTCTACTTTGTCTACTTTCAAGATAGATTTAGTTGGGAAGTGTAAATACAATACATTGCCTTTACGTGTTTCTATTATTACTTTTTTCATTCTTATTGGAGCTTCCTTTTATTTTTCAGTTATTTCTATTCCTAAATTATGTTCTAGCCAACGTGCAACAATATGTCGATGACAGAAGCTAGATTTTTCCCAGCAACATATGATTGCATCTGGGCCTAATTCTGCATATACTTCCACAGGGTCTAATAATCCCAACACCTCTTCATTATAAATTTCTTCATATTCTTCATGCGTTATATATTTATTCTTTATCTTAAATAATAACTCAGAAGTGGGTGCTAGTTTCTTATACTCACGTATCCCTTTTGCAAACTTAGGTGACACTAGTGATATAGATACTGCATTAGGATCTTTAGAAGCTATTGCAAAATAAGATGTGTTCATTATCCCCCTTTGGTAGGTATTTGCCTAAGTGTTTTCTTTGCATGTGATATTACACGTGCAGGTGCACACATTGTCATTAGGTGATGTGTTACCGTACTGAGATAATCTACCAATGGTGTGTTTATGAATTCACACTTCCACTCCACCCACTTATCTTGTTTATAATCAGGTCTATTTGGACAATCTGAAAACATAACCCACCAGAGTAGTTTAGCAACATGTGTTCTAATTTGTGTTTGTGTGATCGTTTCAATATAATCAGTCCAGTCTTTATATTGTTGATCTGTGAATTTATTCTGTTCTTGCGTCATTATAACCCTTATGTTTTATTTATTTAAATCACATGCTATTAAAAATAGCAATCTATTTATCTCATTGATAAAGTCTAGTAACTTCTCATCAATATCTAATTTCCTAATTTTTACATGTTTTAAAAACGATCTCTCAACTGCTCTTGCACGGACACGACATTCATTGATATAAATAGATGGTAGTGAGTAGAAGTCTACAAACTCATCAGATAGATCTAATCCGAAAGTTTCTGTGAGAGATCTCATATGATCAAAGTCTTCTTCTTTAATACTTACAAATTTAGATTTATAAATATCACTTCCTAATGCTCTGTTAACTTTCTTAATATATTCTATAACACTAAGAACACTTAACTTTTCTGCTGCTGATAGACTAGGTGATTCTCCTACCACATATGTTACCATATTCAAAGAGGAATCAAATTCATCTATCCTCCCAAATATCTCACCTACACATTCATGTTTACTCATATTATTTCTTAGATAAAACTAAACATACAATTTTAACATTCTGTACAGTTCGAACTGGTCCTGTATCAGGTGTTCCTATCATAGTGATAGCATATACTTCATCAGTATCTATCTGTAGAATTGTATGGGAGCAATCAGCATTGAAGTTAACTGTACCATCTTCTTCTATTTTGAACTCTTCAACATATCCAATAAGATGTTGCATCTGTGCATCGGCAACAGATACTTTCTCAGACATCTGTAAAGAGTTCTGATCAAATTGAGAATAGATAGCTAACTTACCACCAACGAATTCTTGTTTGATAGCTGATGCCATTACATGTTTTGGATATATTAATGTTGCGCCAGTACTCGATTGAGCAATAGGCGTATCAGTCTTAAAGTTTAATTTAAATGGTCTTATTTGTTTACCAGTAGTTATCATAGTTTTTCCCTTAAATTTGTAATTTGGATATATGTTATCTTCTTATCTATTTCTATTTTTTCTATCCGAACTTCATTTAGATCAAGACCTAAACAAGATATGTTCAAATAAGAATATAACTTATTAATCATAACGTTATCGTCAGTTAAGTTATATATTCGTATACTTCCACCTACTCTTGAGCAAGCGCGGTATACTGTTTGCATCGCTTGTAGTTTCAATGCATATTCTGGTTCAATTTCTTCTGTCTGACCAAACTCTACTGTACCTAAGTACAGATCCATGTTCTGTTCTAAAGAAAGTGATACTTGTGCTAAATATTCTCCGAATCGTATGTCATCCATCGTTACTACTGGACTATACATACAGTCATGTGATAGTTGATCGATCTTATCTAATATATACGTTGTGTGATTCTCTATCTTCTGTTTCATCTGCTCCCTTATAAATAATTGCGATTGGCTTACATTTAAATAATATATGTTTATAAAGATAATGAAAAAAAAGAGAGAGTTGATCATCACTCTCTCTTCTTCTTTATTTTTGTAGTAGGGCAACTACTCACCTACAATTTTACCTATGACCGTCAGTTTTTATGGGACGGGCTGACCGACTATCTCTAATCATCAGCGTTTTTAAATTAATCGTCTTCATTTTGAATTTGATCAAGACGCCATTGTGGTAGATGATTGTTTCTGTCCTTAATGGACTTAGCAATCTTTTTACTTTCCTGACTACGATGATTCATAACCTTAGCTAGGTCATGATGATCTACATCAAATTCAACTGCCACTTGGTGAATCGCTTCACGCATAGGTACAGTGCTGGCAAATGTTATTTCACGAACACGTTTAAGAGCAGGGTCCCAATTATAAGGCTTGTCCTTATTGGCAATGAATTGTTCATCACTAATAACAACCTCTGGCTTAGGAACTTCTTTCTGAAATAAATCTAATTGTTTACTCATAGTAATCCTTTACTTCTAGCTTCTTTTACAGCGGTACATAATATCAACTGACATGCATCTGCATTATCAGGATCGGCTAATACACGACTTGGGATCTTGCTTAATTGCATATATCCCTTACTGTTGTTATTAATCACTTCGAGTAAAATAACATAGTGAAGGAATCCTTCACGGCGACAGACATACTCACCTGTAAGTTTCATATATTCTCCTTATTTAAATTTAGTTTATTCAATAAGGTAATATATGCTTATAATTTACTGAGGTACGTCATAGAAGGTTATCTCAATTCCAACTTCATCGAACATTTGTTTTGATACAGCAAATGATTCTTTATATCTTTTATCATCCCAATCAGGTGGATAAGTCACAAGTCTTTTAATACTAGATTGTATAATAGCTTTAGCGCATTCGGCACATGGGTATAATGTGGAATAGAGAGTACAGTCTCTCACGGCTGATCCAGCAGCAGCGGCATTATAAATAGCGTTGCGTTCTGCATGTTCAACAAATAGATGTTTTAATGGTGATATATGGCGTTCTTCAATATTATCATCAATACCTCTAGGAAATCCATTACATCCTGTGGACACTACATCACCTCTATCATTAGTAATAACACATCCAACTTTGCGTTTTCTATTTTTACTCCACCCAGCAATATCACTAGCTACATGTAATATACGTTGATCACATATAGCTTGTTTTGATTCTACATGTATTCCTACTTGTATATCATTAGGTTTTTTAATATCCATGTTCTGATTCTCTTTCTTCTATAGATACATAATTAAATTCTTTTATTTGGTTTAAGCTACCAAATTTAAAAAAATCGTGTAATCCAGTAAATATCTCATTATCTTCAACTATATTTATCCAATTAAACATATCGTTACAAAATAGATAAGCATAACAACCTAATAAATTATATTCACTAACACCACCAATACTTTCTTTCACATTTTTTAATAGATCAACTAACTTTTTACAATTAACATCTTCTATATATTTACGTGTGTCACGTATCACACTTGTTGGATATATAAACGGCATATTACACATAAAATTATAAGGCGTATCTATTTTCATAAATTCACAAGTTGGTTTACACCAAACATATCCCCTAAATCTTTTATCCCAGTTACAATACTGAACTATAGGCTTGTCATTTATAATATGCGTATTAATATCAATCTCTTCATAGCAGAATGTAACACTATTCATAAATAACACATATGATGCATCAGTTAATAAATCGGCACATAATTTAGAATACTGATGATTAATGTTACCATCTTGAATAACGGCACTATTATTATCTGGTACAAATTCAACATTATACATATCACATATTCGTTTAATTTTACAACATTCATTTTCAATACCAACAATCTTTATAGATCTATATCCTTTAAAAAAATGAATCCATGAAGGTAATGACAACTCTAACCATTTAACATCTTTATCACATGTTCTACAAAAAATATCTACAATCATTATAACTCCTTTTTATAAAAAAATATATATACCCTCGTTAGAAGGTATATATACTTAGCATAATATTTTGGTACCCCGAACTGGACTCGAACCAGTGACCTACGGCTTAGAAGGCCGTTGCTGCTATCCAACTGAGCTACCGGGGCAATATCGTACTATTTAAATCTTTATAATATTACGATTTATATTTTTAAAATATCATGCCATAGCTTCTATTTTTTCTTTAAGAGCTATGCCTTCTTTAACTGTTTTGACAATGTCACGACACTTGGGTGTACCAATAGTACAGATACCATCTTTACTAATGCACTTAGGGCACGTAGGATGGAAGCACAACAATACATCACCTTTTCTTAACTGACCACCTAGACTCATTTCTTTTTCCTTTTTATATTTAGGCTGTTTACTTTTATATAAAGTTACTATATAATGTCGTTTAATGTCCCATTCCACGGACGTAGTCAAAGTCCAGGAATATCCGCAATGCACTACAGAATTCACCCATTGCATTTTCATTAACAAACGGGCATTCGATATCCACAATCTCATCAAAGAAGATTGAGAACTGTTTGAGATATTCAACATGGGCTTTGATCATTTCCATGAACATCTCGTTATCTTTCAACTCTGTACCATTAGGAAATTCAAACGGGTCAATAACACTTGACACAAGAGATTGTAATTCAACATCTTGCATTTCACCATCCATCATATATTTACACTGGATAGGTTTCATTTCAAACTTATCAGACCAATCAGGATTAACATGAATCTCGATATCCACATTAGGCATATCACATGACATACGCCATTTTTCAATCTTGGCTGTTTTATGTGATGCCACTGCAACCATAATTTCACCAAAAGTTTTAAATCCTTTATTGTTATTAATGACATTTACAATTGGATTATCAGATCTTATAATCATTTTACTTATTTTCCTTTTTATTCATACTTGATGATATTAAATTTAAAATAGGGTATATAGCAAATGCTCTATACCCTATGGATATTATATTTATTTAGAAACCTCCGATTGTAATGCTTCCCAAGATTCAGCCTTGGAAATCTCATAACATCTCACTATTAAATATATACCGCCTACTAATATAAGTGTCCACATAAATGACAAATATATCTTTTCCTTTTTCGTCCACATAATCAATCCATTCAAAATTACTATTATTTGTAAAAGTCACATATAATAATAACTAAGGAATGGATTATTTATAGTCGATTCTCCATGTTGGATAACCAGTTGATTGATTACAATATTCCATAACACATACTACTTCAATAGTAGGTCGTGTTAAACGTTCACGAAGGAACTCTTGGATCTTGGCAGCGCTTCTCTTGTCGTAGTAGTCACCATCATTACCAAAATGTTCTTTCTGTAATTTACGAGTTAAGTCATAATCCCACTCAAGAAGCCTGTCAGTATAAACTGTAGCAGTAGCTTCTTCCTGAGGGAGAACACGTTCTTGTACAAACCCAGCATATGAATATGGGTGAGTAATTTTAGTTCGTGTAACTCTTCTACCATTCTCATCTACTGGGACGATAGAACCAAATGACTGACCCCTTACATAATCTTTTTCATTTACACATGTCATGTTGTTTCTTCCTTTTCACAGTTATCACGAATCTGGTTCATAAGATCCCAGCGGTTAAAGTTCTTAGAAGGAATGATAAACAATGGTGATAATGGATCACTCATATGTGAAGTTGCCTCTTCTATAAACTCATTTAATTTGGTACCATTATAATCAATAGGTACCTCATGTTCAACTACTGCCACATGATGATCTCTATCATTTAGGTAGAAATCAAAGTTCTGGAAAATCAATTTGATTCTATCACGATACACATTACCATAATCGGGGATAAACTCTCCAATGTATTTAGTGTCTACAAAATGCTGTAGCATATGGATATATTCATCATCAGATAATTGTAATACTATTCTTGAAACAGTATTATCACACTCTTCAAATTCTTTACCAAGGAGATTCTTTACCATCCATAACATATTGTGAAATGTTGCATGATTGAAATCAACAATACAACGTGCAACACAATGGTTACCAGTTACAATAGACGGTCTGTCATTACTCTGTTCAATGTGTGTAATATTACCACTATTAATATGCATAGTAAAACCATCCGCTACAAGTACTTCAATACTTGTAAGTGGTGCCATTTTTACCCTACCACATTGTAATACAGTGTTACTAATATCTAATACAAAATTAAATTTCATCGTCTTCCTTTTTTCTTAAAGTTATGATTCTTCTTTTTCTTATTATTAAAGTTACGCAAGTAAGCAGTGGAATCCTCTAAGATATCATTATCATCTTGTATCCGTGCATTGTCACATGTCAATGTCATTTCAGATGGAGTGCTATCAAAGTCACGTGGGGTTACAAGGTCTTCTTTCTCTCCACCCATATGTTTCTTTAAAGACTCAGATATCTCACCATTGAATCTATCAAAGAATGCATAATCAGGTTTCAGTTCCAGAAGTTCTGCTTCCTTAATATTATCCCTAAATATAATTTCAGGTTCATCCTTAATAGAAGAGATAGCTTCAATTATCTTACTATGCATGTCATGTGCTGTGCCAAGTACTAATACTTTAATCTTCTTCTTGGATTCATCATTCATCTGACTTATCTTTCTTGACAAAAACTTTATCGTCATCCTTTGGACGTTCCCATGTATAACGACATTTCATTCTATCGTTTATATCACCATGGCAATACCCAGTACTCTTATCATCTATCTCACCTGTTCCGAATTTGGAACTACCACACTTAGGACACTTGAACTTTAGATCTAATACCCCATCGGGATCAATTATTTCCACGCTCATATTAACTTCTCCAATTATCAATCTTTTCTTGAAATTCACGTAACTGCACTGAATAGATTTCGTGATACAACTCTGGATACTTAGCATATCCTCCTGTACCATACTTCTCTCTCAGATGTTTAGTTACAGCACAACCTAATTCAAAACCTTTCAGACCTTGTTCTTCATTATAAGCAGTACAGCGTCTACGAGATTCTTTATAGTTAGGACGACCTTTATCAGCACATGCTAATAAGATAGAAACATCCGACGTATAGAAATCTTCAATTCTAGATGCACGATGTTCAAGTACAGCTCGACCTATCATATTTCTCTTAACAAGAGACATTTCTTTAAGGACTGGAATATCAGGATTCTTCATAATAAAATCATAACCTAGAAGATGATGACTCTCTCTATCCACATGAACCTGTGTGTCGTGTAAGTAAGCCGCATATAATGCAAGCTCTGTCATGTTTGGATCACAGTTACATAATGCTGCAATATAACCAACTTCTTCTGCTACACGATCAGCATGTCTGATGTCATGACCTGCATCATTCTTTTCATAATACGGTAAGCAGAAATTTCTTAATTCAAATACATTGTGATTAACTTTCATAAACATCCCTTTCAATAAATGTTTTATTTACAATACATTAATGTAATATATATCCATAAGATAAATGAAAAAAAAGAACCCGAAAGTTCTTTTAGTTTGAGATTATATTTTAATATAATCTCGTGAAGTATGCGAATTTGATATACATTTAAGTACATCAGCGTGAAGCTTATTCGCATCATCCTCATCAAAGAGAAATTTACTTCTTGTAGAGATAGTATCTCTACTTAATCGGATTATCCGATAGTAAGCAATTTCCTTCAATTCATCGATGAACTCAGCAACCCCATCAAGGTTGTCAAGATTCAATTCACCAATGCGATCGGAGATCGGTGCGGCAAGTTCCTGAAGTGAATCAGGTTTAGCTTTACAACGATCATCGATTGTTAGAAGCCCATGAGCTTCACCGGTTGACATTCCAGTGGAATACATCAACTCAATGTTACCCCATATTGAGACAACTACTATAGCCCATTCACCACCGATAGGGCTATCCTTCAAGACATGCTGAATTGCATGACGTACAGGTTTGAACATATTCATTTTAACATCCTTTCTAATGTTAAAGATTAATGAGTGACTTCAGCTCGTTTAAAGCATCGACCGTATCTATTGCAAGGTTGAGTGAATCTTCCCTACAACATCTATTGCCTATTAACTTCATAAAAGCTACATCCATGACTTCCTCATGTGAGTGACATGGTGTACCATCAACATCTACATGATCGGACTTTTGCGTCACCCAATCATTAAGATGTTTCATTAAGTGCTTATTAATAGCACGATACGCATCAACCGTAGCAGGTCCACCATGAAAAGATTGGTGTACACGATCATCATTTGGAAGATCGATTGCTACCTGGAGTTTCCTAGCAAGGTTAGTTAGATGTTTCCCGAATGAACGGTTTTCAAATAACGTAACTCCTACTACTTCCAGTCGTTCCTGAAACATATAACCATCGGTGAGGGCTACGTATTCCATGAGTTTACTACCAAGTGCTGTGTCCATTGTGTTCTCCTACCTAGGGATTAACTCCTAGGATTTTTGTTAAGGTTATGTTAATCTTATTATTAATACATATTAACTCTTAACATACACAATTTGTTCATTACTAGTAGATTACTATATATGTAATATATGCCTGAGATATAATGAGAAACGATAAAAAAAGAAAGGGTTTTTACACCCCTTCTTTTTCTTGTGATAGATCAATATTTAGATCCATACATTCATCTTAACACCATCTTCTTTGATAGAATTAAAATAATCCAACTTAAGATAAGCTGGTAATGTCATGTACTCTGCTTTACCATACACATTAATATTAATATCTGTAATGTTTACATGCTTACCATCTACTTCCATGACCCAGTCAACCACAATCCCTTTGTCACCTTCTTTGATAACACCATTGACCATATCAATACCACCAATACCAGCAAGACGACTGATACGCTTAGCTGAGGTGGATGTATACATTTCTTTCATGTCATCAGGAAGGTCGTCAAAATAACTACGATCTAATGCGGGACACGTTGGGATAAATACTGCTTTCACCATCTTCTTATCTGTACTCATTATATTCTCCTTTATTTATTTAAATCAGTTTAACTATAAAAGTAATATATACTTATAAAGGAATGAACTACAAAAAAAGAAAGGGTTTTTACACCCTTTCTTTTCTTATTATTTATTCACTTGTAGCTGTAGCAAGTTTATCAAGTTCTTTCATATTAGTAATAGAAGGATTTGATTCAACAATATGTTCTGCATGTGCTTGTGATACAGTTAGTGGAGGTACCCAAATGTCACCGTTTTTCAATTCAACGGCTTGTCTTGTTTCTTCATTAATAACATCTACACTCTCGTCTCTAGTCCAGACACTATTATCATTCATATAAAACCCAGGATGGCCATCACAGTCATCTTCGAATCTTACGCACTCAGGACATCTATCCCCACATGTATCATATATACCACCGCATTTCATACTATTTATTCCTTATCTCTTCCCAGTTGTTCTGGTACTCTTTGTGAATTTCTTTTGCCAATGCTTTCTCAACACCAGCGTGATCTCTACATACAGTTTTATTATCTATCGTGACAAACACTCTACCATAAGTGCTTATATCATGGATACGTTTACACACATAACAAACTGCTTCATTTTTGTTTGGCATATGTGATTTAGGATCTGGTCTTACAATCAGATCACCTTGCTCATTTAAAATACCACCGATCTCATGTGCTTTATCAACACACTTATAAAATCCGATAGGTAGTGGTGAATCGAGGTCATGAACCCATGTGGCTTGTTCTAATGCCATCTTGTTCCCATTGCCATCTCTGATAGCATCTTTGACAGTTTTGACAAGAACATATATAGCATCATCGAGCTTCTTGTAAAGCCCGATCTTCTCCATGAACACTGTTACCTCAAACATGTGATTGACCTCTTTGGTTCTTAATGTCTTTCTCTGTTACAATAGGTTGACCACGTTGTTTCAGAATGTTGTTAAGTTCTACGAGGGACGGGCCCGCATCAAATTTTACCATCTGTTGCGTATATCGAGGTGGTACATCCTGGAAGTTATGAGGCGACTTATATGATTGTACAACTTGCATTGTACCAACCATTTCAAACCCATCTTTCAATGCAGTATCAATAGACATCTGTAATCCACTGGTACTTGTCTCTTCCAATATTTTCTGATCAATAACTTTTTTCATACTTTACTCCTTTGGTTAAATTAGATTATCTAATAATGTAATATATATCTGAAATATAAAGAATCACATATGTTAATAATCACGAGACCTTGGTATATTAGGTGGTGGATTACTCTTATGGTACAAATGATTAGTTTGGCCAAATCCTCCAAATGCTCCTAACATACCCATTACAGCAGCAAGCTTCTTTTGTACATAAACTTCTCTTCTCTTTTCTTCCGGAGTCATATTGATACGACGTTCAATCTCAGCTTGAGCTTCACGTTCACGTTTTATCTGAACGTTCTCAATAGCAACTGCTTTACGTTGTTCATACGATCCCCGACGTTTGGCTTCACCCATTTTAACACCTCGTTTATTTAATCATCCACAGGAATAGGTGTTAGTGAAGGATTATTATCAGTACGACCATAGCCCAATCGATCAACCATACGCCCAAAGATAGAGAATGATTCTAATTGAGATATACCACCAGTACGTGATAATACCTTATATGTATTAGCCATCTCACCGATTGCCCAATCAGGACATTTACCTTCAGGGGCTTTCCGTCCATTAACAGTTTCTATTTCAATAATAGTTGTATGTAACCGATTTACAGCTTCTTCCTGACTATTACAATTCCTAGCAATATTCCACCCTATCTTAATAAGATCACTTGCCCATTGAGGTATAGGATCTTCATTGAGTATATCATCTGTAGATGGAGACATAATTTGTTTATCACTCCATTCCTTTGGCAACTTATCATCTGGTCCAAGTACAGCTTTTGATTCAGGTCCAACTTTTAGTTTATGTGAATGTACAACAACTTCCGGTGGATATAATACATCAAGCAATGCTTTACAATTATGCTCACCTAGTTCAACTTGTAACCATCCAATTAAAGTACCAAGTGTTTTCTCTAATCTTTCAACTCTTTTTTCTAATTCTTTATCGGCCATGTTCACTCCCTGCTACATGTGTATGATCTTTAAGGGAAACATCACTACATGTATTTATTCTAGGATGTTTCATATCTAGTTTAAAGTTACGTATCTTAACACATATAGCTGTGTGGTGATATCGTACAAATGAATATAACCAACCAGCTATCCATGCAAGGCCAGCTATTAACCCCCAGATCAAACCAAGTGTTATAATACATGATGATACTATTGCAGCTAATAGAACACCTGTCATAATAGCTTCAAATATAATTTGTTGTGTCATCGTCTTTTTTTCCTTTTGTTTCTAAGCTTTTTGTCAGCACTCCTCACCAAATGTGTATTATCCATACCACTTGGCTTCAGCTCTATATTATCCCGAATACAATCAATACATCGATCCCCTGCACCCTCTTCAGTATAATGACCACAATTCCATATCTTCATATTATCTCTCAGTAAATATTTTCTCCACGACCTTAGGATTGGTAATGGGTGTAGGTGGTCCTGTCTCTGTCTTTATCCCAAACGTAGTATCATTACAAGGAACATAAACTGAGTCGTCGACAGTTGTAATTTCTATATTAGGAATCACTCGTTTCTGTCTCTTAACCCAGATATGTTCAAACAATGTAAATATTTGTTCTTGTTGTAATCCACATTTGATACATGCTCTCGAAGCATTTTCAGGCCACTTACAAGGTAGGTCATGCCAGTCATGATTTCTACATAATAACTGACTGATGTAACGACATTTAATAAACATTAATAATGACATCAATGTTATATGCAATCTACTTCTTATCATGCCGCATCCAGTTCTTTGAATTCCATACGGAGACATACGTAACCTTGTTTCTGAACATAGTTCCAACCTTGTTCAAATCCTTTATCACAAACTCCTTCAATAGTTATGATACCTTCATTTTCTAAAGTTTCATTAGTTGGAGTAACAACAGTCATAGCTTGTGAAAGTCCAGGTATCTCATTCCTACATTCCAATAAGAACGATCTAATGGCATGTTCTTCATCATAATGTTGATACTGTTTATCCACTTCCATCATGTTACCATTAAAGATAGTGTAACGATGTTCAGGACACTGCCGAGGAAACTCATCAATACGACGTTGTTTCTCTTGAATAACATCTTTGCGCCATTTAACTCTACCATCATCTTGATTATTATGTACACCACCACCGATCATTTGATCAACCATAGCTTGAATAGCTAAGAATGCCTCTGGCGATTCACTATACCAATGTGATGCTCTAGTTAGATTGTCTATCAGATTCATTCGCTCAGAACCTGATACATCAATACGATGTTGTTTGATAAACTTAGCAACAGTATTTAAACCTACTACTAAACCTATTAACCCAATTGCAAATAGTGGGGTTATATTTGTAATATCCATTTTATTCCTTTTTTAATTACGGTCCTCTTAAATATATGACTTTCTGTGGTCCAACTGTTGCTTGTTTAGGAGAGCTTTGTACAAACTCTGTACATTTACATTTAGTACAGACGTCTTCACCTTGCATTATCATGTTACCACACTCTTTACAATATGCTTTTAACTTACCAGACTTCTTTGGTTCAAAGTATTTCCAACTTCTAGGATCACTACCCGGTTGATAATGTCTATGTTCTTTCTTCTTCACTTTCCAAACATTTCTGGATACGCTTTTGATATAGCAGTCCAGAACTCTAGAGAAGCTTCTGATAAATCATAACCAGCAGCGATCTCAACTTCACCAGTATCACAATGGATCTTAATAATACCATCACCAATAATCAAATACTGTGGTGATTCTACTTCTATTAAAATATTATAACATACGTTAGTATCAATAACTAATATATCTGCATTGCAATTAATTTCAGGTGAGATGTTTTCATTATTAGTAGTTAAATAATATGGCTTATACTCATCTGTACAATTATTAGTAGTCCCCCCTAATAACATTAATGACAAAGCGCACATAATAATACAGAACAATCCTATTTCTCTTTTCTTCATACTTTTCCTTTTAATTTATTTCTTCAATATCTACCATGCATTTGGTTATCTCGAATATAACCTTTTTATTTTTTACAAATAAGTATGCCTCACCTGTTGCAATATACTCATCAGCCATTATGTAACATTCATTATAAGTTACACCAGCCTTAGAGTCAAACCACCACCCAGTTGTTGTTAACTTATATTTATACATTATAATCTTTCTGCTAGTATATTAGCGGTTGGATTATTAAAATGATTTGAGTAACCTATTTTAATAACCCTAATAGTAATATCATTATTCCCTATATTAAGGGACATAGTCTGTCCTTTTGTGGGAGTGGGTTCCATACTATTATACGCTAATATAATCTTATTAGTTCTATTGTCGACTATTACGGTCTTCATTTATCAGATACCTGGCAACCCACGTTCAGATGACCATACATCAACATACGGTCGTAATATATCAACCACTTGATTGAAGTGATCATTAGGTGGTAATGCAGCATTGATACGATGTACATTATCAGATTTATAACCTTGATGTAGAACAGAGATATCATGCGCCATAACACCATAACCATCAAAGATACGTTCTTTGATTTCACGACCTGCTTTATCGAATCCACCAACGTCTTCATCTTTGTTACGATCAGAACGTGTATCGGCTTCTTCTAATGTTAACATATTGATTAACGTAACATTTTTATATTTACCAATATCATCAAGAGCATATAAGTTCAACTCATTAATCATCTCACAACCAAGTTCTCTTCCGAATCCTTGATACGCAATAGTTGAATGGAAGAATCTGTCGGTGATAACAATCTTATCTTCTTCCAAATGAGGTTTCAATACTTTACGTACAAACTCAGCACGCGCTGCTTCAAATAAAAGCAACTCACATTTGTCACCCATATCTAATCCAGCAGCAAGTACACCACGAATAGCTTCACCTGTTTCTGATCCACCTGGTTCTCGTGTAAGGATTACTTTATCTTCACCATACAACCCAACCATTTTTTCATATAACTTTTTTGCAATAGTGGACTTACCACTCATGTCCGGTCCTTCAACAACAATCAACATGACTTCTTTTTCCTCTCATTCCATTTCATAATAATGATTGGTATAAATACTTTTGTTAACATTAAACAAAATACAAACCCATATACAACACCTCGTAAATAAAAATATCGAGGATCTTCAGCTGTCCAATCTGTAAACATCATGGTAAACCTTTCTTAAATTTAAGTCTCTATATTTGTAATATAGTTCCAAATAATTAATGGGTTAAATTATACTTTTTTACATTTAGCGGATTCAACAATAGTACATCCAGCATATTCACAATTACTATGTGGAGCTTTATGTTTACACCCTGGTCTTTTCACATCACATATTGTAGGATCGTATCCATTGCAAATATATTGTGTTGTATCCACTGGAGTAGTTACTTTTTCAACCTGTGATATCTTTTTCTTTTTTCCAAATAGTCCCATGACTAACCTTCCGATACTATTGGCAAATACGCTTGTACATACCCTTTTTTAAATAACCATTTAAGACATCCATTGCCAATCATAACCTCCCCGAACTTGCCCCATCTAGGCCATGAGTTCTTAATGAAGGTACAATTCCAATTCCAGTCGAAACTCCAAAAGTTTTTCTTAGACCACGTTCTGTTACCTATAGCGCAGAATGCATGTCTCTTCATATTCTTTTTCCATCTTTTGCCAAGTACTCCAATATAGTTGAAACTATCAGGTTGTGACATTCCGGGGAACATGGTGACACCTAGAACAACTGGTCCGACATATTCAAGAGCATCAACCATTTCATCAAAGGTTCTAAGTTCAATATAACGACTGATATATCCTAAATCGATACCAGCTTGCATAATATATCGAATGTTCATAATACCTAGATAATCACTACCCTCTCTGCAATCAATCTCTTGTGCTCTGCGTAATACCGCAAAAGCATCTTCCTCAGTTAGATCAGAACGTGGTTGTGGGTTACTAGGTGATATTGTTGCAGCAGCATGTATCAATGGAAATCCACCACATGATCCTGATTTATAATTCTTGGCTGTTACATCAGTTTGATCTAAGTTAATAGGGCAGATCATTTTACCTTTTTCATGGTGTACTTTTTCACATGAAGGTGTTCCGCCGAATGTAGCCCCCCATTTAGCTTTACCACTTTTATTGAGACTGTCAGGTACTTCTACTTTACCAAATTTCATAATCAGTTCCTCTTCTTATCATTAATATATGCTGATGATGATAATTTGGATATTACACATCCTATATCATAATATTCAATATCAATACCTTCTGGTACATCAAGAATACCTTTCCACTCAGAACCTTTAACGGTTACATCTGGCATAAGTCTCTCAAGTGTTTTATACTCAGTGTCTTCTTTAAAAATAATTACCTCATCTACAAAGGCAAATTGTTCTAAAACAAACTTACGATCCTCTTGTGATTGATATGGTCGACCGGGACCTTTGATTCGTCTTACTGACTCATCTGAATTAATACCAACTACAAGTTTATCACCTAAAGATTTTGCATGTACTAATAAACGAACATGTCCTGCATGTATCATGTCAAAACATCCGTTTGTAAAAATCGTTTTCATATTTATATTCCTTAATTTATACTATTATATGAATAGATTTTAAAAAAAGGAGAGCGTTGTGGATGAAGTTACGTATAAGACAATAGGCATGGGTGTGTTACGTGAGGCATTAAATACCATGAAAGAATGCGACCATCCAGAGACCATTGTAGATTTTCTACAACGGGATAGTGTGTTCTTAAGTATGACTAAAAATATGTCAGTTAAAAAAATAATCATCTGTGTTGAAGATATAGTGGAAAATGATGATAAGAAAACTATCAGTGAAGTTTCAAAGGAAGCAGGTAAATTAGCATCTACTATAAAGTCTTTCATTAAGAACCACAATGCTGATGATTTAAAAAACTGGGGATTTGAAGCCTCTTTTTTTGATAAGAATGAAGAGGATGATTATTGGGACTTTGAATATTTTACCATAGCACAATATAGCTGGAATAAAGACGCTATGTATGGTGAAGACAGAGACTATGAATCGGATGATGATTCTAAAAAAGCATCCAAATTTATTAATAACATTGATGTTGTGGCAGGTAAAAAACTTGTAGAAAATGGATGGAAAGAAAAAACTGTTAAGCGTAAAAGATTCTTACGATCTAAAGTAGATGAACAAGTTGTTAAAGGTGTTTATACCAAAATAATAAATGGTATCACATGTGAAGTAGATACCTACAGTGGTGATAATGACAGCAATATGATTGGCATTAAGATTAAGTAAAAAAATATAAGACACTACACCATTACGGTGTAGTGTCTTATTATTAATTTAAATGTAGATTTCCTTGATTCTAGTATCCGGTGGGATAAAATGATTTATGGTTTACCTATAATTTATTTGTTGAATCAAAGAATCTATGTGGATCTTCATCTTGTTTCACATACCGTGTAATATAGTAATCTTCATGATTCTCAACAACATCTGCGGCCTTATGATTCTTTAACCAATCTTCATTGAAATGAGTATCGCCTTCTACAACATTTCGAATAGTGGTAACATATATAATATCACACTCCGATAATAACTGAGAGTAGACATTAGCACCACCACATACAATCACACTATCAGGAACTTCCTTTATCGATAAGCATGTATGAGATCTAGTAAAGGTTGGTATGCGTTTAGATGATAATACAAATACATGCCTACCTGCTAAGTCTGGTAATTTTTCCCAAGTTGATCTACCAACTAAAATATCTTTACCCATAGTCATCTTTTTAAAGAACTTCAGATCACCTTTACACTTCCAAGGGAGTTCTCCATCTTTCCCGATCACATTGTTTATGCTTCTAGCAACTAATCCAATCATATCTTATTTCCATTCCGGTGCTTCATTATAACGGTTAATGATATCTTGAACTGAATCAGCTTCTCCATCACACGACTCGGTTCGTGCTATTTCAATAACATTCTTCAATGCATTAATATCATCATCGTCTAATCTAACCATCTTTTTCATTATACGGCTACAGCACCCTTTAGTGCAGGATGACAATCATATCCCAATAGAGTAGCATGATCCCATTCCCAATCAAAGATACTGTTATACAGATCACCATTAAGATTCAATGTAGGCGCAGTGAGGGGTTTACGATTAAGTTGCTCTTCAATGACATCCATATGGTTTTCATAGATATGTACATCACCGAGGAATCCAATAAGCTTACCGGCTTTTAATCCACACTCTTTAGCAATAAGCTCTAGTAGCAAACCATAAGAGGCAATGTTAAAAGGAATCCCGAGGAAGCTATCACAACTACGCTGACTCCATAGTAAATCTAGTGTACCGTTATTAGCTAATAGTTGGAAACCGAAGTGGCAAGGCACTAAAGCCATCTGATCAAGCTTAAGAGGATTCCAAGCCATAACAATATTACGACGACACTCGGGATTGTTCTTAAGTTTATCAATAGCAATAGCCAACTGGTCACAATCTTCACCATTGAAGTTACGCCATTGTGATCCATAGATAACACCAAGATCATCTTCAGCTTTCATCTTAGCTTGAGTCTCTTCATCATGTCCATAAGCAACCTTCTGAGGATTACACCATTCATTCCAGATATTGCACCCACGGTCAGTAAACCATTGTTTGTTAGTAACACCTTTAATGAATCCTTCAAGCTCAACACGAAGAGTCTTCCACGCCATTTTCTTAGTTGTAAGCAACGGGAATCCATTTGCCATATCGTACTCAAGCATATATCCACTAATAGACTTAGTAGTTACACCTGTACGGTTTTCTTTAGTAATTCCATCCGCAATAATCTTACGGAGCATGTCGCAATACACTTCATCAATATTCATAATCATTTCCTTCTTACTACTGGTAAGATTTCCTTACTATTTATTTTTTTCAATTAGAGAATCAAAAGACTCTCTAGTGTTACAGTTTTGTTTTTGGTTATCTGGGAATGCGATAAAGAAACTACAGTTCTCTTTACATCCACAACCATTACATACACTTGGCATAATCATTCCTAACTTACAACTAATTCACCGTTGTCTAACCGGTTTTACTTTATGACAAAATTCCATTTATCTCTCCTTAAAAAAAGAGTCCGAAGACTCTCTTTAGTTTAGTGAATATTTTCACTATACAAGTATGTACCATCACCGCCGAATCCACGAGCGATTATTTGTTTGGCTATAGATGCAATTATCCAACCTTGTTCACGATCAATATACGTTCCAAAGTTATCTACGAATCCTTGATCAGAAAATTTCCAATCTTCAGGAAACACCATAGTGTTATCGTTACCAACATGCTTTTCAAAGTCAACACATTTACCAATGGGCGTACCACCTATTGCAAATGCCATTGCTCGGATATGATGATCAAAGTGTCTAACACCTACGATTACCATACCAGATACTTTACTACGATGAGCAGCGGCTACAATTTTCCAATTGTGTTTACCATATCCTAAATGATTAAGACTAAGTGGTATTATGTTAAGCCACTTAATATTATCATCGGTGTTGATACCAATATCTTTGATTCTACCACATCCAATACAGTACTCTACAGTATGATAATGTCCGAGTCTGTCAGCACGAGTATTCTCACATACACAGTGTCTTTTCTGATAAAACTTTGGATATACCAAATAGTCAACTTCTGAGTCTTCAGTTAATTGGAACCATTGACGTGAGCATCCCACTGGATCATCACTGAGGTCTTTCTTAATTTCCCATATACCGTATTCATTATTAAGACCAGTAACTGTACCGTACTCGTTTTTACGATACAATGAATCTGGAGATGTTCCTTTTTTCAATGTTCGTAGGAACATAACTCTATCGCCCACTTTAGGTATACGATATAGTTTAGCCATTCGGATCTCATCTAGCGATAAGATACGCGCTTCTTCAATCTGCCGTTCCCGTTCTTCTGGGTCCATATCTGCATCACACATTATTTTTCTCCGTTAAAATAACAAGAGACCAGACCCGTAGGTCTAGCCTCTCATTAAATGATTTTATCAATTATTTAGTTACTCGATCTAATACTTTCCACATCATATCATTCTGCTTATTCTGATGTTGCATTTGTTGATCATAACGCTTATCGCGTTCCTTCTCTACTTTTTCTTGAGCAACTACATAATCGTCAATACGTTGAGCCATTAATTCAACTTTATTACAAGTATCGTCTGATTCAACTTCAACTTCTTCAATCTTAGTTTCACATTCTTCAACGCGCTCTGGCAATACTACATAGCTTGCAAGTACCACTGATGCACCACATAACATACTTAATGAAATTACCCAGAATTTAGCACTCTTCACAAGTTCTTTTACCTTCATAATATTTTCCCCTATTCTTATTTCCCCAATACGCTGTGGATAACAAAACACCACGTAATATAAATACTGGTGAACACTGACATACTTGTGCTTGAGTATATGAACGAGAGGTACCATCTGGTTGTTCTACTACATACTCATAATGTTTATAGGTTTTACCCATATGTTTTTCTGACACAAGTTTTCGTTTTCCTAATACAGCAAACGGGAAATCTCGACATTTGAAAAAAACGTTCTTTGTTTTACTCATATCTATCATCCCCTAATTATACTATTCTACATAATATAATCAGGGGATATTGGTACTAACTCTAGATACTACCAAGGTTTTTCATGTAAGAACCAACTGTTCTACCAGATGTAATATATAGATGCACACTCATACTTACACTTGATGTATCGTAATACTCTACTATTTTATCAGCAAGTTCTTCAGGGAATGTTTTACCTACTTCCACTTTAGCAAGTTCTTCATCTTCGAACGTATACCCAATACTATAAGCAGAGTCACCGATCTTCAGGTGAGTTGAATGCTTATCGGATTCAGTTACTGTTTGCAACAATAAATGTTTCAACAATGGACCACGTGCATAAATTTTAGCACTATGATGTCGATGTGGAACAACGAATTCCATATCCTCTTTATCATCAACATCCAACTCTTCTTCGAGTGAACCAGTGGCCAATACTAGTTTCTCACCAGCCGGTACTAACTTAATCGAATGGGATTGCATGTCATACTTACGACCCATATCCGAGATATCTTCAAAGTTCTTTTTACCAGGACTCGTTATCAATATACCAGTGTCAATAAGCATTGGTGTATTTACAAACTTCATTGTCAAATATACAATTATTTTCATCATTTATTATTTCCTTTATTTTTTATTTAGATCCTGGGCAAGCTATTGATCTAGCTAATACAGCAGATTCATTCTCTCGAATTAGAACTTCAAAATCTGTATTATCCAAACCAATATCATCTTCTTCAACTTCATGCCATTCAAATGTCTGTAGGTTCGCAAATTTATCACCGGCTTTACATTTACCAATAATAACAAGATACCAATCATCTGGTACCTTTAAATGTTTATTCTTATCTCCAACTTTAACTATCAGATTCGGCATCCACATTCTCCATAGGTTTAATCATAGGTATACGGTTATCTATTGCCATATCCTGTATTAATGGATCAGCAGCCATATGTTCCATAGAATCGTATATATGTCCTGAAAGTTGATATGCCTTCTTTTTCATAACAAGGACTTTACCATCTTTATCTATAAATAAGATACAACGTTGTTCCATAAAATCCTGTTTGGACAATACTGATCCAGATACATCCTGCCATCTAAGATCTTCTAGTTTAACATCTTTGGACTTTGGTGATAAATCATATCTGCTCAATATAATCGCATTAGCTATCATAATTTCTCCTTAAACTTCTTTTAATTGTATATGCTCATCACAGATATTTACAATTGTTAAATGTGTACCAATAGCACATACTTTGGTTAACCCAAGTGATATTGTAATATCGCCTGAACCGCCTACATTAAGCCTGTGTGGGCCATTGTCTTGATATTCTATAATAGGACCAATGTCGTTAATGATAACCCTTAGTCTCACACGATGTTTTAAGTACAACTTGTGTTCATTGTCTTTACAGAGTTTTCTACCACTAATGGTAAATCGCATCTTACTTCGTTCTCTACCGCCTTTCTGCACAGTAACATGCACATTCTCACCCGGTGAAGGTCGTTGTTCCATCTTCCTTAATGACATCATAAACTATAATCCTAATCTTTTGTTTCAAATTCTACCACGTTATTATCAGCCATAGCGAAGAACTCATCGGCAGGCCAATATTGATTAGTCTCATCTACGACGAATGTAGCACACTCATCACAGATTAGATCAACTAACTCTGGATGTTCTAATGTGGACTTTCTATATTGCGGATATTCATTTACATTATTTGTGACTGTGATTACTTTGTATTTCATATCATTCCTTTATTTAAAATTTATTGATTCAATAAAGTAATATATATCTGTAATAAGAATGATAAAAAAAGATACTTGGTTTTACCCAAGTATCTTCTTCTATTTATACAACATAAGATTGTGAAGCTGGACTACGTGGTGTAGATTTAACTTCTTTAACAAATTCGAGGATCTTATTACCCTTCATACATTTGCCTGTTAAGTTATCAATATAACAATCATGCTGGTGATACTCTTCAAATGATGCAGTAGCACCTTTTTGTTGTACCCACACATGAACGCATTTATTAATATGAATTGAGATCTGCAATGCAATTCCCTTAACACCAAGTGTTGTGTCAGTAACTGTCTTCCCAAGAATCTCAATTGGGACTTCACCTGTAATCTTCTTACCACCAACAACACGCCATCCAGGTATATGGATGCTTTCTGCCATCTTACCAGAGGATTCTAGAACCTCTTTAGGTTGGAAAATATATGTAGTATGTTCTGGGTTAATTAAAGCATGACTAAGATGTCCTTCCATTCCAGTAACTTTATCTTTAACTGTTTTACCTAATTCAAAGATTTCCATCTTCATAGTTTTTGTTTCCTTATTGTTTATTTTTTTACAAAGTGAATTCGGATATCATCTAATCGTCTACGGATATCCATCGTTTGCCTGATCATAAATGGGAAACATAGATTACCATCTTTTACTATTTCCATTTTAATATACGGTGTAGGTATATTATCAATTGTATGTGTACCTGAATCTATAAAAGATAATTTGGTCAATGGCTGGTTACCAATCATCTTAAAGATTTCTCTTCCTAATTTTTTCATGTCACGTTTAGTCCACATAACTGGATCATTATTTTCTGAACCCCAGTTACATGGATAAAAATCATATATATCTTTTTTCATATTATACTTTCGCAATACATTCTATTTATTACTTCATTATTACTTTATAATATGGGTTATCAAGTTCTTTAACTGTACCTTCATGTCTTTCCACAACATCATGTGTACAGTTTTCATCAGATGTACCACCTAAACCAGCTCCACATTTATTACATGCTTCGTTAGTACAGAAAGGACATTCGTCTACTGGACGGTTTGTCGTACGACACCATTCCTCTTCACTGAACTCATATATAGTTGGCATAATTTCTCCATTACATAATCTGATTTATAATGCGGTGGGATTACTACCCTTAGGCAACCTTCCACTATCCGTTTAACTGATACGTTTATAGTACCCCCATTTCCATGCTTTACTGGTATCTGGCCTTACTGAATTCTCAATAAGGTTTCGTACTAGCCCACCATATACATTTCGTAATATGGTACAGGAACGAGTTATTATTTCAAACTCTAGGTGTTGTGCCGGATACACACGTGCGGGCGGTTGTTTATCGAACTCACTATCCACCTAACGCACATTATAAATCAAAAGTCTATATAATTATCGAGAACTATTAATTATAAATTACATCAATCTCAATATTATTTGGCTTTGGGTTCCATGATGACAATCTACCATAATTAATCTCTAACCACTGTACTACATTTACACGATGTTCAATTTCCAACATACGCTCAAAGTGTTTAAACTGATCTACAATGTAGTATAACATACGCTGATCCATGATCTGAAATTCACATTCTTTAATGACCCTGTTTAATACACTATCATATAACCGCATCACTGTATCCTTGAAGTGATACGTAATATGTTCTATAGATTTGAAGTACTTATCAATTGCTACTTTATCATTAGGGCATATTCCTTCTGGTACATATCTACCATATACCATATCAGAATTTATACAACTTGTATTATCTTTATCAATACTAATAGTAAACTTAAATGATAATAACCATTGGAACAATTCTTCTGGTGATATTGTTACACCAGAATTTTTGGGTTTAGGCAGATCAAATGATTCCTTTGTGTCAATTATCTCAAGACATGGAAACATTATAGGACCAGTGTTACCACTCAATATTTCTTTCTGTACATGATTTGTTTTACTCATGGCCAACATACCTCTATCACTTTAATGTTTACGATTCCCCAAACAACCCATCCTAATACTACTAAGACAGAACCCATGTTCCAATGATTCATATAACGTTTCATGTGAACTGATACAAATGTGAAATAGAATTGGTATACGAGACTTACCAATGCTAATGATAAAAGTAAATATTGTAACATATCTTCTCCTTATTTAAACATGTTCATCTAGAGTAGGACACATCTCTAAACACCATTCTTTATTAATACCTTCTGTGTAATGATTAACCAAGTGTTCTTTTGGATTATCAGATCGTAATGTTTCTTGACAGAAAGATTGGAACTCAAGATCTTCAGTAGTATTTGCAATCCCTACAATTGTATCCTCTAGAATTTTATCTTCTTCTGTTTTGACTTCATTTATCTGCTCATTGATATTACCAACTTGTGTAAAACTATATTCATTTCTATCCATATGTTCTTCTAGTATTTTATAAACACTCGGTAGTAATTCCTTCTTCATGTTTTCAAATATAACTGTTGCCCCATTTTCAGATATAACAAATATACGATATACTAATTGTGAGCTAACAGTGTCGAGATATTCATTTAATTTACTAGCATCATATTCAATCTTACCACCATCTTTTGATATGCCAATACTGAACTCTTCCCATAATCGAAGTTCATCTTCATTCATTTTCTGTTCATATAAAGCTTTGATCATAACACGATGAAGTTTGATATTAACAGTGGTTGATATACATGGGTACATACCACCTTCATCATCAAATGCTAAACCTGTTAAAACAAGGATTGTATTATCTGGTAAGAAGTTTGAAAACGTTTCACGAATCTCTTCAAATGTTACAACTGAATCTATTTTATTTTCCATATTATTCCTTAGTTAGTTTTAAATTCATATACCAGTTAAGTAATATATACTTATAATTTATATCGATATCGCCAAACATTATATGTAGGTTCATTAAAAAGAAAAGGATATAACTATGAAGAAGAAAATTAGATTATTCACATTATTAATTTGCTCTATTGCTATCGGTGCTTATGCACAGGTTCGTAACGTTAAAGGGGTTGCACTTAAACCCAATGACGTTCCAGTAGTTAGCGCTCATACTGGTCGTCTTGTTACAAGTGGTATTACTTCCACTAAATCAGGTGATACTGTTACCGTATACATTGGAGAAGCTGCTCGCTTGGTATCTGTTACCAATGGTGTTAGTCTCCAAGTGTTTAAAGCATCTACTACCAACTGGGTAGAACAGGTGTTGTGGACAGAAGACTAATCATAACTTATTAACTAAAATATTAATTTAAAAGAAAGAATAATATCATGACTATGAAAATAAGCGGTGACCTTGAGATGGAACAAGGAGCCAAAGTAAAGATAGCAGGAGTTGAAGTACTATCAGAAGAAGCACCTGGTGGAGGCGGTGGAGGTGGAGCATCATCTTTACCACCACCTAACGTAATCAAAATCATTGCAGGTAGATATGTCGAACCGACGAGCGTAGATTATATATTTAAAAACACCACCGCTGGTTCATTAGCATATGAATACAAGGGTGTTGTTACCGATGTGGATGGGCAGCAAATACACAGCGCTTCGCTAGACAGTGCTTATGGCTTAACAGCACAGCCATTGTATATTTATGCTTTAGATGCAGCAAACCTTGTCCAAGCAGATGTTATCACAAAATTAGAAATATCTGCCATGAGTATATCTGAGTTGCATATCAATACTATACCATTGGAATCATTAGACTTAATAACAACAGGTGCATTATCCAATATCGATCTTTCTGGACAAGAGTCTCTCGATTTTATTAAACTACAATGTGAGAACTTGGAAACTATTGATTTTAGTGAGTTGCCTACTGATATGGAATATATAGAGATTCGCTACTGTAATGCAATAACGGAACTAGAATTGTCAGATAAAAATATAGTCAACCATTTTAATGTCCAAGATAATGCCAATCTAGAATCTATTACAATTAGCAATATTACAGAAGTACAAGGGGTGAATATAAGTAATTGTCCCAATCTTACATCAGTAAGTCTAACTGATGTAGTAGCGATTGGTAATGTATCTAACGGATCTGGTTATGTAATTGCTGTATATTTAAACGGTAACGGATTGGACATTGATACACTTAATCAACTAATGGACGATCTTCCAGATGCTGTATCATTAGGTGGAGACTATGGAAATGGTAAACTACAAATTATGAACAATCCAGGGTCTGCAGGATGTGATGTAACTATAGCCCAAAATAAGGGTTGGGAAGTAACTAATTAGAGGTAAATGAAAATGGAAAAAATATATTTAAATGCAAATAATGTCGCAGTTATTCTTAATCCTAAATCGGGATCTGAAACAATTGCAAGAGCTATCATCAAATCATTTCATCCAGTAATTAGTGAAAAGATTTACAATCCAAAGCCTTCAGGTGGGCTTCATCTACCAGAGGGTAAAACTCTTGGCAATACACGTGTACAATGGATGTGTCCAACTATTGAAAAGGAAAATGCATCTTCTACCATTATGTTGGTTCGTAATCCAGTGGATCGCTTCTTATCAGCATGTGCCGAATATGGCATTGAAGATATCAATACTGTACTCGATACACTGGAAGCATCATTTGAACCAGAACATAAGGCATTCGAAAAGCAGTCTGATTATTTAGAAAGCGGATCGATTGGTCTATACAAATTCCCAGAAGATCTTGGTCAATTAAAAACTGATTTAGATTTTTCTGATGATATTGAATTAGTTAGTTTGCCTACCCCAGTTGAGAAACAGGGAGTGTCGCAGGGTCAACATGAACGTATTGTGGCTTTGTATGCTGAAGATGTAGAATTGTACAACGGTATTACTTCACCTGGACAAAAGAATGTTATTGCTGAAGAAATTGAACATGTGTATATTCCTCAAGTAGTATCTATGGTACAGTTTAGACTTGGTCTCATTCAGATTGGTATTATGCCATCAGATGTTACTACTGCTATTACTTCTATTGAAGATGTAGTTGAACGTGAAATCGCATTAACTCAATGGGAATATAAACAAGAAGTTAATCTTGGTAATCCTCTAGTTGAGTCTATTAGACAAGTATTAGGTAAAACTCAAGAAGAGTTGGAACAATTATTTATCTTAGCAGCAGCGCTGTAATAAAAAAATATACTACACTCCCCGTAATAGGGAGTGTAGTATATTACTATTTTAATTAATACGGAGTTTGGTTGGTCGGCCTATTTCAGCTCTGTCCTTTTAAATGCTCAACCCTTATCCGTGTGCCTTAAAGTTTTTTATATTTACTATGAGGATCGACAATAAGCCAATTATGACCATGTAATACTGTTGGTACTCCAAAGCATTCATCTACAGCACGGACCACATCTTTATGATAGAAATTATAATCATGCCCACTCATTATTCCATTTTTCTTTAATTTTGTAAGCCATAAACCAATGTCTTGAGTAACTGATTCATAGTCATGCTGTGCATCAATATATATCAGATCAATGGAATTGTCAGAAAATTCCTTGACAATATCTTCAGATAGACCTTTACATTTTATAATAGTTGGAGTGATCCTATCATCAAAGATCTCTTCTGCTAATTGTATATGACGGTTATTATATTGGTTTTTAGGATGAAACCATGGGTCTACACAAAACACAAAGCTAAAGTATTTATCAAAATAAGCTGCGGAATGACCCATGTAAGATCCAACCTCTAATACCGTAATATCATGTCCTATTAAACCAATAATATTATTACAGAATTGGTCCAATGTTTTATCATTACCTTTTTTCCCTCTATATCCATTACTGTTAAATAATTCTTTTTTATCCATTGACTTCCTATATAACTTTTTATTAAAAAGTCGTAGTCCATATAACCATATAACCGAAGTGTTATATGTTTGTAGAAATTCAGAGGTAATAAGGATCAACTTACACTCCTGCATTTATAAAGTCGTTATATAGACTACGGGTAAAATCTCGTGTTCCATTCCTTACGACACTCACGTTCTAACTTATGTTTCTTAGTTCGCATGTTCATAGGACATGATCCATGTCTGTTTATACATTCAATATGTTTCTTCTTATTATCACCGGTTATGACCACTGGGTCTCCACCACAGAAAGGACAAGTTTTGTTAGTACAAAACCCACCGATTGTAAGGACTTTTCTTTGCATAAATTCTCTTTTCTAATATTCAACGTACTCTGCTAGTTTCTCAATTACTAACTCATCGTTAATATTAATGAAGGTAGCAAGATCTTCTTCATGTACCCAGATCTCCGCAATGTACCGACCGTACTTGCCTTTCTTATCACGCTTGGTTTCAAGCATGATATGTCGCCCAAGAATACGTTTGCGTAACCAATCTCTAGATTTAATTCCTTCAGGTCGTTCTTTACCTCTAACTTCAGGTGTATTGATTCTAGCTAATCTAATTTTCTCACCTTTACGCCACGTGTCCATTCCTAGATCTATATCTACCGTAATAGTGTCACCATCGTAGACACCCGTTACCACTGCGTTGTAATGATATAAATATTCATTGTCTTCCATAATAATCTCCTATTTATATAATAGATAGTATGTGTGAAAAAATAAGGCACCCGAAGGTGCCTATATCATAGAAGCTAATCTTCTTTAAGGGTCAACTTTTTACCAGAGTCGATCCATTGCTGTAAGATTATCTTACAGTACTTACTGGTGGAGATATGCATAGAAGCAGCTCGTTTCTCAAGAGTCGTTGCCATCTTCTTAGACATATTCAAACCAATCGTCTTTGTTCCCTTACCTACTGGATTTGTTGCCATAACTTATTTACCTTTACTATCTGTGTGACTTGGAGTGCCGCAACCACAGACACTATTACCAGACTGGCTTGTATAGTTATTACTTTTGTCATCACCACATGTTCGACAGTCATCATCTTTTCTACCATCATCTACTTTACACATATTAATACTCCCTTATTTTTCTTCTTCTTCGTCTTCAGATTTATCAGTTGTTGGCATTTTATTATCAGGAATAATTTTACTTTCTATTTTCTTTTTCATATATTTGCCTTTATTTGATCTCTTTCTAAAAGTTCATTTTCTTCTTGTTCTGTAAACGGCCACTTTTGCATACCCGCTTCTTGCATAGCTGTATAAGCATTTACATAATAAGAATGTCCACCCATTATAATAGCACGCTCACACATATATATTGCATTTATGCGTTTGGCTCTTTGCCTACTCTTTGGTATACTTATTATTTTCTTACCAGTGAATGGATTATCTAGTATTCGTATACCCAATCCGTCTTCTAACATAATATCTCCATTCGATTAAATAGGTGTAGTCACTCTCCCAATTAAGGGAGAGTGACTACGTTTTGATTAACTCACGTCAACGCGTTGTTGACGATCACATGAATCAGTGTACAGGTAATATTCTTCACCTGCACCAGTGAACTTATCAGTAGCCTCATCAATAGTATTGTGATACTCTACCGTGTCGGTATTGATATCATCAATCCTCTTGACAAGTTCTCCCAAAGTTACAGTATTTACGATTTTAGGAAATGCCTCCACAATATGTTCCCAATCAGGTATCGGATTCTTATTAACAGATAATGATAATAAAGATCCGTCGCTGAGTGTGATATGATGTCGTGGGTATTTCTTTGTTTGTTCGCTCATGTTGTTTCCTTTGTTTCTATTTATTGATTTAGTTTTATACCTTTCGTTTCATGTAACCTAACCCTATCTCTCTTTTTTATATATTTGAAGTTTGGATTAGTATTATCAATAAAATTGAAATAGACAGAGGGCACTTATATAGTGTTGTTCCCCCACACCGTTCTCTCGCCGATACTTAGTGTTGTCTAAAAGTTGGTGGACCCGGAGGGACTTGAACCCCCGACCAAGACATTATGAGTGTCCTGCTCTGACCAACTGAGCTACAGGTCCATCTTTAAATTATGTGATTCTATAAATTCTTTAGATGACATCCATTGTTTATGTTCCAAGGATAATACTTCATCAAAAGCTTCTATAAGATACGGATGATGACAACTCAAGATAACTTGCTTACCTGAATCAATCCATCGTTTAACATGTTCCACTAACATATGTACACTTCGCATAGACAGTGACATATCGGGTTCATCCAATATAAGAATATCTGTTTCAATTCTATCAAAATCTTCAAAGGAAACCTTAGTGGCTTCACCGTGAGACATAGACTTAGAATCAATCATTCTAATCAACTGGTCATTGTAATCAGGTGAGTATGGATTTGGTCCGCTAGTATTAGTACGATGACTAGCCATTTCAAAATCATGGTGAATGAAACCATTGTCATTCTTACCAACTTCAATGTTTACCATTTGCGTACTACCATACATACCTTGCTTACCCAATAGATTCAGTATAGTGCTTTTACCACACCCTTGATCTCCGACCAATAATGTTAATGGTTTGAAGTCATATGAATCTCCTACTTTGAAACAAAAGAGTTCCTTTGCAAATGTAATACTTTGTATCATTGGTGTTTCCTTTAATTGTTATATCTAAGTCCTGTGTCATTAAGAAACTTCTTAGTTACAGTTGATATAGCTTCTCGTAAGAAACCCAACTTAATATACTTACTAAGATGTATAGATAATACATTTACCAATGCACCAATCTCATGGTCTTTCAATCCACGTCCTTCTGTATCGTTAAACTGATTAAGTATAAGAGGGTCTATAGTATTTATCATCTGTTGGTTAGGGGAAATTATATCACCCTTCCATTTAAAACCACCAGCTACTAACATCTTGCGTAGGTTATGTGCCTTACGAATATGCTTACGTGTATAAAAATTATCATTAGCAAGAACTTCCTGCATAGATATATAACGACCACTGGCTTTCTCTACAATCACTTCACATGATCTATCAGAGGTAAAGAACTCAAAGCAGTTAGTAGTAAAGCTTAGATTTAAATCAATAGCTTCAAGACCTTCTACATAACTAAGTTCAGTACCATCTGTAAAATCGTAGTGTATCTTTATTTCCATCTATTCAATACTTTCTATTTCTTATATGCCATGATGTAGGCTGCTTTATATGAACTACCTATTAACTCATCAATTTCCCAACCTGTTTCTACCAATACTTTATTCTCTTCATCAGAGAACTCAAGCATACGAGTTGCTATTTCAATACCCATAAGATCTTTACATTTCTTAGCCTCATCCAGGCAGAATTTAATATGAGTGCGTTCGTAATTATGATCATCTAGTACAATATGTAAACTACCACCTGTACCATGACCTTCAACAGCATAGTAATTCATTATTAGAGATCGTAGTATATGAAGCTTCTGTGTTTTCTCATCTACATATGGTGTTACTAATGACATAGTTATTCCTCCAACATCGTGTTTAAATTATCATAGTACTCTGGTGTATTTAACATCAATTGTATACGATGTATGCATCCAAATCGATCTGATATATAACATAATTCATTATATAGACCTTCTAGAGATTCTGGTTGCTCCATAGTAAATTCATAATCACATTGTATCTTAGCCAGTTTATATAACTTCAATATTTCACTACGATACTTAATACATGCGGTGACCATATCAACAAGTACTAATTTGGAATCATTACAGTTAAATACTTTACGATATAATAATCTATCTATAATAGAGAATTTTCTTTGTAATTTAAGTTTATGTTTTCTACGCATAGTATTCCTTTCATTTAAAATGCTTTCTCATAAAAGTAATATATACCTAAATAACACATGAAATTAAAAAAAAGAAACTATTAGAAGTTTCTTGTCATCAGGTGCCGAAACAGGATATCACAACTACAATGTTTAGAACTTATTGTAATATCCACTGATGACTCAACCTAACCAGGGCTAGGATTTACTCTCTCTTTTTGTGTTTACTTAACCCGACGTTACGTAGTATGAAAGGACGTAGACGTGGAGCCCGATCAATAACAATGACATAAACATTTGGTATACAAGTACCACATCATTATTAAAGATCAAGAGATTTATAAAATAGGTCAAGGGTTGGAGCAAACGCTCACACGATAAGTGCTAACTCGCTAAACTCCAACTCTTGAAATAACCAACTGCTCACATAGATGAAGCTATCACCTTGTGCTTAATGAGCATCTATATTTAAACCTTAACCGCTTGCTGATCTGACATAGATATTCCTTCTAAGTCTCCCGGTTAAAGCATCACACAACCATCTCGATAAGGCATCAAGATGACACAGGTTTTTCTAAGAGTCCTTATAGCAGACTTATCCCCTACTCTTAGTTATTCCCGTTGATCTATAATAGATCAAGTCTTTCGACGTTATTAGAGGTTATGTTACAATCCACCCGATTAGGTACAGGCAGTTCATAACACAACATAGGTGATTCTTATCCTGAGAGAAGTTTGAACCTGGTAGGTTCGTCCATCCACTAGGTAAGTGGTAGGTAACTCTTCTCTCAACGCTGTTGGGCCTAATAAGCTACTCTTACATACATCAACATATGCTCTGCTCATAGTTTCGAGCTACAGATATTTCTAACTGTTTATAGCCACCTACTCACTGGAATGATACCGTGTACTAGTGACTTACATATTGTTGTTTGATTTACAGAGTCCGATCCACATCGGTTTATACTCACCCAAACGAGTTTAATCCAAAGCGTCTTCGCCATCTTGTTGTTCATCTTGACGGTCATCGTCAGATGGTGTATAATTAGTAGTGTCCAATGGGTCATCGTCATATAATTTACTCATAATTTATTCCTCCTCTGAAGTTATGTCCAGATTGCAATAAAGTAATATATACTTAAAAACTAAATGAATTACTTATATTTCTTTGGTATACAGAACTTGACACCATCTGATATTAATTGATATAACATCGGTTTGGTAGTTGTCCACCACATCTACCACATGATTGTTTATTCTTTTTCAACATGTTTCCTCGTAATCCTACAATGAGAAACTGATTCTTGCATACTGGCAAGATCTATATATAGTCGATCTAGTTTATCAACTGTTTCAAGTCTATCCATTAATCTCTTATATCTCCATCGGTGAGAGAAGGTTACTTCCTCTTCGACAATAATATCTTCAACTAATGCAATGCCTTTATTTAATTCAATCTCATACATGTCGATAATTTCTTTACGACTAGTAGATGATACATCACGTGATGTTTCTTCTACCAAGTTTGAGACACGATAAATAACAGTATCACTCGATGGGAGATTAATATTGATCAGACAATATACTCCAATTAATACACATACTGATATAATTAATCCAAATACTATTTTGGACTTCATTTCTCCAGTAATTTTCATATTATATTCCTTTTAATTTATTCGTTAATTCTTTACATATACGATTAGTATATATATACTTTATACCAAAATATATACATACAAGCATACATGGTAATGGTGTGATTGGATTATACTCAACCGTTATCGCAGGTAATAAATATGCAAACCCTAATGTGAACATACCATTCATTATAAAGAATATTACATTACTACCTCTACGTATGGTATAATGTTTTAATAAAATTTCATGATCATTCATATTTTTCTTTCTTTAATTTATTCCTCAATTGTCGGGACTGCCATAGACGCTATTAACTGATGTAACGCATCCATTTCAGATATAGATTTGGTATGTAATAACATATCACATGTTTCTCGCAATATACCTAACGAACCTTCATACTTAGTCATACGTCTACGGTCACGAGTCATGTAACTATTAGTATGGTTACAAATATTATCAATCATTTTAAGGATCATAACATCCTTACGATATTCAGTCCTCTTTGTAATAGATTTGACATACTTCGTATAATCAGCTCCTTGACTCTTAGTCATACCCTTGATCAACTCTGCTACACGATATCCAAAATGTTTTTCAACAAATGCATAATAACATTTCGTATCTTCAAATAGATCATGACCAAGCATAGCACATAGTAGATCTACGTCTACACAGTGTAAACCAAGTAGTCTATCAAAACATTGATTTAAGTGGAATGTGTATGGCAACTCACCATATTTCTGACCACGATGGAACCACCATACACATAATTTCATTTTAGTTATTTTATTCATTAGCATCCCTTCGCTCACGTACAATATCCATAGGCTCTTTGCCTTGGAGGATTAATTTTGTTAGAAGATCTCCATCATTAGGTGCAGGTCCAATATTTAATGAATCAGAAGGACGACCAACTTGAACAATCATTCGACCGTCCACTACATTACAGAAACCTGCGCTCATAACTTGGGTATTCATATCCACAACCATTTTGTGACCAATCTCTTCTGAGAAGACATGAGCACATGGTACTGGGTCTGTATCCCATCCATCATTTACAATTACATATTTCATATAATACTCCTTTTTAATTTTTAAAAAATATATAAGATACTACTGGACAATCCAGTAGTATCTTATAATCAATAAATTGGTGGCAGTGCTATCATTGTTTTTCATGATAGTGATTTAAAAGGCCACTGCTCCCGACCCTCCTATAAATAATGTATAGGTCCTCATCTGGCGGGCTAGTTGCTCCCCGTTCTGCCAGACTGTTTACTGGTTTGCATATTGTTTAGTACTGTCTCCACTTGCCCGTCTTCAGGCAAGGAATCATCAACATGATACCGTATACTCTAATAACCCTCGTATGGGTTACAATAACAAGTAATCAATATACTAGACCATGACGTGGGTAATGTACCCCGAAGGATACGCCGGTACATCATGGATTTTATATACCCCAATTAGTTATAAGCAGGCCGACCGCAAACAAGCAATCCGCATAACCAACTTATTATACTCAGGGATATAAATTATTAAACTCACTTTTTGAAAGCAAGATTTGCATATTCTTAATTAATCTATTTTGGTTATCTTAGTTACAGCAAGTACTCGACAACTAGGTGAGCCATATGCTACCGCCCAATTATAGATATCTTCCACTGTCTTAATTTTAACAGCGTCCTCATCCAAGATAGTAACACCAAAGTCTTCTTCAATCTGCATGATCAATTCAACTGAATCCAATGAATTAGCTTTAAGATCTTCTACGATACTTGATTTCAATGTAATCTTTTTCTCAGGTACACCAAGTAAGAATCCAATAGTTTCCTTGATCTTGTGGAATAACTCAGAATCTTCTTTATCTACATTAATAGTAGCATCGATAACATTAGTATGGTTATTAAGATCACCATTTTCATTTTCTTTATCAATGCGTTTAATAGCTTCCTGCACACCAGCTTCTATTTCCATAGTCGGACCAGTATCATATACTTTAGTCTTATTTATGAATAGCTTTAATCTGTATGTATCAGTTTCATCATCCCATCCATAATCAAATGAGATTCCATATCGGCGACAGCGTACTAATAATGGTGTGAGTATTTCTATTTTCATAAACTATCCTTTGTAAAATATAACAAGTGCACCACATGCAATAAGAATTCCTATTAAAGAAAACCATCCTATTTTAAAAAGCTTATCTTTTTCTTCTTGGGCGCATTTATCCCATACTTCTTTAATCTGCATTATGAGTAGTACCGATAACAATACCTTCAGCGGCGAGTTCATTATCCCGCACACGAGTACACTTCTGACGATTAGGGTCCATAAGACCACTATCAATTTCACGAGCAGTAGTTACATAAAAACCTTTAGAGTCTTTACATACGATCTTGCCTTCATTGATAACAGCTTCAGTTAAGCGTTCATTGATCATGTGTTTATGTGTACCACATGCTGAAATTCTTGGTCCTTGTTCTTTCTTCTTAGCCATTGTTCTTCCTTATTTATTGATTAATTTGATAACAGATATAAAAAGAATACTCCTACCCGATTGAGGTAGAAGTATTTAAAAAGGTCGGAGAGCGAGGTAGGGGCGTGTTCGAATGATGCGTAATATCTGATCACTACAACGTATTGCAATAATCCTTGATAACATTGGCACCCACATCTTCCCTCTCAATCCTTGGTTATAACCGGAACCACCGTCGACCAGTCTATGCGTCCATAGAACCGTTACCACAACACATGACGTATATAACCCGTCTATTAAGTCAAACGACACCAAGCAGTTGCATTCTTGGCTGGGTTGCCCAAATCGCGCCCATCTTTTGGATCTGCGATCAGGTCTTTACATCTATCATAAGATCCTTTAGGATTATAATAAATGCATCACGAATCAATCTTAAGATATCATCGTAATAGATAAAACAACCAGACATATCTAGTATCAATTCATTCCAAATCATAGAAAGGAATATACTCTGGTTTATCAGCTTGTGAGTTTCATCGTAGTTTTGTCTTAGCGTCCTATCGCTACTAATTAATGTATAACGTTACGCTCCGACTTAACTAGAATAACATTTTGGTACCCAAGGCCGGAATCGAACCGACACGACTGCAATAGTCGACAGATTTTAAGATAGTTGGTAGCCACAGTGAGAGTCGAACTCACACTTCCGAAGAAAACGGTTTTTAAGACCGTTGCGTCTGCCATTCCGCCATGCGGCCTACTTTCTATCTTAAATCACCCCTGTTCTATGAAACATTTATTTGACAATCTTATATGGTTAAATGGTGGCTGTTCATACATATTTATTCAGCAATAAGTTCAGCTTCCTTTTCTTCTGGTAAAGATGCATTATCTGCGGTCAGAGGAATACCTTCTTCAATAGAGTCATCATCTCCCCCAAGAGATTTATGATCCTTATCACACATACAGGCACCACAGTCACACTTATGTGTTACTGGTTTTTCCTCAGTAGGTTTATCTGTCTTAACCTTTGCAGGCTTAGGTTCAAAACCACGTGCTTTTCTGATTAGCTCCACAAGAACCGCAATAGATGCTCTAGCATTAACACCTTCTCCTTCAGCACGCTTAGGTAAGATGGAAACAAGTTCTTCTTTATCAACACGCATAGTGTATGCAAGCGCAGCCACTTTACGATCAATACCAAATTTAGTAGTAAATAAAATAGGATATAGAACATCTACTCCAACTTCAGCTTCAACAACAGTTTTAATCGCATCTTTAATAATATTTAATTTATTGTCATCCATACGGATATCCTTTTGATTATAGTTTATATTCATTGATACAAAAAAGTAATATATACTTATAATAGACATGAGATATCCACTTATATATACTAGGTATACTATTAATCAAAATTATTTATTTTTAAACAATGTGCCTCTCGTCCATTTCATTATAACATTTAAGACATGTGTTGTCATAGTCTTATCTCCAGTGAAATATGTGGAGGTTTCATGAAACTTATTTACATCCTCAGTTGTTATCATATCGCCATCATTCAATGGGAAAGCTTTTCTTAAGAAAGACTCTTTGTTATACCAAGTTGATAGATCATTAGGATAGCTAACCAAATACCCATCCTCATCTAACACATCCTTTGGTAATTCTTTACCGTGGATTTTCATCTGAGCCTCAGATTTTGTCATCGGCTCAGCATCCATCATTGTGCAAATTATAAATTTCATATTATTCAGCTACAGTAGGAAGTTCACCTTTATCATTAGTTCCCCACCGAATGTAAGTAACTTCCACTCCATCTTCCATAGTCTTAATATTTTCAATAAGACCCCATGATTCAAGATCTACTAATGCGAATAAAACTTGGTTATCAGAAGCAGGTTTATCAAACCCTACTACCATTTCAATATCAGCGTCGTCCAAGTATTCGAACTGCCCTTGGTTATTTACAACATCCAAAATATCGCCCACTGTAATATAATCATCGGTAGCAATCAAAAATGTAATAAGTGAGTTAACACTTGAATAACGTTTAGTGAATCTATCTGTTAATAATTCTTTTTCTTGTACCTCTGTAATATCCATGACAATCTCCTTTAATATTTTGTAATCTAAAAATTTTTATAATTATAGTACATTAAATGATTATTTATGTTTTTAAAAAATGTCAATAAAGCCCATTATATGGATAAAAAACGGAGAGAAATTATGGAAAAAATGTCTGGAGATGTGGCAGCCTCATTACAATCAATAGCCGGTGCAGCAATGGAAGATATAGTTGCACCAGTAGGTGTGCTGTATGTTGATCTGGATTGTTTTTTTGATTTTAGAATAGGTGCATTATTGAGTCTTATATCTAGCAAAGAAGAGTATGATTATCTACTAGCTAATCTGTCGAATTATAATGATCGCAGAGAAGATAAAGTTATGAAATATTTCCCTAAACTAAAATTTACAGATGAAGATATATATGCATTTATGCAAGACACTGATAATCATGCAAAGCTAGAACGTATTAGCCCACCTACTGATTATTATAAATACTTTTTTAAATTCGGCGATGCTGTTTTAGGTAATAATAGAATGGGTAGTGATGCTAATGTTGTACCTCAACTATTCATCGGATCAGGTGATGTTAAATTGTCACTTGAAGGTAAGGATAAATTAATCGCTTGTCTTAAAAAAGAATTGTCATATTGGAACATCACTATAACTGATCCCCAAATATATGATTATGGTGAAGAGATTGTAACAACCCTAGACCACATGTCTATCTATAAATTGGGTAAGTTTATGGAGCACGGGAGATTTCAACCTCTGCTAGAAGCTGGAACATTACTTGTACATAAATCACTACATACATTTCCATTTATTGAGGAAGTGCAAGATGTTAAGCCTGGTGACGAAAAATTAACTGATGATCAGATATTGCAGAATACTGAAATTGTATTCAATGCATTTTGTGATTTTAAGTTTGTAATAATGGATATTACTTATGAAAAATAATAAGTTTAAAGAAGAGAATATGGATAGTTTTATGGCTGATGATTTCAGCAGTAATTATTCATCTGATTCAATAGATCCTAAATCTAGAAAACCAGTAATGGGATTGGGTTCCAATGCCAAAGACTTAGTTAAAGCAGGTGTACCTGCTGGAATGAAAACTGCTGGTAAACATATTTTAAGTTCAATGCCTAATACATCTGAGTTATTAAGCGACATAGGTGCTGCAAAAGATATAGGTGTTGAATCACTCGGTGAACTACGTGCTGAAGTACGTAAGGCTGCCATTGTTGGAAAACGTGCTACCGCATTTGCTTTACCTACTGCTAAACGATTCATTCCAAAAGGCATGTATAATAAGCTAGAAGAGTTTTCCAAATCCTCTTCTGAATCAACGGGTGCTGAAGCTGAGGATGCATATTCTGAAGCACAGAATGTAGCACGAGCTTCATCTGAAGCTATGTTTGCAAATATAGCTAGTACCAATAAGACAAAAGATGAACATGCTCGGGCTGATAAGTTAGTTGACAAAGCCCGTGACTCACTGAGACATAGAAGCACTATTGGAATGTTATCCAATATTAACTCACAGTTAGAATTTTCAAATCAATATACAGTTTCTGCTCAGCAGGACTGGATGAAGAAAATGCTTGAGTTAAAGTATATGCACTTATATACTTCTAAAGAAACTCTTGGTGTATTGAAAGTATTTGCACAATCGTTCGAAGACAATATCGCTATTGTTAGTAAGAACACTGCCTTACCTGAAGTTGCAAAAGCACAATCAGCTGAATTTTTAAAACATAGTGTTCGTGGTAAGATTGCAGATCTTGGTGTTAATTCTATTAGTGGTATGGTAGGAGGCGCTGCCAAAGGATTTAAATCAAATGTGGTTGATAACATTGGACAGTTAGCTCCTATGCTCGATATGCTCATTGATAGCATGGAAGTCGAAAGGGACATGGAAGGCGACTTTGATCAATTGGGTATGGGTAAAAGCAAAGGCGAGAAAGCCGGTGGTCCACTTGGTACAATACTTGGTATGATCGGTGGGAGATCTGCTCTTAATAAAATAAGACCTATTGCTAACGTTGCCGATAGAACAGCAAGAACTGTTCAAGGTAAGATTAAAACTGGTGGTCGTGACTTTGCCGATGCGTTGAGTGAATCCGATAATATTGCTTTGAAATTAATCGGAAGCATGATACCCAAGAAGACGACACATGTAGATGTTGGTAATCAATTATTTGAAGAAGGAGCAACTGCCTCTGTATTTGATAACGCTACTCGTCAATCTATTGTTGAAGTCATACCTCTATGGTTATCTAAAATTGCTAAAAATACTAGAGATAGTGTTACTGGTACTGATACTGAAATAGAAGCATATGATCCCAAGAAACGTAAAATCGTTTCAATGACTCAGGCTAAAGCTTCTGTGATGGAATCTATGCTTGGTGCTCCTGAAGAACGTGGTCAAGCCATGGTAGAATCATTGGGTGCTATCAAAGGTATAGCTGCAATGACGTCAACTGTCAAGGAATCCACATATAAAGAATTAGAAGCAGATTTATTGATCGTTATTAACAACGCTGTTGTCAATGGTGTTACTATTAGTGCAAGGGTTATCAAAGAAGCAACTGCTGCTAGTAAACCAGAAGAGCTGACCGGACGAGGTATTAAATTATTGATGAAGGGTACTAAAGACCCTATTGGAGTTATCCAGTTAATCAAGGCGTTATATTTTAATCCTGATGGTACTAAAAATAATGAAAACATAAGTTTTATCAATGATGGTATTCATAATGCACATGCTAATGATACATTAAGAACTAAACTATCTAGTACATTGGAAACATTTGGATCATATAATCTTTTTGCTGATGATATAGATGGTGGACAGTTTTCCACAGATGCTCTCAATAAAGAACGTTTGAATATTGCAGAAAGTTCTCTTTCTGATGATCCAGGTAGTTATCTAAGTGGAGCAGCTCAACAGACAAAAGATTTAAGCATGATCTATCGAGAAGATCGTGAGAATTTTACCAATTCAAAATTTGCTCAGAATATCCCATCCGGTATTAAAACCGCTGCTGGTAAGTTAGCTAAGAAAGATGTATTCTTACTATCAGATCTAGCATCTTATATTTCAGGTGCATCTGGTGATGTTCCAATTTCTGTTGATGCAGATGGGACAATTAGAATTGAAACACCTGAGTATTCTAATGTTGCAGGTAGTAGTTCTGGTGATTTTTATGGACCTATGCCTGAGATGGTTGGACCTATGCCACAACAGACCATCAAACAGATGGCCATGGGTACTGGTAAAAACACATTTGACAGAGCTAAACATGGTGTTAAACAAGGGGTTAAAAAGGCGAAAGGTCTTTATAGCAACACATCTAGTGATCCTGACTTTATTGGACCTATGCCTAGTGCTGGAATGTCAGCTAAACGAAAAGCTATTGGTATTGGAAACTCTGCTAAGGACAAAGCATTAGGTGCTGGTAAATCAGTAGTTGATGCAGTGGATACTCAATTGAACAAAACTCCCGATGAACTTAGAGCTGATCTAACTAGATCTAAAAAGAAGGTAGGTAGTTTAATAAAAGAATTAAACAAAGCTGCTGAATTAGATCCAGATGAAGATCCATCTGTTATCAATCGTGTTAAAAAGATCAACTCTGTTATCATGAAAGAGATTAGTAAGGTTGTCTCGGAAGAAGACCAAGATAAACTTATGAAAACAGTTGATGCTACTAATGCATCTGTTAGAGAGAAGCTTACTAAATATAGAACCGTATCTAAAGACTTTTATGATAAGAATATATCCAGTCATGTGACTAAAGCTAGATCTGGTATAGAGACAGCTCAGATTAAAGGAATGTATGCTGGAGATAAGATTGCATCCGGGGCTGAAACCTTGGCAATTAAATCCATGTATGGTTTTGATAGTCTTAAAAAAGGTGCTGTATCTTTAAAGGATCAGGCATTAGGTGCAATCGGTACTGTTCAAGATAAAACTATTGGTAGTTCTAGATTACTACTAGAGATGAAGAGTTTCCATAAATCATTTAGAGTATTCGCTAAAACTGGAAGTTTAGAAGGCTATGATGATGACGACATGATTAAAGATACTAAGTGGGAAATCACTAAGAGTCTTACCAGACGTGCTAAAGATAGTATTAAATCTGGTGGTGGAAAACTTGGACGAACTATTGGTGGTGTTGCTACAACTTATGGTAAAGGTCTTAAAGGTGCTGGAAAATGGCTTGCTGATAAAACTGGTCAAGCTGCTCCTCATATTGGTAGTGCTCTTGGAACTGGTGTTGGTAAACTTGGAGATCTAGCTGGTATATTAGCCAAAGGTGGTAGTGATATAGCCGGTAGTGGTTTAGACATGATGGGAGAATTCTATAAAGGAGGATTCGGTCTTGCTAAATCATTAGTAGATAAAGTTCCTGGTTTAGCTGTTCAACCTAATTTTGTCGATGTATATATCAAAGATGAAGTCAAAGTTGGTAGTCCACTAGTTTCTGCTAAGGTTCAGAAAAAGAATGGTCTTGTTGCAGAGACTAAAAAAAGACTTAAGAAAACAATTGAGATCACCTCACCTATTATTCATTCTGAAACTGGAGACGTATTAGTATCTGAAGAAGATATTGAAAAAGGTCTAGTTACAGTATCTGGTAAATCCATTTATGATGGAGCAGGTGGTGGAATACATATCGATCTAGGTGGAGCTTTTGCTGGAGCTGGTGGTTTACTAAGCAGTGGTCTTAATGTGTTGTCTGGTGGTGTTGGAGTTTATGGCTCTATACTTAAGGGTGCAGGTAAAGCAGGTCTCGGAGCAATGGGATATGCTAAAGACAAACTAAGTGATATGGGTTTCGGTAGTGGAGGTATTGCTGCTAAAGTTGAAGAATTGACTGCAGCCGTTAATGAAAACCATTCCACTATGTATGAACTATTAAACACACGGTTAGGCGCAACTACAGGTGAACCTACTACAACTTCTCCAACTATTGGATCAACAGGTAAAGCTGGTGCTGGTGTTACTGCTAGTAAAACCAATCCTATGGATGATGAAGGTAGTGCTGACGATGCTGAAGATGATTATGAAGAAGATGTACATCGTAAAGGTTCATACTTAGATCAGATGCGGGCAAAGGCTGAAGGTAGGGGAATTAAAGTACCTGCTAATATGACTGATGCAAAAGGTATGCTCAAAGGTGGTATGCAGAATCTAGCTAACAAACCTGGTTTACTAGGTAAGATAGGTAGTGCTGGTATGGGTATCTCTGCAGCGATCGATACTGGTAATACACTCAAAGGTTTGAATGATGCTCGTAAACTTAAGAAGGCTGCTAAGCTAGCGAAAGCTGGTAAGAATGCCAAGAATCTTGGTAAGCTAGGTAAGTTTGGAAAGATTGGTGGGGCACTTGGTAGATTTGGTAGTAAAGCCGCAGGGTTAGCTACTATGATACCTGGAGCTGGTGCTATTGGTGGAGGTCTTGCTACTGCTGGAACTGCTCTTGCTGGAGCAGGTGCTGCTGCTGGTACAGCCATTGCTGGTGCTGCCGCTGCTGCCGCACCATTCCTATTACCTGCATTAGCTGTTGCTGGTGTTGCTGTAGGTGGTGTTATACTTGCTAAGAAACTTAAGAAGCGCCGTGCTCGTAAGAAAGCTGAGAAGGCTCAGAAGATGGCCGCTGGTGCTTACGCTGATCAACAATTAGATAACTGGGTTGATACTTTAACTGAAAAGAATGCATCTAAAAAATTCATTAAGAAATTCAAATCTTTATTCAAAGCTGGTAAACGTGATGAAGCTGAAAATATGGCTAACAAGTTTATGACTGCTAAAGCTGATGGCAAACTTAATCCTGAAGATGTTGAATCTAAGGATAAAGAAGAGTGGGAAGCTGGACAGAAGGCTGAAGAAGAAGGTATTGAAAATGAAGGTGCGTTTGCTAAGTTTAAGAAAACTAAGTTTGGTAAGGTCGCTGGATTCATGGCTACTGGTGGATTAGCTGGTATGGCTGCTAGAGGTATTGCTGGTAAGATCAAAAACTCTAAGCTTGGTAAATCCAAACTTGGTAAATTTGTTCTTGGTGGTGGACTAGTTGGTATGGCTGGTAGAAAGATCGCTGGATCTAAAGCTGGTAAAGCTATTGGCAAATTCGGTAAGAAGATGTTTGATAGATCATTACCTGGTCTGGCTCTTAAAGGAATTAAGAAAGCTGATAAAGGTTTAGGTAAAGCAATTGATGATCCTAAAGCTGCTCTCAAAAAGACTGGTAAGTTCTTAGCAACTGGTGGTCTTGTTGGTATGGGTGCTAGAAAGATCGCTGGATCTAAAGCTGGTAAAGCTATTGGCAAATTCGGTAAGAAGATGTTTGATAGATCATTACCTGGTCTGGCTCTTAAAGGAATTAAGAAAGCTGATAAAGGTTTAGGTAAAGCA